ATCCCTACATCATGCAAGTTACGTGCGGATATTTTTCTTCTACTTCCGACAGCCACTCTGCAATATTAGCATCGCGAGCTACACGGACGAGACGATTTTTCTGATCTCTGTCCATGAACATATCTACCGCACGAAACGCATAAGGACTTTTTAAAACAGAGAGCGCCGCTTTGATATCCTCGCGATTGTACGCGTACTTCGAATGGATATCGTGAACAAGGCGACTCACCTGCGCAATATTAGATTTTTTAACGTGATGAAAAACTACATAACACAACGCACGTTTATATTCGGTGTCAAGCGTGCGCGGGAATAAAGTAAAAGCAGATTTTTCGAGTTCGGAATCAAGACAACGATACATTGTAACCTCATGCAATCTGTAACGCAGTTCTCAGAGTATTGAGGCCGCTTTCCACTGCCTCTACCGAAACGTTAAGCCACTTCGCCAGCACCTTACGCACGGTTGCGATTGGTTTAGCTACGAGCCATTCCGTTCCGTTACTCAGACGTTTTCCTAATAAGTTATTGTGCGCCAGATATTCAGAGAATCCGTGTTCATCGCGTCCAAGAACAACACTGTAAAGTTTACCGCGCTTCTTGCCTGCATTTTTTGCAAGCAGACGTTCAATAGCGATATTAGTTTCCAGTTGTTCTACAGGAGCCGATGTTGGTTCCGCAAGATCTTCATAGCTTCGTTCATTTTCAGAATCACCCAAACCGACATTGCGATTGAGTTGATTGTCTGACATAACGATCAATTCAAAACCGTCACCAGATTTTTGCATACGCTTGCGACAATCTGCCGCGTAATAATGGTTCATGTTATGAATTATATTTTCCAACGAGCGGCGCAGATAGTTAAGTTGGTGTTGGAACGAATAAGCATTCGGCAAGCTGTTATAGTAGCTTACGATCAGTTTACACGTAACGTCACACACGATATCTTGCCAAGTAATGTTGTGCGCAGTCATCACCCAACGCAATTGCTTTTTCACTCGCGACTTAATGTTTTTATTCAGAACCTCAGTCAGTTCATTTATCTGATTCATTCGCAGTTGCAATTCATGATGATTGACTTGCGCAGCACATAACGTTTTGTGTTTTTGCTTTGCGGTCTTCAATAGCATTTTACGGCAGCGAATATCTGCCAGCATTAACTTCCAAATTAATTGTGCATCACGGCGACGCACACCAAACTTTTTATACGAAAGCACAACGCGTTTTAAATTGTCCTGCTTTGCAAGACAAATGGATAAAGCATAAAAACGAATGTTCGTGACAAAACGGCATACCGATCCAACCTGAATACGGAAGTCGGCAGCGGAGAACTCAAACTGATTAAAGTCAACGTACTTTTGCAGAATACTGTGATACTCAGCGATGGACTTAAACCCGCAGGCTAAGTAACGCACCGTCGCCGCATACACAACGCGAAACGCAGAAGAATTCCGTTTGATTAAAAGTTTAGTCTCAATAAATTTTGACAAAGAATCTTGTTTCACTGCTAATAACCCCATGAGCGATTTTGTTAACGAATTTTGCTAAAAACAAAAATGAATCAAATCAATAATCACTTAACTCAATCGGGCCAGCCTTACGTTTTTTCTTCTTAGGCTTGACCTTAGTTTTCGTTGTGCTTTGGTATTGGTCTTCGCCTAACTCCAATGCACCATCTTCGTCATCAGCGTGAGCGCCCATCAGACTACCACTATCAATCATGCTTACGATATCAATGAGAGTGTTCGTCTTACGTTTCTTCTTGCCGCCCTTGCCTTTCACAACTTCGTCCATGTTGGGAACAGAGAATCCATCCAGAATAGTTGGAACTTTAAATTTCACATCTTCTTCTGGCAAATATTTCTTAACGGTTTTGATCTCGCGTTCTGGATCGTTAATCTTGCCTTCCGCTTTCATTTTCTTCGCCAGCGTTTTAAATTCTGACTTCGAATAAACAGACGGGCCAGCCAATCCGGTGTTAGGGTAAGTAAGCACGATATTGCCTGTTTCAGAAATCAAACGAATTTCTTTGTCGTCGATATCCAGAATACGTGCCGCCATAAAATTGTTCAGGTAGTTGCGAGATTCACGCCCACGATAACGAATGAAAACAGGCTGGCCCATTTTCACGCCATGCTTACGTGTATTCGCCTCACGCAACAACATCATAGAAATGATACGCAGATCTTTCTCTTCCATATTTCCGAACAGTTGGAACAGAGCGACCAGACCATCCCCGCCCTCTTCCATCAGTCGCCGCAGATCGTAAGTGTTCGTGCGAAAATGTTTGCACATCTTACTGTCTTCCAGCTTGCCGAGACTTTCGCAAGGCTTCGTAGCGGAAGGGATAAGCACATCACGATTAAGGCCACGGCAATCACCACAAGTCACGGTGCTTTTTACCATTTCTTTCAGATCTACTGTGCGAAAATTCTTGCTGCTCATCGTTTCTCAAACCCTTAATTTTAAGTGTTGCTTCTATGCAAAAGCGGAGAACTTGCGACATTGATGTTATGCCGGGAGTATCACGCTTCAACAATTCAAGTGCGTGTCTTGTCTCCACGTCCACCTGAATAGACGGGAGCAAAATCATTTTGGATGAAGGATCGACAGGTGGAACAAGCATCGCATCGACAAGGATTTTTAACCATACTTCGGCGGCTTGTTCAGCTTTCGGATCATCCCAAAATTCACCAACGGGAGTTTTTCTTTTTCCGTGCATCTTGCTTACAACTGCACTCGCTTTCGCGTGCAATGCAGTGTGGCAATTTCCATCCAACGGAATCTGGAGACTGTCCTTGCCTCCGAGAGATTGCGGAATCGTATGGTGCCAATGAATTGCTTTTGTGAACGTTCCACAAATACAACATTGCGTTAATCCATTACGTTCATTCGCATACAATCTATTTTCAGCGGCCATTAGACCACGGCAGGAACCACGTATCCAATTTGGTATCCCCGTTCGTTAGTTTGAGTAACATCTTAATCGTCGGCTTCGGCATTAACCAGAGAGCAAACACATCGCTATCAGCCATGAGTCCAGACAACGGCTTAGTCGTAAACAATCCGTAGTCGGAACTTGCTTTAGCATTCAAGCTGTCCAAAATAGGCGCAGCGTAATTAAGTATGCTGATCTCCGTGGTGTTATTCATTTGCCGAACCACACGCGCAGTTGAATTGTGCTGTTTCACACTTTCATTTAGGTTATCAATTTTTGCTGACAGTTCATCAATCGCTTTCTGCGTTTTCACAATTCGCTTATTGATCGCTTTCTTGAGATTGATATTTGTCACACCCTCCAAATTCTGATTAAGCAAACGTAATTCACGGCGTTCTGAATTGCGTCGTTTCTGCAAATCAGTTCGCTCTTTGTTTACGCCGCCTGATTTAAATTTCTTCGAAGTCTCTTCTGAATTCTCTAGCGCGTCGCTCATGCGAAAAAACATCACAAGCTGTTCTTCTAGCACGATTCCAAGATCGGAACTAGGAGCCGAATGCAGGCCAGCGTTGTGAACTTTAAAGCCGAGCTTTGAGAGATTGTCCGGATTCATCGAAAACGTTCCAAACCGTGCCATAAGAGGAAGCGTGGTCAGATAGATCGCGCCTTTCAGTTTGGTCGGAACTTTGTGCGAATATTTCGCGTGCATTTGTTCTAACAGTCGGGAAGTTTTTGACGATGCCGCACGCTCACGCGCTTCACGTCGAGAGATTGCCCGGTCTTCTACATCGCTGTTCTCGTCTTCCGGCAGATAGGTTAACGCACGCTCAACGTCGATGCGAATACCGCGCAGATTTTCGAGTACCGAAGAAATTTTCTTCAAGAAAGCAGGACGTGAAATTGATTTTGATTTCAGCATTCCCGCCAGCGATACGCAGGTTGTAAGCGCGGCAGTGAATCCGCTTTTACATTCGAGCACATCAGGATAGGATTTATAGACACTACTACGCACCTCTTTGACAACCTTTGCTGATTCAACATCAGCTTCATGCAACGCACCGACAACATCGGAGCGCTTCAACAGGGAGCCATTCTTGATGAGAGTTAATGCTTCAACAACATCATCAATACGGTTGCGTAGTGCAACAACTGGAGAGTTCATTCAAATAACCTCGTAACGAGAGTGAGAGCCGTCTTTGACTCTAAGCATATCAGAACATTGATATGCGGAAAAGGGATCTGTTTACAGTTCCTAATTACTATTATTTACAGTATTAGGAATATTCCTAGTCTACAGATCCCAATTAGTATTTACAGTTTTCCGTAGCCGAGTTTAGGCTTATTAGCATCCGGATTTTTCAAGTAACGAACAACACGATCTTCGGTGTCTTTCGCTGCATACTTGCCCGGAGCTTTCAGCCCTTTCTGCCAGCCTGCGATATCTGCTTTCAACGCTTTAATCTTCGCAACCAGATCGGCTTTTTCAAGTGTTGCCAACTTACGCACTTGACGATCCAAAATTATTTTTGCATCTTCAACCGGGAGTTTGATTGCTTTTGCAAGAGCTTCATCTGGAGTCTTCGAGGACAGAACTTTAGGCAGTGCTTTAAGCAACTTGTCTTTGTTCTCTACCGCGAATAAATAAACCTCCTGTAAGTGAAGTTCTTTTTGCGCACGCGCTATCAACCAATCCAGCATACGCACTTCAAGTTTCTTGCGATACGTCACCCATGCTTTGAAGTATGAGAGATAATCGAGATACTTAAAGCTGTTCGGCTTGTCGCCGTGACGAACAGTAACACCGAGAATATACGAAACAGATTTGGTAACTAGCTTTTGAACTTCTTGCGCGATTTCGTAGAATCGATCTTCATCGACGCCACGCGCAGCAACAACTTCAACAGCACAACCATAAGTTCCCGCGTCCGGGTTTCGCTCACCGCCAACAGAATGCGCAGTTGATACGCCCTGAATGGTTGAGAACTTCATCAGCATTTTTTCAATGCCATCTTCCGACGCGAAACCGAGCGGAACGAAAGTCTGAATCACAATCGTTTTGCGTTTCAGATCGATTTTCATTTCCGGTTCGTATGTTACTTTGCCGCGCCCGGTTCGCATCAGGTTCAACATTTCGCTACTGGAAGTAATATTTTTACAACCAAACTCATGCTGAATAACTAACGTCTTCGCGAGTTTTTTGTGATCGTATTCAACACCGTTAAGCATATCAATCACAACACGCGCAACACTAGCAAAAGTGAACGTTGGGTTCCCACACTTCACACCATAGGCCGGAGCGGGAACGGTGCCAGCAAACAGCATGAAAGGCAGCAGCGCAGGAAGATGCAGCGGCAACTTCATATCGTTTGAGAAGTTGCTTACCATCGGTGTAACTTGCAAATAGTTTTTATCCAGCAAAAACATTTGCGTGAAACGACTTTGTTTTGCTTCGGTATAACGCATCGCAGCGAACGGATCAGTTGGTGTACCCCAATTGCCCTGACCGTCTACCGCAGGAGGCACGGTGTTAGCGACCGTAACCATTGCGCCATAACACGCGCTATCACCATGAGGATGATATTTACCGAGAGCATCACCAACAACACGCGCACTCTTTTTATACCCACCAGAAGGTAACAGGTTGAGATCTGACATTGCCCAAATGATCGCACGGTGAACAGGTTTCAACCCATCGCGAAAATCTGGAATGGCACGATCTTCAACAACGTAAGATCCGTACTTACGCAACTCACGCTCAGTAAAAGCAGCCAAACCTTCATCGCGAATGTTTTCTTGCTTCTGTCCTTTGAGCGGATACTTACTTTCTACTACAGTGCTGATTGCAGTATTAGTTTTCTTCTTGAGTTTTTTGCCCGTCTTGATATCAGCAACTTCAATGCCTTTTGATTTTTTCGCAACGGCTTTCGATTTCGCAGCAGGTTTAACTTTCGTTTTTTCTGGCTTCGCGTTTTTCTTCGGCTTAATGGTTGCCATTATTCATCATCCCCTGCATTTACTTCAACCAGACCTAACAGACGGCGGCGATAGATCGCATCCTCCGCAACAACACCACGGAAGAAACGTTCTTGCTCTGCATTCTCAAACGGATTGATTCGAATGAGTCGGCGCGTTTCCGGATCGAAAGCAATCGCACGCAGAACATCAGGGTTAACTTCACCCCAACCTTTTGCACGAACGATCTCACTATCTTTTACCGCGCTAGGTGCAATCGCACGACATTCTTCAAACGTCATGCCGCCATAGTGTTTGCCTTTGTACATCACATTATATAGCGGAGCATCAACAACCCACACACGGCCTTCGCGCATCATATCCGGCAACAGTCGATAAATAACAGCAAGGAACAGCGTGTTAATGTGACTGCCATCCGGGTCAGCATCTGCGAGGAACAACAGATTGCCGATACGCAATTTTTCCGTGCTCAACGTTGGCGCTTCTGCTTTTGGATCGAGCGTTTTTAAATCCGCGCCGATACTCACCAACAAACCTTGCACCTGTTTATGCACAAGAACTTTTGCCAGCGGAGCTTTCAAACCGTTAAGAGGTTTACCGCCTGCTTTCATGATTTCTTGATAGAAAGGATCGCGAGCGTTCTTACCAGTACCGCCAGCGGAATCACCTTCCACCACAACTAATTCACGCTCAAACGGTTTACAGCGAGGCGCAGCTTCGAGGAAAGAAGGAAGCGAGTTACCTGCAACTTTCTTCTTCGTGTCTGCCATTGAACGAATAACAGCGCTCAATTCATCACGACCTTTCATCATTGCTTCTGCGCGTTTAATGATTTTCTTCGCAAGAGATTTATTCTTAGCAAAGAATTCAGTCAACGGCTTTTCAACAATCGCTTGAACTTCTTTTTCAACACGACTTGCAAGTTTATCTTTCACCTGCGAAGTATATTGTGCGCCGTGCATTCGCCAGTCGAACATACCAATCGCGCCAACTAACAAATCGCTGGCGGTAAATGATTTTGGTTTTGCTTTGCTTCCTTTCTTCGGTGTAGGCAGGAAAGGTTTAAGCGCGGCTTCCAGTGCGCTACGGAATCCTGTTACGTGCCAACCGTGATCAATAGTCGGCGATGTGTTGACGAACGTTTGCAGAAGATCAGAATCCGGATAGTCAGCCCAACTGATCGCGAGACTAACGAAATCAGTTTTCAACTCAAACGGCTTTCCGTCCAGTTCTAATTCGCGTTCTTCGGCGATACGTTTGATAACGTCGCCCATAGTTTTCTTATTCAGGAAAACTTGACGCTTACCTTTTTTATCTTTGATATGCGTGAAGCGAATTTCCAATCCCGGATTAAGATCCGACATTGCTTGCAGCCAATTACGCGTGCGCTCAACATTAAGTTTTGCGTGAGTGTAATCCTTCGGCAGTTTCTTACCACGACGCGCATCAACACTCACAACAGTTTGATCAAGTGTCCACGCAACAATCGTTCCGTATTTCTTCGCCGGATCTTGTAGCAGCTTCATTACATCGGCATCGACTTCCCAATTCTTGATTGCAGTTACGCACTCACCTTTGGAATATTCCATGCCTTTTGTTTTCTTATCGAAGTTTGACCACACACGAATTCTTTCGGATACGGCGTTAACGGCAGTAACACCTACACCGTGAGTACCCGCAGAAGTTTTGTATGCGTCATTATCAAATTTACCGCCAGCGTGAACACGCGTAAATGCGGAAGTCATGATCGCTTCGGTTGTACCGTCATAAAGTTTTTTCAGCGTTGTTGGAATACCGCCAGCGCCATCAGCGACGATATAAATATCTTTGTCTTCATTGAAGATGACTTCGATTAATTTATTTCGTCCTGCTACTGCTTCATCGTATGCGTTATCTACAACTTCTTTAACGCTACGATACGCCATGTCCTCGCCCGGTTCGCCGAGATACATGCCAGCGTTTTTACGCAACCCTTCCATAGCAGAAAGCGCGGTGAATCCGTCTTGAGCATTCTTCTTGCTCTTAACTTCTTTCGCTACTGCTTTAGAAACAGGTTTCTTTTTCAGAACAGTTATTTTTTCGGCTTTCTTTGCCATGATTTTTCTCCGAACGTGATTCCCTCACACGTCTACATATACGGACTTCCCCGCCGCCTATTCTAGCACTAAAGTATTAGATAAGCTATCGACGTTTTGGACACAGATTTGCAGAGTTGCTATTCCCGAACGGTCATAGCATCAATCAGCGTGCGGTAGCTGTCAGAGTCTGCTTTGTCATACGTGATAGGAAAATCACCGGGGGATTCAGCTTCACACCATTCCTGAATGGCAGAAACGAAATTGCCGTATGCCTGCAACTCAGCACCGGACATTTCTTGAATGAGTTTTATTTCGTGTGCTGAACGAGAGTCAATAACGTTGGTTCGCAGCGATTGCTCATGACGATCATAAAAACAAACGGCGAATTTTGTTGGAGAGATACGAACTACGCGATGAACAGCATTTTGAAGTTCGAGCAAATCATCGTTAAGTTTTTTGAAACGTGAGTGAAGATCCATTTAGAAACCTATCGAGAAAAATCGGTCAGAAACGAAAAACGGGCTAGGGAGAAATCCCTAACCCGTATCAACTTAATCAGCGCAGGGAACTATTAATCGTCCAGTTCGAATTCAAAACCTGCGTCGGCGTTTTTGCCTTTTTTCTTGCTGGCTTTTTCGCCTTTCACTTTTTTGCCCTTAGCAGGCTTTTCAGCTTTGGCTTTTTTGCCTTCGCCTTTCGCAGCTTTCTTATCAGCTTTGGCAGGCTTTTCAGCTTTGGCTTTTTTGCCTTCGCCTTTCGCAGCTTTCTTGTCAGCCTTAGCAGGCTTTTCAGTTTTAGCGGCTTTTTCTTTTTTCACTTTAGCCGGTTTTTCTTCGGCAGCTTTTTTGCCTTTAGCAGCTTTCGGTTCAGCTTTAGCTTTACCTTTAGCAGCTTTCGGTTCAGCCTTAGCTTTACCTTTAACCGGAGCAGCTTCGCCCGACAGCGCAGCAACCTGTTCGTTCAGACCGTCTTTGGTAGACGCCAGATTTTCACGCTGTTTCTGCAAACCTTCGATGGTCTTCACCAGAGCGGCATCGGATTTTTCGATGGATTTGATTTGTTTGTTCAGGCCGGAAATAACTTTCTTAGTCATGATATACCTCAGTATAAAAATTCGTTGTGGAGAAAAACAGAAATTCGTTTTCTGCGTAGAAGTACATTAGCATGTTCAACATACTTCTACAAAATTTTCTTCAAAAATCTTTGAAGATTTTTTGCCCCGCGCTCGTCATTTAACTTAGCGGGGCGTGCCGTCGATGATTAATTACTCGTCGTCTTCGTCGTCTTCGTCTTCGTCGTCGAAGTCTTCGTCGTCTTCGTCTTCGTCTTCATCGTCGTCACCAGCGAAGTGCGCTTCCAGTGCTTCGCGGAGTGCATCTTCATCTTTCTTTTTGGCCTGCGCTTTGGTGAACACGCCTTCTTCGATGGCTAACGCGCGGAGTTCGTCTTCGTCGAGGTCTTCCAGATCACGATCTTCATCTTCGTCCTCGTCTTCGTCGTCCTCATCATCTTCGTCGTCTTCGTCGTCGTCTTCGTCGTCTTCGTCGTCGCCGTCTTCGTCGTCTTCGTCGTCGCCGTCTTCGTCGTCGTCCGAGTCTTCATCATCCTCGTCGTCTTCGTCGTCGCCGTCTTCATCATCGGAATCATCTTCATAAGAATCATCCTCGTCTTCGTCGTCTTCATCTTCGTCAGACGAACCAAACGCTTCCTGAATCAGTTCCAGCAGTTCCTCTTCATCGAGGCTCTCCGCTTTTTTCTTACTGGTCAGTTTTGCTTTGACCACGGCCTCGCGCAGAACTTTTTCGTCAGTGCCTTCGAGTTCGATGGACTCACCATCTTCGATGGCTTCAACGATTTGTGCGGCAGTCACTTTCTTTTTCTTGCCGCCTTTTGCTTTCGGTTCAGCTTTAGCTTTAGCTTTGCCTTTACCTTTAGCGGCAACAGTCAGACCAGCTTCGGAGAGAAGTTCTGCAACTTCTGCATCGGCAGCCGCTTCAACCAGCAGGCCAGCCATTTTAGCCAGAGTTTCCATTGCCACGTTAGAGGTTTTCTTTGCTTTAGCCATGATTCATTTTATCCTTTTAGGAAAGTTCAGTAATGAACGCTTTGTTCAATTACTATTTACAGATTAAGAGAAAAATGTTTTTAACTGACGCCACCGAAATTAATCAGTGGCGTTTGACATTCACTGTTTACAGTTTCTGTCTGACAGAATTGATTTACAGATTCTGTCCTTCAACGTTACTTTACAGATTCAGGCCGGAACCGAATTAGAAGTTTTCGTCAGACTTCTTTTTCTTTTTACCGGACTTATCTTTGCCGCCTTTGGCAATTTTTTCTGCCTTAGCGCCTTTTTTCTTTTCGGATGCAACCGGAGTGCCGTACTTTTTAGAAGCAACAGCCTCGTCAACAATTGCACGAACGTCGTAGCCCGGAATGTTGGTTGCAATGCGAGTGACTTCGCCAGTCTGAATATCAGTTGCAACAATCACATCGTCTTTAACTTTTACAGTTTGACCGCGAATCACCTGAACAACCATGTATGCGTCAACCAGCAGTTGACCCATTTCACCAGCTTCACCGATAAAGCTAATGATTTGGTTTTTGGTGAACGTGCTTACGATCTGTTTGGAGCTACCAGCGCCTTTTTTGTGGCGAATGGTTACGCTACCGTCAGCAGTAGTTTCGATTACGAAACCTGAAACTTCGTGTGCGCCACGAGTCGAGATTTCGATATCGTGAGCCAGATCAGTTTGTTTAGATTTGACCTGCGCAATCGCGCCAGCTTTTTTCGTGATGCGGTCAATACGTTTCGGAACCAGTGAGGTGGACTTGGATTTAGCCATGATTATTTCGAACTCCAGTTCATTACTTCAATTGTTCAAGAATGAATTCAACGACCGCGTTTACCGCAGAGTCAAACTCCAGTTTGTCAGATGCGAGGGAATAAAGCACCTTAGAATTTTTCAGGCAATCGCGAAACGTCTTCCACGATTTGTCCGAGGCGGTCATTGCATTAATTACCGCACGGATGTTTGTGTATTCAGAATTATCAAGTTCTGCTTGCACAAACGAACGAATGTTTTCGAGAACTATCTGCTTTTCCTTTACAGATAGAGAAAACAATTTGCCCGGATTCAGCGTTTGCTTTTTCGTCAGCGCGAGCAACTCTTTACCAGCCAGAGATTGCGGATTGGAATTCAACGTGAGGGCAGCGAAATAGACCACAGTTGAATGCAGATGCGCCATAGTTTTATGCAGTACGTTTTCCAGCAAATGTTCCGCAGGAGTTTCCGGCATATCACGGCAGAGCGCACGCAGTTCCGAAATCTTGTCGTTCAGAATTACTATTTCTTCTTTCAGTTTTGCTTCGGAGGTACGGAAAGTTTCTTCCATAGCCTTCGCTTTGATTTCCGAATTCTCCACAACATTATTATATTCAGTCTGGAGATTCAGAATTCGCTCTTGAGCAATACTCAGTTGAACCTGACAACGGCCTAATTCACTCAGGCGCTCATCCAACACCTTTTCGGTTGCGCGACGTGCCATGATATTATCATCAAGTGACTGACGCGTTGAAAATAGTGTCCGATGTAAAACTTCAAGTTGCGTATCAGACATTGGGAATCCTTAAAAATGGTGCAAGGCATTTCGCCCTACACCATTTATTTACAGATTACTCTTCGGACTCGTCTTCATCTTCATCTTCATCAGAGTCAGAATCATCTTCGTCGTCACTGTCACCAACAGGAGACAGGATAACAATCAGATCACCGCCGTTCGCAAATGCAGCGTCAGCGATACCGGAGGACAACAGCGCCAGCGGCAGATTTTCAGTGCCGACAGAATGCGCAGCTTCAACCAGATCTTCACTTTCTTCGATGCGTTGAACATCGTTGGTAGTGAAGGAGTGAACAGCGATTTCTTCACTCGCCATTTCGCCGACAGAGCGAACAACCGATTGCAGGTTTTCATCAGAAACCAGAGAACCAGCATTCAGGGTGAAACCGACATAGACTTTAATATCAGTTTCGCCGATGTGCGCAAGCACACGATTGTAAGTGCTGATTACCAGATCTTTTACTTTCTTCTTGCCGATGCCCCAAATGCAAGGCATTGCAATGTTAAGAACGATAGTGTTCAAAACAGTGCTTTCGGTATCGACAACAACCGGACGCACGCCAACATGTGCGTTATACAGAGAAGCCATCGGAATATGATCGCCAACCAGTTCGCTCAGATATTCCGAACTCAGTTCATCCTCATTCAGATCTTCGTCTTCATCTTCGACGAAATCACCGAGGACTAAACCGCTAGTATACGGATCTTGTCCAGCTTCCAGACGGCCTTCATACAGCAGCGCCGAGATTTGACCGCGCATAGTGTTAGCCATTTTTTCAGCGTAATCTTCTACGTTGAAAGTTTTGCGATCAGACATAAACGGAAGCGCAGCGGAACCGGACAGCAAATCGCTCGCGACAGTCAGCGGCAGGTACATAGAACCTTCTGCTTCGTCGTTCATGTTGATTGGTACACGATAATCAACACCGTTCTGGTCGCGAAGTTCTTCGGCGAGATCTTCGAAGGTACTGCGATCAGTCAGCGCGAAGTTGACCAACAGCATTTGTTCCTGACGCACACGCAGGAAAGTACCGAGATCGTTTTCAGAAGATTCAGAAACAAACGCTTCGTCGTTTTCGTCTTCGGATTCTTCTTCCTCAGATTCTTCTTCCGACTCTTCGGATTCTTCGTCGCCAGCTTCTTCGCCTTCGTCGTCGGTTTCACCTTCACCGGAATCCAGCGCATAGGTTTCGTCTTCGGCTTCTTCACTTTCCTGACCGTAACCATTTTCACGGCGATAGTCTTCGAAAAGTTTCAGCACGGCAACCATGCCCATACCTTCGAGATCGTTTCCGGCAGCTTCCAGCGCTGCAACGCGCTGTTCGTGAGTCAGAGAACCGCCTTCGTAGGCAAACAGTTCAGTGTAGTCCGTCGGATTGACTTCGTACTCAGCCCATTCCGGATACGCATCGGCAACAACTTCAATCTGCGCCAGATCGTGAATCAGTTGTTCGAAATCTTCCGGAGAGATTTCGTTGTTGTTCAGCACTTCAACTACACGTTCGAAAATCGCAGCAGCGTCTTCGTTCTTGTAAGTTTTCAGGCCGAAACTTTCGGAGCGAGCAATTGCGCGAATTACTTCGCGATTCAGATCGCCGCCGATAAGTTCGATGAATTCTACCACAGCGTTGAAAGAAAGATCTTCTTCGGAATCATCTTCGTCTTCACCTTCGTCTTCGCCAGAATCATCTTCGTCTTCGTCTTCGGAATCATCTTCATCAGAATCATCCTCGTCTTCGCCTTCTTCGCCTTCTTCGCCTTCGTCGTCCTCATCTTCGTCGGTAGCCAGAACGCTTTCCGCGTGCAGGAAGTCAGCAAAGCCATCAACGCCGCCGAGACGTTCGTTAGCGTCCAGCGCAAACTGGAAGAATTCGCTGTAGTCTTTTTCTTCGACCAGTTCCAGCAGTTTCACCGTCAGACTTTCTTCGGTGTCAGTGGTAAACACTTTACCACCTGCGAGGAACACCAGCTTTTTCAGTTGAGCGCGATCCAGTTGGGCGTTAGTCAGAATTTCTGCCAGAGTTTCAGAAGCGGAGAATTCTTCTTCGTCTTCTTCTTCCTCTTCCTCTTCACCTTCTTCGGATTCTTCTTCACCTTCTTCGGCGTCGTCAGTTTCGCCTTCGTCGCTGGAATTCACTTCAACACCTGCGCCTTCCAGAAAATCAACACGCTCGCTATCATAAGACAGCGCGATCTCTTCATCCGGCATAGCGCCGAGATCGTAACCGAGTGCTTCAAGTGCAGCGACTTTTTCTTCCATAGTTACGGAAGCCTGATTCTCGCGGCTGAAAACAGACAGAGCTTTCTGATCGTTACTCACAACATTATTCCCCTTAATAGGATTAATCAGGAAATTCACGCGGGTTTTTTCCGAGCGAACTACAAAACTTAACGCAGCACCTTCCAGAACAACATTTGCGGAAGTTGCAGACCAGTCGATAACCGGAGCATTGATTTGCTCAACACTTGCTTTCTGCGCAACAACAAAATTGCTTTCGTTGCGGTCGAACGCTTCCAGTTGATCACGAATCGCTGTAACGACTGCGTAAGAATTACTTTCCGCAGATACTGCGATTGCATGAACACCAAAACGACTGGCATACGACGCTAACGTAGTATTATCATTTGCAGCTTTTTCGCCGACCTTAAACAACGCCTCAGACAGAGTTTTCTGGAGACGCTCTACACTACCATTTACAGTATAGCGGAGAATCATCGCAGCACTGTCTTTCAGCTTGCAGCGCTCATCAATAGAAGCGGCAGCGCTCATCAGTTCATGACCAGCGTTATCCCCCGCCATCGACAGAAGATCTGTCAGACGATTGAGAGCTTTACCCTGCGCGACAGTTTGAGAAACATTACCGTTATTTTCCGCACGGAAAATTTGGTTGCCGTTTACAGTCGGACACAGCACCACAATTACCGTGCTTTTAGTTGCCGGAGAACCTGCATTCAGATTCTGATCGGTAACAGATGCAGTGTGCGACGCCGTTCCAAAAGTTTGAGAGGAATTCATTATTTTTTCTCCGTTTCAATTTGCCAGCTACGGCGCGTAGAAGTTACGCCGTAATAGATCCGAGACGATAGACATTTATGATTCGCAGACAGCGCCGTTGTGAATCCCCAAGCGTTTAAACTTTTCGCGAGGACTTCCGGCGGAGTGCTAACCAATGTACGCAGCTTACGACTAATTCCAATTGCCCCGATATCGAGAGCAAAGAACTTAGCAGAAGCAACCGGACCAGATTCAGCAAGTTTGCTTGCGGCCTTTCGTTCCAATCGTGATAGTTGCTTTACAGCTTTATCACGTTCAGCGAAATAGGTTTCCGCTTCGCGCACCAAACGCCTTTCTTTTTTGGTTGCGTCTTCTTTCACTGCCAGAACTTCGATTGCGTGACGATGAGCGTTATGCACTTCACGATCAACGTTGCGGTACTTGCGAGCCGCAAGAAGTTCTTTCGAACAATACTTATCGTAATGGTCAACCAGAACTTCGTATTCATCATCGTCCAGCGTCTGCATGTGCTGGAAGTTTTCTTCGCCGTCTTCGTTCCAATACAGAATGCCGAAAACCAACATATACTGTCCGTGCGACTTCAACGCGTAGCTGTTAAACTGGCGCGGAACAGCACCAAACTCTTTTCGCATCACAGATGTTGAAATCGGTATCGGAAAACCGTTTGATGAGAAAGCGTAAGCATCTACCAAACTGAATTTCGCACCGTTGAAATCAGTTAGTGAGTAAACCATGACACACGGCTTTCCTTCCGGAACGCGCACAGATTTCTTCACATTCTGTTTCGTCTTCCCGATGAATTTCTTCATCAGCAACAATTGCTCAGTGAATTGAGCGCAGTACATGTAATCATGATCATCCATCGAAAACTTGTAATTGGCGATATACTGTTTTATCAGTTTGCCAATGTACTTAATCCCGACTTCTGGATCATCCACATCGTTAAGATGCAGGATATAATCGGCGATTTGTTTCTGCTTCGGAACACCCAATCCCAACTCAAACAGAATTGAAAGTTCTTCAAGCAGAATTCCACGTTGACCACGGCGCAAGTTTTTAAACAAACGCAGAACCGTTTTTGCACGAATGCGCGGAAACAAAACATCGTACACTTGTTCACGCGCACCGTACTTGGTTCGAACGTGGCGAACGCCACAAACCATTTTGGAAGTTTCAAGATACTTGGGAGAGGTATCAATGATTTTCCAGCCATAAAGTTTTAACAGCTTTTGACGATCTTCAAACGTCAGTAGGTGCCCTAAAAACATATTTATCCCTCAGATCAGCATCTGCAACCAGATCTGTATTACCATTTGCAGATACCATTTCAAATAACGCATCAACAGCTTGACGCGACTCCGCAGTATTCAAAAATTCCCACGGAAGCACCACAACAGTTTCGCCGTTTAATTCAACGCCGGGCTGATCTGGCAACGGAAGCAAAGAAAGAGGCTTCCCATTATCTTTACAGTATTTGTTCAGCTTTTGCGTTATCTCACGCAGAAGTTTGTGATTCTTCGGCGTGGACGCTTCGGGATCGTGTATATCCGTCATGTGCCAGTAGTTCGTGACGTTGAAAAACGTTAACTGCGTTACCATCGTCATGCTGTTACCTACCGATGAGAGATAGTAGGCAACGAGTTGTTCCATTTCAGCACGCTCGCTAGGAGGCACTACTTTCGAGCGCGGTATTTTCGGAGCAGATTTCTTTTTCATGATCGTTCCTGCATGGAATAAGAATTCCAGATTTTTTCCACAAGTTCAGACCACTCATCTTCCGAGATTGCAGTGCCGTATAGTGTGTGATATGCAGACCAAAAGCCTGCGCCGGGTTTCTTTTCATATTTGCGTGAGATATAAAGAGCGGCAAGTGGAAGCCGCCCCGCCTTCGCGTCCATACGCATTGTTTCGATCAGAATATCCCAAATCACATCGGCCTGTTCTTTATTCATTTTTGAAAACTGAATACCGAAAACAACAGGACACAGTTCATTGTAATAAACAAGAACGCGTTGCGTTGCGGCGAGAACAAGCCGAGAATAAACCTGACCGAAGATTCCGTTAACGATCACGTCAGATTTTTCCATTAATTACCACCGTTAACTTTTTTCGGAGTGTTGCGATCCGGAGTTTTGCCGATAAAGAATTCGCCGCTGAAATAATATTTCACAACATCAGCAACAACTTCTTTCGGAATTGTCGGAGCAATCACTTCCAACACCTGACGTAATTGCGCAGGAGTCAGAGTCAAACGACCGCTTGCGATAAACGCTTTCAGACTACGCGGCAGACTTAATTCTGCGCGACGGCGATTAAAATGCTCAGAGAGCGCCGCCAGACCTTTGCGTACTTTCGCAGCACCGAATTTTTCGATGATCTCGTTTGCAGTATCCGGCAGATCTTTTGCCGTAACGCCGATTGCAGTTGAAACGATATTTTTAAACTCTTTGAACGCTTTGCGATTCGAGCGAGCATTTTCGATAACTAAGAACAACGTCTCAGTAGTTTCGGCGGTACGATCAACCGGAGTTGATTTAGTCACAGATTTTGTGACAGCCTTTTTCGTTTTCTGCGCGTCAGTTTTCAAACGCTTTGGAGCGGTTTTAACTTTCGACACATCAGCACGAACAGGTTTGTTCGGCGTAATCTTTTTCGGCTTCACTTCGCCTTTCGGTTTCACAATTTTCACCGTTTTAGTTTTGCGCTGCCATTCAGTTTTTGACGGCGGGATATCAACGGTTTCGCCTTTCTTGATGCGCCGCATTGCATCGCGAGTGTGGATATGCAAATAGCCGTCGCTCATCAGATAGGTTTGATTAGCCGGAAGATCTTTCAGCTTCGCCGGATCGATTTGCTGCAACACGCGGCCTTTGCGCACAAGTTCCGTCATCGGAATTTGTTTATCGACGCCTTCGACAGTGTAACCGGTTTTGGTAATACCAGTAATGCGAGAAGTTTTACCATCCAGCAAACGAACAACAACGTTAATCAGATCTTTGTTAGGAGTGATAGCCATTTTCATTTTTCCTTGAATCTTTAAAAGAGGTTGAGGAAGCGCGGCAGAAATACCGCGCCAATCCGTTAGTTTTTATTTCAGCAGTGAGCGGAGTTTTTTCTCCGTCATGTTTTCGGCGGCGCGAACTTTTGCCAGACCTTTCTGAACTACAACATCGCGCAGTTCTTCAATGTCCATGTCGTCGTAATCTTCGCCGTCATCTTCGAAGTCTTCGTCTTCGCCTTCTGCGTCGTCTTCTGCTTCACCAACAACCGGAGAGTAATCAGACAGGCTTTGAATATCGTCAGCGTCAAACGCAACAACTTCTTTCGCGCCTTCTTCAACTACCAGCAGATCGCCGTCATCATCCATACCAATGAAGATGAAAGTATCATCACCATCAGTCAGTTTCAGGCCAGTGACCAGAGCGCTTTGCGGAACGCGCCACAGTTTAGACAGCATCGGCAGATTTTTAGACGTGATTTTTTTGTTCACATTAGCGAGTTGCTTTTTATTTACGGAAGCGTATTCGAAAGAATCTTCCTCGTCATCTTCGCCTTCTGCGTCATCGTCACCGTCTTCGGAATCGTCATCACCGTCTTCGGAATCGTCTTCGCCTTCGGCGTCGTCTTCCTCTTCTTCGGTTTCCTCTTCCTCAATCTCTTCTTCCTCTTCTTCCTCAGACTCTTCTTCCTCTTCGTCTTCCTCAACGATAGAGTAGTTAGCCAGAGAAGCGCCGCCTACAGTGCGGAATTTTTCGCTTTCGGTGTTAAACAGTACAGCTTTGTTATTGTCTTCGCCGCTTGCGCCACAGAAAACAAACTGACCATCTTCACCCTCACGCGACAGGAGAGTACCAGCCGTCATATCGGACGCTTCAACGCCGAGGTGTTCAGCGATTGCAGCCGCGAGTTTCTTACCAACGGTTTTACCAACACGCGCTTTGATTTTCTTCGCCAGTTCCGGAGAAATTTCGAAACCACCGTTTACTTCTTCCGGCTCAGGCTGTTCCAGCGCGTATTTGATGTTCAGTGTTACGCGAACGTCGCCGCCAGTAGCATCGAATTCAGTTGAGTAACCAACATCGAATGCGTTTTGAATCATTGCGTTGTTGCCGTCGAATTTCGCCAGCGAAGTTTCTTTTACCGTGCTAACCAGACGTTCAGTAAGAACGGTTGCCAGATCCTGATCGATAGCAGCAAGGGAAACTTTCTTCTTGCTGTTACCGCCGTTGATCAGAAACTCAGCCAGAGCGCCGTAACCTGCATCGCTATTGCCGCGACGTTTAACACGGCGGGACGCTTTATCTTCGGCGTCGTCTTCTTCTTTGGTAGGTTTGCTGCCACGTTTCGGACGCACGTTAGAAGTTTTCTCTTCTTTAGGTTTGCGACCGGAAGATTTTTCTTCTTTCGGTTTGCGGCCAGAAGTTTTAGCAGGCTTTTCGAGGAAAGCGTCAGTGCCAACTTTTTTCTGCATCGCTTTGTCAGCGAAAGAAACGTAACCTTCACCGGAATCGATCAGTTCACGCAGAGACGTAACCGGAATCTCATAATAGCAAGCGCCTTTCTTAGCAACTTGTTTTGACGCAACACGAACAGAACGATCAGCAACTTTGTAACCAGTTGCCATTGCGTCAGTGATTTTGGTTTTGGTGCCGTCCAGCAGAACGATGTTTTTGCCGATCAGTTTGGTAGAGGTTGCAATTGCCATGATTATTTCTCCTAAGAAATATTAGTTGAGGCTTGTTGTTTCGGCACTGCGCCGAGTGAGATTAAATAGTGCTATAAAGTAGCGATATTATCAATCGCAATTTCGGACACTATTTTGCAGAGTTCCCTTAATCGGAGACTTTGCAAAAAAGTGTAGGCTTCCTTGCCTACAAAAAGTTTCCACTTCACGTTGAATCTTGTAGGGCATTGCTGCCCTGTCCAAATAGTGTATCAAAACGAAGCGGCAGAAACAACCGCTATTTTGGACACTATTTTGCAGAGTTCTATCTATATCAAGGAATCAAGTTTTCTGTCCAATCGTTCCTGAATCCTCTTATGCCGTTCTGGTTCGCCCCGCATATAGAAATAAACATACGTTCCCCAAATCCAAAACGTTAGCGGCATCGGCACAACAATCAAAATCCAGAGCGGCGTAAATAAAAGCCAGATAAGCAGACCACGAATCGACATATGCCAACTAAGTTCGCAGATTTTTCCCCACAGCGCGACAAAGCATTTCGGAATCGTATCGACAACTAACGCCCAACAATCCAAAAGATTTGGTTTGTACGATCCGGCGCGAACTACACCATACGGATTTTGCAGAAATTGATAAATGGTTGCGCTGTTTTTTACTTCTTCGATTGTAGGCATCAGAATCTTGCCTCCCCAACAATAATTGAACCGTCATCAATTTTCGCTTCGTGGATTTTATCTCCACGATCCGGCAGACGAACAATGTAAGTTGCGTGTTTCCAACCACGCCGAGAATTGACAGGTTCAGTTGTACGATACATGAGCAGAGGATGAAGATCCTCAGAGTGAAACGAATTATAATCTGAAATGAATTTTAATTGTGCCTCTTCGCTAAAATTCGTCTCACCAACAAAAGCCATAGCGCGAAGCAAATCAATTCTAACAACGCCGCCAGCTTTACGCGGCTTAGTTTTGAGCGAGAACGTTTGATATTTATCACGACGCTCTTGAGGATGGAGATTGTGGTTTTCAACCAGAGTATCAATGTAGCCCATCATCTTATTCCTATTAAAAATCTCTCCAGAAAGTTAAAAAGGGCAGCACCGAAGTGCCACCCATAATCAATTATGCCTGTTTAGTTTTGAAGTCCAACACGGCAACAAGAAGTGTCTCGTAATTAGAATCAGCACCGGCCCAGACCTCAATCTTGTTTTCAATTACGAAATTTTGTAATTGCTCAAGAGTCCAAGACCTCAATTGCTTTTCTGTCTTACGAACATTCTCAGGACGGCGATCATATTCACGATCAATGTCGCCATCATCAACTACTGTTTGATCATCGTCTTCGTCATCACCACCGAAACCATGTTCAATCAATTTCTCAGTAGATTTGCGAAACGAGTAATCAGAACTTCCTTTCGGGAAAGAAATACTCACACGCAGCGCGTTGGTCGATGTTTCCGGCAGTTTGATAAACAAACAATCTGGAGAATCCCAATCAACGAACACCCACGAACCGTAAACGTCTACGATGTTCAATCCGGATAACGTATCGTTAATCAGATCGTGCAGTCGAGATACACGCGTGTTTTTCAAAGAGCGAGACATGAGCAAATTGATTTCGCGCATACTAACTTTGATGATGTTTTGATCGGAGCCTTCGAGATTATTCTCTTTGGCTACACGCCATTCTTCCAGAACCGCAACCACAAATTTATCCAAACGATCAGCATCAGTTTCGCGACCAACACCTTTCGTTGAATTTTTCGCACGAACAGAAGCAGGAGCAGATTTCATTTTTGCCGCCGCTCTAGTTGCTGCGAATTCTTTGCGAGAAGGAACGGAAGTTTTGTTGTTAGGCATGATTTGTTTCCTTTGGGATTTACGTTGAAAGCATGTAAGGTGAAAACCCCGTAAATCCTTACACGCTTGTTGAGGCACTTGCCTCTGACTACATTTTACAGATTTGTGTTCCAAAATTCCATCGCTATTTTGGACACTGTTTTGCAGAGTTAATCGATCTCATCTTCACTAATCGGCAGAATCTGAATATCGGTGCCGTTCAGGAAGATCGCATTATGCGTAGAAAGCAGCGCACGAAACTCTTCCGTGAAAGTATCGCTGTTTCTGTCCAAATGATGAATAGCTTGATGTGCTGAAACATACGGAGCCATTTCTGCGGCGCTGTTAAAAAGCGTAACCTGCTTAACGTTGTCGTTAGACACAATCGCTTCCCAAACACTTGCAGGGCACATCAGGATATTCAGGATCTGTTTAACTTGCGATTCAGATTTGATTGCATCACGGTTAAGTGTGAGCGTGTTTAACTGGCTTGCGCCAAAATGGAATTTGATAGTTTTCACAGCGTAGCCTCTCTTTGTGTGGTTGAACCGTTTATGTTCCCTCGCAAAGAAACATAAAAAGTTGGCTTGAGTTTAAACACTGCCTTCCGTGGCGGCAGGGAAATCCAAATTCAAGCCTAGAGCAATCCGCCCTAAAATGCACAATCTTAAATCTTACGCATCTTCTTCCAGACCGCTATCGTCAGAAAGAATTGTTTCTTCGATGTTGTCACCATCAAAATCTTCGGTGAAGGTTTCCTTTTCATCTTCGAAATCGAAATCGTCTTCATCGTCAAACGACAAAGACGCGTCAACGCGATTTTTATTTTCCATATAATAAATCGCGTCCTGCGCCAGAGAAACAAGAGGCGCATCCGGATCTAACTTCAATTCGTTTTCGATGAAACGCTCATGCCAAACAGAACGAGGAATTTCTACAATCTCGTCTGCATGATCTTCAACTTCGGTGCCACCCTCAACAGTGAGGCCGAGGAAGCGAACAACATGGCGCACGTTTCGCAGTTCGCTATCAACGAGGAATTCGTAGAGCGATTGCGCTTCAATCGCGTCACGCTGTTCTATTAAAAACTTCTCCATGCGATCAGCATCGCGAACGATAACGCGCTTGACAGCTTTTTCATCCGGTTTCGTTTTGCTGCGCATAGCAATCAACGGAACTTCGGCGAAGGCCGTACCCAAATCGAGGCACAGACACATATCAATAAAACTTTCAGAATCCTGCATCGGATCTGCCTGAATAACGCGACGCATGATTACTTGATCTTCAACTTCGCGTCCGTCTTTGTACTGAATACAAACGGTCATGCCGCTGCCGTACATTTTAGCAATGGCTTGCGACAGCAGCAGGCCAGAAACATGCGCGGCAATCAGTTTGCCTTTGCGCATGAAAGAAAAAGTGATGCCGCTGAAACTGGTTTTACGCTGAATGGTTAACATGATTCTTCTCCACGGGTTTATTTAGATTGGACGATCAGAAATTCTAACAGTGCTGCGTCTGCATTGTTGCGAGCTTTCAGAGTGATTCCCATGTTATCCGCTGCATCGCGAACAGATTCGAAATCGATGAAGCGAAGAATATCTTCTACCGCCCCACGCACCGTTGGTTCCAACTCGCCAATGTTTAATGTTTCTGCCAATACGTCTAGCGTTTCTTTGGTCATGGAAAGCAAAACGAATTTCAATTGTTGGTAAGTACCAGAAGATTGACGCCGATCTTCTGGAGAAAGTTTTTCAACCGCCGCCCTTCTCTTTTTGACTTCCAATACAGAGGCAGGCGCTTTCTCTACATGTTCAGGTTCAACATCTTCCTGAACATCGGAATTACTTTTTACTTCTTCCTTCTTAGCAATAACTTTCTTTGTTTGCCGTTTAGCGGGAGATTTTGTTTTCTCCTTCTCAACGGGTTCCGCAAAATCAGTATCGCCTAATTCTACCAGTTTTCCTTTATAACCACTCTTTGAAAAAGTAACGCCAACGACATTCGTTGCAGAGTGAGGCAATTCAATCATTGTGAAATCGGGAGCATCGTGTTTGACCAACGCCCAATCTCCGTGAATTGCTCTAAAGTTGAAATCGCCTAAAACTTTCTCAACAATCTGAGGCAGTTTTCTACGCGGAGTATTCTGCAAACTTTTATGTAAATCAGAAACGGAAAACTTCAAAAAGTTGTCGTTAAACAACTCACCCTTTTCGTACAGTCCACGGCGAGCATCTTCATTGGCTTTTAAAATGCTCTCCAGCGCGGTACGCACTGCATCAAAATCATTCTGACTTGTTACAGCAGACATTTCACTTCCCTCAATTCAAAATTTGTTGCAGCGAAAGAACCGGAATTTCTGGAATGAAGATAAAGATTTTTTGATCCGGAATTTCCGACTGTAGCACAGCATGTTTCTTCATGTACTCCGTCCCATCAGCAACCATCCAGCCACCGAACCAGTTGGCGAATTCGGGAGAAGCCAACACACGATTAATGCACGCCGTTGTTTCTGCCTCATCCCATTGATGATCCACCATCACGCCGTCGCCGAACACTGCGCGAACATCATTTGCATTCGCGTAGAAGTCGATCATCGGAACGTGAAACGCGATAGCACCATTGCGTTGCATATGTTGATCAACTTGCGAGAAAACTTCTTCGACTTTACGAGCAGCCGCATACAGCGCCAACTTGCCAGTAAACTTATCCAGATCTAAAACTTTCATTGTGCTGTTACCTTATATCGGACGACGGTTCGAGTGGATGTTTCGACTTTTGCTTTTGTGAATTGAATGCCACGCATACGAGCAGCAAACTCAAAGTCACCTAAATCAATTCCAGTTGGAAACGCTACCTTGCCATTTTTAAGTAGTTCAGCAAGTTTTTCCGAAATGCTCATGCGTATGCCTTTTTAAACTTTGGATTTGCGAAAGACCAGAGGACTTTACGCACATAATGAAGAATTGCGTGCGATGCGCTAAACACATCGACATTAAAACTTTCAGGCGTTAAGTTGTATTGAACTTTCGCCCACACGATTGCACTCACGATATCTTCCAGCATCCACTCTGTACGAAAAAGAGGATTGATACTGCATTCGAGAAATGCGCGACCAGCTTTTGAAACGCCCGTCAAAATGTTTTCATTATCGTTCGTCAAACGGACGGAATCAGAAAAATCAAAACCACCCGGAACGAAGAAAGGAATCCATTTTCCTGATAATGAAATACGGCGAGGCGAAACGATACTTTTCAAAAACGAATGTGAGTTTTTCAGATACTGACGAACAAAATGCAAACGCATATTTGTTTCTTCGATATCTTGATAACCGTAAACCTCAACCGGAACTTTAATCATTGTCCATTTGTGTTTGTACAGATCCAGATTCCACTGGTACTTAATCAAACGCATGTCAGAGGATTTACCCAACACTTCGGATAATACCGCGTCTTGCAGTTCAATCAGGTTGTTCAGGTCGGTTACGGTTTTGATAGCGAACATATAGAACTCCTTGCAGTCTATTATGTGATTTAAGATAGGGAACGCCTTTCCCACAGTTTACAGAAAAGGCGTAAATGTTACCAGCGGTATTTCAGGCACTTATTTGCAGAGTTGAAACAACTCTGAGCGATATAATCCGGGAGGAGCAATAACCGAACCATCTTTGGTTGTGACGCTGTACTGAGTAAAGCGAATCCCCATATTAAGCTGTCTTGCCAGTTCAGTAATCAACAAGGTGCGGCGCTCATTCAACATAGCGTAATATTCAGGATCGTTTTTATCACCTTCCGGAGAAAACTTATAGATAGCTGATTCTAAGTTTTCCATATGGCGCTGGAAAGAAAAGTATTCGAGATAAACATCTGCTTCGGAAATTCGATCAAAGTCTTTATCGAATTTTTCGTAGTAGTGACTCAAAAGAGAAATCACACCATCAGCCGTATCAGACATTTGACCGTAACTTGCAGAAGGATACTGGTTCGTAGCTTTGATGCCGTCCGACAGTTCAAAAATAAAACCATCGTATTTCTTCTCACCTTTCGGATCTTGATCCCACGGAACTTTGTGGTGTTCTTTGCACGTACCAACAACAAATTGAATATCCTTCAATTTGTCTTTCGGATTTGTAGATTGGTAGGCGTGCATCTTTTCAATGATACGCCCATCTTCAAAAATGCTTTGTGCTGCGAAGAAAACATAAGACTGATTCAGTTCATAACGCATGATTGCAATTCCTAAAAGAGAAGTAAAAGCGCCCCATCAGGAGCGCGTTATTTTGTCCACTGGTAGGAAGCCAGCGCTGAACGAATGATCTTACTACGCAGTTCAGCTTCGGCTTTCTTCACATACGCTTTCCAAAGTTTGTCTTTTACTTTGGTGTAATCGCGCAGACCATCGTTAGAAGAAACCATACTATCTTTGGCAAGAGCAACAAGGCCAGAGATAAACCGTTTAACTGGTTTATCTAACGTTGCTTTGATTTTCAGATTGCCTTTATCGCTAACGCGCACAACAACACGAAGCACTTTTTCTTTTTCAAAAGGCAGAGAAAATTTATACGCATTTCCTGCGACAGTGATAGAAACCTGCGTAGCAGTATCAGCCTGACTTAAATTCAACAGGCTTGAAATTGTGCGTTGCAGAAGAACATCATAGACTGATTTATTCTTACTCATGATCGCTTATACCCTTGTGACTTTTGGATTCAGATTAAAGTGCTTCTGGACATAAAGAGCACCTTTACCAGCGGCAACTTTAAATTCGAGTGTCTGCCCCTCATCTTTGAAGGGATGAACACCTAGCGGAAGTTCAGTAACCAGCAGAACTTTATCTTCGCCGTTTCCTACAAGAACTTCCGCACGTTTTACACGAATAGAGATCGTTTCCATTTAACCCTCTAAGCTAACGATGCCTACGAAGAAATCTTCGCAAGGCAGGATGAGAAAATTGATTGTGTTCAGCAGACCGGGTTCCGGCAATTTAAAACTTTGCACAAAACATTGTTCAGGAGAACACTTTGAGTAGCGAGCAAAAAGTTCGCCAAGTAAAAATTTATAGTCTGGATCTAACGGGTCAAATTTATCGCCGTCATAGCCAAACATTTCAAGCAAAGTTGAGGTACGGACTCGATGACCGCCTTTCGAGATAACGTACACAAAAGAAATCGGCAGAACAGAACGGGAGGTTCCGTTTGCTGCGTTATAACGACCAATGAAATTTTGTTCAGCCTGCTTGAAAAATTCTTCCGTGTTCTGCCAGAGTTTATGTTGAAACAAAACCGGACGAGTGCGCATTTCAATGCCGCTTACGTTTAACAATCCGTTTTTAGGATCGTAAATCATTTGGACTCCTTAGCCGCTTTAGGCCAACTTATTCGGTTCAAGTTGGCGCGAATCGTTTTGAAGAAACTTCCTTCAATCACTCCACTAAACACTGGCGCATTTAATTGATGCTGCCAGTGATGTGCGACGATTGCGCCGATTAGAGTTTTCGAATCCAGAACATTCTTCGCTGCCTCTTCGATCATTTCGCGATAGTTAATATCCATCCCAATAAGCACACCATTAGCAACAACGGCGCAGTCGAATGGAGAGATAGAAGAGGCGATTGCCGGAACAGCAATAACCAATTCATCCTCGCAGTAACGCGAAACAGAAGTTACGACAGTTCGAGAGAAGAAGTTCAGTTCGCCGTAATAAGTACGAATAACATCTTCTGTATTCAGTTCAGGAGAAAGTTCAACGCGGAAAACACGGTAATCTACGCGGCGATGATTTAAATCTCCGCGTTGAATTGCTTTGTCTCCGAGATTGTTTTGAAGTTCAGCTAACTTTTGAACATCGTGAAGGCTAACGATAGGGAACATTATTTTCTGTCCTCGTAGGATTTAACTGAGTTGATATAATCCAACATTTCCAATTTGTGTTGGATAATAAACCGATCAAAAAGTTTCTTTCCTTTTTCCGTCGCCCAAGTCAGCGAACGAAGGAAGTCGATTCGATCATAGATGAAGTTGACTAAGCGAAAGCCGTCGCTTGTGTACTGAGGAAACGAATGCAGCAATTCAGTTCGTAATCCTTCCACAATCGTTACGGCGCGACCGGGCAAAATTCCCCACAAAATATCGGAGTCACGTAGAACTTTTTCATAAACCGTTTGAGGTTCGCGATCCGGCATATACGGAAATTCCGTAATGTAGATCAGCTTTTCGATTTCAGGCAACAGACGTTTGAAATCGGAATCAGCGGGAGAAGCCCACGTCCAATCCCTGAGCGCCGCAATTGCATTTTGGATATTAACGTTATCGCTATATTCGCCGAGCGTATGATCCATATCGTGAATCAAAGCAGCAGCGAGCAAACAAAAAACTGCATCGCGATCATCATGCGCTTCTTCTGGAAGAAGATCCATACACAACATCGCAACGCCATCCATGTGCAGGTTCGAATGATAAAATGCGGTGCCACGAACAGAATTATTTTTCTGAATCCATTCGTGATACTCAACGAGATTGTACTGACTGGTTAAACTTTTCAAACGAGCTTCAAACTCAATACCGGTTAGCAGTTCCATTTTATTCTCCTAACGGCGAGACAGAATTTTGCTCACCATCGATCACTTTTTATTTGGATCGAGATTGCTGGCTTTCCCTTGCCAGCCTTCCCACATTATTTCTCGCATAAGAAATATCTGCGAAGGATCAATCTTCGGCTCTTTTTCTCGTGCGAACCAAACTTCAAACTCTTCCCGCTCTGACATGATCATTTCTCCTTATGCAGCAGATGGAAAAAGTGTGCGCCAGAAACCAGCGCCTTTTCGTTTCGTTTCGCCAATAATCGGCGGTACGCCAGAATAAAAACCGTGCATGATAGCAGCGGATAAATCTTCAAGCGTCAATCTCGCAATTCGATCACTTGCACCTAAGTGCAGTTCATCAGGAGAGCTTACGTGTTCCGGCACGCGAGAAACAAACGTGGAGAGTAGAAGATAAAAATCTTCGCTCAAACAAACAGTGCCATCTTTCAATTCAAACAATTCTTCACGCACGTTTGTTTTGTCAGCGACAGGAACAATGAGAGGAATCGCATTTTCGGGGCGCTTGATAGCATAGGCATCGTACAGCGAAGCAACATGCGGAAAGCGATACTGAATTTCAGTACAGAATTCAACGACAGTTTCCTCGTCCGTGTGGGGAACGATGAGAGTTATTAATGCGAATTCCTGAGACGGAGCGAAAGGCTTTAACAGTTCGTTTTGAAAATCAAGTAAAGCATTTACGTTCATAATCTATTTCCTCATTTAATTTTTAGACCGCGTACAACTTCTCCCGCGAGATTGCAAAGTTTTAAAAATTGGAGTGCGTCTTTTTCATAACGCGCTTTGTATTTAATACTAACTGCCAAAACTTCCTCACCGAGTTTTAAAGCAGTTTTGTATTTATTTGACATGATCGCACGATACATTGCACAAATCTTGTCAGACATTTCTGTAATGGTTGCGTTAGGTCTTTTAACGCGGTCGAGTTCGAGTTTAAACGCGATGAAGTCTAACCAGAGTCTACGCGCTTGTGCTTGAGTCCTTAACTTGCTCATATGTTTACCTATGCAAATGTGTGTATACTGCGCCCTGCCCTTATCTTAAACTAACGAAGCGGCAGAAACAAGCACTATTTTGGACACAAATTTGCAGAGATAAACGAAAGGGAACCTATAAGTTATTCCTACAGGTTCCCTTTTGGTTTACACGTCTCGATGGTACTGCTTCATAACCTTAGCGTAATACTGCGGAGAACGAGCGCCTTTCTTGTAAGCTGTTTTGCCCACGTTGTAAGAATGCACGATGCACCTAACATTGTTTCGACAAGTCGCTTTTAAGTCGGCTACGATTTCCGCTGCCTTATCCACATTTTTGCGATAGTTCATCATTTCTTTTCGCGTGGTAGCATGGTAGCGAGGCACAACCTGACACATACCAATGGCACCACGATTAACAACGTTCTTTCGCAGTTGGGATTCGGTTACACATAACGAAACCAAAAGTCGCGTATCAATTCCATGTTTTTTAGCGGCGCTATCAAACACGTCACCGAGATCTTCTGGCTGCGGTAAATGTGCGTACAACTTTTGCAGACGTTTCGATGCAGATTTTTTCTGAACGGAAGTCTTTAAAAGTTCTTCTCCTTGTATATGCTGTGAAGATGAAACGGAAGCATCTACAGTCAAAGGAATTGCTAGAGATAGGATCAGTCCCACGCACATTCTGGCAAGGGAACCTCTTTTGATCACCTCAATAAGTTTTAGGTTCATTGGAATTTATTTTCTCCTAGTTGTTTTGCGCTAGGCCGTCATAATAACAGACCGTAAAGGTTTTTGTATTTTGCTATACCCCTCCTATCACGTACAAGACAATCGTAATTGTATGGATCGATCCAAAGGATTTGCCATCGACCAATCTTGTAGAGATATAAGCGCCCTAGAAAGAATCTTTCACTGCGCATTTTACGCAATGCTTTTTCACAATGCAGACGAAAGAATTTCTCGTTCGCCTCGTACTCATTGCGAGCCAGATACAATAGAACAGCACGCAAGTTTTTAAGCGGCGTGTCTCGTCTCATGTGGCGACCCATACAGTAAAATTATTTGGCGATCTTGTTGGTGCTACCGAAACCACCTTCGCCGCGCACTGTTTCAGACAATTCTGAGACAATGTTAGGTAATGGTCGTTCGGTTTTCACAAACAGCAATTGAGCGAACGCTTCACCACGCGGAATATGAAGACGGCGACCAACGTTGCCTGTATCACGCGAGTAGGTTTGTCCGTTCTGTTCGAACTCTTCCATAATTGGAAATTGAGTTTGCGAAACTTTTGTGCCGCCGCCGTTCAACCAAGTCGCAGCCATCCACGGGCCGCGATAATCCGGATCGATAAGGCCGAGAGTATTTGCGAGAGCTACGCCAAACTTCGCACCGAAGCCAGAACGCGGAAGCAAAAGGCAAGCAGTACCTTCGGGAAATTCTGCGCTGAAACCTAACGGAATGAGTTGTGTTTCGTGCGTAATATAAAAATCTTCCTGCGCTATAACATCCAGCGCGGCGCTGAACGGAGTCCCATAAGAAGGCGGGATGAAATTTGCTTTGTATTTTTCATCCGGGAGAATGTTGAACAGAATCTGCGAAGATACCGGAGTGAAGATCTGAGTCATTTTTACTTCCTTGATTTTTTACGTTTGATTGAAACTTCGATTTCGAAGATGTAGGTATCCGGCGAATCATCCATAATATTGCGCCCTAAATGCAAGCGCACTTCTGGATTACCGGAAATATATGCAACAGCTACCATGCAAGACTTAACGTATTTGTAATCGTCAGTCATTTTGATTTCTTCGTGCTTGTCACCAGAAGAAATGCTCACATAAAAACTTTTACCAGCTTTTAAAAGCTGCAAGGAATTTTTAGGAATTGATTGCATGGTAGACTTAGAGCCGCGAGTTTTCTTCATCACTGAGAACCTTTTCCAAGTGGGGATTCAATCAGTTAAACTGAATACTGACACTCACTGGCATGAACAATTTTATTTATATTCGCGCCTTCGAGAATTTGAATCAACGTTAAAGGGCCACGGTCGAAAATAACTTTCCCGCTAACCAGATTATCGGTTTGATAGCGATAGCAGACTTCTGCATTTTTCCCTTCAAAGGAAGCCGCCGGATTAACGGCTTTCATAAAGCTATCTTCACCCGGATAGTTTTTGAAAGTGCGAGAATCAAAATAGTGCGTAGTGCCGTCATCAAACAGATCATCGTCGAGACGAACAATTTCACGGAAAGGCAATTCAGCATCGCTGCGAACAACAACACCACGTAAAGTTACGGTTGTGCTATCTGCCAATTGGATTTTAAACTCCACGCGAGAGTTTAACGCTTCTTCATTTTGTTTCGGAAAGAAGTCATAGCCTACAGTGGAAACAACGCCCATAAATAATTCCCCATAACGTAGAAAGGCGCAGCACATGCCACGCCTATATTTTGTTTACAGATTAACGACACATGCTTCGTCGTTGATAGGAAAACCGCGCTCGTCTTTTTCACCGGAAAATTTAGTCAGATGGAAATAGAGATCGGTTTGTTTAATGCCAGTTGAGATAGTGAGGCACTCGCTTGTGAATGTTGTCGTCACATGCGAGATTGAAACATCCTCTACACTCAAGCGCCCGGACAGTTCAGTTAAACTTATCAGGCCGTGCGCATAAAGAGTCAGAGCCTCAAGACAAATTTTATTCAATTCCAATTTTGTTGGAATTCCAGTTGATTGGTACATTTTATTTTCTCACAATGATTTTAAAAGTTCGAGGTCTTCGGCAGCCAGCAGATCGCGGAAAGAAGGAACCTTTGTATTTGAGGTGAGGCTAATGCGATGCAAACGAATTGCAGCACCAACAGCGTCGTCAATCGCAACAGCAGGATCAACGCCGCGCATAATTTTTTCTATGATCTCTTCCCGATGCGGGAACAGCGCAGAACTTTCCATGCCTTCGGCTTGAAAACGAACGAGAGTATTTGACTGTACTTCGTTGTGGGCTTTAACCATTGCATCCAGTGCTTTCTTACGGTTCATCTTTGCCACAATTATTTCCCCATCACTTCGTTGTACAGAACAGTCATTACATCAAGCAAAGCAGTCTGCGATTTATAGTTGTCCATCATGTTGCCGTTAAACGCCGCAACTTCAAACGCGTTTTCGATTGTGTTCACAAAATCGTATTCGTTCGTGCGTCCATTTTCCAGCACGTAAACAACACGCACCCCATATGACTCCTTTGTGATTTTGGTCGAAACTGCCTTTTCAGACAGCGAACAAATCAGAGGCCACATAGGGCGAGTTTCATAACGAGAACTACTAACACCAAAATCTAAATCAGCGCCTTGCAGAAACTCAAAACCTGCATAAGTTTTCTGACAGCGAGCGTCAACAGATTTCGTCAACGCTAGATCCTGAGTAAAGATTTTGGGAACAGACTCACTAGCATAAGATTGCTGTACCGATGCAAACATAATTGCTGATAACACAATGCTAGAAACTTTCATTTACTACTCCGTTATGTTTTCCGTAGGTTGTTTGGTCGTGTCATACATAACACGTTCAGAGAATTCATTTACTACTTTCCAGTCAGTTTGATCACCGCTTGCGGTTTTCAATTCACATGCGACACGAATAGCTTCTTCGCAAGTTGGATATGATGCAATTTCGTGAGGCCGTCCAATCTGACGCATAAACGGGCCAGAATATCCCACTCCAACATATTCTACGTGAGCGTTTACAACGGAAAAATGTGGCATGATTTATTCCCCCTTACGTTTATCGATTGCGTTGAGATAAAGATCGGAAAAAGAAACTTTGCATGATACTGAACTTGAGTTAGTCTGAGTCATTTCGGCGCGTCGTTTCGCCGACTCTGTTTCCTGATTTGATTCGTAATAACGTACAGCCTGAATTGGATCGATCCGATTCGAGATTGCCATGTAAGACTCCTTTCTAAAGTTACCACCTACTTTGGAAAGACGCCTATGCCGCTTCCCAACGGGCAAGCGTTATTGCCTGCCCGTCTGGAAAGTCTACCTGAATAAAACTGAAACTTCTAGCGGAATTTTGGACACTTATTTGCGGAGTTTATTGCCGCTTCGTCCGGGATTTCCGCACTGTATGGGTAACGGCATGAATAGCGTCCTCTATGGTATCGCCACCAATCATACCATAGCCATATACATTGCGATCCTTCTCCGACAAAGTAACGCCCCAACCGCCCTGAGATTCATGATACTGATCGAAGTACAGAGGATCATAGAAAATATGGAAATCGTGCAGGCCATATTTTTTACACACCTGATAAATTTGGGTATATGACCAGTTATAGGTTTTGTCGTCAAGCTGATATTCTTTCCAAGAAGCAATATTTGCAATGTCCGATATTGCAGGAATTCGATCAGCAGCTTTGGCGTAATATTTATGTAATTGAGTTTGAATTTCTTCGGTACTCAATCCATAAGATCGGAGATATAAAATCAGAGGAACGGGAGATTGATGAATGGCGTACTGCGTGGCGATGTTTGGATCGAAAGTTTCTTTCTCTTCTTTCTTTTCAGGTTTATCGAAGTTTGCGATATAGTTTCTCATCAGTGCGAAAACTTTTTCGCACGCCGGAAATAGAAGAATCTGTTTAACTTTGTCGATACGAGAATTGGAATATCCAAATCCAAGTTGGTGATGAAGGCGATCAATAGAAACGTCATCCACCATCGCAAGTTTGGTTGCAAGGTCGAGATCAACTTTTTGCATTTTTCTCTCTTCAAATGAAAAGCGGCCTGAATGAACAGGCCAGCTTGAGTTTATTTATTAACGATACGTTCCATTGCATTCAGGAACATTTCGGCGAGACGCGGAGCACCGAGTTTACGCAGACTGTTATCGCTATATCCACGGGAAGCCAGTTCTGCAATCAATTGCTGCCGAGAAAGCGTAGGAATCACTTCACGAAAATTTTCATTCGTCACCAGTGCAACCGGAGATTCTTTTAATGCTTTCGCTTCTGCCAGTGCTGCGCGAAGTTCTGACTCACTCATATTGCGAGCGCGATACGGATCAACTACCTTTGCCGCAACAGCCTCAACCATTAAGAGGCGATGTTGTTCCGATACAGGTGCAGAGGAAGAATCAGAAACAGGATCGATATGGAATCCAGCCTGCATCTTAAATTTATCTACCGCAGAGATAAACTTATCTGCAAACTTATACAGACCATCTACAGATTCGATGCACTCGATGTAACTTTCGATCTGGTTTTCCATTTCCTCAACCGTGTAATCTGCAAGTTCCATTCCGGAAACAAGTTCGCGCACAATAGAAGAAAGCACTTTCAGTTTATAGCCAGAAGATTCGAAACGGGAGCGCCAGTTTTCCAGCCAGTTTTTGAATGCAGTGTTTGCGATTTCGGAATACTCAAAAACTTCATCCATATCCAAATCTGTTTCTTCTGCCATGACTTCCAGCAGTTGATAGTGGCGCAAACTTTTTGCAGTGTGCGCAGGAATGGTGCCGGAGTCAATCAGCGCACGGCGCACATCTTCGGTGCGTACATTGAGCCAATACGAAAGTGAGTGATCGTCAGAGTCGCAATGATTGCGAAGAAGCGCGAGCAATTCTTTTTGAGAAGCAGAACCTGATTCCTCTTCATCGTCATCTTCGTCATCTTCGTCCTCTTCCTCTTCGTCATCAGGTAAAGGCTTACGACGAGGAACTTTGGAAGGAGGTGTTACGTCTTCATCCTCATCATCCTCATCCTCATCATCCTCATCCTCATCATCAGGTAAAGGCTTACCGCGAGGAATTTTAGAAGGAGGTGTTACGTCTTCATCCTCATCCTCATCCTCATCCTCTTCTTCTTCGAAGTCTTCCTCTTCCTCATCATCGTCTTCATCATCGTCTTCAGGTAAAGGCTTACCGCGAGGAATTTTAGAAGGAGGTGTTACGTCTTCATCCTCATCCTCATCCTCATCCTCTTCTTCTTCGAAGTCTTCCTCTTCCTCATCATCGTCTTCATCATCGTCTTCATCATCGTCTTCATCATCACAACGATAATGGGATACAAACTGTTCCATGATAGTACGAGCATCATTGCTCATACTGTCAACAGAAATAATATTCTGTTCTTTGCCGTCGAAAGCATCCAACCAACCTTGCACGATAGCCTTCAATACTGCGTCGAATTCGACGTTTTCGAATTTAACAAATTCATCGAATTTTTCGCGAGACAGAAGGCCGAGATCAAAAAGTTTTTGGAGAATGCCTTGCGGCCCGATTTGCGCCATACGCGATACAAGCATATGAGATCGGGCAGACGATTCTACGCCCAAAATAGAGGCAAGGTATTCGACAGCCTCATTATACCAGCGACCAAACATGTTACTTAATTTCGCATAGATGGAACGGTTATCGGCGATAATACGCGAGGCATTCAGGCGGGAGGCAAGTTGCAGCCAACGAACCGACTCTGCCTGACGATCAAATGCGTAGCGCACGCTGAAAAATTCCATCAACGCATCAGTAGTCAAAAACAATCGTTCAAATGTATACAGGTCTTTGTAGATTGTTTTGAGAATATCCATACGGAGTGTAGCGGCACGCATTTGATTATTGATGCCGATTGAGCGAGCCAGTTTGATCATTGACTCGTCAGACTCCAGCGCAAACAGATCGTTCAATTCGATCATGCGACCAGAAGTAGCGTTATCCAAAACTGTTTGCAGCGTAATGATATTGTATTCTGCAAACTCTTCCGGAATCTCACCATCATCAAAAATGCACGCCAAGAACATCGGATATTCAGGCGCACGCAATTGCTTTTTCATGAATGCGTGAATAGTCTGTTCCGGAGTTTGATCTTCCACAAGAGAAGTCTCCGAAGCAATCAGGGAACCGAACAGCGTTGCAATTTGTTTGATTGCATTTTGACGCTGCATACCAGTTTTAGGAAGCTGCAAATTGAAATCTAACATTTATTCTTCATCCTCTTCTACAATTGCGGAACCGAACAAGAATTCAATCATCGCACCGTGTTCAGTTTTGATATGAGACAGTTCGCCGGAGTCACGAAGGAAGCTATCGTACTCTTCGACAAAATCGATTTGGTTGATCTGTTCAATCAACCAATCGCGATCTTTTTCTTTGTAGTCATCATCAGCAATATTGTTGATGTTATACACTTCACGAAGTTGCTCAATGGTGAGAGCGTCGAGAACAAAATCTTTGTGAATTTGCGGATCGATATTGATATCGTATTCACTGTTAATCAGTCGATGCGATATCAACGCCTCACAGTCGCCAAAACTGAACCACAGTTCAGATTTATGCGTAGGGATTTCGAACGGCTTGAGAAAGTGCTCGTTGAAATAATCGCGGATCATATCAATGTATTTTCCGCTTTCAGAAAGACGCTGCGAAAGTGCCAGAACAATTTTAGTTCGTGGTTGATTGGCCGCGTTTTCAATTCCCATTGACTGCAACAGTGTCGCCAGATCTTTATCGGAGAATAAAGCCAGCGCATACCACCATTCACCTTCATTGAGCAAACGACTAATTACTGCTTCGGAAGTGATATTTTTCATCATAGTTGCCTTAGTTGATATCCTTTAATGCGTCACGCGCTGCCTTTGCTGTTTCAGGCGTAAGTTTTTCATACGCGAATTTCAATGCTTCGAAAACATCGAGCGTCGGATCTTCTGGAGTCCATCCAGACCAGTCAACCCAATCAGCATCATTCTGTAATACTTCGAGTCCGGTCGCGACAAATTCAGCAGAAATATTTTCTTCAATATCTGCCTCATAATCCTCATCGGTAATATCAACGCCGATACTCGCCATAAGGTCATCGCGCTGTCTCTCACTCAACGCCGTTTTCAAAAAATCGTCGATCTTCTGAATGTGACGAACCCAAACAAAATGCTCTACGGCGAACGCGAAGAGTTCCATTCGATTTAAAGATTCTACTTCGGACAACTCAGCAGACGGCATGAAAGTAAGCAGACGAATCGAAGAGAGTCGCGCTAACTCTTCCGCGCTATCGCGAAGGTGTCCATGATCTACCAGAACGTTACATGCACGGCACGCAGTAACCAATTTCTCTGTAGGGAGAGAAACAAGAAACTGTTTAATATCTTCGTCTGAAATGATTTCAAACGGACGATCAAACAACGGATGTTCTGCCGCCATACTGCTAACCTGATTCAGAACAGTTTTGGTTACTGAAAATTTACAGTTTTTCAGAGCAGCAATAGCGTAGTTCTGCAATTCTTTTGGATGGGCGCTGGCCTCTGCTTTTTCCAGCTCGTTAGCAAAGTCCGGATTGATTTCGGTGACGTTCATACGTTCAACCACAAGAGCGAATCGAACGCCAGATACTAACTCAGAAAGAGTCGCATAGTTTTTCACGGTAAGCCTCACTTTTTAGTCATTAGCTTATCGCACTGCTTATGCAGGCGACGCATACGCCAGTTGTTGAAACGAAAACGAACAGAACGAATAAAACTTTTTAAGGACATACTTTTTGCCTCTGCAACAAATCAGCTACCGCTAGGTTTTTAGCTTTTGATTCGCACATGATATCAAACTCATCAAAAGACAGCGCCCAAGCGTTTACAAGTTGATTGTGGAAATAATCTGAATGCGCACGCAACTTGGTTTTCGGAACAGATAGTTTGTTCTGATCCGGAAACACATCAGAAGGAACGAATTCAGGACGTGAAATAGAATAGTGCATTGTCGGACGAACACCGCGCCAACTCTCTACAACAAGTTGCACACGCGGATCATCTGGTTGAATGTATTCATTCGTCATGACCCAATGATGATGAATATCTAAAACCACCGGGCAAAGATCGGATAGAGTCAAACAATCTTCAACGCGGCTTGTTAGTTCGTCATTCTCAACAGTCAACATACGACGACACTCAGGAGAAAGTTTTTTAAAGTTCTTTCTGAATCCGTCTGCGCCAAGTTTGCCGCTTAGATGAATGTTGATTTTGAAATCTTGAAATTTTCTGCCGTAACCCATAAGCGAAGCAATCAACGTGTGATACTCAAGATCGCGAATGGAGTTTTCCACGACTTCCGGCCTATCACTAGCAAGCACGGTAAACTGACCCGGATGGAATGAAAGTCTAATGCGATGCAGTCGAGCAAAATCCCCCAACTCACGCAATGGCTTTTCAATCACAGGCAAAACATACTTGCGACTAATAGCACTGAAATCTTTGTGAGTGAAAAGCGGTAGGAGTTCGCTTGTGATTCGCATCATGCGTTTTGTTTCTGAACGGATCGCTAACATACGCGCCATTGCATGAACGGAACGAATGTTGTGTAAGCCAATCTCAATCAGTTTTTCGATTTGCTCGTCGCGCTGCAAAAGCGATAAACGAGAAGCCGTGACGGTGCGAGACGGGAAAGGTTGTTTGCCATCTTTCCCCATATATTTACAAGCGAACCCTACGCGCATTTACTACCTCAGAATAAAACGTTCTATAACTATTTACAGATATCCGTATTCCCAACCGCTATTGACTGTATCCGAGTTCAGATAAAGAGTTCCCGTTGTTCCAAAACATTCCAGATCGGAAATTGAATCGACTATATTTAACATGCGATCAAGTTTTGAATTTGAAATGTAGTCACGCCAACCGTGATGACCGCCGGGAATAGATGCCAAAGCGGAGTGAAGTTTTTCAAGCGGGCAAATATGAATTTCCTGAATCGCATCACCGAAAGCAGCTAAAAGGCCAATCTGATATTCAGGCGGCGGGAAAAGATCACTGCGCATATTGCAGTTTTCTTTCCAGAATTTTTCTACGTCGATATAGATTCCATCCTTCATAAAAAGGATAGTGTACTGACTGCCGAGAATTTTAAGTTCGCGGGCTGTAACAATAATCTTGTCTGCCATTATTCTAATTCCTACAATTAGATTTCGTCCAAACTAACCCATACCATGTTTTCAGGGCCAGCACGTTTATGCACCCGTGTGCTTTCGCCCCAACCTGCATCGATGAAACGCTGGCGCAGTTCGGCGTAAACTTTGGGAGGATCGATACAGTCAAGGTGGCATAACTCAAGATGAATTAAGCCGGGAACCAAATCGAATTCTTTTTGTGCGTAGTCGCTTTCTAACCATTCGGCATATTCTGCCATTTCTTTTGGATAGTTTTTATCGCGACCATAGTAAGGCGAAGGAGTTTCACCGCCTGCAATTTCAAGCAGACAAGTATTAGCACGCTTGATTGCTCTGCGAATAAAAGTTTCTTGTTCTTTCTTCTGTTCCGTTTTCAGGTCTTGAAACTGCTTTGGCGAAACAGGCTCAGGCTGTTCAATTACTCGATGGTACATTATGATCCCCTTCCTTCTCGTTCGCGTTGATAGTAGCAGGACTCGCACAAATCATCCCACTCGCCATACACTTCACCTTCTTCAATATCTTCCCCGCAATCAGTGCAGCGAGAATACGGCTGTTCTTGATCAGACATAATCACCTCAGTTGAGAATCTTTGCTTCCACGACGATTGTAATACGAGTAAGAAGAACCGTCATGCTCCGCTTGATGGGCTACGCAATATTTTGCGTTAGGCATTACTTTGCGGCGTGCTTCTGGAATTTCTTGCCCACACTCCAAACAATGTTTGCTTCCAGCGCCCATAAGTTGAGCGCGAGCAAAATCAATTTCATTTTGAGTGTTGCTTTCGATAGTGTCGTGTACACCATCATCTTTTGTAAAACCTACAGCCATTATTTCTCCTTACATTGGACAAGAGGAATCGTGCAGATTGTTTAATCTTTATTTCTATTGCTCATCGCAATATTGCGCACAAGGCGTTTCAACTGTTCTTCGCTCAGGTGCGTAAGCTGTTCAGCACGGAACGGAAGAAGTTTCGATAACACATAAACCATTTCAGGTTTAGGCACATCATACTGATCCGTATCACGACCACAGCTAATAGTGATGTTGAGCGCAGACGCAATCGTGCGAGCAATAGAATGGAAATTCAGCGGCTCACACAGAGGCTGTTTAACGCCGTTGAGATATTCAACGAGTTCCTCAGTAAGCATCATACGATTCATGCGAGGAAATTCTTCTTTGCGATCCGGAAGAACATCAACAAGCAAATCACGCATAACTGCCATATCGACAGATTCAATATCAATCGCATCGACAGAAAGTAAACGCACAATAACATCGGTCGGAAGCGCTACGGTTTTGTTCGGTTTTTTCGGAAACGCTTCGTCTTTATTTGTGCAGAGATAAAACTTTAACCAGTTACGTGCAATTTCCGGTTTTGAGAAAACCTGCGCCGTAAGTTTGCTTGTTGCGATAGCGATTGTTTCATCGTCAACACGATCAACCATATCCATTCTTTCAATGGAATCTTCGTGGGCATCCAAAAGACCAACACGAACGGGCAAAGTTGTATTCATGATAACGGTGTGTTCGGTTTGACCGTTATCCGCAATCAGACGAGCAAAACCAGTTCCGAAATAAACGATCAATTCGTCATTGGTCAGGCCGTGTTTTTCGACTACGGTTCCGACAGCATCTGTCAGTTCGTCAAACGCCTCTTTCATGAAAGAGGGAAGTTCAGCAGGAGTAGTTAACGGTTTCATAAGTAATCCTTTAATTTGGGGTTTAAATGAGAAAAGCCTTCCCCTATAGAATACAGGAAAGGCTTAGGGAAAGACAGCGGATTTTTGGACAAGGATTTGCGGAGTTACGCGGGTTTGTCTGCCCGGATAAACTCAGGCGGCACGAAATCCGTTAGCCATACGCCGTTGTTTGAGCGATACAGCTTATAGCCAGCATCGTGCATCGCACGCGCATTAATGTAGAGAACACGGCAAACAGCTTTCTTCCGCGAACCGACATTTTCAGCCGTTACCCAATCGTGAGAAAGATGAACCAGATTTCGATTCATACTGCGCACGCCGTTAATCAGAATATCGTTAACGTTATTGATGTTGGTTCCGTGATAAAGAATATCCGGAGGCACTAAAGACTCATAATCAATTTTCACGAAGTCGAGCGAGTGACCTTGTGCGCAACGAATCTTTTTAAAATCGTCTGTAAATTCGAAGCGACGTTTCTCGTCATTTTTCACAATAGAGATTAGCTGATCCATATCAATCAGCTTATCGCACTTGTTCACCAAATCGCGAGCATCGACCCAACCTTGCGAATCCATTTCCAATCCGATCTGCGCAGGATTGTGTCGAAGAAAATAAGTTAAAGTTACGCCAACACTTCTGCCTTTCATTTTTCACCTTTAGCTGTCATGCGAATTGTGTGAGTTACGGGAAACTGCAAATGCTTTCCGAATTCATTTTCTGGAGGCAGCGAAAAGAATGCGCCACTCGAACAGTGAACTTCACGACCTTTCAGAATTTTGGTTTGAACCGCAGAGATTTCTGAATCTTTAGCGCTTGCAATTCCGATTATCAAATCTGTTTGAAACTCAGCATCGAAAACTTTCTTTCCGAGGCGATGAGATTCCCACACGATTCTATTCTTAATATGCGTGCGGTCAAATGACCGAGAAACCATGAAGGCAAGTTCATAGTTAACTTTAACCGTGCGGAGCATTGCTTCCGTCTTCGCTAATTCAGCCCGTAACTCAGAAAGAGTTACAGGATTGTTTTTGGCGTCACGAACTTCTTTCCAATAAAGTTCGTGATTATCGCTTTTGCAAAGATGCCTACGCAGCGTTTCGATAGAGTTGCGTTTAAACTTGATCTGTTTGCGCAGTTCTTTTGCATAAGCAGAGAGACGCATTCCAATCAGATACTGTTTCTCACAGAAATCGCCGTGGTAATGTTCGTGATTCGATGGTTTCTGTTTTTGTCTACGGTGCGTCAGCGTGAACAGATGAGACATAATCACTCCAAAGGTTTTAAAGGCAGGTCAAACTTCAATGCCATTTCATTGACAGCAATTCCAGTGCGCGGATCAGAGAGATCATAATCCGTGAAGGAAAGAATAACAGCAGCAGCTAAAAACCGCTCAGACATTTCTTTAGGTTCCACACTCCAGATCTGAACAACATAAGGGTAGTTCGGATCATCAGTGCGAAAACTATCAAGCGAATTGTGCCACATCATATTTGTATATGTGATGGCCTCAGTTTTAAATCGGTTATCGCAGAGCATAGAATGATCGCTCATAAAAGAATAACCAACTTGCGGAGCGCCTAAACTTTTATGGGAACGAACATCCATAAGTCGAGGCGAACTAAAATGCGCTCGCCAGAAATTTAAATCAGAATCTGTCTTATTGAATTGTTTGTGTCCAAAAGCGTAAGCCAGATTATGTTCAGTAGGTAACATTAGAAAAGTGTTCAAGGGAACTTCCTTTTCATTGAATTGTGAGTTTGAGTAACGCGCCCTGTACTCATGCTGTAACCAAGCGCGATATTTTTATGATCAAGTCCAGACTCTACCGCCTGATAGATATGCAGATCGCGCAGGTCAGTAAGAGCTTTTTCGATACGAGCGAACTTCTCAGGGGAAATATTTTCACTGCGTAATTCCCGCTTGAGTTCCTGAACGATTAGATCAAAAGCACGGCAGTGTCTGTCCATCAGAGTTCCCAATTTTCGTTTTCAATTCGAAGTTCTTCGGCGTACTGTTCCAACTCTTCGTACAGAAGAGAAGTAGCATCATTGTCGCCGCGCGATTCTTTTAAGATGAATTTCTCCAGTGCTTTTTCGAATTCATCTTTGGTTTTCACGTTATAGACAGAAACATGTTCGGCGAAAACACGCTTCAATCTAGGAATACTTTTACGCAGTTTTTCTACGTCAATAAAATATTTACTGTAGCGAGTCTGCAACAATCCGATAAGATCAGCAATGAAGAGTGCCATGTTGATAAAGCCGATACGCATTTCTTCGTGCTCGTCCAGATTGAAACGAATTGTCTTTGTGCAAGAAGACAATTCAACAAAACCGTATCCATTATCTCCAATCATTGCACAAATAGAGGATGTGAAATATTTCACATCCTGATCGAGCCACACGCGGAAACAAACGGGCTTCTCATCGCGCATTGCGTCAACAATCTCAATCAGTTTGGTATGCAGAAGTCGCAGTTTGCGAACGAAACCATTCAAAGGAATTGCGGCCTCGTTATGAATAGTCACTTTTGTTTCGTGCTGGAAATGCAGGCCAACGTAAATTTCTTTCTTACCACAATCCAATTTTTCAGCAGTATGGATCGTGTAGCTCATTGCAGACATGGATTCCGCGTTGGCTGCAAAGATAAATTTTCGTTCACACTGTTTAAGAAGGTTTGCCATTTTAATTCCTTAACACCAGACGATAATCAATGGTGCCGTTTGAATAAGTGAAGTCCTCGCGGCCTGTCCACGGATAACCAACGTCCATAGATTCTTTCATGACCACAACGCCTTTTGGAAAAACAGGAACCAGATAGAGAGGAATGCGCAGCATAGGAAAGTTTGAGTTCTGCGTAAAGCCAGCGGGAACAAAACCCCATGCCTGTAGATCTCTTACAGACATTGAAGACCAATCAAAATCTTTGAATCGTTTTTCGCAAAAGAAAATGATTCGATACGCGATAAAATCTTTTATGTTCTCAGAAAGAGTGCGAGCAGATTCCAAACTCTCGAACAAGGAACGCGAGTCATCATCCCAAGTGCTATCTAAATTGCGAGACAGTTTGGCACGCACATTTGCAATGCGGCGGAAATACAAATTGCGTGCTTCATCTTCGCTCATGGTTTCATGATTAGCGACAATTTCAGCCATGCTTGAAAGCAGAGTTGCCAAAGTATTCATCTGCGATTTCTCTCTTTTCTGAAATAGAAATAAGAGCGCTGGCTTGTCATAACCAAGAGCGCGATAAAGCCTACACAGATCGCAACATAGCGAGCGGTGCGAACAGGGGGATTTTCTTTCAGCCAGAAAATAAAAAATAATCCAGCAGCAAGAGCAGCGAAAAACCAAAGTAATCCGAGAATTTTTTCTCCGTACTGTTTCATGGTTATCTCCGTTTAGATTTACGTGACCTCTTAGGTAAGACAAGTTTCTTGTATTGCGCTCGCGTCTGCCAGTGTGGTGCAGGTCTTTTATTATCCTCACGCTCGAACCAACCGCACGTCGCTTCTTCATCGCTTTGTGGACACACTACTTTGACGTTAAGGTGATCAGCTAGAATCGCCATGATCGCAACAGACAAACTTGTTCTCATTATTTATCCTTAGAGTTTCTTCGGTCGATAGTACGCCTCACGTTTCGCCTGCTTCAAGCGAGAGCGAAGTTTATCAAGAGGCGTTTTCTGTTTTGCAATTTTTGCACGACGCTTCTGACGCATTTCAACAATCTTCATATACCGATACACAAGAGAGAAAAGATGCGCCAGCAGCGTGATTGAACCAAGAACGTAGAACGCGGTTTGACTGGCATGTAATGGATTCATAACATGTTCCTTTTCCGGCGCTCAGTTAAAACGTGGTGGACAAGTTCTTGCGGAATTATATCGCTTTCCATTTGCAGAAATTCGGAAGGAACAGGACAATTGAAATCTAATTCAATGCGTCCCTCAGAAATAGATTTACAGATATCCGTCCACGAACTATCGACAGGATCTTCCCATAAAGGAAGAGTCTCAGAGTAGAAACGATCAACTTCCGGCGAATACAGACGTGTGTTTGAATCCGCTAAAACCTTAATTGCCGGACGCGCTGCATTTTTATGAGAAAATAATCCATCCTGTTCACACAGAAAAGGAACAAGAAAATGTTCTCCTTCTCTTGCTGCGCGTACATCCGGAAGCATACCCATGTATGCAAAAGGACTGGTTACATAAGGTAACGGGAAAAACAGACGAGCACGAACCGCCAAACGGACAGCTTCGATACTTGCAATTCCTTCATCAGAATAATGAACATGCAAAGAAGGAAACACATATTCATGAATTGCGCGGGGCGTATCTTTGTCGGCTTGCACTAAAATAAAGATAGGTTTAGGCTCAGAACCTTCCTTGAGAATTTTAACTGGCAGAACGAAAATATAGCGCTCTTGCCAGCGATTGTCGATGTTAAAGAATTTGCCTTCGGTTGTTGGTACGCGAGTAGCAGGAATCATAACAAATCTCCATTTCAGTTTTACGCAGGCCGAAACCTGCGCAGTTTTAATCAATCTTTCTTTGTTCAGGATCTTCTGCGCAGTCAGTGCATCACAGGAATACGCTTTGTTTCTTTATTGCAGCTTTCTCGCGTTAATCCTATCAACAACTTCTTGAGGAACGGATTCAAGATTTTTATCAATGTAGATAGGATTGATTTTTACCGGGAAAGAAAGCCTTCCTTCCTCAACCTGTTCACAGAGTGCGCCCCAGCGCATTCCTATAGGGACATTCAAGGCATGATCCCAAAAATCTTTCTGGATTGCGTCAGTAGAATCCCCAGTAAAGAAACGCAACAAGCCGTAGCGCACTTCTGGATTGATTATATTAATCACCGTTATTGCGGCAATCAGACAGGTAAGTGCAACGAGATAATCATTGAAACTATTCATGATAACCATTCCCCTATGCGACGCAGCAGACATTTACGATCACTTTTTGCTTTGAGCTTTTTATCTATCTCTTCAATGATAGATTCCATCAAATCGTAATAGTCATCCCAAGCGTAGCTGGAAGTATCCAATTCCATGTACATTTCGAATGTATCAACAACGCTCTCCTGCAATTCAGGATCATTCTCCTTGAGTTCAAAGTAAGCCAACGCAGCCTGCTTGTTTTCGAACGGAGGCACTTCGAGTTCACTGCACATTTTGATAAAAGCAGCAGAACCAAAATGCTTATCCAAGAAACTTGTGCGTTTTGTTTGAAGAAAATCAGATCCGCCGATTTGATCAAACATGTTTTCATAAGCATCTTCTTCGCTATCTTCGGAAAGCGAGTCGCCGGAAGTTCTCATGCCACTTATCCGAGAATCTTCCAGAGGAACAATACTGAATTCAGGATCGAGAGTTAAACCTGCCAACTGCGAACACACAAATTGAAGTGCGTGTGTTGCTTCGGCAAAAACAACAGTGCGTTCATCATCGCTTTCAAAATCATCTGCGAATTCATCAGATACCTTAGAGTGAATTCGAATGTTTTCGTCAGCACAAGAAAGTTCAGCAGTGATAACACAGTCATCTGAAAAATCTTCACTTTCAAAAGTGATTGTGGTCGGCGTGATTGTGATGTTTGCCGAGTGCAGCAAAGCACGAATGGTAATGGTGGCGATGTTATCTGTTTCGTTCGTGGTAAACGCTTCAATACAGATAGCGGCAATGAGAGCAAGTTTGCTGTTCATAGCAATTCCTTAACAGTGATTTTCATCCGAGAAGATACCATTCTCGTCGTATTTAGCCATAGAAAAATGATCGTTCCAAATCTTATTTGAAAGATCGTAAACCTCGCACATTTCCGGAGGCATTGAATTAGGACGGCAAAAGTTTTCTGCATCCTGTTCGTTGTTGAAGAACACGACAACAGATTTTGCGCGATGATATTCACACATTCCCGGAATGTGCCACAGTGAACAACAATGCGTACTGCTTTCAGTGCGAGTAAATGAACCGTTGTTCTTTGCCATATCTTCACTAATAGACATTTCTTTATCCTTAAATGGATGCCGCCCTTTCGAGCGGCAAGAAGATTAATATTCGTCGTGGCGTTTGCCATCATGACGGCGACGAATTACACCGTGCTCGTCGCGATAATAATATTGCTCGCACGGAAAACCTTTCGGCGTTGCATAAACACCAACTTCCTCCCATCGGTACGGATCAATTGCTTCTTCACAATCAACCAGATCTTCGATAGGAGATTTCTCAGCAAACATGAACAGAGGAATCCACTCATCAGTTTCATACTGAAACGTCCAAAGCGATTCAGAGAAACCGGGAATAGATGCAAGCTGTTCGTCGGTCACATGCGATGTTTGGATAACGGCAATAACATCTTCACCATTAATGTTTTTGGTACGGAAGCGCAGGAAAGGAGAATCGCGCAGTTCCATATCATTGAGTTGTTCGAAGGTGTAGGTTTTGCCGCGAGTTGGGAATGTCATATTACTTTTCCTTGTGTTTGGGTTAAAAGATATTGGTTTCTAAGAGCGCTCAGAAGAACGCCCTTAACAACCACATCGATATTAACGGAAGTGGTGAATTACAAGAAGCACGCCTTCATGCTTATTATGATTCGGTTCATCAGATTCAACTTCGAAGTAATGAACTTGAGGACGCGCACGCTCATAGATAAGTTCGTCGCGTTGAACCTGATTTGAGATCAGCAGATTCACAATCGCCTGATCAAACGGAGGCAGCGCACCAATCAGATTTGAATTCTGCATTGTGCGGAGCGCGTCTTCCCCGTAGAAGGAATGCTGTTCGTTCTCACGAACGCCGAAGAAATTTGCAACAGCGCCGGAACCGAGTGTTACTTCAAACGAATGCAGAGAAGGAAAAACGAAATTGATTTGAGTGGTAGAAGACATAACTATTTCCTTATTGGGTTTGGTAAAATTTCAAAGGACACTCTTTCGAATGCCCTTCACAATTTATTGTGGAATCAATCGACCATGAATCGCAGGATCATACGGAGGCGATTGTTTGAAATCAGTGTTAAGCGGAAACGAACACACGCTATCCACAAGAAGATCGAATGTGTGCGGTTGATATTCACAAAGAGCAGAAATTTCCTCACTATCTATTGCGGCAAAACAGGCATTAAAACCTATCGGTGAGAAATGAAGGAAGCGCCATTTTGTTTCAGCCCATCCGGGAATTAAGAGCAAAGCATCCAATCCAATATGTTGATATTCAACAACAGAGGGTTTCAGAAATTTATACTGACACTTTTCGGTGCGTACCGGAGGAACGAATCCCAAATAAACATCACGATTACTTTCTTTGGAGATTTTCGCAACTTCGATGAGAGAAAAAACAGCGCCTTTCTTTGGTAGATTGTCCATAACTATTTCCGTATTGTGGTGACATTTCAAAGGACACTCTTTCGAATGCCCTTCACAATGTTTAAGGCTGCATGAATAAAATGCTATCCGTGTTTGCCTGATCGATTGTCATGATCCATTTACCGAAAGTTGATCTGAATTTTGCAGATCGAGAAACGGTTTTAATCAGGTCAAGCGCTTCTGATTTTCTGGCAGAAGGAATTCGTGCCAATTTCAGAAATTGTCTTGTGCTCACGCGCAAGTTCTTTCTTTTACGTTCGGCCTCTTTTTCGTCAAAAAGAACGGTCAACACGGTCTGTACGTTTTTACGGTCAAGCGGGGTTAAAGTGGTCATATTCATTTCCTTATATTGGTGTAATTGGTGCCCTTTTAGTATGCCTGAAAAAGAGAGCCAAAACCAGCGAATTTTCGGACAAGGATTTGCCGACTTGTTAGGTCAGACTCCAGAGATTTAGGCAAGGAAACGCAAAAGGGAATGAGCTTTCGCCCACTCCCTATTATTTTACTTACGGATAGAATCTACAACATCGCCAAATCCCATCATGCGTAACATAGCCGCAGGATCATGTTGCATTTCATCCCAACCTTTTCCGCTTCGGATTTCCGCGCTTTCAACACGATCAACTTCCAGCATGAAATCAGCAAAAGCAGTGCGGAACTCTTGTTCAGTTTCGCCATCTTTCGGCTGACGAAAATTGCGTTGATGTGCGCGACGTTTTAATGAATCAAAATCCGGAAATGACATTGGCATTTTTATTTCCTCAGTAAAGGAGAATTAAACGGAAGGAACGGCCTTTAAATCCGTTATAAAAACTTCCGCGTTCAATTACAGCACTTCCCCAATCGTAGTCTGCGACAAAACGCTTCTCAACTTCGCGCATATCTTCTTTAGTGACTTGCGATAGGATTTGATATTCAGGAAATACAACTTGTATTCCGCGTTGACCATCTGGAACTTCTTCCAGAGTAAAACCAGCGACAACAGGAAAACCAGTTGACGCCAACGCCGCAAATTGAGAAACACAAAACAACGCATCGGCATTGGATAGCACGGAGCGGAATTCGTGTTGTTTCAATACAAGTTCTCGAATCACGGTGCTGTCAATTTTCATGGCTCACCTCACACAATAGAATTGTGTTTGCTTGAATTTTCCCAAATCCACGGACGATGAAGATCGTTTCGGTGTTTGGAAAGTTCTTTGACAAACTCTTCGCTTACCTGAACTAACTCAGTGTTGGTGATTTCGGAATAACACTCACCTCGCGAAGAGGATTTTTGTTGTTGGAGAAATTCTTTGAACTTCTCCAAGTTTTCTTTGCATTCGCAGTAAACGAAACCATCAGGACGTTTACCCACTCCGCGCTCGCGTTCGATCACATGACATACGATCACGATACACGGAATTCCGATTGCCTCGCGCAACTCAACGCCCGTTTCGGGGCAGTAGCGTTTCTTAGTAGCCTGCGTCATCTGATAACCCCTGCGTCTGAACGTAAACAGAACCTTCTTTCTGATTGTAATCGGCAGTAACAGATACAATCATGTTATTTGAAAGATGGACACGCCCTTTCCAGAAACCGTCATACTGTTCAGTGAAATTGTATGCACGCGTGCAAGTAACATGAGCGTTGCGATACAAATCAATCGTGTCAACGATTGGACACACATCAGAAGCAACACGTTCCGGATTGCGAGAATTATCCGCACTGAAACCGAAAAGCATAGAGGCAATCATAAGCACAAGATACGCATGAGCTACACGCAGATTCTTTTTAGAATTCTTTTTCTCACGCATGTAAACGTAAACAGGCATCAAAAGAATCCACCACGCAGACGGAACATTGGCTTCGGCTTTACGCAATTCATTCTGATCGAAAACAAGCACTGCAATGTTAAGCCCGATTGCGAGAATCAGATACAGAGTCTCGTAACCGTCCGGAATGAAAACATCCATAACAGCGTAGACAATGAAGAGAATGAAAAACGCGCCGAGATTCCAATTGTCGTAAGCGCGAAGATCGAAGAATTTTGCAAAGAAGTTTTTCATTTTAGTACCTTTCCTCAGTTAAGAGAGATTATAAGAAATAATGCAACCGCAATCCAGAACCAGAATCGACGGCTTGACATATGGAATTTTATTTCGCCGTACTCAATCATTGGGGACGACTCCTGATCGGAAAAGCCTTAAACAAAGCGTGTCCGAAAAACATGCTCGCGAAAAATATAACCACCAAACGAACAGGTTGTGAGACGTGATAAACGAAAGCGTCAAACAAAATAAAACAGATGTACAGGACAAACGATACAGCTAAACTAATTCTTGCCCGGCGTTTTGTGCTGAACAAGATCGCCAACAAAGGAGAAAAAATCTTCCTTCTTAAAAGTGATTGTGTCCTCGTTGAGATTGACATTGTATTTCTCCAACATTTGAGTCACAGCTTTAACTTCGTGGCGAAGCAGTTTCGGCAACGCGTCTTCAACAGGGCCACCGCCAAACAAAACATAAGTTGCTTTGTCTATCAGTTGCTGTTCCGTTTGAGGTTCGGTGCAGAATGAAAGTTCGCCGTTCGCGTACAACGACATTTTAATTCTGCCATTGCTGTTCTGCGTTATATGCAGTTCTGTAGAGTAGTTTACAGATAAATCACGAATGATGATCCGGTCAATACAATCAGAAACCGAAACGCCAGCAGCACTACTATTTTTCAACGTATGAGCATAAACAGCAGCAGCATCAAAAAGTTTCGTGCGCGTTATGCTTCTGGCAGAAAGATACTTATAGATTGCATCCATCGCCTGTTCCATTGTTTCGGCGTGCGTGCTATCTGCGAAAGTTCCCTGCGTGCAGATTATATCAACGTAATGAAGTTCGGCACGTCGGATAGAAATCTCACGAAAGTTTTCTTCGTGCTGATTCCACGCAGCAGGACGCATGACCAGTTTAAAGTGAAGAGAGTTAACAGGCTTCACTACGACGATGCGCAAAATATCTTGCATTTGTGCGCACGGATTCTTTGTGAAGAATTTAGCGTGCAGCGAATCGAACAGAGTTTCTTTTTTGAGTTTCGGCATTTTTAATCTCGCGTGAAGATAGAATTTTTCAAACGGTTCAAAGCATATTCATTAGCTCGATTCAAGCGTTCTTGCTCTGCCAGAATATCTTCGATCATTTCAGATTGATCCGGAGCGTCATCATCGTCGCTCATATCCTCATACAAACGAAACTCATCAGCAACGTCTGTCAATTGAGCAATGTCCATTTGCTCAAGTGCTTCTTTGGTATAGTCAGCCATTACTTATCCTTAATTGTCATCCAACCAAATTTAATATTTAGCAGGAGGAATGAGATCACCAGCATATCAGTATGCGCTTCGCCGCTAGGATTCACCAGACGCGTAACACCTACGTGAATCAAATGATAAATGCGATGATCGTTATTTTTACCAAAGCGCGTGAAGTACCACAGTTCACGCCCTACGCCAATTTCCAAAAACAAACGTCCAATAAAACAGCTTGCAGAAATGGAGCGTCTGTTTTTATTGCGGGTCAGTAGTTTGCGAAATTTCAACTTTTCGCCCCTCTTTGTATGGAAGACAACGAAACACTTCCAAAGAATAATAGTTAGTTCGCACCATGTCGTATTTGCATTGCCAGTGTTCGGCAATTTCATGCAAATGATCATCGGCATATTGATTCAGATCCAGACCGCCAAGAAAACGCAACGTAACACGATAGCCGGAAAGCTGTTTGAATGTTGCGTTCACGAAAGCTAAAAGTTCTTCGTGCGATTCGATAGGACAATCAACCATCGTTGCAACAATCGCGTGAGATTCTTTCTCGACTGATACAACAGTTTCACCAGAACCAAAACGAATTGGAACTTCGTTAAAGATTCTATGCGGCGCTCGCGCTATTTCACGAATGAAACCAGCGACCATATTAACAGCGTAGTTATTCTGCATGTTCGATATCCATATTGTAGAACGGGTAAAGACTGATCTGGCCTTCATCAATCGGACGATGAAACGTGCCAATACCTAAACCGTTTCTGTTCGGACAAATAAAGCCAATGCGCAAAAGAAAATCCTGAAAGAATCTCTCAAGAGGATTCTCCACCATAAGAATGATTTTGCGTTCCTGACATTCGGCAATCAAAGAAAAGATTAGCGCCGTGAAGAAGCCTTTGTGTTCCATACGTTTTGGCACTTCGATGTTTGCAATGCACAAAGTATTGTGACCATAACGACCACAACGCCCCGCCCCATAGCGCATATAAATAGAAATGCCTTTCACCGGAAAGAGATATTCAGAAGCAGAAGTTATATAAGGCTTGTTGGACACTTCTACTAAACGAATGAAAATCTCTTCCTGAAATTTCTCAACAATCGGCGCGTACTTGTTCAGGCAAGCAATTACTTTTTCTTTGTACTGATCCGGCGTGTGTTTCAAAATGGTTTCGATGTTCATTAGCGAAACGCCTCATTGAATGCCGTAGCTTTATCGTGACCAAAGAACAGCCAGACGATTTCCATTTTTTCGATCAACAATTTGCTGTCACCATGCAGCCAGTCGCGCACAGCTTTTTGCAATTCTTCTAACGTACCTTCTTCCGGTTCGCCGATACCAATCAAAACTTCCTGCAATTCGATGTGTGATGCGTTGTTGACGATAGCATCCACTGCTTTGTTTCGCGCTTCAACATTGATCAGAGTCTCACGCTCACCGCGAAGAACAGCCTGAACATTGCGAGCAGCACTAGAAGAAACTAAAAACGAACCTTCTTTCTCTTCTACAAACAAGCCAGCATCAACACGATAAGTAATGCCGTGCAGTTGGAAGTAAACATAATCACAACCACTTTTGTGAACGAATTCGAGATTGCTGATTTCAGCAACATCGGGCAAACGGTTAATGATCTTCTGAACGATTTCATTTAATGAGTACATAAAAATTTATCCTTAAACAGTGTTTGAGAAGTGCGCCCACTATTGAGCGCACAGAGCAATTTAGATTTTGTTGCGGTATTTATCTTCGGCTTCCAGTTTCTGCATATAGGAATGATAACTTCCCACACGGAAATTTTCTTTCATGAAAGATTCAAGCGCATTCCATTCACCGATTAAAATGTAACGCACATTTTTGTTTGCATCGATCTTCGCATTAAGCAAAACAGTTTGTTCTTCCAGATCGAGCGGCGTTACATCCTGCATATCACGTTCGGAGATTTCGAGTTGATATTCCGGATCGACGTAGGCGCTTCCAAACGCAACAGTTAGAGGAAGCGTAACCGGATTAGTCAGCACGCAAGCAACAATACCTTTCACGTCAGAAATAGTAGACATAGCGGAGAATCCTTCTATATGGGTTATTGACAGTATGTGGACGCAATGCGCCCTAGAGGGTTTAGGATATCAAGAAAAAGGGAGAGTTTCGAGCGGTATTTTGGACAGCAATTTGCAGACCTGAAAGGCCAGATAGAAGGGAGTTTTGCGGGGCATTCCTTTTCCCCGCCGGGAGACTTACGCGGATTGTTCTTTATAGTGCCTGCGATAGCTCTTAACGATCTTCTCTTTGGCCTCATCATAATGCTTATGACCGATTCCAATCAGACGACGATTCAGTTTAGCGCACACAACACCGATTCTTCCTTTTCGAATGTTTGGTGAGAAAACTGTTTGTCCTTCCGTTGTGTTCGACAGAATAAGTTCAGTGAGTTCTTTTACTGAAAGTTTTCTATCCAAGACAAAAGCAGAACCATTGTCAGATTTGATTCGTGAGATTTCAGAGATAGGCAGATCGTATTTTTCTACGAGAACAAGATCGGCACTTCCCTTCTTAACTTTTCGCAAATTTTTTGGCTTGCGTAATAAAGTAAGTGGGGATTTTTTCTTTGCAGCGTAGTTTGCGAGAACACTCTCGACACGCTGCGGCATTATTTTTGCGTATTCCGGATTCAGTTCGCAAAGAATTGCATTGCGATTTAAATATTTCGCTACTGCCGCCGTTGTTCCGGAACCGCCAAACGGATCTAAAACAGTATCGCCTTTTCTCGATCCTGCGAGAATACAAGGCAGAATTAAATCCGGTGGATAGACTGCAAAGTGTGCGCCTTTGAACGGCTGAGGCGCGAGCGTCCAAACACTTCGCTTGTTCGCTTTGGAATAACTTTTTTCTAATCCGGAATGTGGCTGCAATCCGGTTCCTTCGTTGTGATACTTCCCATCCTTGCGATTACGTGTTCCCCAATCCTGCTTAACAGGAGTTTTGATCGCCTCGTTATCGAAATAATATTTCGGAGACTTAGCGAGAAGAAACATGTATTCGTGGCTTCCGGTGCAGCGGTCACGAACGCTTTCAGGCATAGGCGATGTTTTCTGCCAGATAATGTCCTGACGTAAATACCAGCCATCCTGACGCAAAGCAAAAGCAAGCATCCACGGAATGCCAATCAAATCTTTTCCTTTGAGATTTTTGTGTTTCTTTCTCGAAGGATTGTAGTAGCTATCGCCAATGTTTAACCACAACACGCCGTCATCTTTAAGAGTGCGTTTCACTTCGCGAAAAACTTCTACCAAAGATTCAATGTACTGTTCCGGAGTTTCCTCTAATCCGATCTGCGCGGGATTTCCATAATCACGCAGACCGTAGTAAGGAGGGCTTGTCACACACATTTGAACACTGGCGTCGGGAATCTTTTTTAAACTCTTTTTGCAATCGCCAACTAAAACTTTGAGCTTACCCATCGTCGATCCTTTAATATAACAGACTTGCCGTTTGCCAACACGCGACGTAGAAATTCCTCATCAGAAATAGGAACGTAATGCCAGTTATAAGTTTCTTCCTGAAACGGAGAATATGTGGCAAGTGTTGCTCCACGAAGCAACGCAGAATTTATACAAACAGCAACCGGAGTTTTCCTCATACGTTCCCTTTAATTATTGACTGAACTTTTTATACGCATCAACAATGAAACTTTTACAAATCGAATAGTACAGAGGATCTTGCTCTATGCCTATGTATTTGAGTTGGAGTTTCGCGCAAATGTATCCGGTGTATCCGCGCAGCATATAAGGATCTAACACCACTCCATTTTTAGGACAGTGCTTTTTGATCAGCGCATGATACGTTTTAGGATCTAAACGATGCCCGGTTGTAACGATGATGATTCCGTTATCAGTTTTCACGCGCATAAACTCTTCATAGAGTTCCTGCATTTGAATCGGATCTGTCCAACGTTTATTAACGGTACTGAACACTACCAAGTCAACACTGGTATCAGGAATCGTTCTGATTTTTTCCAGCGTGTCGCCGTGCATCAATTTCAATCGTTGCTTCATTCTGTTTGGCTCCTTCGTGAAGTCTGCTTGTACATCTTCGCAGAGTATCGAAGTATTTTTCCATTCATCTTTGTAGACGGAACTATCTACGCCGATACCAGCCGTTAATTCGATGCCAGTATCTTTGTGGAAGTTGATATATTTTTTGCTATCTCGTTCCTGATAGTGTCTCGTTCCAGAATATGTGAACGGGGCGCTTTGTTGTGGGATAATGAACGAACCATATTCCGCGACTTGAGACGCACGCTCTATGATTCGAAATTCAAAATCCTTGCCGCGATATTTTCCCATATGTTCGGACGTTTTCAAATATCCGAATGGTGGATTACTTATCGCATTCTTAAATTTCGTACACGGATCAAGATACTGCAAAACATCGTGAGTCAACGCATCATCGTTTACCCAAATTGCTTCGGGCAAAAGTCTCTTGCCTATGTCGCAGTATTCTTTATTTATTTCCACACAAACAATCGTAGGCACTTCATCCGGATGATAGTATTTCATGCGGTGTCTGTAGCAGAACGACAAAATGCCCGTGCCTGCGCACAGGTCAACGAGCGATCCATATCCTTGAATATCTAATTCAAAATCCCACGCGTAAGAAAGAGGTGTATGAAAACTTCCGAGTTCACGCACGTTACTGGTAGCGCTTTCGAAATAGTTTTCATACACAAAAAGTTTCTGATCGAACGTGAGAGGTTTATCACTATTGATTAGATCCATCGCCTGCGCATGACGAATCTGATCAGCCTTTGATAACTTTCCCATAATCTTTTCCCACGATCATTTCTACTGTCCATTCCGTATTAAGGTAATGAAACAAGTAGCGCCATTTGCCCGATTCGAGGCGCTCGAAAGATTTTACTCGCCAATCACACCCAACCTTTTTCAAGATTTTAGGCAACGGGCAAATAGCGTAAGGCGCACCGACAACAAAGCCGGGAATCAGTGGAACAAAATCTTTCGGATCTACTACGACAGTTTTTCGTCCGGCATCAATCAGAGTAGGATTGATCATGTAACTAGATCCGAAGACACGAATAAACATCATTGTGCTGAACATTACTCACTAATCTCCAAAGCAAGTTCTGAACTTCGCGTTGCAGCGAGAATCAGACTGCGTAACTGTTCCGGAGAAATTAAGATTGGGCAGTTCAATGAGTCCAAACCATTAGATTTAAAATCGTCCTCCCAAATCCAATAGTCTTTACGCAGAACGGCGCGATGTAAATTCAGTTCGTCGTTGAGCGCCTTAATCGTGTTATCTTTCGCAGTCAGATGCGCAGAGTAATCACCGATGCGGTGACGAACAGAGGCATTCATCACAACAGGCGAGAGCGTTTGTCTGGAAGCACGTTGCATTTCAGAAGTGAAAAGCTGATCGTTCAGCAGCGAACCGTTTTCAATAGCGCTATTCAGAATCGACGGATCGAACATTCCGGTGCCGGGATAAGTTGCTACCGGACGCGAAAGAGGAACAAAACGAACGTGGTATTCTGCGCCGTTGAAATCAATCTCCGCAGATTTGCAAAAATAGATTTCGAAAACGTGCAGATTAGAATTGGTTTTGCGTAGAACACAAACGGACTCAACCGGATCAGCAAGGAGAACTTTAGCCAGTTCATTAGTGATACGAGCGGCATGAGAACCAAACTGAGAATCGGTGACGCTGATAAATAAAGTTTTCATAGGCATTGAGCGCATTTTTATATTTCTCAACATTGGGCTTAGAGGTTCGTTTACGTTATACATTACAGCACCCATTGATCATACCATCCGGGAACAGGGTTCAACATCAGCGCCATGCCAATAACGAAACCGTGACCGAATTTCTTATCAGGATTATTCAACGCATAAAGAAACGGATGATGTTCTTTTTTATTCGCATACGCTTTCAAAGCATCGTAAGTATCGTAATCACGAATGACAATGTTAGCGCCTTTATTGTACTGCCTTAAAAGTTTTCGGAACTTCGTGTTAGCCAAAAGCAGTTTTGAATATTCAGGAACGTAAATCATTTTACGTGCTGAGATATAGGAAAGGCGCAGGTTTCCCCAAACGGAGAATTTTGCTTTTGCTCCTTTCCCCATAGGATAGCGAATGCCTCTTCTTTCGCGTGCGCCGCTCATATGCCAGCGGAACCACTCCGCAGCAACTTCGCCGCAAAGAAGATCGTTATCGGATTCCAGATGTTCCGGATAAACTTTACTGTACTGCCAGAGATTTTCGAAATTGAAAAACAAAGTACCGCCTGCCGTTCGACAAGGGCCAAGTTTAAAAGGACTTAACGCGCCCCACTCGTCATCAGTAGAAACTGGCGTGATATCCAAATCAACGTTCTTCGGCGCTTTGTCCTTCAACGACAGAACCGTTACCGTTCCCATCTTTTTCATTGCTGTTCTCTTTCGGTGCGTAAGTCATTTCATAACCACGGCGATTCATTTCGCGAATGATTTCACCAACCGTAGCAGATTTCAAAAACGGATTGCGCTCAACAACACGCTTAACGCGATTGCGCGGAACAGTGGTTTCCGGATCAACAAAGAAACGTTGGCAATGCGTCAGGCTAACATTGGTTGCGGTCTGCAATTCTGAAACCATATATCCGGAATCCAAACCACGGTCGGAATTAAAAAACTGCGTCAGGTGCCAGCGGTTGCCATCAAGCAATTGGTTTTGCGTTACCGGTTCCGGATGTTCTGTCCACTTGATAGTAAACGGCTTGTCAGTTTTCGATTTCGACACGTTGCGGAAATAAAACAGATCGCGCAGAATATAAAACGAATAGCGTCCTGCGTCTTCGACAGCAAGCATAACAGCAGAGACGGTAGAAAGTTTTGCTTTGATTCGAAGATACGAAAAGATTTCTTTCGCTTCGAATTGTTTTTGATTACAGCGAATCACCAGACATGAAACAGAGGACATTTTTGGCTCCAGAATTGAAAAAGGGAATGAGCTTTCGCCCACTCCCTAATATTTACAGTTTCCGGATGATGTTTGCACCCATCAGGATTTGATCACGCACTTCCTCATTATTGCAGAGAATGCGATAGTTGTTCGGTGCCGCACGGTTCACGGTTGCCGTGCCTTTAGAATCCAGCAGAGGCTGTTTGAAACTTCCGTCGAACAAAGTCGAAACCGCCGCAGGATTACCAGTAAGGAAAATTGCTGTTTGCGTGCAGCGAATATCAACCGCTTTCGCTTTCGCGTGCAGCACGCCAGTTCCCGGAGTAAACGGACGCCCATCAACAAGCGCATATTTTTTACTGCTACTTTTCACAACAGCGGCAATAGTGGATTTGAGAGCGCGAACAAACTTACCAATGTTCTGAGCTACGCCCGGTTGAATCATCGTGTAAGGTGCGCCATTCAATCCAAAGCTGTAACCACGACGGCGATTATAGCGAATAGAAACGGGCAACGAGATTCCAGTTTCGGGCATACGATACGACATATCCCAAACAAGATTATCGTCGTTGGTTTCTTTTCCGTTATGAACTTCGTCGAACAGTTTCAGATCGCTACTTGCCAGTGCGCTCATCATATCCTGTTTGTATTTCAACATCAGGTTATCTGTTACGCCATGAGTTTTTTCTTTACGCGCAGCGCGTTTACGATCAGCCTCAAACATATCTTTCAGTGTTTGAATCACGTAGCCTGCGTCATAGTTCTGCCCGATATCAACCGTCTTGTGTACGCGTTTATATGGCGTGAGTAACCAACGCCCATCACCGAATTTCAGCGTGCCGAATTCATCCTGCCCCATGATCAATTCCAGACCGCGAGGAAGCAATTTAGTTTTCAGGCCGGGAATATTTCGTTTGAGGTTATCGCCAATCGCTTTAACGTGATCGGTATAGTTCTCAAACTTTTTATCCAGAGTTTGCGGCAACACATCAGAAATTTCATCAACCAGAACGGTTTCAGATTTATGATCGTCTTTTGCTTTGCCTTTGCCGAAAGCAACCTGAAACGCGTTAGCATTGGTCGGGTTGTTGGTTTCGATTTCGTGAATAATATGCGACACTGCTTTGCGCATGTTGGTATCACTGCCAACAGTTTTACCGATACCGTTTTTGTCATAAACACCGTAACTGAAAGTTTCGTCTTTATGAACAATGATCCCATAAGCGAGATCTTCACGCGGGTTGTCAGTAACTTTTGGATAGATACGAATTTGATAGCCGCCGTTTTTGGTCAGCATGATCATCGAATCATCGATCAGGTATGCAGCATTCACGATAACGCGAACGGTGTCATTAACCAGTTTGCCGAATTTGGTATCCGGATTTGGTTTATTGGTGAGATCGGGAATTTGAGGCGTTCCAATTTTCGGTGCAGACTTAACTTGTTCACCAACTTTCAGAACAGGTTTTTCTTCCGGCGCAGGTTTAGGCTGGCGAGCAGGTTTAACTTTCGGAACGGGCTTCGTCACGTCTTTTGTTTGGCTTGCCTCTTGCGTCCATTTCTTCGCAACCTTAATCCCTCGAAATGCTTTCAAACTTGCATCCAGAGTTTTTGCTTTAAGCAGATCCTGCGCGGCTTTGATTGTTGCTTTACCCGGCACGGATTTCTGAAACTTAATGATCTCTGCGTCTTCCGCATCGCGCATCATCAGAAGCAGACCACGCAATTGAGGCGATACAACCACTTTCGACTTCGCAAGTTTCTCGATTGTCTCAAGGATCTTCAAATAGTTTTTGCCAAAAAGAAACTTTGCAGCTTCCTTTTGCGCAACAGATGCCGACAGAGAGGCAATCTCTTGACTCTTCTGCGACAAAGAAATAGTAGACATATAGAATCCTCACGGAAAAATAAAAAAGGCCACTTTCCCCAGAGAAAAAGTAGCCTTTGTGGTTTTTAGATCATAAGTCGAAAGTGAACTTCCTCTTCGACCCACACGACTTGACCAACAAGCGCATTCTCACGGTAGTAAGAAATTACTTTCTTATCGGTGGATTGTTCGGAAACACAATCAGATGTGCATTGGACAAACATACGGCAGTCAACGAATGCAACGGTTTTCGCAGAAGAAATTTCTTCCTCCTTAGAGAACCACTGATCACGACGCTGATTATATGCGAGTCTAATTTCACCGCGATTCGCCATAACGTGTCCTCTTATTATTGTAGTAACAAATCTATGCTACCAAAATAAATTATGGAGGAAATCGTTAGTGGGCTAAGTTTTTACAAACGCATCAGCGCCAGCAAGGTGTTCAAATGAGAGCGGATTACTTTCTTTTTCGCATCCGTCATTTCATCATACGCCTGAATTTTATCATCACTGGCACGAATCAGATCGACGATTCCATTTTCCAGAGAAGTAAGAACCAGAGAATCTGCCTCAACTTGTTGCTGCGCTTTGAGATTTTTAATACGCTCTTTCTCATCGGCTTTTTCTTCTGCCGACATTTCATTTTCTTGCTTTGCCAAAACTTCAAATTGCAAAACATACATATGCTCAGGTCGGCCATAACCGGAAGCGATCAGGAACGATTGCGTATCGAAGACGCGCAGAATATGAAAACCATGCGGATAAGATTTTTTGATTTCGTCTTCATTCGCGATAGACAGATCAATTTTCCCCGATAGATTCTGCGACGCTTTGATTTCAACTTGAACCATGACGCCCTGATCGGTGTTGCTATAATCAGGAGTGCCGTTAAGTTTTTCGGAGATATGCGAAATAAAATTTTGAACGATTTCAGTGGCTACAGTCATGATGTTCTCCAAATAAATCCAACAGAATATAATCGATCGTTCCGACATGGCGAACTTTTTCGTGCGTGATTTCCAAAACCTGATTGGAAAAATCAACATGCACCGAATACGATCCAGCCAGAATATTCAGATCCATAGAATCGCTAATGCGGAAATCAAGATTCAAATATCCAAGCTCTATGGCGCGAACTTGAAGCGTTGCAGTAACAGAGGCCGCAAGTTCTTGCCGAGGACAACCAGCAAAAGCCTCTGCCTGATCGTAGACTTCTCTATGCGCTTCCGCAATAAATTGAACTAAGCGAAGAGGCACGGCAAGAAAGCTGCTACGAAATGCAATCACATAAACAGGATTTAAAACAGCGCCGCACTCAAAAGGAATATTGACGCCAAACTCACACAGGCGATCACGAACGATTTGAGTAAGACGAGAATAATGCAACTTTTCGGGCTGCTTGTTAAAATTGTCCGTAATGCGTTTTTCCATTTCCGGAGAATCGCTAAACACAGACAGACCGACACGATACGCTTTAGGGTTTGTGTCGTTCACAAAATTTATTTTCACGCGATTACTCCAAAATGAATTTGAGTTCCAATCACGAATTGACGATAGCGCTGTTCCGGAATGTACAAAGGAATATCGCGAGAAGTGCAGTATCGAATCAGACGATCAATCAACTGGTCTGAATAATAAATTGCGTGGTCTTCGCCAACAACAATATATTTCGCACTATCCAGTTCTTTATTTGGTGTACGATTCTCAATGAACAGCGAGTGAAGATCTTGCGCCGGAATAGGCATCGACTTCGTTCCGGTGTACGGATGGATATGACCCACACCGTCGATTTTAAAATTGTAATATGCTTCGGCTAAACAGCGGCAGAATTTCTCTGAGAAGTTTCCGGAACAATAAAAACGGAAAGCCTTTTTGAATGTTGCGCCACTTCGAAAAAGCGTTATAAACATCAAACGCAGTGCCGAGGATAAATCCTGATCTGAAATTACTTCGAGATTATCAGAGAAAATAATGGAAGGACTTTGCGCAGATCTTCCACGAAAATCATTTTGGCAAACATGAATACCGGTAGTAATGAAACCTGAGTCATCACGTTTGAGCGCAGAGAAGATTGCAGACTCCGCAGCTTTTTTCGTAACATCGACATACGCGAAGAAGTTTTGATTTACCATCATCTTGAGAGATTCGACTTCTTGCGAGTTATTAAATTTTGACGCTTCCTTAACGGATTTCATTGCGTCACGATTGCGGCGGTATGCGCCATGAATGATTCCGTCCAATACCTGAGTATCGCGAATAACGGTCACTTCAATGAAGTTTGACATTTGATTTTCTCCTGCCCGCATTGGGCTATCGAGAGTTAAAAAAAATGGGGCACCGAAGCGCCCCGAAAATGCTCTTTATGAGAGCAAGACTACACACAGCAATTCTTCAATACCTATTTACAGATTTGGTGTGAGATCAACACCAGTCTGATATTGTGCATCATATTTGCCGTCGCGAGATTCAGCGAAACTTACAGCAATAAGCGCATACGGATTTAAACCAGAGTTCGCGAAAATTGGAGTACCGAGAATGACACCCAAATATTCTTTGGGAAGTTCTTTCATGTACGGATCAAAATACAACGATAACCGCATTTCACTTGCGCCACGGCGACAGTCATCAAAACTTTCCCGCAGTGCATCGCCAACCATAAATGCAAAGCGATTGTTTGTTACTGAGTTCTTTTTGACTTCGACCAACAGGCGATTGAAAAGAGCGAGCGAAAGTTCCGGAACATATTCTACCGGATTATCAAACATCGTTCCGGGACGAATATCGGATGGAAGAAAATCAGACATTACTTTCTCCTGAAACTAAGGCGGGTTTCCCCGCCAAAGAATTACTCATCATCACCATCATCGTCAGAAGATGATTTGCCTTTTGCAATAATACTCTTACGCAGCAAATCTTTTCCTTTCGGAGTTGTGATGAATTTGAAACACCACGCACGCAGAGAGTTAGGCTTAACGCCCATCTTCTTGCAGATTTTCGTAATCTGTTCTTTGTTACCATTGATCAGAGTACGGAATTCCTGCCAGTCGATTGCAACTTTGCTTGCGAGAGGACACGGATCATTGAACTTGATGCGGTTGCGAGTTCCATTGATCAGGCCGATAGTTTTCATGTAATGCCACGTATCGAACACAGGATCGAAACCACGCGCTTCACCGTTGCCATCGGACTCCCACAAACGAACCCACGTTGTTTGGTTTGGAATGCCGCCCATTTTGTTTTTCGTTGTGCGAATTGCAATGAAGCGATAACGGTCAATGCCGCCTTCTACTGTCACGCTATCCTCACCAACAATACCCGGCGCATCTTTCAACTGAGGCCAACCTTGCGGAACAGCACGGCTCGCCATACGCAAACGAACGTCAGAATAAAATTTCAGTGCATCGCCACACGGTTCATATTCAGGACTGCCAAACATCGTCGCAGGTTTTTGACGCAATTGGTTAATGCCAACAACGGTCATCATCTTACGACGCATACCGCCACGGAAACGTTTGATTCCGTCCGAGAACATACGCGCCTGCAACGCCATCGCTTTACTGCCTTCGTCATCATCAACTTGATCCGGCATCATAGCAGGATAAGAATCGACAAGCGTAAGGCTTTGCATGTGCGCGTCAGGAGCAGGAACTTTGAATTGGTTGTGTGAGCTGAACCATTTTTTATCGTAGTTATTGCCGACGAGCTTTTTATTTTCTTTCGTGTTTTCGAAAATAAAGAATGCTTCACCGTTTTTCTCTACGATCTTATCCGGGAGACGGCGGCGAATACCAGACATGTAATCGAAGAATTTCTCTCCGTTGTCCGGCGCATAATAACGGATACGAGGACGAACCAGCCATTCGCCAGTTTCATCATCTTTAACGCCAAAGATTTCTTTCGGATCGATTTTAACACCGAGAGTTTTCAACTGGTTTGCAGCATACTGTTCATCTGCCGAACCTTCATAGTCGAAATAACTTGTGGTGCCACGGAAGTTTTGTTTGATCAGTGCTGCCGCGATACACATAGCGAGAGTTGATTTACAACTTTGTTCGCCGCCTGCAAATGTGTACCAGCCGCCCGGAACAATACCGCCGTCCAGATACATATCGAGCGCGAGAATACCAGTTGAGATACGAGTCGCATAACGCATCATGTTCTGAGAACTGATTTTCGTTTTCTTCTCAACAACTTCAATGATGCTGTCAAGATATGCGTTCATATCAATGCCAAACGCTTTCGGCTCAAGCGCTTCGACAACTGATTTCTTCGCTTTGGCTACAACGAGATCTCCACCTTCAACGGCTTTTGATTTCTTTGCAACCTTCTCTTTAGTTTTGGTTTTAGCCATTACTGGATTCCTGAAAAGAAAGGGCGACTAATGCCGCCCTATGGGATTACCTACTTACTTCTTTTTCTTTTTGGATTTCTTGTCATCAGAAGACTTTTTCTTTTTCTTCTTAGACTTCCCGGAATCCTCATCTTCGTCGTCATCGTCAGAAGACTTTTTCTTTTTCTTCGAAGATTTCTTCTTGTCGTCAGAAGATTTTTTCTTCTTCTTCGACTTACGATCATCTTCGTCGTCATCGTCATCTAACAGCTTGCGTGATTTGGATTTTTTGGATTTCTTCGACTTGCGATCATCTTCATCGTCATCGTCGTCATCATCGTCGTCATCCTCATCGTCATTGAGCTTACGACGTTTCTTATCGTTGGATTTTTTGCCTTTCTTTTTCTTGCCGAGAGACATTGAATCGTCGTCATCGTCGTCGTCATCGTCGTCGTCAACAACTTCGGAACCGCCGATAATATCCATGCGCTTAAATTCAGTCAGCGCTGCCTTTTCATCGAGGCGACCGAGAGCATTATAAATGCCTTCCCAATCGTCAAAATTCCAAGTCAGATATTCTTCCTCTTCTTCGGTAATCGGACGATGCTTGCCGCGCTCAACAGTGTATTTGTTCGCTGCCGCTGCTTTCGCGTCGTATTTGATTTCAACGTCGCAACCATATTTCTTATCGTTGATCGGGAATGCTTTTTCAACTTTCTTCCCGGTCTTTTTGTCCTTCACTTTATGGAAGTTACGTTCGCCGAGTTGTTTGATTTTGTTCGCGAGACTGTTAGTAATCGGAACAACCACAACCGGAGTCCACGAATCAGAATCCTTATCTTTCTTCCCGGTTTTCTTTTCCTGAGAAGTATGCTTCGGAAGTTTGCGCGGTTTCGATTCCTGTTCATCGCGAGAGATCGCCTGAACATACCATTTGAAATCATACTGCGCAGGTGCGCCAGATTTATCGTCGCCATGTTCCAGAGCACACCACGGACATTTCATACCGCGTAGCGGCTCTTTGTTATCCGGATCGAAGTTAACGCACATCACCGGGATCTTAACCAGCTTAGATTTTTCTTTGCCAGCCATAATACGAACCCAATGCTTCTTAATCGGTAAGAAGTCGAGCGATAAAATGCGAAGTGTTGTCCACTGTCCTGCCGCTTTCTTCGCGAGCGGGTAGATTTCCCACAGATCGCTTTCACGCAGGTTATCGCGACTGGAGTTATCAGAAACGGCATCAAAACCACGGGCCATGTTTAATCCTCAATATTGAGTTGAATCGGTATACTTAACGTTTACAGATTCGTGTTAGTTTTACGACAAGTCTTGTCGGCGCATGTAGGCTTGCATGAAATCCAATTCTTCCTTTTCGAATGCTTCCCGAATATCCATAGTCAGGCGAGCGATTCCGAATGGATCAACACGTTTCACCAACAGGCCAAGTTTCTCTGCCTGTCTCGTTCCGTTAACTGAATCTTCAAGGTTTTCGCTGCCCATTTTATTGTGAAGGGATGCGTCCATCCCCTCATCAGAAGTTTCATTCGTCGGAGTATCAAGACTGACAGAAAAATTCACGGAAGTAGTGTCTTCTTTCGTTGCCAAACGTTTCTTCTGCGTTTGCGGAATTGTGTAGGCGATACCATATTCGTGATCGCTACTACTACACGTTTGTGCGTTGAGAATCCACCACTTAACATAACTAACGATTGCGCCTTTAGCACTATCGTATTTATTTATTGCAATTAACACATTGCGGAGGAAATTTTGATTCACATCCTTGCTATCAAATTGTTTTCCTTTGTTCGTGTCGATATAAAACTTCGCGTGTTTTTGACACAAGCGATAGAAATCAGCAACGACAGAATGAAAATAGTCTTTGAACAAAGGCAACATATCATTCAAACGAACAAGCGCTACAAAAAGTTTTGAACGCGAACTTGCACCAGTAGCACGAACAATCACATCCAAACGTTTTGCATATATCTGACGCTTATCGCTATCCGTTGTTGAAATGAACATGCGATACAAATCAACATAGGTGCGATAATACTTGTTCAGAACATTTTCCAAAAAGATGTAGATGAAGTTGCGCTCCATCTTCACTTCAACCAGATACTGCATTCGCATTTCGCGTGGAGTAGTCAGAGTTTTAATCACAAGACTAATAGCACGCTCGCGAGTTTCAGCATTGTACGGCTTACGTTTTTTATTCGAAGTGATCAAACTAAGGAGATAGACAAGCTGAACATCAAACAAGTCTGTATTTTCTACAATCTCGCGTAATGAATCATAAAGCAGAGTATCTAAAACTTCCTCAGTCTGACCGCCCGTAAGATTGGACTTGTCCGACATTATCGCACCCAAAGAAAAATGAACCTACCCACTATTTACAGATTTTTTGAAGTTTGTCTGTCCATATGGGAAAGTTGTTGATCCAGACTTTCGTAAGTTTCCGGTTTGAATTTACCGAGATTTTCAGGAGGCGGAGGATTATCAGTTTTGCGTTTTTCTTCCGCCTGATCTTCCTTCTCTTTCTCCTTCTGATCTATTTCATCATCAGGAGTGTCACCATACTCTTTGATGCGACGGCGTACTTTCGCACGATCTTCGGCACGCTGCGCATTTGGAGTTAACTGGTCTTCTTTGTCGAGATCAATCTCTACTTTCATCAATATCTTCTCGCGATTCGTCACCGAGAACAATCGATAGCACAGGAATGTTCGGAGACATAATGATATTGTGCAGGCATTCAAGTTCTGCTTCCGTAGCATTTTTCGCAATAGTAATATGCGGTCGATACGGAATGAAATCGAAATTCACGTTAGGATTTTCGTGAATGCGTGCGTGTTCGCGTTGCAGATCTTCCGAGTCCAAAGTAAGAACCAGAATATCACTGTTCGCGCCAAACAGTTCAACACCAGAAATCGTTGCTTTGAAATCAGCGTTGCTTAACGGAATATCGTTATCCGGATTGTTTTTATCGTAGGCCAGAGTTACGTGCAGGTCATCCAGATCTTCCGGAGAAACAATTGCACTGCAAATTGCCTGAATGATTGTTGTGGAACGTTCGTTAGGAACAACTTTCCAGTAGCCGGGAGTCACTTTGTTTTCTCCATAAGACGGGAATCAACAGGTTTGATTTCCAGAGGATGAAATTCTCCGAAAGTCACCGCAGTATAACAAGCCGGACACGGTGCGCGGCCTTCTGCGTGCGTGATGTATTCGGGATGGATGTAACAAGGAAAATCCTCATTAGCAAAGATACGATAAACAACGCCAACACGTTTGTCATTTTTATTGAAGACAAACGAGCGGAAATGAAAACCATGATCTTTGATATTGAGGCGGAGCCATTCGAAAAGAGCAGAGGCTTCTTTTCCAAAATTTTCAGCATTCTGTTCTGGTAATGAAGTAAAAATAACATCCACAACAGGCTTAATGAAAATTTCAGGAACATTTTGCATCCACTTATAATGGATAACTTTTTGATCATCCATCAATTCAAATGGCACCACAATTGAGGAACGCTCATCAAAGTTCCACCATCGACCGTGCTTACTTGCGTACTTTTCCACAAAGTCATACATGCCGAGTGAGTGTAGTTTATTAGTGTCCATATTTATTCCGGATTATTTTCGCATTCACACGGTTGAACAACAGTGTCAGCGAAAGCGGAAGGTTCAGAAACTTTTCCGCATTTGGTACAAGTGCGAACCCAACCATGAGGGGTAAGTCGGGCAGCGCTCATTGTATTTGAAATAGGAGTCGGATCGGGCAATGCGACTGTTTTACCCATCGTCAATCTGCGTCGCCGATTCCCGCACGTTGCACATGCCATTTTAGAACTCCATAGAGATCTCGAATTCTTTTCCTTTTTGAGAAACAGTAATTCGTTTCGCGATGCGACCGCGAATGTTTTCGATCTGTTCGGCTGTCAGTTGTTTGATTGCAGCAGACGGAATCATGGAAATAAAATCGTCATCAATCAAAACATTCTCAGCGAATTTAATAGGAATAGAAGTGGAAGCAACGTCGTCCCAAACATTGACTGATTGATCTTTAAGTTCCTCAAGATGTTCAGTGATGCGGTCGATAATGCACTTACGCATAAAAGAATCCAACGGAGAAACAGAAAGAGGAATCGGAATGTGAGAACAATTCATGATAAACTTTCCCTTAGCGTATGAGTTAGAGTACGCGACATTGAGCTAATAGTGAAGGTAACATCAGCCTTCTCAGAAGATGTTACGTTGAGATTGAAACCAGAAATATACATTCCTTTGTATTGGCCGATTTTATCGCAGAACGGAGTCAACAATTCGACGGCCTCTGCATCAACGCGAATATCAGAATGAAAACATTTATTTTTATGTTCCAGAAATTGCCAAATTTCGAGAAGTTTAGCAGCGGAATGCAATTGAGTTTCGGACATAGCTTCACCCATTAAAACAAAGTGGTAATTGCCTTTTGCCGTTTGGTTGCGCGACTGCGTGTTTGACCACGACTGCGCCCACGCGGTTTATTGAGAAAAACTTCACTCACAACTTCTTTAAGTTGCTTCTCTTCTTCCCTGTTCAAATCAAATGCTGGAGAGACAGCAAAACGCATTTTTAATCACCGTTGTTTTTGATACGCGTAGCCAGCGCCGCAGCGTGCTTACACAGAGCCGGAATGTGTGCCGGGTTTGTGTAGTCAGGTGGTTCGCCGTTACCGTAAATAATTCGACCAGCGCCGTGTTCAGCGTTAGCATACTCCCACATGAAAACGTAGTTCGCACAAGGACAGCTAACCATGACGCGCTTTTGTTTTGAAATCGGTTTATTAGGATCATCCAGACCCACAAACATAACTTCGTAATCGCGAACTTCTTTCGAAGGACGCAAAGGATCTTTGTGACGCACTTTAGCCATTACAACAGGAAGTGCTTTCCCGGTTTTAGTTTTCTTATAGCCGCGAACCAAACATTCTTCGGCGTTCTCGCGCATTAAACGCGGAGTGTTTCGAAGTAACGTTGTTAGATTTACACCTTTGTCCATCTTTGCGGTGCGCGGAGGTTGCGGAACAATTTTCGGAGTAAACGGAGTTGCAGTGGCAATTCGTTTTTCTCCACTCGTCATACGGCGAGATTTATCTTTTGCAGCGCTAAGAGTTTTAACTCCTTTGCTGTAGTTGCCGTTGCGAATTTGCTTCAATGCTTTCTGACGCTGTTCGGCCTGTTTAGCAGCAGGACTCTTTTTGGCTGCCTTTGCAATTGATGATTTATATTTAGCCATTCGAAGATAATCTCCTTCGGCGCAATGATTTTCATTCGAGGTTTATCGGAAAGAAATTTCAGCGCATCAAAAGAATCAGGGTGCCGTACACGAACGTAATCAAATATTCCAGTACCCTGCATTAAGTTTCGTTTCGTGGCGCGTGAAATTAACTCAGAGTTGTTTCCGCTATCCACAATAATAGGAATGAGATCATGTTCAATTGCTACTGCCTCAACTGCGCGAAGTAACCAAGCGAGATTTATTTCTGCGCCTGTTTCCGCACGCAAGCGATGTTGCGCATCAGGCTTACCCTGAATCCAAATACGATTGATAACAAGAAAGTTATTCTTGCGTACCATGCCGTAATCAATACGAGGATAAACCTGCGAGCTTTTCATGATTGTATCAATCGCAACCAAACACGATTTTAAACTTTCGTAATCGCCCATTCCTAAATGAAAGGGATTGAGATCACTCTTCGTCGTCTGCAAAGTCTTCGTCAGAATCTCCAGACTCGTCATCCGAATCTCCGGATTCCTCATCTTCTGAATCTTTCGACTTTCCTTTGCCTCCACCTGAATCATCGCTTTCGTCTCCATCGTCAGATCCAAAATCATTTGTATCATCGCCGAAGCCCTCAGAATCATCTTCTTTAGATTCTTCGCCGTCACCTTTCTTACTTTTTACAGTTTTCTTAGGTGCGGCTTTTTCTGCAACTTTGGTTTTCTGTTTTTCTTCTTCGTGCTGGCGTAAACGTTTTTCCAGAGAAGAATATTCAGAAAGATCCGCGTGGGTTGTGGTGGATTCAGGAGAGTCCAGAGCAGTGCGCCCTTTGTCTTGAGTGTTAGCACTCAACGAAATAAGTACGTGCATAGTTACCTCAAAGTTCAAATTGTTTTACGATGCGCTTCTCTGTTTTCTTTTGCTTTTTAGGCAAAAGGCCACCTTCCATTTTCTTAACAGCAGATGGATTTGTTTTCACCACTTCGGCGAAAGACAGAGAAGGATTTGCCATAATTCGTTTTTCCATTTCCTCCAAAAACGCAACCATACGAGAAGTAATGAAACAGTGATCTACAAAAGGGCAAGTGTCGTATTTATGAAACTCATCCCAATAGTATTCAGGAGATTTGCACGGTTTCTTTTCGATTGCGTATGAAGGATCTTTTTTACGAACGGATTTCATCACGGCATCCCAAGCGCGAATCTGTTTCATCATAAATTTATATGCGATTTTAGATTCTGCTTCGTCGAATTTAAAACTTTTCTCAACGAATTTTTTCGGGTTGTCGCGAGGAACGTACACAAGCGTATAATCAACGATGTTGTAGCCGTAGCGTTTTTTGAGAATGTATGCGTAAGTTGCGATCTGATAACGATGATATTTAACAAAGAAAGTTCCGTCTGCCGCTTTCGTGACAGTGGTACTTTTCAAGTCAATAAGACTGTAAGTTCCATCAAGGTTGTCGATCAGTCCATCTACATATCCTTTCAAACTTTTGTAGAGAACTTTTAGTTCACTATACGCCATTGGTTTTTTGCACTTCGGACAAATATTGTCGCAAGAGTGTGTGCGCGTATGTTTTCCTTTTTTAATACGCTTGCCATTTTCATACACGCTTTTTGTTTTTGCGTGTTCCGGGCAATCAGGATTACTGCATTTCCAATGACCAACCATTTGCCCGGTATTGCCTAAAGCGTTTTGAATGCTTTCGTGCATTCCCGTTCCCGCTTTGGCAAAAATGTTTAGCATGGTTCCAGACTCACCCGAAAGATGTTTGTTATGTTTTTCGTAGAGTCGTGCAGCATATTCCTGAATACTGCAAATTGGAAACATACTAGGACTAACGCGTTTCTTCGGGTAACGTTTTTCCGGAACAGTAACATCAAGCGCCATATCAATTAATCGCCCGACACGCGAAAGCTGGCGAGAGTCATACAAGTTTCGGATTTGTCGCACTGTTCACCTCAATTGAAATGTTCTTCTCGAAGAAATATACATCGAAAAAGAATGATCCTTGTTTAACAACATAGTGCCGCACTGGTTCTGTTTCAATACTAATGCGTTCCAGATTGAAAAACTTCTTCTCAAATTCCTCATGGAATTCTTTTGTTTTCTCTTCCGGAATTGGGATGGACAGGCCGATAAATAATCCGTCTTTGAAGACAGCATAATCGCGCACGTCTATATCCAGCAATTTACAGAATCGAACCCAAAAAGCCGGATAAATTCGATGCACAATATTAGAAGCATAGTTCGTTGTGTTCATAAGCGTAATCTGTAAATTCAGGTTATTCGATAGTGAAAATTAGTATTTCAAACAAGGGTTATTGTATGTCAGACGTACACCAAACAGTAATGGAAGAAATCGCAAAACTTCCCGGCGATAAAAAGTTTGCGGCAGAATCTATCATTGTATGCTGCCCATTTCACGATGATAAATCCCCAAGCTGCGGAATTTATACTTCGGTTGGCATGGAGATTCCTTTGGGATATTTCCATTGTTTCGGATGCGGCGAAAAAGGATCGTGGAATGATCTTGCGAGAAAAGCAGGATTACAGGAAATAAAAGAATGGCGTATGAAAGACGCGGGAGAAAATTCTCTAAGTGCGTTACGTCAGACTTACGATAAAATGGCAAATAAAGTTGGAACGTATTCAACGGTTGCTATGTTAATGAAAGCATTGCGCCGAGATAGTTATATGGAGTGGCCCGAAGATGTTGAGTGGCGCACATATCCGGGATCGCTTGTGCGTGCAGCAGGAGGATTGTTGAATGCACAGCGAACAGGAACAAACGTTTGTTTCTTTCCGTGTAAAGTTGGAACAAAATATATTGGCGGTGTTGCTGCATATCTAACGAAACAGATCAACGGAACAAGTTACGTCAACTCACAAGGCGATTGGGCTAAGGCAAAAGGTTTATTTCCGATTCAACTTGTGCGGGACATGTTGAAGAAATATAAATTGAAATATGTTGTATTGGTGGAAGGGCCACGCGACGCACTTGCGCTACTGAGTTACGGAATTCCTGCGTTAGCGGTTTTAGGTGCAGAACAATTTGGGAAAGAGAAACGTCGCATCGTTGAAATGATGGGAGTCAGTACCGTATACACAATGACGGACAATGACGGCGGCGGGAAGTTGTTGCGAGAAAAAATTGCGGCGGAGTTTGGAAAGTCATCTTTAATTCGCATCAAGCATTTTAAATTGCCGCGTGAGAAAGATGAGAAAGGGAAGTTGATTAAACTTGATCCGGATAACGCACCGTTAAAGATAATCAAAGAAGTGAAGGGATTTTTGAAAGAAACTCACGGAGATAAATGTTTTATTCCAGCTAAGAAGTTGGGATGGAAACGAGAGATAGCAAAACCGAAAAAAGTTAAAGGCAAAAAATAAGGGGGCGAAAGCCCCCTTTATCATTTCGGAAGATTATTCGTCTTCTTCCTCTTCATCTTCCTCTTCTTCCCCACGACGTTCTTCGAGTTCATCGAGAATCAGATCAATCAGAGCCGCACGCTTAACTTCTTTGCGCATACGTTCCAGATCCGCCAGAGACAGATTATTTTGGTGCGTCAGGAATTCACGCTGCAAAACATCATCAGTCTCTTCGTTGTCGTTAGCACGATCAATCATTGCGCTAACGAAATCGTCATGCGCGGAAGACAGTGAAGTACCCGGAGCTTTTTTCTTGTTCTTAGTAGAACGAGTTTCCACGCCGCCGTTACCTGTATCCAGTTCGATCTCTTCGGAGCGTTCGTTTTCAACAACAGTGCCAACGATTTTGTTGATACGTTGGTATTCAGATTTCGCACGCGGCGATTCCAGATATTTTTCCGCTTCTTCTTTGCGAACAATAACCAGTTGGCCTTTTGCGAGGATCTGACGGAAGACCGAACTTTTCAGCAGGTTTTCCAGCGGTGCCATCGTAGTAAGATCCACAGGAATAAATGTCGAGGGGACCAGTACCGGGATAGTGACGTTGAGTTCGTTTATGCAGTTGAAAGCGATCTGACCATTAGGATTAGAACGGTTCAACACATACAGGGAAGCAACGGGATCTTTTCCGTATTCCTGATTAAACTGCGTCAAAGTGATGGGACGGATTTTCATTTGGGTTACTCCAATATAGGCAAAGGATTTTTCAGTGGCGCACGTCCGTGTGCCGAGGGTTTTAAACACAAGCTAACATTAGTATATTCAGAACGTGATCTGAAAAAAATATTAGATCGGATTAAGGAGCCGGATTTGCCGCAACAGTGTATTCGAAACTTGCATTAGCATAACCGCGTTTTGCCAGACCAATTTCGATTGTAGCATTCGCAACAGCAGCAGATTTCAGCGTCAGAGTAAACGCGCCAGAACCATCAGCAGTTACAGAAGCAGTTGCGCTTGTGGAAGTAACCAGAGTTCCAGCCGTGGTTGTTCCAGAAATTGTTGTGTCACCTTCGGTAACAGTCAGCGCAGGTTTCGTGAAGTTAGAAAGTGCTTGCGGAGTAACTACAAGAGTTTCATCGCTGTAATGCAGTTTCTTAAACGTCAGAGTTTCAGCCGCGCTCATCGCAGGGCCAGACAGAATAAAGTTTCCGTCTGTTTCAACATCGCCAACTTTGTTGCCGTCGATAAAGATCTGCGCACCCGGTTCAGCAGTACCGTGAATATCGGTTTCACCAACGTAAACAGTTTGCGCCGTTGGAGTAGCCTGCATACGCAGAGGCATAATCGTAAACGGAACAGTTTTGGTTGTGTAGTTCGTTTTGCTAAATTCCAAAGTGGAATTGCCAGCTTCCAGAGCATCAACAGTAAGACTGAATTTGCCATCAGTGCCAGCAGTTGTTTGGTGCGAACCAGAAACAACTTTAACGCCTGCGAGAGTTGTACCAGTAATAACGGTATCGCCAGCGTAAACTTCATCGACAGTTGCTGTAGAAATTTCTTTCGCCAGAATATCGAAATCCTGAGTTTTCGGATCGAAGTAGTTACTGGTAAAGTGAACAGACGCATCACCCGCATTCAACGCATCAGTGTTCACGCTAAACGTGCCATCAGCATTTACGTTAGCGTTGTAGGTTTTCTCCAGCGTAACGAGTTCAACTTTAACATCGTCAGCGCTGCGCATCACAACGTTACCAGCCACAACCGTTTCTTCTGCGTGAACAGCATTCACCGTTACATCACCAAAAGTATTTTTGGTTGGCGTGCGAGTGAAAGTAGTTTCTTTGTAGCCAGTAGATTTAACGGTAACTTTAACATCACCTTTAATCGGGCCACAAATCACATCAAACGATTGAACGTTTTCCGGAATAGTGTCAGTGATCAGTGCCTGTCCGTCGATTTCAATTTCAACGTGGACAGGAACAGGCTGCGCAGGATTAACGTTCAGCGTGATCTCTTCATCCAAATATTTCGGAGTATTCAGAGTAACGTTTACTTCGCGATCTTTCGGCGCAATAGTTACAGTCGTAGGAGTGTAACCATCAGCACTAAACGTCACTTCCAAAACACCGTGCGGTTGAGGAACGGTCAGAGAAAACGTTCCATCGGAACCAACAGTTTTGCTATCAACAACAGCACCGTCATTTTTCAAAACAACAGTTGCGCCTTGAATAGTGGTTCCGGAAATTTCAGAATCGAAATTCGTGTAGTCATTGAGAGTAGGCTGCGGGTAAGGCTGCGCAGGTTTTTCAGCAACGACAACAGAAACTTTTTTCGTTTCGAATTTATCTTTGATAAAAGAAACTTCGATCTGATCGCCAGCAACCATATTAGGCACAGGCAGTTCGAAGGTGTTATTGCTTTCCGCAAACACGGCGGCAATGTTTCCAGAGTGAACGGCTTGCACTTGAGTGCCTGCCGGAGCAAGGCCAGCAATGTTTGCATCGCCTTCCGTAACCGGAGTTGTCACATTGGTATACGCCGGGAATTTTTGATTGTTTGGTTCCGGCATATCATCCGGATTCACCAGAACTAAATGACGCGACGCGAACACTTCACGCAGTTCAGCACTTGCCAGAAGGTTTTGCAGCGGCGCGTATTGCGTAAGATCGATTGCACTTCCGCTTACCGGAATAATCACGTTACGCATACGAAAATCACTTCCGAGTACGTTAAACGAAACCTGCCCTTTTGGGAAAGACGTGTTACGCACATACATCGGCGGATCAGTAAGAACATTGGTTGCAAGCAACTGTTCAAACTGTTCGAGTGTCAGTGTACTCATTTATTTTTCTCCAGAAGAGAGTTTAAGGCGAAACAGAAAATTTTAAATTTCTTCGGCGTTAAGCCCAACGCAGCGCCAAGCGAATACTCTGTTTGTGCCAGCGAAGAACTTAACTCCGCGAAACGCTGTTCGTCGCTCATGTGTTGGAGCATCCAGATCTGATACTCAGGAAATGTTTGTTCCAAGAAAGCATGGACGAAATCAACAGATGGAACAGTCCCAACGTTGTAAGAGAAATCTCTTTCTTTGCAGGAAATATCCAAAGCGTTAATGTAGGTGCTCAAACAAATCGTGAGACGAACACGCGTGATTGATCTGCGAACCGTTGCTTCAAGTTGCTTCTGATCAAACTCGCCGAGTTCCGGAAATAAACCGCGCTTATAATAAGCAATCTCTTTGCTACTGATTGGGCGATCCGAACTTTCCTTTCTGTCCAATGCAAGGCAACCTGTTTCAGTTGCAGTCGTGCAATATTGGCAGCGAGTCATTGGACACATACCACGAAAACGGAATGGCGTAGCAGACTCTTCAAGTTCAGGACACAAATTAATTGGTCGCGTATCGATTTGGATTTGCAGATCTTTTTTGCGTTTCTTTGCAGGCATTTTTACCTGCGCACTTGTACCTTTCGCCATTTTTCTCTTACCCTGCATACAGATTTCATTTCTAACTATTTACAGTGTTGAAAGAGAATTAGTACGAAAGTTCGTGTGCGATTTTGAAACAAGTTTCGTTTCGTGCAGGCTGATCATGAAGCACAGTGTTATGCTCAATCAAATAGATCGTGCCTTGTTTTCCAACCAACGTTCCATCCAAAAACAAACGGCATTGCGTTAAAAATTCTGTCAGGCCGTACCAGCGAACAGTGAATTCCGAAACAAGCAATTCTTTTTCAAGCGCTCCGCGTTTTACATGGATGCCATGAAATTCCGCAAGTGATTCAAAAATTTCGTGTTCCGAAAAAATTGGAAGACGGTGTTTGCGAATCGGAGTTGCGTCACAATCAGACGGTACATATCCGAGAGGATCAACTGCAAAAATAAACGAAGTATAATTCCTATCACCTAAGTTTTGCGTGTCGAAAGGACGGATACAAATACGGCATCCATTCGGATCAGTATTGTGGTAAACTTTTGCGCCAATTTGTTCGTGCAGATCTTTAAGCAGTTTATTGAAAGTAATCCAGTCGGATTTAAATTCAAACTCCCTCAGAACTTCGCCTTTAGCGTTAGTCGGAATATGTCCTTGCGGAGTATAACTAATCTCCGCTTTAAAGACTGCTTCAAGAAATGCAATGATGGCAGTTTGAGTCTGGATTTCTGGAACGTTGGTCATTTTTTCTCTCGCTTATAGTTTGGGGGAATTGAGGAAGCGATCAATTATTGGATAGATCATCTTCTGAATTCCGGCAAAGGGTGTGAGTTCATTAAGTTTATAGAACGTATAAATGCCAATCAACATTGAATCGAATTCGTGAATCGCTTTCTTACTCTTTTTAGAAGTAAGATTAAATTCCTTGTACAATCCTTTGAGATCGGCGTGGCGGTTAAACGCATTTTTCCATTGCGATGCAGTGATTGCAAAGAAGGGAATTTTTTTCTTGTGGCAGTAAAACGCCATGACACCAATCATAATACTGATTGCTTCAATGGTGTTGCCGCCCAAGCCTCGCGACTGGAACCGTTCAAAACACATAGCGTCGAACGGGCCATATTGCTTATCAATTTTTGCGATCTCATCAATGAACTTTTTCGTCACGCTTCCAAGATCACCAGTAAGATTCTGAATCGGGCTACCAAACATTCTGGTTCCCATGATATCAAGTCTCTTGCCTTTCACATCGAGAACAGTAAGCGCAAAGTTCACTTTACCGGGATCGCCCGATAAAATGCGCATATGAAACTCCTTTTATTTTGTCTATATAAATAATCATTCGTATTGCTAAAGGTAGAATAAAAGTATTATCAGTAATTTTGCCATGTTAGAGATAGAGTGTGTCTATAGCGTGCTATTAGAGTAAAACTAACCGGAGAAATTTTATGAGTTGGTTGACCGGAGGTAAAACTCGAAACACATACAAACGACATAAAACTTATGAGCATGAGCGCGTTCAAAAAAGATTGGATAGTGTAATCGAAATTGTCCAATCGAAAGTTGAGCAGGCGTTGTCTGTAGACAGCACCAAAGTGATCATTTTCAAAAAGGCTAAGTTTGGTTTGGTGTGCAGTTGCAACAAAGTGGAAAATGACGCCGATGATTTTCTTGAAGGCGGTTTAAAAAGCGTGATGGGTGAAAGCGATGGAGAGGCACGCGGAAATGGAATTGATATCAAGCCTACCGGGAACACAATGTTTGGCGGCAAAGGAAAAGGCGCAATCGCATTAGATGATATGTTTGATGTTGGAAATGCCCACGCTGTTATTGATGCAGCGGATATGTTGAGCGATGGTGGCGATACGGATGATCGCTGGAATGCAGGCAACGTAGTGAATTGTGGTATTTGTTATCGTCAAGGTTTTCAACCGGGCTTTCAAGCAACGGGTTATATCTACAACGTAATGACGCATCACCACGTTCAAAAACTTTCAGGGTACACGAAAGATCAATCAACTGCGCCGACAACTTTCCGTCTGGAAAGAAAAAAGGGATATGTGGATTTCGATACGCTTATTCCCAAATATTTCAAAACGGCGAAGTATAGCATTCGCGTAAATGATCGAGTGTTAGAACCGCGAAATAAACTCTTTGCTGTTATCAACGGAACGGAAACAGAATTGAATCTGGCTTTGTTGTCCAAATACAAAGGCCAGCACATAACGGTTCGCGTAAAAAATATTGACGCGTTCACTCACGCACTTTTGATTTTTGATTTGGGCGTGGATGACATTAACGGCAATATCAGCGAAGAACAAAACATTTTGAACTACGATCAGGAACTGACAGTTGGTAATATCACTGTAGTTCTTCCGGCGCGAAGTGGAATGATTGAGCCGGAAGATATTCTTGTTCTTCCGTTCAAGCGGTATGTTTTGAAAGTAACAGAGGCACCGAAAAAACGCACGGCAAAAAATCAGTCGTGGGAATGGGTTGTCACAACACGTCCGGTACAGCGAAAGGAATTGCAGTACAATATTAACAAAGGGTATGAACTGAGGTAATCATGCAAACTGAAATCATTTTCGGAAGCGCAGATCCTTCACAAGATATTCCGCTCGGTTGGGAAGCTCGTAAAGAAACAACTAACGAGGCACCAATTGCAGATGATTCGAATGAAGGATCTTCAACAATTGTATTGCGCGAAACTCCGCATGTTAAACAGGCAGACGCCGTTGATGTGCGCGAAACAAGCGTGCGTGCAGTTGCGTGTGAAAAAGAAGATCAGGAACTGCGTTCGCTCTATAAGATTCCGGAAGGCAGCGAAATTTCTCCTATTCAGAGATTGTTCGCGGGACTTGCGCGGGATCTTCAAGCTATCACACAGCAAAGTGTTGATCGCAAATTCAATTTGAATGGCGGTGTTAGCGTTTCAAGATCAAAAAGCGCAAATGCTCGCAGTAAAATGTTGAAAATGATTATGCCGGAACTGAGTCGAGAACAGGGCGACAAATTGGCAGAAGCGGTCGGAAAGAACGATGGAGACGCCGTAGCAGCCATTATGACGCAGATCGGCAAGAAATTGCAGAAACGCCTAAACATGAAAAACAGAAAATGACGCATTTTACTGAGTAGATCGCTATCTATACGCTGTTTTGATGGTGATCTACTCATTCTGTTTTTCAATGCAAAAAATATTCCTGTTACATATCAATGACTTACGAACACCTACCTAAAATTTTACACACTTTCCCGATTCCGAAACTTTCGAAACTTTTTTGCAGGATCGAGTAGAATCGCATTCTAAGGCAGTAGATAGTGCCTAGAGTGGGGTATATGAATTTCTGCATATTATAATAGTGATCACTTAACGCTCCTACCATGTATATCCGGGCCCCGGTTATCTATATTGAATATCCTATTGCGTTGTTAGCGCTAGGGTAGCTCTGTATGCTGTATGGGTGTATGTGTTTGTTGTGTAAGTTTCAAGGTGAAGAAAAAATTTGGGGATCGACGGGGTTCGGGGAAAAAGATCTGTAAATTGGAAGGGCGAGGATGGAATTTCTGGAGAAGTCGGATGCAAACCGCATTTCTAGTCAAAAATCCCATGCTACAGGAATATGACACTGTATTTTGGGTCAATCAACATGTCATTTTAGCTTGTCCGTATGACGGGCCAGAACATAAGGAGTTAGAGTTTCGAAAGCAGATATCAATATTCTTTTGGCACATCGTTCATTGTTCGTTGTATAGCGCTACGTTTCGTGATAACAATGAAATGCCCTTTATTCCGGTTCCAACTGCGTTAGGTAGAAAGGAATTACCTTATGTTTTCGGTGCCAGCGGGGATTATAGCGCAAAAGGAACGTATGCTAAAAAAGGGAAAGGTTTTTCTCGCGCATTGGATTGGTTAATTGAGAATGTTTTCACGGCTTCGCCTTATTTTTTCGGTAGCGATGGTCAGTGTAGACGCTTTAAACTCAAGGAAGAAATATTTGAACAGATGTATCCAGTGCGGCCTAAATCTGCGCAGGATATTCTTACTAAAATTCGTTATTGTACGCCGCACTTCACAAAGGGCGATTTGTTTGGAAAAACGATTGAGAAAATTTGTGTTCAACGTGGAAAAGAAAATTTGGTTCCACCTCAGCACGATTTAAGATCATTTGATCGCAATACCTCGCGTAACGCAATAAAGCGATATCGGGATGTGCTTTCAAAACTTAGTCCAAACACTATTTCTTTGCGACCAGTCGTTGACGAAATTGCAAAGTACAGTCACTATACACGGAAATCAATTCGAGCGCGGGTTATTTTACTGCAAAGCAATTTGCTATCGTTTTTGTCTCAGGATTTTATTTTGGTTGAACGTTCTCGTCTGATCATCAAATACTATCCAACATATCGAGCAAGTGGTTTAGGTGGTCGTTTATTTGAAGAGTCAGGCGGGTTTCAAAACTTGCCTCGCGCTTTGAAACAACGTGCGTATTGCGTAGGTCATAACGTCGATATGCAAAGCAGCCAACTCAACATTTTAAAAATGGAGTTGCAGCGCCATAAGATTCACTGCCGAATGCTTAATGAAACAAATTCGATTTCAGATTTCGCCAATCAGTTTAATCTTCCCAAAGAGATCACAAAGATTTGTTTTTATGGGATGATGTTCAGTATCGGTGGAACCATGCGTCGTTCTGCTATTGCTGATTCTCAAGCGATGAAATCTATTCGCGCAAGCGTTCGAAAGGAGTGTCGTTCGCGAGCGTTAAAACGATTGAGTCGTGAAGGTAAGGTTCGTTTCGAAGATCTGGATCGCTTAACCGAAAAACTTATTTCCTCGGAGTGTGAAAGAATTCGTGAACGTTGGGAGCGCGAAACACATTCAATCGTTGTCAGTCTTGAGGCGTTGTGTGAAGCGTATATTAAAAGCGCAAGAAAAAGTGGTGACGGTTTTGTTCTCACAAACGCAGTGGGCGCACGATATAGTTGGTCTGGCGAAATAACTTCTGAAATAAGGAAGCGAATTTTAAGCCACATGATCACTGGAATCGAAACTGATCTTCTGTTCTCTGCCATCGAAGAAAATCGTGTTAAGCACGTTTATTCCTTCGAGCATGACGGCGCATTGCTTTCTAGCGCAAGATTGCGGAGCGATAGGATTAAGTTTGTGAAAAAACCTTTCGACTCTTCTGCCAAACAATTGGTGACAAATCTGTAAATATTCAGAGTAAACCAGAGTGTTGGAGATTTTAATCGTGCCGAAGAAAACAGCACGGACGAAAGCGTTGGAGGATCTTGAAAGGGAGTTGCTGGAAGTCCTGCCCGTTTCGACTCGCAGCAAAAAAGTCAAAACAAAGCCGGATAAAGTTTCTCCTGTTCTTGAAGCGAAGAAGCCAAAACCGAAGCCGAAAGCTAAACAACCTAAGTCCGATAAAGTTGAGAAGCCACTTGAGATCTATGAACTTGCGGCGCTGTATGAATTTTTTCATCGCGACACCGTGACCAGTAGTTATCGCACTTGGCCTGATATCACAATTGCCGAAGCTCGCGAAATCGTTAAGCAGGTTAAAGCTGACGAAATTAATTCGTGGCCTCAAGTGGCAGATATGTATCATAACGATCCTAAGAAAGATTCTGTTTCTGAGGATGAAAGGAAGAAGTACAAAATCGTCAAATATGGATATGACGATTTGCGTGAATTTCGAAACGCAGTCATCGAGAAAGAAATTTTCATTGGCATGAGTATTCCCCTGTTCATTGAACATTTCAAAATCGAAGAAGATGATCCTGTCATGCTCACGCTTTGCTACGCATGGTCGGCGTATGTCAAGATCATGATCGAAAGACGCAGAAAACAGGGTAACGAAAAATCTCGCCATGCTGCAACCGTGCAGGAAGGCGATTTTTGCGTTGAGATAGAGTGTAACGCGGAACAAGCTATTATCTTGGAAAGATATTGCGCAGCATTTCACGGAACCTTACTCGCATGTCGCGACTATCTTAAATCCCTCGGCAATCGTGCGCCAAAACGCATAGATAAGATCAGTAGCAAACTTGCTACGCAGATTCGCGCAGACCAGAATTTTTCTGATGTTCCGCGCAGTCTGATTGTTAGTGCGTTGAATGGTTACACGCAAAAACTAAAGTTCGATAATGATCTAAGTTTTAAAAGAGATCTCGGTCGGTTCTATGTGAAGGACTCTTTTAAACTGCATGAGAATTCATTGACTGTCGGTAAAGCCAAAGATATCGCCATAAGGAAAGTAATTGGCGGTGTGCGTCACGATCTGACTATTCGAGGAATTTCGTTTGTTCGTATATCTCCGTTGGTTTACGGTGTTACTGTTCAATACGACAAGATGGAATTTCTTGATGTGAAATTCGGCACGGATTAAGCCTCTTCGGAGGCTTTTTCTTCTCTTCACTTTTCGGGAAAGATAATTATGAATAGCAACGAACGTCTGGCAGCGTTGCAACAAGAGCGCTATGCGCTTATGAATAAAACTTTTTTGGGATTTATTTAATGCCTTCGAAAAGTCCTTCGTTATTCTTAATGATCCTTTCTTCGTTAATGCTGACTGGTTGTATGATCAGCGCACTCTCGCTGTACGCGTGGGAACGGGAACCGGTCACACAACGTTCGCAAAAGAATTGGCAGCAAAACACAATGCCTTTCTTTTAACTATGGATCACGAGTCGGTTGATGGTGAATTTTGTTTCACTCATAATCGTCTGCGTGAGTTATACCACAAGTTCGAAGATGCAAATAGTCCTAACCTGTTCGTCATTGACGATGCTTATCAGTTTGGAGGACGGATTGAATCTCTCCAATACAGACTCATTAAGTATCGTGACGTTTTGGGTGAGTCGTATTTGCAGTCGCTTCGCTTTGTGCTTTTAAACTAAGGAGACATTCAATGTCTGATCTTACCATTGAGCAGTTAAATCCCGTTCAACGTTCTATTCTGAATGTTGTCGAAACGAGTATGAGCTACTCGAAATCAATTCGTGAAATCACTGCGCCAAAAGGTTTTACTGAGTGGCGTGTGATTCGTGACTACTGCCGCATTGCTGTTACTGTTCCTCAACGTAGCGGCGTTAGCGTGCTGTCACAATTTCTGGCAGAGTACCTGTTAGAAAAATTCCCGGAAGCGAACATTATTCGCTTGGGTCGAGAAGAACGCGTTTACGGTGATTCCATCGAACCGCGTATTGATTTTATTCGCGTTGAAACTCCTGCCGATTACGGTCGCGCTCGTCAACGCATTCGCGAAAGCGATAAGAAATATTCTTTCGTTATTGTCGATCAGTCTGAATGGATTTGCGGTCAAGACAACCGCTTTGAAAAACTCTCGGAAGATATGTTCCGTATTGGCGTAGACGATCAGTATTTGATCAACCTGTCAACGTGAGGAAATCATGAGCGCAACTATCGAAGAGATTTTGGAAGATCTGGATCGTGTGTTTGAAGCAACGTCTTTCGATGAACGTAAAAGTCGCTTTAATGTCGTGAGTTACAAAGTTGAATCTTTGTTTCAGGAAATGAAAGTTCACCTGATGCCTCAAGAAGACAGCGCCTTTTTAAATAAAATTCGTTACGTTGTTCCGTCTCCGGATTCCATTCGATGTTTGGAAATGGTAGTTATCGATTTCAAACAACGACGCCAAAAACGTTTCCAATATGCAGGCGCAACAACCGGACGCACTAGCCATCAAAATTTAAATCGCTCTGCGCCTCCGCGTAGTGAAACACGCAACGAAACTTATCAGCAAGTTTACGCTGGTGATGTTTCGCATACCATTCATCATGATCACGTAACGCATCATGCGCCATCAAGTTGCGATTCGCCGTCTTCTGACTACGGCTCTGATAGCGGCAGTGGCGGTTGTGATTAAAATTCTGCGCGGGGGGAAACTCGCGCATTCTAATGGACTGAGTTATGAAACATCGTGCAGGTGAATATCTTGTTGTTCGTAGTGGCAACAAAAATGTTCTTGTTCTGGCGACTGGAAAAACTGTTGGCTATCTGGTGAATACTCTTTCATCTGAGGAACCGACAACAATTAAATTCAGCGCCAAATATGACATACTCGCGATTCTCGGCAAAGATCCGGAACCGGGGCAAAAAGTTTTCGGCGTAGGTATTACTCCTTACGTCGGTCTGAAACAAATTTCTGGTATGCCTGCTTTAAATCTTTACGGACGTGAAGAACAAGTAGGAAAGGCTATTCGTATTGCCTGCAAAAAGTTTCCTTCTTACGTTGAAAAGTACGGAGTCGGTGAAGCTCTGCGTCGCTGCAAAGAAATCAATTTCAATCAGGTTTCTGGCGGTAGCAAAACCCACGACTTCAAAACCAAATTCGCAAAAGAAGAATGGCATGATTCATTCAACATTTGCGTGAATAAAGATAGCTTGTCGCAAGACGTTACCAACAATATGTTGCTGGCGTTGGGTGAAAGTATTTATCAACATTTGGTTCCCACTAAGCGCAAAATCAAATGGATTCTGCTTCTGAACAAACTGCGTAACGTTCAGAAACTGGATCAAGAAACGCTTATCGGTTTTCTCGATGACTTCCTGAAAGCAGGCGATGCGAAAGACGTAAAAAATTTGGTGTCGGAAGATCTTCTTCCTTTCACCGATATTATTTTGCGAAGCATTGCACGCCAGCGAGTAATGAGCGTGAAGGAACTGGAATTGCTTGCGCAGAACGATAGCGAAGCAATTGCAAAATTCTGGCCTGCTGAACTTGAAGTAAGTGATGCACGTCCGGATATTGATAAGTCGGCGATGAAAAGTGCGCGTGCTTTATTCGCGTATAGTTTCAGTCGATTCGCTCAGGGAATTGATTTGGGTAAAACTCTCAACAAAGCGGTGCGCCTTACAGTCAAGGAGTTTCGCGGGGATGTTGATTGACGAACTGAATCGGAAAGGGGATGAGGAATTACTCTTCCCCATTTCTTTAGAAGCGCCTCTCGTTTCATTTCTTCAAGAAGGATTATTGTTCATTGGTACTGCGGTTGATTACGGAGACGGAATTTGGATCTTAGATCCTCATTTGTATAGCTTCGAAAATCATTCATATACTCCAGTGAATATCTCTTTCAAAGTTTCAGCTAACGATGAAATTCGAAAGCTGTCAAATTCTGATGAAGTGAGAACATTTGCCCCTTCTGCTGGTTTTAATGCTGGAATTATTTCAGGCGTACCACTGGCATTTCCAACAAGGATTCACTAATGAAGATTGTTTTTGATTGGGATGATACTGCTTTATGCACTCATCCTTTTTACGTCAAATATCTGAAAGAAAATCACGGTGACGATATTCCGTTGAATGAGTATTTCACAAAAGATAATGGCGGCTCTGGATTCCTCGGTTTGATGGAGTCTGCGTATTTCATGGATAAAGTAGAAATTCGTAAAGGTTTTATTTCTACGGTTCGTCGTCTGATTGCGGAAGGCCACGAAATTTATTCGTGCTCGCATCGAGGCTATCACAAACTCGGAGCAATCCTTACTCGCAAACTCTTCACCGAAGAAGAGTGGAATCTTTTCTCTGATCACTACTTCCTTGATCCTTTCTCTTCTCCTAACAAGATTGAGTTTCTGCAAGAAGTTTTTGATAACGAAGATTTCATCATCTTTGATGACCGTCCTCATTTTACCTGTCAAAGCAGCGAAGAAGATGCAGAACACATTATTCTGTTTGATCAACCGTGGAACAAGAATCTTCCTTTTGAGCGTGTGTTTGCTTTCGACGAAAACTTTATTCAGACTTTGGATAAGAAACTGGAAATTTTTTCTAATTTATAAACTCACGCTGCAAGAACTTTTCGCAGGAAGGTTCGTTGTGGAGCGGCGAGCGTGCATTGGCCTAGTGACTGACACGGGCAGGCCAATGACAGTAAGACTCGCCCGGTGCGTATCCCGCTTTCGCACTTTAATCTGCGGGGGAGTTTATCTAATGGGTTCCGACAGCCCGGCGGGTAAACTCCAAAGCGACTCGAAAAGGTTTCTTTGGAGTTTACCCATAACTAAAAAGAGCGATTCATTATTACCCTGTGAGGGAACCGAAGACGACGCGGTTCCCTTTTTTTTTGATCAAATCTGTAAATTCCTTGTATACGATCCCTAAAACTGGAATTCAGAAATGACCAAAGCAAAGCGCCGTATCATTGAAGAAAAAGACACAAAGAAAAAGAAAAAGAAGAAAACAAGTGACTCGTTTGAATTGAGCACTATTAACTTCGCAAACAAATATCGCCCGAAAGGTATTGAAGACTTTATCGGACAGGAACACATTCATAAGCAATATCGCGGTTGGTTGAAAACAAAAACTTTCCCTTCCGTTATGTTGATTAGCGGTCACTTAGGTTCCGGCAAAACAACGTTCGGTAACATCATCGGTAAAACGGTCAACTGCGATACGTTGAATGCGTGCGGTGAATGTCCATCGTGTAAAGCATTCGATAGCGGTTTCCATCCGGATATTCTTACCTACGATATGGGTAACGATAGCGGTAAAGTTGAAGGCGCACAACGCATCATCGAAAGTAGTACGTTAAGTCCTATGTATCGCCGTCGCGTTTATATTCTCGATGAAGCGCACCTGATGACAACTCAAGCGGAAAGTAAATTCCTTATCCCGCTTGAGAATCCGGCACCGCATACTATTTGGGTTTTAATCTCAACTGATCCGCAAAAGATTAAGAGCACGATTCTTTCTCGTTGCGTTAAGCTGCCAATCAATCCGATTGATCCGGAAGTGATTGCAGAACGTCTTGAGGTTATCGCCAAAGCAGAAAAGATTTTGCCGAAGGATAAAAAAGAACTGAAAGAAGCTCGCGCTGCGATTCGCACTATCGCTGAATATTCAGGCGGTCAGTTGCGTGGTGCAATCGGTTTATTCCAAACTGTCTATTCGTCAGTTAAAGGCGGTGAAGAGTTTAATACCGATCTTGTTCTGGATATGGCGGCAAGCGATCCTGAAATCAATTTGGGAGATATGGCAGTAAACTTTGTTACTGGTTATCTCAAAATGGATCTGATCGAAATCATTCGCACCGTTCGCGGTTCCGCTGATATTCGCGGTTTGCTGCATAAATCTCGTTGGCTTCTGCATTATATTCTCGGCGATATCGCAAAGACTAATAAGTTCCAAACTGCGGAACTGCGTAAGTTCAACGACAACCGAAAGAAAGCAAAATTCAATATCGAACCTATCGCGATTATCTATTTGCAGAAAGCATTGTGTGATATAGAACTGGCGATCAACTCAACCAGTATTCCGGTTGAGGTGATGTTCGAAAGTACAATCACTGGATTAATGTCTGACATTTATTCCGGGAAACTTTCAATCAAGTTGAAGTAATTTTAATGGGTGGCCTTGTGCTGCCCATTTTTCATTTTGACGCTAATTTTGTACTACAGACAATCATAGGAAATCTGCAATGCAAATCGTCTTTTCCCTTTCAAAAGTCTCGGAAGACTTATTGTGGACGCGTTATTCTGAGCACCTGAATCCGCTTGAAATCAAGCATATGTGTAAGAAGATTTTCGGTGCAGATGTTGACACGTCAAAATCTCCAATTGGAATGCTGAAATCGCGCACTGGTGAGTTGCATTTTGTTCCGTCTGGTGAAGATGGGGTAATCTGTATCTACAATGATCGTGTGCTTAAACAAGCGAGTGATTTCGTAAACTTCATGAAGCCTATGCCTGTTAAGACGCCTTTTGGCGCAGGTGATTTCTATCTGGCGATTGAAGGAGATAACCGGAAACTTTCGTATCTTGTTTGGAGCAAAATGAAAGATCAACTGGTGTTCTTTCCTAACGTCGATGCGTTGGAAGATTATTATGAAACGCTGGCTGTTACGCCCGGCGTTGAGCGCATGAAGTCGTATCCAAGCCGTAGGATCTACGGTCAGTAAGGAGGTGATCCTTATCTCTTCTTTACTGCCAAGAAGTAAAACTTAGGCAGTAGGTACGAGCTACCGAAACTTTATTCCAAAGCGGGAGCAATCCCGCTTTTCTCTTTAAGGATTTAGCGATGGAACTTCTAATAAGTTTGTCGAAGCCTATTTCGGCTTTCACTTCAAAAGATCAAGCAGCCTTCGACAAGTGGTTTGGAAAATCAGTTGTCAAAGATCCGCAAGGCAATCCTCTCGTTGTTTACCACGGAACTCCGGGAAGTTTTGATTCGTTTGATAAAAAACGTTTGGGTGGAGGTAACGACGAATACGGTATTGGATTTTATTTCACTGATTCTGCCGAATTCGCTCGCTACTACACAAAAGATAGTGGCAGCACTATGCCCGTCTATTTGAAAATCACTAAGCCTATCATTTTTGAAAAGCCTCCGCGTATGACTCTTACGCAAGCAACTAAAATTGCTAACGGTTTAACGCGCCCTCATTTTAATGAGTTTCTCGCACAAAACTATGATATTGAATATCAAGGTCTGGCAAGTGCGAAGAAAGAATATCTGGATAACTTTGTTGGCATGGATGTTATCACTGCTGGCAACAATCTGTTTCAGGATATCTACGCAGGTGAGCCGGAATCGTGGCGCTTTCCGGAAGTGTTTGCAGCCGCAACCGGAAGGGATGGAATCATTGCGAAACGTGGCGAACATTTTTTCTATGTTGTGTTCAGTCCTACGCAAATCAAATCGGCAATCGGAAACAAAGGAACGTTTAAACCGCGCACCGAAAATATTCTGGAGTAACTATGCAAGTTCTCATTAGTCTCAGCAAAATGAAAAGCCCTCTCGAAGAACAGAAAGTGGTTTTAGAAAATGCAAAAGACAACGTGAAGAAGGCGCAGCGCAGTGAGAAGTTGGCGCGTGATAGTTTACAGGAAGCCACTGAAAATCAGCGCAATGTGCAAGGTGCCAGAAAAGAACTGGCAGAGCGCGGAAAGATTCGTCGTCGTGCTGTAGATGTAGCTCGCATCCAACAGCAAAAGGTTGGACGTGCTGGAGTAGTTGATCGCTTGATCAATGAATTGGAGCGGTTGGAGAAAACAGAAGATACAGACGCAAACAAAAAGGCTAACGAAGAACGTCGAGCTAGTTTGCGTAAACAAATCTCCGAAGCTCGCGAGGCAATGAAGAAAATCAAATTGCCTAAATCTACAGTTAAACGCAAAAAGCGGAGGCGCTAATGCAAATTTTTGTTTCTCTTTCCAATGCGCCGAATTTAGCGCAACAAAGTTGGGAATATACTTTCCTTTGCTATGTTGATGAAACAGCGCGTAAGTGGCCTGCCGATTTGGGCGCTTACGGTGAGCGCTATATGAAACTTCTGAAAGAAAAACTCCGACTTGAAGCAGTGACGGGGCCATTTCTCTTCGATGGTTATTACGACAAAGATCAATTCTTCACGGAACTTCCGTAACTAAAAGGGTGGCACTTGCTGCCCTTTTTCACGTTTAAAACTGTAAAAATATGGATATAGGTCTAATTAACTCTGGTATTCATTATGTATTCTCTTGCACGACAAATTCCTTGTTTTCATATCTGCCGCCATGCGCTTGATATTAATCCTTACACGCACGAACCTGAACACGAAAAAGAAATCGTAAGTCAGGTGTTTGCTGATCCTGAAAAGGAATTGGAAAAACTTGCGAAAGATTATCCTAACGATAATCTGTGGTACGAACCTGCTCACATCTGGATGTAATTATGCCCGGTATCTCGCTAAAGAGCATTGAGTTAAAAAACGTTGTTGTGTATCAGGAACTGGAATTAAAAAATCTGGATCAACAAGGTTTCGTAACTGTTTCAGGAATCAACAACGATAGCCCTAACGTAAAAGATAATAAAAACGGCGTCGGTAAAAGTTTGATGTTTGGTACGCTTCCAAATTTATTGTACGAAGCTGATCCGCTCGCTCTCACGAAGCGTAGCAAAACAAACATGCTCAAAAAAGGAAGTTCAATTACGCTTGAGTGGCAATCTCCGCTTGGTGGTTTGGTGCGTGTTGAACAGACGGCGAGCAAATATAAAGTATACCTGAACGGAGAAGATCAGAAAGTTGATCGTCAGGACGTGGCGAAGACGTGGATTAAAAAACACTTTCCTCTTTCCCCTGATGAATTCTATAGCTACTGCTATATTCAAACTCAAGTTCCTCATCCTTTCCAGCGTGCGAAGCCTGCCGAACGTCTTAAATATCTGACAGAGTTGTTTGGTCTTGATGTTTATGACCGCATTCGTGCTGCCGTTAAGCTGAAACTTGATGCAGCTAAAGATGCAGAAAAAGAAAGTAAAGGCGTAGCAGATATCTATGATGTTACTGCGCGAAAACAGGAAGCATTGAAAGTAACAGACGACACTCGCAAGAAAGCGAAAAAGTTTGTGAAGAAAAGTGATGAACTGAAAGAGAAGCGAAATGAACTGTACGAACGTTTCGCAGAACTTACAGCCGAACGAAAAGATGCTCGTCGTTATTATGAAATTCTTTCGGAGATTTCTAAGCTCGGTGTTGAATCAGCTAATCCGAAAAAGGAATTGAAAAATCTGGAAGGCATCTTGCGTAAGATTGAGAAGTTCGAAGACTATCAATCTGAACTCAAAAAATATCGCAAACGCCATGCAGCGCTGACAGAGGAACTGAAAGAACTTCCTGAATCAGAAGCCGACCCTAAAGCGCTTTCTAAAAAGCATTCGAAGTTGGTTGACGAAGAAGAAGAAATTGAAGAACTTCTTGGCACTATTGAGGAAGAACTCGAAGCATATCAGGAATGGAAGGATGATGTTAAGCGTCTTACCAAATCACTTTCCAAACTGAAAAAGCCAAAGAAAAAATCCGAAGAACTGGATGAAGAACTGGCAGAGGCGCAGAGTATCGTCCGTGCTTACGAAAAACTTTCCCATAAGGTTGACGGTAAAACTTGCCCTACATGTGGACAAGATGTTGATCTTCGTGCAATGAAACGCGCCGCCGAAAAAGCGGAAAAACTTATCAAGGATATCCGCTCTCAGCAAGAGTATTACGAAATCAAATCTGAATTGCGTGATCTGGAAAAGAATAAAGTTTCTAAACCGGAACATGACAAGGATGAATTGAAAAAACGTTTGAAGAAAGTCAGTGCGAAGATTGATGCTATCGCCGAAGAGTTTGAGACTATCAAGAAACGTGACGCCATTATTGTTAAACTTGAGTCTCTGGAAAAACCGGAACAGGTTCACGAACCGAAAAGACCGTGTAAGAATATTGAGAAGCGTATCGAGCGCCTCGAAGAATTCCGCGATCTCAGCCAGTCTCTTAAAGCATTTAAGAAGCCATCTAAGAGCGCGAAAGAAATCGATAAGGAATATGAAAGCGTTGATTCTCAGATCAAGGAACTCACTTCTCAGATTGCAGATCTTGAGCGCAGTGCGCAGAAAGTTATTTCAAAAGTTCAGGAGTATGATCACTATGAAGATACTCTTGTTGACTTGCGCACCAAACTTTCAAAACTTCAACCGTTGATTGATAAGCGTGTGCTGTATGAAACGTTATACAAAGCATATAGCGGCACCGCATTGAAACTTGATGCGATGGAAGGTCGTCTCCAGTTGATTAGCGATAAGCTAAACGAGAACAGCCATCTTGTTTATCCGGAGCCTATGCAGTGGCGCTTGTTCACTTGCCCTCAAGGGATCGGCGCGGAAGTAACTCGTTTGAGTAATGGAACAACAACTGATTTCAGTATCATGAGCGGCGCAGAAACAAACTGTTTCCGTTTGCTGTGGGCGATAAGTATTCTTCCGTTCGTTCCGGAAAATCGCCGCCCCGATTTTATTGTGCTGGATGAACCGGAATCAAACTGTAGTCCTGCTGTTCGCGATCACCTGATTGAAAACTTCTTACCAATTTTGAAACGTGTTGTGCCTAATATCTATTGGCTTACTCCGCAGCCTGTCGAAGAATTCTCAGATAAGCAGTGGACAGTTAAAAAGACAAAAGGCATTTCAGTGCTTACTAAGAAGGAAGTCTGATGAGCGTTCAAAACATTATTGATAATCCTCTTCTGTTTCGTGGTTATCGAATTGTCTCTGATCCTTTGCTCACTGAAAGCAAAGTTGTTCCGATTCAACAAAATTGGTTCATGCGAATTGTTGCTAAAATTTTCCGGATGAAAACTTCTACCGTTGTTGGTGTTCCTTCAAACAGCGTTTACTTGGTACATGACGTTATTATCGCTCATCCTGAAATGGTTATTAAAATCAAGGATGCGTTGGAGAAAGAAAAATGCCAGTGATTGCCGTAACGCAGCAAAGTCCCGAACAGGTGTTTGCGTGGTTGCGTTCACAAGATCCGAAAGTTCGTGTGACATATTGCCCTCAAGGAATTGCTCTCGATCCGGATAAGCAATATCGCAAACATATTTTTGTTATTGGCACAAAAGAGTTTGACCGTAATGCTGTGAGTATTCGTCAAATGCCTCAGCACATTTTCTTTGTGTTTGGTCATAGCATTCTGTTGGAAAAATATGGTCTGGAAGTCGATAAGCCTGTTCAGGAAATTGAGCCTACTCGACCTAAAGTTGTTCCGGTTGGATCGTATCTGAAAGATCTAAAACATCGCGCAATAGAAGGAAGTTTGTTCTACAGCCTGATGACTTTCATCTATACCATGCCAAGCAAAACGCACCAAAAGCCTATCACTAATGTGATTTGCAAATGGATCTATAGCGGCTGCACTACTGACATTCGAGAAGAAATTGAAGCTCTTGAATTGAGAATAAGCAATAGCACAATGGCAAAGCTAATTTCAATTCTTGAGAAACCTGTTACCTATCGTCTGCGCGATGCTTTTATTGATTTGAATAACGGTACGTGTTCGACGATGGGGCAGGCGGTTATCAAACATCGTGTTCAGATCTTCGAACTCGGATATATCAAAGGTAACGTTGAAAAGATTGCTAACGTCACTGATGAGTTGGTCGCCAATCAGGGAATCTAATGACTCTCGAAACAGAGTATTTTATTTGGATGGCGGTTATTGTTTCTGTTATCGGTTGTGAGCTAACAGACTTTCGAACCACTCCAAAAATCTCTACGGCACTTGTAACTAGTTTTCTGCTGACGCTGTGCTATGTTCCGGCATACACTACCGAAACTCAGCAAATGACTTTTTACTTTGTGTCAGTGCTGTTGAATATTTTGCTGTTCTATATGTATGCGTATCTGTGTGACGATATGCCCTCGCACTATAAAAAGTTTTATGTGCTGGATATTGGTTTATTTCAGGGCGCTACGGCATTGGCAATCTATAAGTTTGTTTAGTTTAAAAGGGTGGCTTGATGCTGCCCTTTTTCTATTCTAATGCTAATTTTCTTCTATCCTGCAAGGAGAGAAAAATATTATGGCTACTGCAAATCTTGCTGAAAAGGCAATCGAAGAAGTTATTGAACGTGAAGGTGGTAGTAAGTTTACGAACCGTGCAACGGATCGCGGCAAAGCAACTCGTTGGGGAATCATCGAGAAAACAGCGCGTGATTTTGGCTATACTGGAAGCATGGAAACTTTACCGAAAGAAACAGCGGTGGCAATCTATCGCAAAAACTTTTGGGATATGTGCAAATGCGATCAGCTTGCTAAATTCAGTGAAGAACTTGCGGTTTGGGTTTTCGATTTCGCTGTAAACTCATCCCCGGCTAATGCTATTGATCCGCTTCAAGGCTTGCTGAACGTTCTTAATGATCGTCAGAAACTCTATCCGGATTTTGCGCCTGCTGCTAATATCGGGCCAAAGACTCTTGCTGCTCTGGAAGCGTACTGCAAAGTGCGTGACGTTAAAATCCTTGCGCGTGTGTATAACGGATTGCGTCTTGCATTCCTGTATAACATCGCTGCTAAAGATGAGTCGCAGGAATCTAATGTTTATGGTTGGTTCAACCGTGTTGTTAATATCACTGCTAATGTTGGAGTAACAAAATGATTGTAGAAATTGATCTGTCGGTTGAACAGCAATCGACTTCTGCTAGTGCGAAATATAAATTCGACGGCAAAAGCGTTCTGGTAAGCCCTATCGTTAAAACCATGTTTGACGCTTACCTGAAAGCTCGCACCGAAAGCAATAAAGCATTCAATGCGCTGAAAACCAAACAGGCTCGCTATAAGAGCATGGCAGCGCAGATTAAATCTGCGAAAACTCCTGACGGTAAGAAAAACTTAAAAGCTCGCCGCGCCAAACTGAAAGCTGAAATTCAGGAAGACAATAAAAAACTCGCGCATTTGAAATCCGAAGTTTCTGCTGCGCGTAAAGTTGCTGGCCTGACTTACACCGTGCTCAATAAGCCGGGTAAACCTACGGCACGCGTTGGGAAATTGGGCAAACTGGTTGCGTTCAAGTTTGTCTCTCAGGAAAAATTCGATGCAGCAAAAGCTGTTAAGGTAAAATAAAAAATGAAAGTGACTCTCGACCTGTCTGCTGAAATTCAGTCTACTTCTGCCGCCGCCCCGTTATGGCAAGTTATCGGCAAAGGCGCTAACGCAAAGATTATGTTTTTGCCCAAAGTGCGCCCTGATATTGCTGCTGCTTTTAAGCTGGCTAAAACAGCGTATAAAGAAGCGAGCAAGTACCACAAAACCAAAGCCAATCTCGAAAAACTGCGTGAAGCTCAGAAAGCGAAACCTTCCGATGCACGCAAAACTCGCATTGCTACAATGCAGCCAGAAGTACGCCGCTGTAAAACTGCTGCTACTCAGGCAATGTCTGCTGCATCCAAAGCTCTGCGTAAAGTTTTCGGCATCAAAGCTACGTTTGGTTTCAGCGCTCCGGATCTTTTTGATGCGAAGAAATTTGCAAAAATTTCTGTCGGTTCGACTCTGAAAGTTAAAGGCGTTGCGAAGCCCGTTACTCTGGTACGTGCTCCTAGCCAATCTGTTTTCGATCAGCTTGCAAGCAAGACCAAAACCAAAGCTAAAAATTCCACTGGCGGTACGATCCAGCAAGCACGCGCAGCAATCAAAGGTGCTCACACTCCAGCTAAACAGACGCTGAAAAACAAGCTGGATAAAGGGATCATGAAAGGCAGTCTGGAAGAAGTTGAAGAAGAACTGTCTAAACGCGGTCGTGCTCAAGAGAGCGCAGACCGTGCGAAAAAATCTGCTACTGCAAATAAAAATGTGAAGATTTCTAAATCTGTTCCGGAATCTCATATGAAAGCAATTAATGCGATTGCCAAAAACGTCACTGGTAAAAATTCTACGCTGAAAGCGTCGGGCGATAAAATCCAGTTTGAATCTAAAGGATTCAAAGCGACGATCAAACGCGATGGCGGAGAATATAAACTGACGCATAGCGCCACTGGTGCTGGTCGCAGAACTATTCGCGGTACTCTGAAAGCTCTGGCGGCTAAACTTGCGAAAGCAGTTAAAGCTGTCGAAGCCGTGAAGGGTTCGAAACTTTCTACTGGCAATTACCTGAAAGCTGCGAAAGGTATTTCTCCTAACGCGGGCAAATAAAACTACGGCGAGGCAATGATGGAGATTTTAGTTTCTATCTCGGCTGCATTAAGCAACCGTGCCTTGCAAGAAGTTTTGAATCGTGGGAAGTTGGATGTGCGTGTTGTTGCTTCTCGAAAGATCAGCAACACGCAATATCTTTTTGCATACATGAATGAAGACGGCGACAATGTTGTTTGCCGTGCTACACTTGCTCAAGCTGGTTTGGCTGCAAATAAATATGTACTGCGAAAAGTTGAGCCACTATCCACCGAAGAAACTCTCTGGCATGTGCAAAAGGCTTTCGATAAATTCGACGGCGCAGGCACCAGTCTATCCTCTCCCCCTCCGCTTTATTCTCTGATTTATCCTCTTTCTGATTTAGGCGTTGATCGTACTCCAGATTTGGATGACATTCTTCGCGATTGGGAAGCGCGATTCAGTTGGATGTTTAATTCGCGTTGGGTGTCCGTTGATTGGGCGAGCGAAACCATTGAGGTTTGTTTGCATGATCCTGCTCGTCAAAATGCGCAGATGGAAGGCAAGATGAAAGAAATCGTCTTTTGTTGTCTGCAAAACTATCTACGCTATAGAGGTAAATGCTGATGTGGACTTATCATATTACGTCCGGTGAAATGCTGGATAAAAACGGCAAACGTGTTGCAACTGGCTACAGCGGTAAAGGCAAACATAAAAATGTTGTTGCGGATACTGCTGTTGTTGGTGAAGGGCCACTTCCTATCGGTCGTTACACAATTAACGCTCCGCGCACAAGTCAGAAAACTGGCCCGTATGCGATGGATCTTTCTCCGGCAAAAGAAAATCAAATGTTCGGTCGTAGTGCTTTCCAGATTCACGGCGATAGTGTCAAGAATCCCGGCACTGCATCGAGCGGCTGTATTATTATGCCGCGCAATATTCGCGAACTTATTTGGAACAGCGGCGATCACGAACTGGAAGTGAAAGCGTAAGAGGTTAATCATGGAAATCGAAGTCAGTTTAAGTGCATTGACTCCTTCGCAGTATCGACCGTTCATGCAGATGTGGCGGCCTGATCCTAAAATGCTGCAACTCTTTCAGAAAATCAGCGGTCGTACTGGCAGAAAAGCTATGCGACTGTACTTCGATTTTCAGTCTGACAAATTGATTAAAACTTTCGCGCCTGAATGCCCTTCTGAAATCAAAGATTATTTGGTTGAGAAGGGTTTTGTGCTTGAGGACTATCTCTCAGGCACCGTGAAAGATAAACACAATCGCATTTTGCGTTTGGGTAAAGTTTTAAAAGATCCGGAACTCAAGAAAATTTTCGAAACCGATCCGTCGCGCAAAGCTCTGGTTGAAGTTACTCGCGGGAAGAAATCTATCTGCTTGAGTATGCACCCATATGATGTTGCGGGAATGAGTACCGGGCGCGGCTGGACAAGCTGCATGAATTTGGATGACGGCATCAACAAACAATTTGTGCGTGATGATATTAAACAGCATACGCTGATTGCGTATCTGGTTGATACAACTGACCGTGATATTAAACGTCCGTTGAGTCGCGTTCTGATTAAGCGTTTCTATTCAGAACAATCCAAAGATAAATTCATCTACCATGTTGAGCGTGTATATCCTGCACCTAACATGCCGTTCATCGAAAGCGTTCAAACTTTCGTTGATCAAAAAATCAATAAGGAACTTCTCGGCGGTGAATCATTGGAATACCGTTACCGCATTCATGAAGATCTTTATTCTGATACTCGCGAAAGTATTTTCCCTCAGTTGACTTACGCTGAAAGTAATCCGGCAGAGGTTAAAAATATTCTCGCAACGCATCCACTGTCTGTTGTTAGCGATATGCAGTGGTCTGTTCTGGCTCGCCGTTTCAAAGACGAACTGTTTGGAATGATATTCACGCAGGAACGTCTGGAAAGCCCGCACGAACTTAATTCAGAAGTGCTTGCTACGATCATCGAAGCATTTAAATCTGTTTTAAGCGAACGTGACTTTGAAATGATGATGGCACGCATTTCAGCATTTGCTATACGCAGTGAGCGTGAAGTATTTGCTTCCATCGTGTTGCAGCAAGTTATTTTGCAGCAATCTGAAACGGGCGCGAAATTATTTGGGATGAATGGATCTTTCGGCAGCATGGTTCGCCGCCTGTCTCGTTCATTGGGCGTATGGGCACCGTTTGCACGCGAGAAACTTTCTCAACGCTACCGCATTGTGAAAATGTTTGTTGATCTGTTTATTCGTAAAAACTTCGTTCGTGATTCCGAAGTTGCTTTAGAAGCTATTGCTGATATGGCAGGTGAAGGATACAGTGCGAAGACAGATCAATCTTTCATGGAAGCAATGAAAGAGTTTGAAGATGTTATGCCTATGGCATACGTTATCGATCATGCTGTAAGTTTCCGTCGCAGTGAGTATCAACTGAGAGCGCTGTTTTATTCTAAAGCGCCCGATGCAAACTACGAGGTTAGTATTGGCTCGTATGTTATCACTGTAATAATGCGCAAAATGTCCGAAGCGTCTCGTAAGAAACTTGCGGATTACTTTGGCGTAGACAATGAATTTAATGCAGGCAGTCGTGTTGCTGATGATCCGCGATTCCCTTCCCTTCTCAAAGAAGGCGCTGAGGTATTTAACTTTGGATACACGGAAGATGGACATGGCAAAATGATTTTCTATCCTACTACCGTTCAGTCTGAAAAAGATCTGAGATTCGGAGTGGAAGAAAGTATTCTCGATGCTGCATTAGTTATGATGGATGATGAACAATGAAAACAGTAGTCAGTATTAGTGCGTTGCAGCCTTCGCAATACCGAAACTATATGCGCGGCTGGAAACCTGATCAGAGATTGCTGGAAATATTCGAACAGCAATCCCATAAGCGCGGCAAGAAAGCCTATCGTATTTATTTCGATTATGCTGTTGAGCGTAACATTCGAATTCCTGATTCGCATGTGCCTTCTTCTATTGCTGCGTTCCTCCGTGAAAACAATTTCGAACTTCTCGACTATGCAGCGGGTACAGTAAAAGATCGACATGATCGTGTACAACGTCTCGGAAAAGTTTTATCCAAACAGCCCGACCTGAAAAAACTTTTTGATAACGATGCGAATCGTCGTCAGATTGTTACGGCGGCGAAAGGCGATAAACTTGTTTGTCTGTCAATGCACCCGTATGACATTGCAGGCATGAGCACTGATCGCGGTTGGACTAGCTGTATGAATCTTGTTGATGGAAGCAATAAGAAATTCGTTGAGCGTGATGTTAAAGCGAATACTCTGATTGCCTACATGGTCAATCCGGAAGATAAAAACGTCAATAAACCTATTATGCGTTTATTGCTGAAAAAGTTTGTGAACTCCAACGGATCATCGTTCCGTTATATTGCGGAAGTTGCCTATCCTGATGCCAAAGATACTTTGTTTGTGAAAAAGGTTCAGGAATGGGTAGACCAAAACATCAACGTTGTTACTGATAAATCTTCTGGCCCTGCAATCCTTTCGCGCAAGAAAGATTTGTATAATGACGGTGGCGGCGATTTCACGCTTACTGGAATTGAAAAGCTCGTTGCGCTTAGTCTGGATAAATTGGATGATGCCCTCGATAAACTCTATACGGCAAAAGAGAAAGCGGCTAAGGCACGCAATTCCCGTCCGGGAGGTATGCACACAACTGATGAATCCGCAATGGAATTCTTTAAAAAGATTCCTGCTGCTATCTCGTATAAGAATATCTCGAAACTCATTCCTAGAGCGTATGAATTTTGGGTTAAAGCTATCGAAGAGAATCCGAAAAAAGAATCTCTGTTGCGCGATGCTTTTTCCAAATTCAAAAGTGCAAAACAAAAAACTCTTGCACATGATATAATGACTACGCTCGCAGCACGTCAGGATTTTAAATCAATCCAGACAGCGAACGAAGCGATCCCGGTTGAAGAGTTTTTGAAATCCGGCGAGACAGATTTCCTGATGGATCGACTTTTGGATAAGGCAAATAATGCAGCGAAGGTTTTAAACATCGCTACAGGATTGGCTGATTTCTCAGATGATCCAGAAGTAACTTTCTGGAAGATCCTTGCTCGCGTTTGTGGAGAAGAAAGTAGTGATGCTTTTGATAGTGAGGATGAAATCACTGTCTACTACTTTAAAACGTATTATGCAGTTTCGAAACTGCATGGCAAATACGCAACTCTGGCTTCTCTTAAAAAGGCGAAGAAATTCCTTCCGCGAATGTTCTATTCCATTTGGGAATTCTTAGTTAAGCCTTCGGATAAAACAATCGCTGAATTTACTTTCAGTGAACTTGGCGCAGACGGTTATAGTGAACGTCGCTCGATGTTGGGAGATATTTTCGATTGGCTGGATGAGTATTCTCCGAAACCTGTGCTTCTGATTTCATCCATTGAGGCTGGCGGTAGAACTCCTGTTTACGTTTGCTTTGATAAAACTACTTCTGCGGATTCGTTCGTTCAGTATCTGAAAAAGAAAGCAGAACCTCCAGAAGATGCACGTAAAGTAATTCAAATTCCAAACGGACGTTTCAATGCTAAACGTAACGACATTGAATTTGAAGAGAATGGCGACTGGTATAGTGTTTATGAATTTGCTCGCGACTACGATGTTCGCGCAGTAGTTTCAGAAGATCCAAAAACCAATATGCCGATTGCTACTTTCATTGGCGACGAGTTTGACGTAGATTTCGCAATCAATGCGTTGCAGCGCCTGCTTTAATTTTCCAAATCTGTAAATGGTTAGTGCTTATTTAGAGGATTAAAAAATGATTCTCGGTTTTACTGGACACCGACCAAACAGACTTGGAGGGTTTTCTCCATGCGCTAAGAAAAAGCTGTATCGTTTTGCGCACCGGATTTTGTTGAGGATAGATGACGACGTTACGATAGTGCATGGATGCGCTCTTGGATTCGATCAGGCGATAGCGACCGCTGCGATTGAACAAGGACACAAGGTTATCAGCATGGTTCCGTTTTTAGGTTTCAATAAAAACTGGCCTGTTGAAAGTGTTTTCGAATTGGATGGCATCTTGAATCGTAGTAGCGAAGTTCGTGTGTGCATTTCGAAAGACGTGATGGAAACAATCGATAATGTCTCGTTCGCACTTAATTTTCGAAATCAGAAAATAGTTGATGAATCTGATACTCTTTTTGCTTTGGCCTGCGGTGCGCCGTCCGGAACTCAGAACTGCGTGGATTATGCTTTAAGCCGAAACAAAAGTGTTGTGTATCTGTGGCAAGATTGGCTTTCATTCAAAGAAACCGGAAGGTTCGCGAAGAAGCGAAAATAAATAAATGGGTGGCCTTGTGCTGCCCATTTTCATTTCTGAATTAATTTGCACATATCGAAAGAATCGAACACGTAAATCTGTAAAGAAAAACAAAAGAAACTTCCGGACGCATTATGAAAAAGAAACGCATTGCTGATTCTATCGAGTCGGCTTACTCCACTGAATCTGTTTATAACCCTGTTGACTCTGATAAGAAAGTATTGGAGGCGATTGTATGTTCTGACTGGCATCTGGAAGGATTGGATAAACACTTTCCTACGGATAGCGTAGAGCGTCAACTTGAAACTCTTGATCGTGTGTATCAGTACGCGATTGAAAATGGAATCAGCATTGTAATTGTTCCGGGCGATATTACGGATAAGTATCGCATGAGTGACGATACAAAATATCTGCTCATGAAATTCTTCATGAAGTACGATGGAATTATCTGGACGTACTATTGTGGTGGCAACCATGATTGGGGCGATAAGACTCAGACCAGTATGGATCTGATTAAGAGTTTTTGTGAATGGAATTTCTTGAAGACTCTCAAGATCATTTTACGTCCTGAACAAATGATCCTCGACGGCGTGGTAGTTAACTTCCTTCCACATCCGGCAGAAGAAAGTATCAAACATAAAAAACCTTGTTTGAATTTCTGCCACGTTGAGGCAATCGGTGCATTGGGTGATAATGGTCATCCACTCAAAACTAAAAAAGATATCAAAGTTGATCCACGCGATTATACAATCAGTGGTCACATTCATTTATATCAAGACTTAGAATCAAAACGATTCTTGTACTGTGGATCTCCTTATCAGAAAACTTTTGGTGAAGCATTACCGAAAGGATTCGTCCACATCAAAGCAGGATACAAAGGGAAGAAACTTATTGTTAAGCATAAGTTCGTTGACAGTAAGCCTGGCTTCCGTTTACAGACTGTTGCAATTGAAGATCAAAAAGATTGGTCTAAGTTAGAAGTGAATCCTGCGATTCGTTATCGTGTTGTTGTAGCAGACGGAGTTCAAGTTCCCTCTGATATCCGTGTTCGAGTACCTAACATTTCTCTTTTATTATCTGCAAATAAAAATGCAGATCTCAATAATATAATGGAAGTAGATATTTCGGAAAAAGTTCTTTCCGACATACATCCTAAAGATGGTTTGAAGAAGTTTCTCAAAGCGTCGGGGATAAAAAAATCTCTGCGTATCGAAGCAATGAATGAAGTCGATACGATACTGTCGGAGATCGGATATACTGCATAGAGAAAAAATTCTAAGAGAAATCTTAATTCGAATACTAATTTATTGGTACGAGATTTATTTTTCAATTTTGAATTTGAAATAATAATTTCTTTGTGCATAGAGAAAAATGTTTTTACTTGAAATGAGGATATAACAATGGCTAAAGTAAACCGTAAACTGACTTCTCCGGAAGATCCGAAGAAAGGCGGTAGCAAGAAAAAAGCTGGCACCAAAACTGCCACCACCAAAGCAACCACGAAGCCGAAGACTTCTACCAAGAAAGCCTCTGCTCCGAAAACCAACACCAAGCCGAAGACTACCGCCAAGCCTAAAAAAGACAAAGCGGATAAAGAGTTCGACAACAAACGCGCTAAACACCTGCGCGATCAGAAGAAGAAAGATAAAACTTCTTCTCTGGAAAGTCGTCTGAAAAAACGTCTGTCGGTTTATACTGCTGGTCTGAAAAAAGCGAAAAAATCTCAGGCTACCGTTCGCAAACTGCTGGTTGCTCGCCAGAAAGTTGCACGCGGCAACCTCGCTGCTAAACAGGCCGCTGCTCGTACTAACCTCGCTGCAAAACAGAAGGCACGTATGGAACAGCGTCTGGCACGTAAGCCGATGATCAAGGGTAACAAACTGGTTACGCCGAAAACCAAAGCGACCAAAGTTAAACTGGTCAAACCGAATCTGAAACCGCTGCCGCATCTGAAAGATGGTAAAATTGTGACTTCCAAAACGAAGCACAAGAAAGGCACCGCTGCTCAGAAAACCGGTTCTAAGAAAGCGGCGAAAACCAAGAAAAAAGGCACCGTAGAAGTTTAATCTTCAACGTGACTTCTCCTAAAGGGTAGGCTTCGGCCTGCCCTTTTTCATTTCTGCTGCGAATTTTTTATTTTCTGTAAAGTCTATTTGGACAGTAATTTGATTGGGTACATACCGTATTCCATTCGTAGAGGAAAAATATGAAAACTTCTACCAATGAGGCGCAACTCAGTGCTTCTGTAGATTATAACTCCAAGAATATGAACGCACTCCGTAATGCGCGTACTGCAACGGAGTTTAAAAAGATTCTGGAAGATGTTGTTGATTCTGTTTCATCCGTTAAAGTTCCTCGCAATCTGCTTTCGCTTTCTGCAAAAGCAATTGAACTGTCGGATATCAAAACAGGTGTTAAAAAAGCGCAGACCAAAACTCTTGACCTGAATAACGTTATCGATATTTCTAAAATCGATCTCAATAACGTTAAAGATAAAGCGAAATACAATCGTCAGGTTAATCAGCTTTCTCAGGCAATTGCTGAACTGAATATTGCTTACACTATTCTGAACAGCAAAGCATTTTCAGCGTTTAAAGATCAAACCAATGCAGCGAAAAGTTTACTGTCGGTTGTCAAAGACGCTACTGACCTGCGCACCAATCTCGTTCGCGTGATGAGCATCGACGTTAAGAAAGATGCACCGCCTGAACACACCAAACTCGCTGGCAGTATTGCTAACTATCTCAAAACTATTTTGAGCAAAGAGCAATACAGCAATATCCGCATTCGTACTTTTATTGCGTCTGCGTCTGATCCGATTATCTTTCAAACCTATGTGTTTGTAGATAACTTTGTTAACAGTGACGGCATTCATTATCAGAATTACGCGGTCGTACTTTCTACCAGCGTTGCAGTTGCTTCTGGTATTTCTGCTAACTACATCACCACTCTGGTTGATGATAAGGTTCCGGGCAGTTTCCCATTAGGCCGTTCTGTTGACACCGCATCGCAAATGAAGAAAGCAATCAACACACTTCTGTCGATTGATGGCTTCCTGAATTTCAGCGAACGTAAACCGATTAACAAAGGCACCTCAACTCTGCGTAACACAACAATGTTAGGCGGCGGCACTGTAATGGTGAAAGGTAAGCCGATGGAAATCTTCGATAACATTCGTGTTCAAAACGACAAACTTTATGTGCGTCTGGTTCCGGGATTATCGAAAGCTGAACGTCAGATTGCTGCGGAAGAAATTTTGGCACAAGCAAGTACCGCGCTGCGTGCTGGAATGTCCAGTAAAAACAGTTTGATTCATCGCTTTGTGAAAGGTCGTGGCGGTCGTGAGTTTATGGAGATCGCGTTGACCGCAAGCGGTGGTGCTCAGAAAGGCACGCTCACTCTTGCGAAGATTGATCAACTCGCAGAAGCTCTCGGTCTTTCTAATGATCAGAAACGTCTCCTGCGTCAGTCCGTGAAATAATGCTTTATCAAAAAGTAGATCGGACGTTCAAAGAAGGTGCTTATATCGGTCAGTATCGACCGAACCAAATGAAAAACGCGTCGCCTTATATTGTTGCTCCGATTCTGAAAAAAGTTATCGAAGAAATGATTGAGGCGAAAGCGCCTTTTCGTTTGCAACAAAACTTCTGCTTAGTGAACGTCTATTCACCAGACAATGAAATGTCTATGGGATATTCAGGCATTCCAGATCCTTCACTCATTATGATTGATAGCGGTCTGGTGTTTACGTTCTGCTTGAAAGCACGGCAGAACAGAATCTTGCCTGCGCCAGTACAGTCAATTGGAATGGCTCGGTACTGGAGATTGTGGGGCGAGAAAAACGCAAATGAGTATTTAACTATTTGTGTTCCTCGTTCTTATGCGTTTGCTTTGAACGGAAACGGGATTGAATTTCTGAATGTGTTGTATAACACAATTGGAATGGTGACACGCAACTATGTGCAAACTGTTACTTCTCCTGCTTTCGCTCCTGCATACGTTGCGCACGATATTAGCACGATGGCTGATATGATTCGCGATCAGTCTGTCCAACATGTTGTGCGAAATATTCCTTACAACGAATGGCAATACAGTTTGGAGATTTGGAAACGCCACTCTGTTTGTCTTTCACCAGATCTTCTGGATAAAAACTTTCCTCTCTACTATCTCATGTATTTGAGTAATAGTTTGTACATGCCGGATCTTGGCAAGACTGCAACTGAATATGTGGAAACGAAAGTTGTTGAATTCCTTTCGCGAGGCTTCATGAAAATGAGCGCAACTCTCGCAACTGGATATCCGGAAGATAGTGCTGAACTGTATGCCGCGCTGTACGCGCTTGTCGGTGAAGCGCAAGATGCTTCGGAAATGGAATCTAATCAGGTAGGCCGTGTTAACTTTACGCGCGGTTTCTTTTATAAACTGATGCAGAACTTCCAAAACCTTCCGGAGTATCAATCGAAGATCGTGCAATATCTTTCTTCGAATCATAATGCGATGGCGAAGGCGTTCGTTACAGGTTCGTACAACGAGCAATTAAAAAACTTGATTGCTTATATTAATCTGACAGAGGTATAACAATGCGCGTAGTTGAAGGTAACGTTGTCTCTGTCGATGAAATCTTTCTCGATGATTTCAACGAACCGCTTTATCCTCTTGCTGATGGCATGGGGCCAATTGTAACTCTCGTTGATCCGTCTGATGGATACGTTCTCGCAGAAGTGGTTGCTACTACTTCCGAAACGCCCGGTGGGTGGACTGCTGATTTGGCGATTCCGGATCTCGGATTGGTTGATGATAAAAAACTTATCATCAACTGGCGATACGATTCCGAAGAAGGCCCGGTACGCTCTAAATCAGAACTCATCGTTGAACCTGCTCAGGAAAACCGCGCTACAGATATTATTTGTCTTGTCGGCGAAGACACAATGTTTGATGTTACGTTGCCTTTTCATTTGAACGTGCAAAAAGACACGTTGAAATTTCAGATTTCTGTGAATAACGAAATTCTTGTTGATAACGTTAATCACAAAACTGCTGGAATTCAGATGACGGCGAACCGTGCGAAAACTTGTGCGTTTCGAATTCCTTTGTGGGCTGCAAGTTATCGTCTGGAACCTATGTCGTTCATTGCGAAACACTACAACGATAAACGTAAGCGTGAGCGTTTGTATACGTTTAAGTTGTGGGCTGTCACTCCGCAAATTCTTATTGCTGCAAGTCTTGTCGAAGATCATATCGATAAAGCTCGCGCAAAGAATGTTATTCCTGAATTGGAATACACAACGGCAGATATTCTAACTTATCTTTTTCGTGGTCTTGCTTTGTTCAATCAAATTGGCCCTCGCGTTACAGGTTTTTGGGGAACCAATATGCAAGGCACGATCTTAGATGGTTGGGTTACGTGCGCGTGCTATTATGCGCTATCTGCTCAGTTGCAGGCAGAAGGACAGATGGCTTTCGATTTCACTGGTCAAGTTGTTAACTTGAATATGGATCGAACTCCAAGCATTGAAGCTGCTTTGGGAAGAATCGAAACTCAGATTCAAGGGCCAGTTACAAACTTAAAACGTTTGCTTTCGAAAGCAGGTGTTAATGACGGCGACGGATCTCAAGGCGGTAGCGCTATTGACGGTGCTCGCAGTCTCGGTAAACTCGGTGTTACAAACAGTCCTACAACTAAATGGGCGACTGTTGGGAACCGTAGTATTTGGGTCAACACTCGCTATCGTATCAACTAAGCGAACGCAAATACTAATTTTGAATACGAATCCAATTGGGAGAGTTTTAAAGATGCAAACTTCTATTAAACAGATTGATTCGATCAATCAGAATCAGTGTGTTGTTCTCGCTCATGTTGTTCATGCAGACGGCGAAAACATTGCTGATAATTACGGTGCTGTTCTTTCTGAATCTGCGCAGCGTGAATTTATTCCGGTTGCGGGATCTTCTGTCGTAATTCACGGCGGTCGCACTCAGAGCTATGTTCGCACTATCATGCAGCGTGCGAAAGATATTCTTCCTATGGAAGATGCTCGCGAAATGCAAGCGCTGTCTGCAAACATGTACATGGATAAATCCAAACGCATGTGGGCTGTTCGTCATAGCGAAAGCGGTCAGGATATTCTGGTTCGCACTAGCGATATGAACGACACCGAAGAACTGATGGATATGATCCGTTCAGTTTCTAACGTGAGCGCTGCGGGTCTGCGTAGCGTTAATCCGGATGTTGCAAAAGCACTGGACAAATTCAATCTGGATATCGCAGGCACTCAGGGCGGCGATATGGTCAGCTATGTTTCTGAATCCGGTGATCTGCGCGTTGGTTTTGTTGTTGCTCAGATTCAGGACAACGACGAGATCGGCTATCAGGTGGTTGACAAAGAAGGTAACGCAGAAGTTATTTCTTCTATGTCTATGGTTGCTGTGTTTGACGGCGACAACATCGAAGATCGTCACTTCCCGGAAATGGATTCTGTCTCTGCTGCTGGTAATGCTACCGTTGAAAAACTGGTGAACTATTACCGTCAAGTATTCAGCTACTCGCCTGAATATATGCAGCGTCTGGAAAACATTATCCGCAATCACGGCTTCTAAGCCTGTTCGAAATAGGGGAGCCAAATGGTTCCCCTTTTTGCATTTAGGGGTAAATTTATATGCCTGCAATTTCTTTGGATGATTTCGGCGCGGAGCATACCGCTAAGAAGAAAAAATCTGGAATAAAAATCAAAGCGAAATCCACTGCGAAAAAAGCTAAGGTTGTTTCGGCAGTAAAAACAAAGAAGAAAAAGAAAACTGGTAAGAAAGAGGATCGTCTCGAAGATTTAAAAGTAGCGCTTGATCCAGAAGTGCTTTACTCCGAAGCGGCTGCTGCGGGTAAAAAAGCTAACGAGAAGAAAGCTAAAAAAGAAAAGAAAGCTAAGAAGAAAGTTCCGGCGCTTCTCAATACTGCGGAAATGGAAGATCAGGCGCAGGTTCTTATCGAAGCTATTCCTGATATTGTGCGTCAGGAAAATGAACAGATTGACGAATACATTCGAATGTTCGATCAGTTGAGGCTGATTGTTCGCAAAGCAGAGGATCGTTATCTTGAAAGCGGTCAAGGCCGTGATTTGTATCCGCTTATGCAGGTCTACAATCAAATGCGAGAACTGATTGCGGATCTCCGTGCGCTGCGTGATGTTGGTCAATTGGGCGAAGTGATTAGCAGTGAAGTGGTTACTCCTTTTGCTCAGTTGGGCGGTAACTCTATGGTTAAAATGGCGCAGGAAATTAATGCGTGGATTAAATCTAACTGTGATGATCTTTCCCTGATCGAAAACAGTAAAGAAGCTATAGATGGAATTTTGCGGCGTGCTGCTAAAGATTTCCAAATCTCTTACGAGGCGGCACTGAATAAAACTGTTGAAGTATTCGGGTAATCTTTTATGACATATAAACCTCGCGGCGGTATTGCTGCTCGCCAAAATGGTGGCTTCGGAAAGCGCTCTACAGCGCAACGAATTGCAGGCGTTTCAAATCTGGATCGTCTGCGTGCCGGAACAAATGCCCGTCCGGAACGTACTGATTGGTATTCGTTGAAACTGCGTTTGATTGAAGAACGCGGATCATTCTGCCAGAACTGCGGCAAAGAAACTTCAACATTAATTCTTGCTCACACGATTGCTCATGCAAAAGGCGGTAGTATAAATCCGCGCAATTTAAAATTGCTGTGCGAACGTTGTGACAACAATACAATCGGAAGTGCTAACCGTCGCGGTTCTCGTTTGCTTCATGGGAGACGTTAATGATTAAGCCTAGTGATTATGGCGCGGGAGATACGCTACACGTTAATTCGTTTCCTGATGCACTTGCGCCAGAATATTTTGAAGCATGGTCTGCTTATGTTGAAACGCAAACTGCGGAAGATCTTTTCAATAGCGGGAAGGATGGGATGCTTTTCGCGGTGCAAGGTTTTATAAGCGGTCTTAACAAGACTATTGCAAAACCTCAAATCAGAAGTATTCCCGGTGTTGCTGTTTCATCGCGAGATCGCTATTTAAAATTCCTTCGCACGCGCTATAAAGAAGTAAACGAATTTTTCAATCGAATGCTTCTCCGGAAATACCTGCGCGTTGCTGATGTACGAACTCGCATTCAATCGCATTACAATCAAGTTGCCAATTGCATTATTGTTCAGTCCGAAGTTTACATGACGTTTATTCCTATTTCTGCAAAACAGAAGGTAGGAGAAGTGCTAAATCTCAACAAACAGTTGTGGTTTTCCGGAAAAATGCCTCCGTCTGTATTCAAAACTGATAATTTAACAAAGTTATTAGCTAAATCGGCTTTGCAAAATGTTCCTGATACTTATCCGAGTTTAGTTTCAGTTATTGGCAAACGCAAATACATGGCTGAATGGAACCAATCGCTAGGCATTCATTGTTGCCGAACGAAAGGAAATTCATTCACCGTAAGAATTCGCTTGGAGCGTCAGATTTTCTTTTTAGGCAAACATAAAAAGTCTGAAATGGAACGCCTGATAAATCGGAGCATTAAACAAGTCTTCATTTAGGAGAATTTCACTGTGTCTCATAAAGACTTTCAATCTACACTGCGCAATCTGTTAGGCGAGTTGGCTCGTTCTAACAGAAGTTATAGTGGGATTGCCGGGAACATTCAGGAATCTGTTTCGGCAGATCTTCCTCCGATTGTTCTTCCTGATGCTGTTATTCAACTCATGGATATGGGTGTGATTGATAGCAAGGTGGCATTCACACAAGAAGATTTGCTGGCAATTCTCTCCAGCACTTCGCGAATTTTGGTAGCGATTAAATCCGCTTCCGAAGTTGAGGGCGATCCTGATTTGTCTCTCGCAGATCATATCGCTCACTATCAGGAAACTCTTTCTCTCAAAACGAATGCAGATCTGCTTTCCTATGATTTGAAAGATCCGTTTGTTGCCTGCGGCTCTGATGCAGAACGTTTGGCTTTAGCGATGGTGCTCGACGATTTGGCAACGGATCGTAAAATTGTAAATAAGCCTTATATCTGGCGCACCATTCTCAACAATAGCGGGAAACTGTAGGGAATAAAAGATGCAAATTTTTAGCACGTCTGCTGCACAACCGTCAGGCTCTACGCAACTCGTTGATGCCGTCAATAAGACGTTAAGCATTCACGAATTGTCGGCGTCCGACGAAGAGAAATATAAAGAGCTATATGTTTCCGCTGCAAACAAAAAAGTTTTCGCACAACTTGGTTTGCTGGCGTCGGAATATTGTGCTCGCACGCAATTGGCTTTCAACGTTCTTCAAGTATTGGTTGCTCGCGGCGCTGATTTTGAAGATATGATTGATGTTGATCCGGATCAGTTTGTTGCGGAAGTTCGCCGCATGTTGGCTGATGGCATTTCAACAATCGAATCTATTGTTGCAAGTCCTTCTTCCGCAACAATGGAAAAACTGGCGCAAAACTTACAGTATCCTTCCGGTCTGACAATTCGCCCGTCGAAGCGTTTTGCTGGCGGTAGCGATATCGTTAACTCCGGTATTCCGTCCGGTAACAGTGATCTCGCTCAAAGCGGGAATTTTGTGCTTATGCGCCGTCCTCCGCTTGCTCTTATTGACAGCAAACAGGACGAAGCATTTGAGAGTAACAACACGCGAATTTATTCTGCTGAAATTGCTCAGGGTGCTTTGCGCGCTGCACAACAATTGCATGAAGCAATTTTCGGAAAGAAACGTCCTGTCGGTCGTGCGATGTTCGATACCGATCTTCACACAATTCCGCTGAATTTTAAATGGTCACAACTGAATGCGATCTTTGATGCAATTCATCCGTTGATGGCACAAGTTGGCGTTGAAGTTTTCCGTGACGTTGATATGAAGTTGGTGAAAGCTGCTTCTAACTTTATGTCGATTGGTCTGCGTGCTATGCCGTCTCGTCAGATCACTTATCGTCAGTTGCAGAACATGCGTGCGGATCAGGGTGACGTAGAAGTTAACCCGGTTGCTCATGCGCTGTGCGTTGAAGTTGAATCCGGTTTGATTCTTTCTCTGCGTAAAGAATTTGTGGATTACATTTCGCAAGGTGATAGCGCACTGAAAACTCTTTGCCTTTATCGTTGGTATTCTGGCTGGGCCAGTTACTACATGACGGCAGGGCGTACCAAAAAGAAAAAAGGTACAACTGGTGCGATTCGTCTCTACACGAAAATTTCGCAGATTCCTCGCTACGTTACTTCTGCAACTTCGATTCCTCGTTTGCAGGACGTGCGTAAAGAGTGTGGCTATCAGGTAACTGATACTCAGTCGGACGAAAACGGTCTGACTATGATGCCGAATGGTATGCCTGCTGTTCTGCCTAAGCGTGATGATATCGATCTGGATACCGTTGCAAAATTCGAAAGTGAATTTAACAGCGTACTGGAAGACCTGTATGAAAAAGGTATTCCGTTCAGTGAATCTCACAACACGTTACGTTCTGATATTTTCTCCGTAAAAGAAAATGATCTGGACATTGATCGCACGACGCAAGATCGCGCAAACTCGCTGGCAAAATATCGCGGCATTTGTTTAGGCGTTGATCCGGATTTCGCAACTATCGTTCGCTCTGCAAGTCAGAGTATTGGTATTGCAAGTTCACGTATCATCGGTGCTAAAGCGCCAACGTCTCTCGATACTGCTGATATTCTCGGTTTTGATTTTGCTGAACCGGGTGAATCTCCGAACTTCCGTAGCGCTGCGGAAATTGTTCGTTTGCTTTCAACGTCTGCGTCAGAAGGCCATACCGCTGCGAACATTCTGTTCTCTGATACTGGTTCTCTCGAAGCTGCATCCGGGAAAATCATTAGCGGTTCGTCTTCAACTTCGATCACTATCAACGGCGCAAGCAATAGCGGCACCGAACAGCTTTTGAAATTGGTTGCGGATATCTGCGCAACTTACGGCTACATGGCACGCGTCGGTAAAATGCCGAAACTGTCTGCGCTCGTTAAAAATGCTGCTGCCTCTTTGGGTTATGACGAAGGAACCAATCTCGCAGATTCCAACTATGATCGCGGATTGTATAACGGTATTGTCGAAAACGATCTTTCCGTTAACGAAAACATTCTGGTTGATCGTGCGTTGTTCCGCATTATGATTCGTACTCTGAATGATGCTGCTGGTCTGCGCGGAAGTAACTTGCTCGCAACTCTGATTAATGAAACTGGATCGATTGCCGCCGCTGCCGAAGCGATGGAAGAAGATCCGCATTATTTCAAAATCGGAACCGAAGCGAAACTTGCGGATATGGGTCGTCTGGTTAACTATCTCGGCGGCGCAATTTTCCGTGAAGCATGTGACGCGATTCTGAAATATGATCGCAAGAAACTTTATGCGTTGCTGGCTGAATCTCCGGATGCGCCGAACAGTAACCGTCTGCAACATGTGACGCTGCCGTTCGCAACTCTGTATGCTCGTTGCGCTCCAAACGCTCTGGAAATTTTCAGCGCTGCGGAAGAAGAAGTTGAAAAGTTAAAACCTGATACTTCAATCACTGCGGAAGATATTCAATTCCCCGGATTGAAACAGGGTACAGCGTTAATGCCTCACCAGTTGGGCGCACATCAAACTCTGCGTCGTCGTCCTCGCTTTGCAACGATCTTTATTGCACCGGGCGGCGGTAAAACGATCATCGGTCTTACTGATATCGGTTGTATGATGAAAGAGCTTGAGGATCTCGGACAAGAACAAATTCGTCCGTTGATTCTGTGTCCGACAAACCTCGTTGCAAACTGGTGTGATGACCTGCATAAAATTGCAAACGGTTGGAACGCAGTGCCGATCACTTCCGATACAGTCGGCGTGTGGACGCAAGAACGTCTCTATGACGTAATCATGCAGGCACCGAAAAACACAATCTTTGTTGCTGGTCTTTCTTTCCTGTCAACGGGTACGCTGGATGTTGATATCGGCGGTGTGCGTGTTCGTATTCGTGGCGCAGTTGAATTCGTAAAACGTTTCAACTTTAGTTACGTGCTGCTCGATGAAAGTCATAAAGCGAAAAACATGGCTGGCGGTTCTGCGGTTCACTTGAATACGAAAGCAGTATTCACTGTTCCTTCTGTTCGCTATGCACGTATCGCAACTGGTACGTTGGTAACTGATATCGTGACTGACGTTGTTGGTCAGGCTGCGTTAATGTCTCCGACAATTTTCGGTAGCGATCTCGATACGCTGGATAAAGGTGATGGCGAACTTGCCGCGATTCGTCGTGCGCATTCTCGTCTGTCTAACCACACGGCATTCATTGCGTACAAACGTAAGCATTGGGCTTTCATGCTTCCGTCGCCGATTGATACTTTCTTCCCGGTAAACATCGACGATGCTTCTGTTCCGCATTCTGATTTGCACAAGCAAGTTTACGATGCAATGTATCAGCAACTTTTCGATATGTTGAACGAAGCTGCGGAAAACGCGAAGAAGAAAGGCGGTAATTCGGACGATGACGAAGGCGGTAGCGCTGACGAAAACGATTCGAACCCGGATATCGATCCGGAAGATAACAACGAAGAGGAAGGTGATGTATTAGGTTCCTTGCTGGCAAACAACGTTGAGTTGAACGTATATTTTCAGCGCATGGAAATGATGCTTACCGATCCGATGGGTGATGATATCGCTCGCGAAACTTTTGAACAGGCTGGAGTGAAAAACTTTGTGTCTGTCAAAGTAACGACGATTATTGATCGCATCAAACAACACTTCGAAGTTCAGGCGCAGCGTGATCCTGCAAACCGTACTCACCAGATCTTTGAGTGGAAACCGGGCGTAGAGCCGCGTGAATTGGATATCGCAGTTTACGATGGTAAAAAATATCTGGCGCGTAAACATAGCGATGGTTATGGGCGTGCGGATCTTCCTCCGTCAATGGTTCCACCTCCGCAAGATCCGGATTACTGGAAAGAAGAGAAAGTTGGTAAGCTGATCGTGTTTACTCGTTACACACGTTCCGCAAACGCAATCTATAACGCGTTGCCTCCTAACTACAAAAAGATTGCTGTGCTTTATCACGGTGAAGTTAGCAAACTTGGTCAGGATAAAGGCGCAAACCTCGACGCATTCAAAACTGATCCAACAATTCAGATTCTGATTGCGAACGAACAGGCGATCTCCGAAGGCCACAACATGCAAATGGGTAGCCGTATCATTCGTTGCGATACTCCGTGGTCGCCGGGTGTTTACGATCAATCCACTGCACGTATTTTCCGTCCGGATGTTAGTGCTGCAACTCTGGATGAAAACGGCAAGCCGGGTGATATGGCGCGTGAAGTTGTGTTCATCGACTGGATCATGACGAACAAAACTTTGGAAGTAGGTAAAGTCGCTCGCTTAATGTGGAAGACTTTGCAGAAAACGCAGTTCGACGAAAAAGGCAACGAACTTTACGAGCCTTTGGACAAATATGATTTGCGTCCGATTCGTATGAACGCGGAACTTCTGATCGCCAACAACGAAATGGAAGATTTCGAAGATTACTTCGCTGCGAAAGCAGAGTTGAACTCAATCGAACAAAAAGAGTTTGCTGATATGCGTAAGACTACGGTTGCGCAGATGATTCCGCTTACTCCGGCTGAACCGCTCCGTGGTTTCGGTATCATGGAACAGTGTCCGATTGTGAACAACCAGAAGATTCCAGATCGTCACGGCTACGGTTTAACTCGTCTGCGTGATTGGACGAAAGAGAATGAGTTTATCGACGGTGAAATTCTGAAACGCGCATTGTATTTGATGCCAGTCGTAACAGAATTCGGCAACGGTCAGATCGTGGGTATCTCTGTTCGTAATGAGCCGGGAACAACTCGTTTACGTTCTGACGATCCTATCAGTACCGTGCGTGTTCGTATCCACGGCACCGATGAGTTGATGACTATCTCCGCTGCGAAAATTCATGTCGCAACCAAAGTAACGGATAAACAGCTTGAAGAGTTTTTCAAAACTAACAAGCCGTGGGCGACAGAAACTGATCGTAAACGCGTTGAACGCATGTCTAACAACAAGCGTGCGAAAGATCAGATTCAGGATGAGAAAGAAACGCAAGATAAAGAAGCTACGCGTGAGCGTCTGCCGAAAATCGAACGTGAAGCTGCTCGTCAGAATAAACGTGCGGAAAATAAACGCGAAGATAAGCCTATCAATGAAGGCGTGAAAGAAGCGGCTGGCAAGGTTCGTCCTGCACCGAAACCGCTGAAACCGCTGGATAACAAAGTTAAGCCTGCAACGATTTCTGTTCGCGAGGCAGTTAAGGAATCGAAAACCGATATGGCTTTCAACTTAACGCCTACCGTGTACAACGGATTCATTGCTCTGTATGCTGACGTTTCTGATCCGGATACGAAAATGCTGAAAGAGCAAGAGTTTGTGGAATTCGGTTCTTACATCTACGTGGATTTCTATTACTACGCAGATTTCGAGAAGTTCTTGGACTACATCGAGAAGAAATACGAATTCGACAACGCGACAGCAAAACGTTTGGAATATGTTCTCGACGTATTCGCTTCGACAGGCCGCATGAGTTTCAATCAGAAACAGGCAGTGAAATTGCAATCAGAACTTCGTCAGTTCTTCCTTGTACGTCACCGCGCTGCATCCGATAAGAAACACGTTAAGGCTTATCCGATGGTAATGGAAGATCGTCTGCGCATCATGATCGACGTTGCAACGAACCCGATGGCTACCAAATTTGCTGGCAAGAAAATTCCAAACACTCGTAAGTTTGGTACGTTCGAGAAAGCTGATGGTATGTGGATCGGATTCTTACCGTCCGTCGCAAAAGCAAAAGCGAAAATCAACAAGATCATCAAAGCAGGTTACTCTGTTACGAACTTGAAGAAATGCGTTGCTGCTCTTGATAAAATCAAGGCGACGAAAGACAAAACTAAATCCGCGTAAAAGTTAGGGAGGCTTCGGCCTCCTTTTCTTTCAGGAGAAATTTATGCTCAGTGATTTCTATCAACAGATTCAAGTCATCATGACATTCCTCGGCTGGTATGACGGCGTGTGTGATGGTGTGTGGGGGCCAAAGTGCATTGCGGCAAAACGCCAGTGGGAATTCGATGATAGTTTCGAACCTGCTGTTCCGTCGAACGGTCTGCCCTTTACTGGTCGTGATCGTTTGCCGAAAGGTTTAACGTATATGCGCGGGAAAACTTTGGAAATCGCCTGCATGAAAATGTCGGCAGAAGAGAAAGAAAAAATTCTGGCTGATAAGGGCAATCTGATTACTCGCGCACATCTGGACGAACATTTTTCTGTTCCGGAAGTTCAAGCAAAGCCTATGGCTAAAATTGCTGATGCGCCTGCGCCTGTGGTTTCTTCTCACATCGAAGCGCCGATTGACGTTAAACCGGAAGAGAAACCTGCGGAACCTGAACCGGAAATTGAAACCGAACAGGAAGAAGAGGAAGAAAATTCTTCTCCGGTTGAAGAAGTAAAACCTGTTCAGAATCAAAACCAGAAACGTGACTGGACTCAACAGAAGAGGAAATAAGTATGACGACGATTTCCTTAAAGGTTGATTCAGTTTCGGCAACAAAGAGTCAGTCCTCGAATGCCAAAATTCTTTTTGGTGCGCGTGGTGAGTCTCTGCTATCCAGTATCGAAACTTTGGTTAAAGCTAAAGAGCTTGATACCTCGAAACTTTCGCACGTTCTGGATGTTTTAAAAAGCGAAGAAACTACTGCCAAATATGGCGCTAGTGCTGGCGGCAAAAAGAATGTGGCAACACTGAAACTTTTGCTCAAGGCGAAAACTCTTTTGCAGGCTGTGGAAGTGGTCGCAAAAGTGAAAATTCCGAAAGGCTTTGCCTAACAAATTGGGGTGCATTTTGCGCCCCTTTTCATTTTAAGTTGGTCTGGAAAACTGTAAATAACTAGGGTGATTGTCTATTTGACCATTGGGCGATATGAAAACAAAACATTTAACTCTCGACTATGACGCACCGAAAGAATTTGAGGATCAACAGACGTATGATTTCGTCCGTGTCCTTAAAGGTGTCGCCGATAAAAAGTCTTCACGCAAAGCCCTGATTGTTGTTGACCATATGCCGTCCGAAGATCTGGAGAATGGGAAGATCTTTAGTGGTGTAACTGGTCAAACATTTTTGAATCAGATTCAGTATCTGGAAGATACGTTCCCGTTAAAAACTACACTTGACGATTGGAATTTCCTTGTTGTTAGTTTCAACATGTTTAAAACTTACGACAAGTCCGATCAGTATAAAGCTGATGCCGAAGAAGCGTTTGGTAAACGTATCAAAGAAATCATCGTTGAGTATAAGCCAGAAATCGTTTTGACTTTTGGCAGCGCACCGTTCCACTGTTTGAATAAAGAAAAAATTCAGCGTGCGTATGATGCGAAAGGTGATATCAGTAACTGGTACGGCGTGATCATTCCTTCACGAATAAAAGTGAATGGCATTTCGCATAAATTTAAACATCTGCCTAACGTAAGTTATAACAGCGTTCTTCATCCACGCAGTATTGTTGGAACCAGCTATACGTTAGGCTACATGGCGCGTTGGATGTTACCGTGGTTCAACGATTGTGAAATGCCGTACAAGATTCGTAAAGTTACGAGTGGAAAAGATCGTAACTGGAATCTCAAGTACATCACGAAGTATAGCAAATTCAAAAAGCTGATGCAGGAATTAACTGTAGCCGAAAAGGTTGCAGTGGATACCGAAACAGAAAACCTTAACCGCATCGTAAACAAAGTTCTTACCGTTCAGTTTTGTATGGACGGCAAGACAGCGTATGTGGTTCCGGTGTTTCATCGTGATAGTCCTTTCAGTCCAAAGGAATTGAAAAAGATTACGCGAGACTTCCGTGATTACTTTGAAAAGAACGAAAACAAATATCAGATTTACGCTAACGCGAAGTTTGACTTAAACGTTATTCGAAGCAATTTCGGAGTGCGCAGTTTTAAATCTGACGTGTGGGATGTTCAGGCAGGTGAGTTTGCTTTTGATGAGAATGCAAAATCTCTCCAACTGGTAACAGGCAAAGGTTATTACAACCTCGCTAACCTCACTATGCAGTATGGCTGTGAGTTGTATTTAGATCTTTCTTTCGGCAAAGCGCAGCGTGCGACAATTGCTGATGTGGATCTTGATGAACAGGTTCAGGAATACGCAGGCGCTGACGTTATCATTCCGTTCTTGCTTCATGAGAAACAAATTCAACGTGCGAAAGATATCGGCTACGACAAATATGAGTCGATGGTTAGCAAACAGATTAGCGATCAGATTCATGCGTTTAGTATTCTGGAAAGTACAGGCGCAGGTGCTGATATTGACTACCTGTTTAAACTGAATCTTCCGAACAGTCCGATTAACCAAGAAATCAAAAACGTTGAGCGTGAGTTCTTAGATAGTCCGGAAGTAGCGAAAGCAAATAAAATCATCTTGAAGGATTCCAACATTCCGAAGTTTGGTTTGATGGGTGAAGTGCATGTCCAGAAATTTGATTTGAGTTCGCAGGAACATAAACAAATTCTTTTCTTTGACGTGATGAAACTCAAGCCGTTGAAGGAGAGTGATAAGATCCGTCCAAACGGAAAACCATTTGGTAAATTGGATAAAGATTTCCAAGCGGCATATGCCGACAATCCGATGGTTGCTCTGTTTACGAAACTGAATAAAGCATACAAACTCCGTAACGCCTACGTTAACAGTCTGCTGAAACTGTGGGGCGAAAGTGATGACTTTAAACATGACAGATCGATTCGTCCGTCATATGGCTATCTCGGAGTTGTTACGGGTCGTACTTCTGCACGCGATCCTAACTTGCAACAGGTTCCGTCACGTTCCGAAATGGGTAAACTGATTAAGCGTATTTTGATTGCGCGTAAAAATCGTATGCTCATTAAGGTGGACTACTCTGCACACGAAGTTCGAGGCTGGTCAATTATATCTGGCGATCAGGGTGTTGCTGATGTATTTGAACAGGGCGCGATTTTGCGTCGTCGCTATCGTACTGTTCCTGATAAATGGATTGCGCACCGAATTGAGGTTGAAGGTGACGTTCATAAAATCAACGCTGCATACTTCTTTGGTATTGATATCATGGAAGTTACGAAATCAATTCGTAACGCAGTTAAGACTGTTATCTTTGGTCTGATTTATCAGCAAGGCGATAAAGGTCTGGCGAAGAGTACCGGGCGCGAAGTTGATGAGATTGTGGAAATCAAAGGTAAGTTCCTTAAACGTTTCCCGGTCGGTCTGAAATGGTTTGATTCGATTAAACGATTCGCGCATAAAAACTTTTTCGTGGAATCTCCGGTCGGTCGTCGCCGCCACTTGTGGGGATTCATGCTGCCGAAACAGCATAGCGATGCCGATAACGTTTATGCTTCTTGTGATCGTCGCGCAGTAAACTCGCCTGTTCAGGGTTTTGGTTCCGATTTAATGATGAGTGCGATTCGAATTCTAGATCGCATGAAATACGAATATTGGGAAGCGAATGGTGTGTATCCTGATTTCGTGCTCAACGTTTCTGTGCATGACTCCTTAACCGTTGACTGTCATTACGATTGGATCTTCCTTGCTCTGGATATGATTGAACGTGCGATGACGAGCGCAGTTGTTGAAGAAGTTCAGAAACGTCATGAAGGTTTTGAATTCACATCTGTTCCGGAAATCGATTTTGAAATCGGTGCAACTGAAAAAGATGTTAAGGGTTGGGATTTCAGCTATCAGGCTCTGTTTGATATTCTGGAGAAAGGTCTGGAAATCAAACGTGATGAACTCGGCGAGAAAGATCTTGATGTTAAGAAAACTCTCGACAGCATCATGAATGATCAATATCACCTCATGTCTACATGGATGCAGAAACAAATTTGGGCGAATGATATTGAAATGCGCAGTAAGCCTAAGAAATGTCCATTGACCAATGAGGATAAGAAAAACATTGAACAGTGGAAAAAAGAAATCCCTAGCAACCTAAAACTTCTCGAAGAGTGGAAGAAGGCTCAAGCGAAAGCGGAAGTTCCAGTCAAAGAGAGAATCAAAATCAGTTCTAAAAAGTTAGGCCGTGCGATGAAGAGGCTTGCGGTGAAATGATTAGTATCGAAGACGTTTGCACGTTTTTAAACAGAAACCTCGTCGAACGTTCAGAAACTTTCAATGCGGTGCTACGAACTTTGTGGCACCTAAATCCGAATGACATTCCGGATGACATTGAAGTTTACGCGGCTACGTCTGGTAGTCACGTTACAGATCTTGTGGGGATCTTGAACGGTCTTTTCTGTAAATCAGGAAAGAGAATCGCGTCGGTGCGAGTTAACAACCAAATTCAATTTGTGGTGGAGTCGAATGAAAAAGTGTAAGTTACCGGATCGTCCTATTACCAACGTCGGATTTAAGTTCGACGCAAAAGAACTCTCTGCGATCTTAAAGAAGGTCGATAGCGTAACTAAGTTTTCTCAGAGTAACGATAAACTGACTCATATTCATTTGATTTGTAGTTACAAGTCAAACGTGTTTGTGATCGGTCGTACTCCAGACACGTTTGTTGCTCATCTGGTTCCGAATGCGATTGCCGATGGCGATACAGTATTCAACATCGATCCTGCGCAGATTGACGGTCTGATTGCGAAGCGCAGTTCTATGACTGCGATGTATACCGGGCGCGAAGTTGAAATGCAGGAAGTAAAAGGGCGTTATTCCAGTAAATTTAAAGTGCGTCCTATTTCACCTGAACAGATTCCGATGGTTAACGAAGGTCTGCGTCACCACTTATCCGGCGGCAACGAAATGTCGCAGGAAGTTATCGATAAGATGGTTGAAGGTGTTCGTCTTTGCCGAATCAAAGACACAATCACGCAGGCCAGCGTCATTTGTCGAATCGAGTGTGAAGGCAAAAACATGCGTGTCGCCTCGGTATCGAATTGGGCAAGTTCTAAATACGTTACCAAGTTGGAAGACAAAGTTGATTCTTTCCGTTTCAGTTTGTCGGTTGAAATGTTCGATCTGGTAATGAAGTTCTGCGGCAAAAACAAAATCAGTTTCTTCGCAGACACGAACAGCTTCGCGGCAGAGTCGGAAGATTTTGTTCTCACATTACCTCCGATTCAAAGTACCGATCAGGATTATCAGTACATCGACGTAATGGAAAACGCGATGGGTAAAGCGCTGATGAGTTTGAAGATCAAAGGCGATATGTCGGCACCGTTTGAAAACATCTATACGTTGGTTGACGTTAAAGCGAATACGCGTGTTAACGTTAGCGTCGAAAAGAAAACGATGCACATTGGTTTTGATAACGATAGCGGCAGCGTGCGCGATAGCCTTCTTCTCGAATCTGCGGTAGAGCGTCCGTTTGAATCTCAGTTTGATATTCGTATCTTACGAGAAATGCTGCGCAATATCGGACGCGAAAAGGAACACCTGTTAGGATTCCACGGGACGCTTAAAAAATTCAAAGCGATGAGTTTGTATTATCAACTGAAAGATTGCCAGTTGACCTACTATGGATTCATTCCAGCATGAGTAATATCTCATTTCGTCGGGGTCAAATTGTTGGCTCCATTTCCGAAGTTCCCCGCGATATACTTTATGAAATTGAAGGCAGTCGCGGCATTCGCAGGTTTATCATTATCACAAAGCCTGTGTACGGAACTACAATTGATTGTGATAGCGCCGCTCCTTTGCAGCATGGCAATAATTTTAAACAGTCTTATTTAAGATTGAGCGATACAATTGTTGGATCGCTTTTGGAAGTCACTGCGCGATGGTGTAAGTTCAATCGCCTTACAGTTGCATATACACCACCTAACGAAGTGCTGCATACATTCACCTGCCCTACGGAAGCGCAATCCGGCGGGCTGTTAGTATTCCACGACAACAGCGGAAGTTTTTTCGCAATGCCTGCAAAGGTTCCGGAAAGCAGTCTACTTGTCACGGATAAGGATTAACATGCCAAAGAAAACTCCGATGGATGATCTTTCGCGCATACGCTTGAAAGTAAAGGACGACAAGCGTTATAAAAAAATCCGCGCACTGTTTAAAACAGAAGATCTCTTTCAACTACCACTCGCGCAGTATTCGCAGGAGGTAGATGATCTGTTTGCCATGCGTAAGGTTCGCTCTCTTTCTGTAAGCTCACCGAAGGCGCTTGATAAACTTGCTGAAAGTGTTGTGCAGGATCAAAGCTACCGTAGTCGTATGACAGAAATTTTAGCTATTCTCAGTGAGAGTTATAAAACACTCACTGATCTTTTAAGTCGCTTTCAGGATTACGTTACGGTGGCATATGGCAACGATTTAAAAGCTATCGGTGCAGCCAAAGAGCGTGAGCGTGCTGTAAAGAATATTATGGCTGACTATTACCGATATTGCGATAATTTGGGATCACTGATTGCGAAGATTGATCTGTACGTCAAGGACATTGATAAAGCAGGTTACGCATTCAAAACCTTAGTCGATACTCTCGGCCTGATTAATCAACGTGAATACGGATTGCCTAATAGGAAATAATCGTGGCTAAGAAAATCAAAGACGATGATCGCATTAATGTGGTTGTCGATAGTCGCTTGCATATTCCGGTTAAGGTTGTTGATGCGCCGAAGATAATCAAGAAACTCACTCGCTACCAATTTGAAGATTCGATCTGCAAAAATTGTGAGTTTCGCTCTCAGCGGCCTAGCACGGAATGTAATGTTTGCGAAACTGGCGGTCTGGTTGGTGTCACGGTATTAGGTAAACTTGATACGGTTGACGGTAAAAAAGTTGTATCTATTCCTTATGGAGAAATGCACCGCTTTCCGAAGTTAACAGGATTGCCTTTAGATCGTGTGCGCTTCGTAAATAAAACTACTCGCGTGCCTTATGACTATAAAGTGAAATTCACTGGAAGTCTGCGCGAGTACCAAAAGAAACCTGTAGCGGATTTAATGGATGAATTGTGCGGGCTGTTAAAAGCACCACCACGTTCAGGTAAAACAGTTTGCGGAACTTATATTGCGTGTGCGCACGGATATAAAACCGTAATCATGGCTGACCAAAAAGATTTCCTTGATGGTTTTTATGAAACAATCGAAAGCATGACGAATCTTCCGGAACTGGAAGAGAAGCACGGAAAGAAACTGTTTGGTTTTCCAAAGAAACTCGAAGACTATGAGAATTTCCAAATTGTTTTGGTGACGTATCAATCGTTACTTGAGAAAAGTAAAGTTGCGAAGAAGCGACTCAAACTTCTCAATAAACATTTTGGCACGATCATAGTTGATGAAATTCACGCGGCAGGTGCTCCGACTTATACGAAGATTCTTGCAAGCGTGAAAATGAAATATCGTTATGGTCTGACCGCGACCCCTGCACGCAAGGACGGGCTTTCCTACCGAGTAACGTCTACATTTGGCCCGGTTGTGGCAGAAGCGTTTGTTGAAGAAATGGTTCCGAAAATCACTATTCATAAAACGTCGAACAAAGTTTATAACCGCCAGAAATATAATGGCAAAGCTGGTTGGGTTTATTTTAATAAATTCCTCGCAGCGCATCCGGATCGCAATGAAGAGATTTTCCGTTGGATTATTAAAGATTTGGATGCAGGCCGATCTCTCGCCATTCCGATTAACTTTACGGATCAGGCGCATAAACTTGTACGCCGAATCAACGAACATTATTGCGAAGAAGTTGCGGCAGTGTTCTTAGGCGGTGCGCGAGAGGCGAAGAAACGTAAACCTGTAATCGATGCAGCGCGTGAAGGTAAGATTCGTTGCATTGTTGGTATGCGTAAACTGATGCAGCGTGGTATCAACATTCCTAAATGGGATACTCTTTATTACATTATGCCTATGAATAACGAACCGAACTGGAAACAGGAATCGTGTCGTATTCTAACGCCGATGGAAGGAAAGAAAACTCCTGTCATTCGAATGTTTATTGATCCGCGAATGGAAAAATCTATGCAGTGCGCACGCTCTGTATTGAAGATGTGCTGGAAGTTTGGTTATGAAAAAGCTAAACGTACTCCGGCGAAACTGGAGAAGTATTTTGGCGTAACTGATCGCAACGATGTGTTGGGTGATGGTTTGCCTGATTATTTTACTCCGAACGACGAGCAATCGCGTAAAAGTTTATTTGGATAAATGCCATGTACGATATTACCCTCGAAGATATTATTCGTACTGGACGTGATCAAAGTATGCGAATTTCCGTTGAATCCACTCCCGGATTCAATGGGGATCGTCAAGTGACCGTAACCTACAATCAGTATTGCCACAAGCAATCTGTAGTTCGTTCGATTGTGAGCGAACTGTTTGACGCTGGTGATAAGGTTACGATCTTTGGTGATATTCAAATTCGTAAACGTGATGATAGTGACGCATACGATGCGTTTCTTAATTACCGCGTTGATCCGGACAGTATTACCGTTCGCAAAGATTTGGAGGAAACTGATGAGGCAGGATCAAGTTCTACACCTGTTCAGTAAGAACGAATTTCCCGATCTCAATCACGCAGTTTGTCGTGCGTTGGGTTACAGTCATTTCGATTGGATTTCAAAAGACGTTGACGCATATCTCTCCCACGTTCCAGAACGCCATAAACTGACGTATGAAATTCCGGAAGAAGCGCGTGCTCAAGGTCTTAACCCGCAAGAAATCGCAGACGTGATTAAAGCTGGCTCTTATTTTGCAGAGTACGACGATGCGTTACAGGACGGGCAGCAAGGCCGATTGATTCTGCATGACTATCAGATTTTCCCATCTGATACTTCAACTTCCGGATGGCGAGTGGTGTTTAGCTACTCATTCATCCAATTCGATCTTCCTTACTGGTAACAGAGAGATTCCCTTCATGTGTCAGACTATCAGCACTTCTGATGTTGTTATCGAACTTCCTTACGCAATTGTCGAAAAAGTTTATAAAGACATTTCGTTGCAAGTTACAAACAAACAGCACGAACCTGCATCTTTAGAAATTGAAGGGATTATTACAATCCCTAACGTTCTTCAACTTATCAACGTTTCCTACGATACCGGATCAGTCCAATTCAGCGCTCCCGGAATGATGCGTATGGAGGTTTCTGGAAACGCCACACTTACTCTGCGTGTACTGCGTTTGTTCCCAAATCTGTAAACTATAGGCATAAGCTCTTTAAATTGGATTTGATTATGTCTGGAAAACTTTTGGATTTTTCTTTCAAAACAGAAGTATCTAATAAATTGAGAACGCTCGGTGTGGATGCCGGGCTTTTGTTTGGTGAAAAACGTGAATACGATTTGATGGAAGCGGTGCAAGATTTCAAAACAATCTCTCCGTATTTCAAAACCAAACTGGTGAGTAAGCGCAAACAACTTAACCTTGCCGCAAAACTTTTAGACACTCCGCTTGAAGCTCAGGGCATTCATGTTGTGAGTAGTTTTCCGAATGATACGCGAGCGAAAATCTTTGCGCTTCACGCATTTCGCAATGCGTACATGGATTCAATCAGTGTAACTCGTAAGCCTCGTTGGGTTACATTGTATGGCGACAAACTTGATTATGAGCGTGTCAGAAATCATCGTCCGAATTTTTTAGTTATCACGAACGTTGTAGTTGACAGCACGCAATACAAGATGGAACGTCTTCGCGATTTGCTTTCAATGTTTAGTGATATTCCTCGTGTTGTTGTAACTGGCGGCACGATTGATCCGACTGAAATGTTTAACAATAGACTTTTTCTGGAATGCGATTCTGCATTAAGCATAGGGCCAGAAAACGTTGTGACAAATTTACTTGAACTTATTATAGGTGGGGCAAATTGAAAACACTGCTGGATGAATTGAATACTTTGTTGGCAAACTCTGAATTGAATCTGCCTTCTTTCCGCTGCAACGTTTCTCGTTCTGGTCAGAATAAACAGTGGCTTGAGAAGAATCTCAAGCGTCATCCAAGCTGCCCGGATCGCATCAAACAACTTGTTGCGATGCCTATGGCGGCGTTGATCTCTTCTCCTTCCGAAGCGAGTTAATGCCATGCAAAAATCTTTTAGCCTTGTTCCTGTTTCTCTTCCTGCACCGATTAAAGAAATCGAAGAAGACAATTCAGAAACAACTGCTGAACGCGAAGCAAATGCGCAGTCAGAATACGTTGAACTTGAGCATGAAATCGAGCGTCTGGAATTCGAAAAAGAAATGACAGAAACTCGCGCAACAACTACCCGTAAGTACATGGAGAGTCGTTTTCAAGATCTGGTGGATGAAGTTGAAGAACTTCTTTTGCAGGTTGAGGAAAAATTCGAAAAGGAAAACGAAGTTGTTGACGAAGATGATGTTGATTTAGAAAACGAAGACGAAGATGATCCTGATGCAAAAGCCGATTTAGAATTCAACTCTTCTCGCGACGACGATGATCGCCCGGATATTGACGAAGACGATGATGGCTTTAATAGTCATGACAACGAACTTCGCCAGCAAGCAGAAGAGAAAATGTCGGTATCCAAAAAATGCCGCAAAATTTATTTCGCAATCGCCTCTCGCACTCATCCGGATCGTTGTGGCAATACAAGCAGAGTTCATTTATTCCGTCAGGCAGTGCAAGCGGTCGAAAGTCTTAATTTGGAGTGGTTGGAGAAAATCTATATTAAGGTTTTCGGAAAACCATACGGTAAGCAAAATCTTTTTGAGCGTGTAATGGCATTACGTTTACGCAAGCGTCAACTGCAAGAAGAGATTTTGGAAATTAAACAGACGACAAGTTGGGTGCTTCATCTTCTTGAAATTGAAGAAGGTCGTGAAAGAGCGGCTCAACAGTTCGAAGCTGCGTTGAGGCGCAAACGCTCTCAATTGCTTGCATTATTAAAAGGCGATTTTTCTCAATGCGAATCTTAATTGTTTATCATAACGCGTGCTCTGACGGATCGTTCGCTGCTGCGACAGTATCGTTAGCGTTTCCAATGGATGTTATTCATTATCTGGCTTTGGATCATGCTCATCCGGAGGAAGCTGATGCTGTAACATCTGATAATGTTCCGCTGCATTTATTGCCGGAAATTCGCTCGTATGATCGCATCTATTTTGTTGATATCGCTATCAACGAAAGACAGTTGGCAGACTTAACTGCATTTTACAAAAACGATCTGTACGTGTTTGATCATCACGATACGCGCAGTATGGAGAAGTATAAAACAGAATGTGAAGCGTTGGGTATTCAGCCTAGCACTAACGTTGTGTTTTCTTCTCAACATTCTGGCGCTATGCTCAGTTACTTTGGAGTGATTACTCAGTTCAGTAACGGCTCCCCGCGTGTCATGTCGATGATTGGTAATCTGATGCGTATCGTTCAGTTGGTCAGTGATCGTGATACGTGGCAGTTGCAGAACAAACGCGCCTTTGCTTTTTATGACGGATATTCTCGCGAAATGTTCGCAGACAAAGAAGAAACTGGCGTGCTGCATTCTTCTGTTCCTAGCACTATTGCAAACGCTCGCAATATTGTGATGAATGGAAATGTCGAAGAGATTATTTCTCTTGGCGAACAGCGCATTAAAGAACGTAATGAGCACATCGAAAAACTTTTCAAAGCAAACGGAAAGATTTACGAACCGAACGATATCATTGCTCAACGTCACGCGATTATGAGCACATCCCGCGCAATTGGTTCCGATGCTGCTCAGTGGATTCGTGATAACAATCCCGGCGTTAAACTGGTGTTGATTGTTCGTTGCGCTCCAGATAATGCGGAACCTGAAAAAGTTTTCTGTAGCGTGCGAAGCGATGCAGATAGTCCAATCAGTGCGCGTTCAGTGGCAAACAGCTTTGGCGGTGACGGTCACGTTAATGCTGCTGGTTGTGTTATGTCTCGAAAAACTTTTGATACGTTTTATCCTGAAATCAATCCGGATTACAAACAAATCAACGTATGATCCTAAAAGGGTGGCAAATATGCTGCCCTTTTTCATTTCTACTGCGATCTCAATAATTTTCATTAGTCCTAATAAGGAGAAATGAAGATGCCCACTAACAGTACGCATACGTCGGCTGGCGTTTATACCGCAACCAAAGATCTTTCTGCTGGTGAAGGTGTAACACTGTCAACGTCTATTGTTGGGATCGTAGGTGGTGCAAGACGCGGCCCCGTTAATCAACGCGTTCCGATTCTTGAACCTTCTGTTCTCAGCAATACTTTCGGTAAACGCGATCCGAAATATGGATTGGGTCTTTACATCGCGCGTCAAGTATCAAAACAAACGAACCAACTGTATTATGTGCGTCTGACAAAAAACGCAAAATATGCGGTACTGGTTGTTTCTGTTGATGATCCTGATGCAGTAGTTCCAAAAATCAGTATCACTCCTTACGTGGATGCTGATGGAAATATTGTCGGTGTTGACGATCCGAACCTGCTAGGTTTCCTGCCTAATGATGTTCTCAATGATAACGTTATTGGTTATATCATTTGTGAAAACCCCGGCGAATGGAACAATGAAATCAGCGTTCAAATTCGTCCTGCGGTTCCAAAAGGTTTGGATGCCGTTCGTGACCGCAAACTCTACAACGCGAAAATTTTCTATGTGGAAGTTTTCCAAAACTATCAGCAAGGCAGTGCGCCTATCGAACAGATTCAATGTACTCTGAACGATTACGCTGATGATATGGGTCGTCAGTATCGTTTCGAAACGGCGCTGCGCGATGAAAGCGTAAACATTCGTTTTATTCGCAACGAATATTTCACGCACGATATTGATTTCCTCACTAGCGATTTTGCTTTTATGGCTGGCGCAAGTGATGGCGATGCAATTACTTCCGATATGATGGCGCAAGCCTATCAGGATTATTTCGGTGATCCGGAAGAAGTGCGCGTAACTCTTTTGGTGTCTGGCGGTCTGGATGATCATATCGTCCATCGGGGCATGGTGTTGGCTGCAAACAATCACATCAACTGTCACGTTATCGGTTCGATTCCGCAATCAGAACAAACTGTAGCGAAAGCGATTCGTTATCGCCGCCAAACGCTGAACATCAACGCAAAAAATATGTCGTTGTATGCTCCGCACATCAAAGAGTTCGATGAAGATACCGGGCGTTATATTTGGGTTCCGTTTGTTGGTCAGGTTGCTGCTGCTTATTGCGCTACGGACAACAATCGCGGTACTTGGTTTGCTCCTGCTGGTATTACTGCATCTGAAAATTTACAGGTGTATGGTTCGAAGCAACTTTACGATCAGGCTGCTCGCGATGCTCTTGCGCGTGAACAGATTAACTACCTGCGCAAACTTCCGGAACAGTTGGGTGGCGGTTATGCAATTTGGGAAGCGTTTACGCTCCTGAATACTGACAGCGCTTTCCAGCAAGTACCTATTCAGCGTATGGTTGGTTATATTCTGGAAGTTGCAAGCCGTCAGGCGCGTACCGGACTTTTCGATCCTAACGATAGTGTTCTTCGTGATACTCTCGTTGCGAAGATCGAGAAGTTCTTAGAAGAAATTCGTTTAGGTCGCGGTCTGCGTACTGGCTCTACAGGTTCTGCTGGCTATAAAGTTGTGTGTGATGAAACGAACAACACAAATCAAACGATTGAGAATGGCGATCTGATTATTGATATCGTTCTTGATCCGACTCGCATGACGCGTCGCCTGATTTATCGTTTCAACATCAACCCGAAAGGCAGTACGGCAACGGTGATCTAATTCTTCTTCTGGAGAAGACTCATGGAATTAAAGTTAGAAAAGTTTATCAATAACGTTGAGCTTCTAACGAACATCCATAGTCAGAATAAAAACCCGATTCTCTTCCGCCTTCCGGTGGAAGGGAGTTCGCTCGGTTTGGTTTTCTTCTGTGGCTATTCGGTTCCTCGTTATGTGGTGCTGCCGGAAAATGGAGTATGGATTGATTTTAATCCAGAGTCTGAAACTTTCCGTAGCGCTTTTAAACGCACGTCTCATGATAGTGCAAATCCTTACAACGATGTTTGGACGGAATTGTATTTTTATGACGACGCAATGGAAGAACAACACTACTCACCTAATGATATTGGTGTTGTTGCTGGTCAACTCGCTCCGGTCGCAACTGTCTTAACGCACGGTGTTGGATATCTTTCTTATCCGCAAAGTGAAGCACGCGTTATTCAGGATGGCGATTCGACTTTAACTGATGCCCGTCCTCCGCTTGAGCATACGCATCCGGAAACTCCGGCAAGCATGTTCAGCGTGAATAAATCGAACGGTGCAGAACACATTCCTGTACAGGATCAGGCGGCACCGAAACTTGGTCAAATTCTTGTTTTTGAGAATGACACGGTAACGTGGCGCAAATTGAAGGAAGGGGAATTGAAATGACAACAACTCTGCTGCCTACCTTCAATCAGATCATTTCTGCATTACTCGCTGTTACGGACTTTGAAGCCTCCCGCTTGACTCAGGTTATTCGTCAGGTGAATCCGGTTTTGAATACGAGCGCGAGTTTTGTCGTTTCTGACTCGGAACCAACGGCAATTCCTTTACCGCTCAACGTTGTTTGGTTGTGCATGGATACTAAGACGAAATACTATCGCACGCTGTTAACGCGCACGTCGAAAGATCCTTCTGCAATTTTCAAACATACTTGGGTAGAAGTGAAAGAAGTTTCTTCTCTTTGGGCACCTCAGTATTACGCACAAGAAGATCTTCCGTCAGGCGCTTCTCTGCCTTACGCAACTAAAGATGATTACGGTGTTGCTCGTTTGACAACGAAAGCAACCGCCGATGATCGTCCAACTTTTGTTTCTGAAAATGATCCGCGCAATACCGATGCACGCGTTCCAAAAGATCACACGCATCCGGAAAAACCTGCGAAAGAATTGAAGCACTCAACTGGTAAGATTAATGTTGATGCCGATAAAGGAACTGTGGGAACAACTTTCGTTGCGGAAGATGCCAGCGTTGCCAAATATGCAGCTATTGATGCTGCTGATCTGTTGGAGGCACAAGATGGCAACTAACATTTTGGATTTCGCTAAGAAGTATATTCAGCTTGCGCGTATGCGCGGCTTAACTCCGCGTAATCCGATCAACTTCGAATTTAAACCGTATGCGAATAACCAGAATGATATCTATCAGATGGTTGTGAGCTACACGGAACCTTCGTTTGCTGATAAGCCGTATAATCTTTTGTGGGTCGATGGCAATCCCGCATCACCGAACTTTCAAAAGATTCTGCTTCGTACTTCTCACGTTTCTGATGGAACGTTTCGCGGTACATGGGAAGAAATTTCTGATTACGCGAATCTCTATAAGTCTTCGCAGTTTTTCCGCACTGTTGTGGAAAACGCGTATGATTTGGGAATCGATCCGGGCGAACTTTCTACGCCTATCGCTGGCACAACTCGCATCGGTAAAGTTATTTTAAAAGATAACCAAACAGCGTCGATTGCTGTTAGCAGTACCGATCCTCGAATGAGCGATAAACGTGAACCAACTTCTCACGATCACGCAGATTATCCGCGCACGAAAATCCGCATCAATAGCAAAGATTACGCACAAGTGGATAGTTCCATCACTCCTGTTGCTGGCGCTGTTCTTGCCCTTGTGGGTCGTGATCCTATGGATATTCATAAGTACATCGGGGAATGGCGCAAGCCAAGTCTGGACAATGTTGACTGGACTTCTCCGCGACTTTTGAATCTGCGCATTAGTCTTCCCGGTAACGCAAGTTACATGAGCGATAACACAAGCGTAAAACTTGTGGCAACTGCTGAATGGGAAAACAACGTTGTTCAAGATCCGACTGGCGTTATTTGGTCGATTGAAGAAAACGTTGTTGGCGTAACAATTTCTGCTGATGGTACGGTGTTCGCTCCAGACCTCGGCGCTGATGTTGTATTGAAAGTTACGGCGAAACTGAAAGATCCAGTGTACGGAAAAATTGTTGTCGGCACTTACGATCTTCACATTCGCAACGTGTTTATTCCGGAAGATGAAATTGAATCCATTACTATCGCTGGTAAAGATTCTCTGTTCTTCCGCGAACGTGACACTTACGCGGTTTATGCAGTGTTCAAGAAAGGCGGTTTGATTGCGATTAGTCCGGCGAATTTTGTAGTGGATAATTCCAATGCAATGGTTCTAACTGGAATGATTGGCGAAGGTGCTCGCATCAACGCTGATACTATCGTTACTCTGACAGCTACTTACGAATACAACGGCAACGTTTATAGCGGAACCAAAAAGGTTACGATTAAAGCGCAGCGTATGACGGAACTGCAAATTAATGGTGTCTCTTCCATTAACAGCGCAGGCACTGCATCGTATACGTTTATTGCTGTTTGGTCGAATGGCGATAAAGAACAAGTAACTCCTGATTTCTTTAACGCGGTTCCTTCTTTGTATACCGTTATTAGCGGCAACAAAGTAACTGCGAAAAAAGAAACAGAAGCGAACCGTTCTGTTGAATTGCAGGCAGGCTACACTTCACCGACGAACAATCAGTTTATCGATGCGAAGAAAACTATCACGATTGTGAAAGAGCCTTCCGAAGAATTCATGGAAGATTTTATCATTCAGGGCGCTGACACGATCATCGAAGGCCGCGCAAGTACCTATCGCTTCTTAGCGATCATGAACACTGGTACGAACCGCACTGTTGATCCGGATACGTTCACAAGTTCGAACGTAGCTGTCGCTTACATCGTAAGTAAAACGGTGAACGCGAATCAGGTTCAGCAAGATACAGTGATCACGTTGACTGCGACGTATACCTATAAAGGATACACGCGCTCCGCAACGAAACAGATTACTGTAATCAATGTTGTTCCGACTGTTGCACTTTCGTCGATTCAGATTCTCGGCGATAGCGATGTGATGCAGAACTCGCAACACGATTACACGGTACTCGCAACCTATTCAGATGGTCACACTTTAATGGTGCAGCCTGATGAATTTAAAATGGTGACGACAACTAGTTACGCAAGTTTTGATGGCGCAACCGGGCGTCTCACTGTTGGCGCGATTGATATTCCTTCTGTGAATATTTCGCTGTCTGCGACGTATACCGAAAACGGTATTACAAAGAACGCTACGAAATCTATTGTCGCCAAAGGAAATCCGGCAACAAAAGTTCGTATCGAAATTGTTGGCCCTTCAACTATTGACGAAGGCGCTGCCGGAAACTTTACCGCACATTATTTAATGTCGGATAACACCACGCAGCCTATAACGAATCTTTCGTGGTTGATTCTGCAAGGTGGGGAGTACGCAACAATTGATTCTGCTGGCTTGATGACTGCAAAACAAGTTACGCAAGATCAAACAGTGTTGCTTCGCGCAAGCGACGGTGAATTGAATAATCAGGCGAGTGTTATTATTCGCAATAAAGCTGATGTTCTGCCGGAAAGTCTTTCCATCAATGGCCCGACGGATGTTGTTGGCGGTAACGATACTCCTTACACTGCGATTGCGTTATTTACGGATGCAAGTTCGAAAGACGTTACGCAGGATGCTGAATGGAGTGTCACTGTTGTTAGCGGAACTACTGTTCCTTCGATTTCGAAAGGTGTTCTGTCTACGACTGTTGTTTCCTCTCCGTCTGTTGTGCGTATCACTGCTGTTTATCGTTTGGAAGGTGCTGTTGTTACTCAGACTCGAAACATTAACGTGTTGCCTGCTGATGTTCCGACTGCATATGGCCCGCGTTACGGCACGCATACTAAGGTGATGAGTCTTGCAGGTTACGATAAAGCATTCTTTGAATCGCTTACTCAAAATCTGACTGAAACGGGAACTCAGATTCTGACTATCCCTAAAGGTTCTTCTACGGAAGCAAACAAAATCTTCTGGTATGTTGCATGGCCTGCACGACTCGCATACGGATATTTCAAAGATCCTGTGAGTGGTTTTGCTGGTTCGTGGGATGGCGCGATGGAGTTTGATGATTTCAACTTTGTTGGCGCAGCGGAAGTTACGATTGACGGTGTGCTGTACTACGTTTATCGTGCTGACTTCCCGTTCGGTGATCAGTACAGTTTCAGTTTTGAACTGACTTATGGTTCGAAAGATCCACTGTCAGGTATGCCTTAATAGAAGGAGAAAGTGATGCCGGTAATGTTAACTTCGTTTTTATTACCGTCCAACACTGCTCTACCTTTCCTCGTTCAAGATATTCATTTGAAAGGGGGATTGCGTTGCGTTAAGTCTAGTGCTGATCGTGACGCAATCAAATCAGGCGCTCGCTCGGCAGGCATGATGGTTTGGGTATCCGACGATAAACAGATGTATCAGCTTGCCGACGATCTTACTACTTGGGAAGATGCGAAGTTAGGAAACAATTTAGTTTTCAAAAGTCCTCTCAAAGTAGTTCAGAATGCGAATAACGAACAAGAAGTGAGTCTCGAAGATTCACAACTTATTCCGAAAGCAGATCAACCGGGATTAGTTCTTACGTCGGGCGCTAATGGCGCTCTTTCGTGGAGTAATTTCGGTGGAAGTGCTGGCGCAGGCGCACGATTAAATGTGGAGTACAGTGCTCAGGATTTCATTAATCCGGGTGAAAATCTTAATTTCACTTTGGATATGTCGCAGACTTGCATGTTATTGGTTGTCGAGTTAAATGCGTTTGATATCGAAATCCAATTCCATACAACGGACGAACGTAATGATCGTAACCCGTACCTTTTCCGTTCGACTGTAGATTTCCTTTCTGACGATGGTGTGACTATTGAAGATAACACGATTATAAAACATCGTCGTTATGCTTTTGTGTCTGTGCCGTCAGGGAAAACTCATTATGGTGTGATGCGAAATCTCGGATCGTCTCCAGCGCAGCCGAAACTTTCGGTAACTTACTTAGTAATGGAGTAATTCATGAATTACATTAAAGGCCAAAATGTTGTGGGGCTTGAAGCACTCGCACGCAATCTGGCGCAATCATTTTCAACTTCCGGTTTTCAGGTTGTTGCTGTCGATGGTGCGGCAGGTAATGCAATCACTCCGGCGGCAAAGAGCATTGTGCTTTCTGCTGCAATGGCGGTTGATTCTCTCTACGAAAATCAAAAATGGTCTGTAATTATTTCGGCAGATGATGTTCAGAAAAATCTTTCTCTGCACGTACTGCCTACCAATCAGCTCAGTACAACTTTCGAAGCGGTTAAACGTAATGCCACTGCGGAAGTGGGTCGCGTTTCTGTTGACGGATCAGAAAGCAAATATTTCATCGATCTGGTTAATGACTGGAAAGTTGATGCTGCTGCTGATTTCGCAGCTTATCCGTTCTCTTTCGATCTGTCTGTTTCTGATCACGGTTTCTCTCTGCATGTAAACGCCGAAGGTCTGGATAACACTGGTACTGCGTTTAGCTGGTTAGTTGTTCAGCGTGGCGTTGTTGCAGAAACTGGCGCAGTTGATCCGCAATCTCCGCTGTTCGCAATTTTTGCGTGCGGTGGCGGTCAGGCAGGCGATCCGGATACGCTCGATCCGAAATCTATCCAACGTTTCGTAGTTATCGAGCGTGATATTTTCTCGGCAACTTCTCCGATCAGCGCGGTTGTGCCTTCTCCTGATGGCATTCCGGTTATTAACCCGCTGCAACAAGTAATGATCGCGGAAGGGAACAAAGCTATTGTTCTGTTCCCTCATATGATTAACTCTCATCGTTATCTCTATCATATCGTTCTGGATATGTTGGGATACACTTCTGCTGATGTTATTTCTGCTGCATCGCAGATCGATCTGTCTCCTGCGAAAGTGACTAACACTTATCGCGCACTGAATGCGAACGGAAAAGATAACCGTGGTATGCGTGTTCTTTTCCCGATTGCAAAAGTTGATACTGGCGAATAATAAAGAGGAACCTTAACAATGGGTAAGTTTATTAAAAAATCTGGCTACGTTGACAACCAGAAAATGTGGAAAGACATTGTTGCCGATCTGGTAGCGAATGGCTTCACTCTGGTAAGTGCAAACGGAACCGCTGGTTCTTCTATGCCGACTGTTGCGCTGAACAGTTTCGTTATCGAAGCAACCGAAGATGTTGATGTGCTCGCGGGTGTTTCTGGATCTCAGCGCTGGCGTATCGCCGGACAGTTGGCTCCGCTGTCAACTCGTCTGAACGTTGCAACTCCGGATCAGATTTCTGATACTGGAACCGTTGCGAAAATTGGTCAGACTGTTATTGGTCAGGCCGCGTATCCGATCTATTCTGGCTCGATTGGTAAGCGTCGCACCAGTGCGCTGCCTGCTCAGATTACTCAGGATGCAGATAAAAATTCTGCGCACGCAACGTATTTCTGGCATCGTGGTATCGTCAACGATCAAGGCACTCTGACTGCTACTCCGGCTTACGCTGGTACAATGTGTTTTCAGGACACCGACGCCGATTCAATGATCTTCACTGATCCGGCATCTACTCCGATGACGTATCATCTGTCGATTTCCGATCACGGTCTGGCGCTGCACATTTCTGTTGAAGGTGCTGATGATTTCGGTTGCCGTCAAGCGTGGCTGGTAATTCAGCGTGCAATCAATCGCGATGGTTCCGTTGTAACTGACGGTAAAGCTCCGCTGTTCTGCATGTACTCTGTGAACGGTGGCGGTAGTGAAAATTCCAACGATCTGATCGCGGGCGGTATTCAGCGTTTCACTGTTCGCGAAACTGACGTGAACGCGCCGACTGCTGCTGTTTCTGCTGTTCAGCATTCTGCCGACGCCTTTGCGGTTATCAACCCGTTGCAGCAAGTTGCATTCTCGGAAGACAATAAGTTTGACTTCCGTTTACCGCAAGGTTTCAACTCTCATCGTTATTCCTATCCGTATGAAATTGATATGGTAGGTTACGCTTCTGCTGACGTTATTTCCAACGGCGTGCAAATTGCCGTTCAGGTTTATAACGAAATGGATAACACTGATCCTCAGAATCCTACGCCGAAAAAACGTACCTATCAGGCGCTGTCTGCAAACAGCCCGAAAAACACCGGGATGCGTATCTTCCTGTTAGCCTCTGGTGGCGGCGTTTAATTTCGCGAAAACTCGTGGGGCTTAATTGCCCCACTTTTTGTTTCTGACGCTTGAGGAAAGAAAATGGCCAATAATATTCAGACGATTGTTTCAAACAAAGCTGAATCTTGGTCAAACGCGATTCATATTAAACGCTATCCTTCCGGCAAACTGAAATTTTTAGTTGTCGGTGGTACGTTTGAAAACTCTTCGGATCAAATAGAAGTAACGGCTGATCAGTTTGGCATGTATAACTTTACTGTCACTGCAACGCCGCCGACGAAACAATATGAAGCCAAACACGTAACTGTTTATTACGACTACGCCGGGCAGTGGACTTTACTGCAAGAGGCGTCTCGTAACTTATTGCAGACTCTCAGCAAAACAGTTACGCCGAAAGCACTGATGAGCGGTTTTGATGCGCTTTATAAATCAGATTCTGTTGATCCGGAATTTGGTGAAGCCGTCATTGCGTTTGGTGCTGCTCAGAATTCGATGGCTGCATTTGATGCGCTCGTTCCGAAAAAACTTTCAAGCGTAACGCTGAATGAATCAGCATTTGATTACAGGCTGCCTGTCTGGTTTGTAGCTGATAAAGCTACGCAGAAGATCCACCTTTTTAATAGTCCGTCTACTGCTGATGGTTTGATTCGATACAAAACCATTTCGCAAGAATTCGCAGAAGCACTTGCGTTTTATTCTCCTGCTACGCATAGACGCACGATTGCAATTTTTTCTTCGAGCGGAGTGGTTTCTCGCTATAACGTTCGAATGGAAGCACAACCGAATATTAATCTCGGTTATAGAGTTGTTCGTGTTGTTCTGTTGAAAGCTACTGGTGCTTTTGATCCGCTGTTCGCGGTATTCGATAGCGAAGGTAGAATTCACAAACTTGATTCTTCGTTTACGGAAATCAGTGTTAAGAGTGACGAATATTACGTTAACTGCCATGAGAGCCTTGATGCGTATATTACGCGTAGCGGTAAACTCGTAGGCACTGACGTTTGGCAAACTCCTGATGCTGCAAGTTTCTTTTATGCGTTCGCTCCGGGAACCGATGATGTTTACGCAATAAATTTTGCGGATAACTCTCTTTCTCGTTACGTGATAAAAACTGGCGTTAAATTTAACGCAGGTACGCAAGACGGGAATCATCTTCGCTATCCAACAACTTTCACGAATCCCGCTTCTTCTGTTCTTCTTGAGGCAGGTAGTGACACAACCGGGCGTAAAAGTTTTGTTGAAAGAACCTTGCCGATCACGGATGTAAGTTCGCGCAACTGGTCTTATTTAAACTTGATGAGTAACGGAGAAACAACTCCGCTTTATGGTTTTGTTGCTCGTCCGACATTAACTCTTACGCACACTTATTTGCCTACCTTCGGCGCAACACTGCCGACATATAATGTTCCACTCGGCAAAAAAGTTACGTTTAGTTTTACTGCAACGTTCGATGATCCTGATGATTCGCTTCCGATTGTTTTGCCTACAGGTATTGTGTGGACTGCTACAGTAAACAATACTCAGGTAAAAACAGTTCGTAATGGCGAGCAAGTTACCGTAGTTGCAGAGCACGCTTATTTGACGGCGCAGCCTTTCCCTTTCAGTGTGGGGCGCTCGAATGGTTTAGTTGAAGTGATTCCTGATCCGCTTCCTGATCCGTTTACCTTTGAAACAATCTACGATGTTCCGGATTACAGTTGGCAGCAAACAGTAGAGAAACAAATTACTGGTGTAAACCAGCGCGTTGAATTCTCTGTGCTGATCGACGGTGAGGAACAGAATGATCGTGTTGAGGTGTTCGTTAACGGCGTGAAAACTCCGGCTCCTGTGTTCATGTATAACGGCGATAAGTTTTATCTACGCGTTAAGCATGGATACAATATCACTCTGATTAAAGTGATTGCGGGAGAGTATGAAACTGATTGGGGAATTTATACTGTTTCGGAAATTCAATTCGATCCAGTTCCTAATCGTGCATACGCTCAGGCCGGAAAAGAATATCGCACTGTTGTATTAACTAACGATGGAATCACGGCGCTTGCGCTCACAATTGATTCTGTTGACGGTGAATTTATTCAGGGCGGTAAAGAAGTAACGCTGGAGATTGGGCAGTCAACGCAACTTCTGTTTACGCCTCCGGAACCGAACAAGAAATACCAAATCAAATTTGGTAGCTCTCGTTATAAATATACGTGGGATATATGGACGCACGAAACTTGGCTGGATGCGCAGCCTGCTCCAACTTATTCTAATGGGATGGTTGTTGCAGCAAGTGATCAGTTAAAGTTCGATGAAATTCCACCAAACTTTATTACGGACATTGTTGTTCCTGCTGGCATTTTGTTTGAGATTGACGGCACTGATGTTGAAGCGCCGATTGATTCTCGCGCCATGTATAAAAATAGTTTCGTATTGACTGATGTTTCGTGTGATTCGGTTCTGAAACTTGAATCGTATCCGGCACATATGCAGCCAAAAATTTTGAAACTAGGGAACGCGGAAATTTCGTGGCTTCATGATTTTTCAGGTACTGTGACTTATTCGGCTAAATTCGATTCTGTTCCGGATGCAGTTGATTTGGCAGAATTGCAATATGCTTTTGAATCGCGTGGGCAGAATTATTCTACGCAAGCAGTATCCGGAAATGATCGGATTCCTTCTATATTTGAGTTTGATTTTGTAATCGACTATGCAGGACAGGAGGCAACGTTTAACGCGCAATATGCTTCTGCGTTGCTGTATAGTTCAACTCAAATGAATTTAGTTCGTGAAGAGTGGCATTCGTTTGCAGCGCAGTTAATGGATATGCCTGCATATGAGTACGCGTCCGATTCTAGCTACGGAACGAAAGATGGATTCACCTTTGGCGATTCGGTGTATAAGGATTCAGTCTCAGGAGAATTTAGTAACTCGTTCTTCCAACTGGATGAGAAAGTTTTAATCATAGATGATGTAATCGCGCCCCGCGTTTCTAAATGGAATGAGGTGAATTCTGGCGACGCATTTGATGTTGCTGATATTGCGCGAGAGTGGAATGCAGTTTCTGATCGTATTGACACTACGCCTGATGTAGTTGAGCCGTATGAACCTGTTCATCATATTCCTGCTGCTCCTGTCTATTACGTTGAAGGAACGAACAAAGGGATTTTCCCGGCTGAACCGTATTCCATTCAACTTTCTACGCCTGCGAAAAATGAAACTCAGATTAAATGGATTCAGGCAACATTAGTTCCGAACTACAACGCGTTTGAAGCATCGGAAACAATGGGCTACAACTATAACAAAGTTGATGCCGCAGAATCTGATTGGTACTTGCCTGCCGATCCATCAACGTCGCACGGTATGGACTGGAGAAACACTGTTGATGAGATTCATCGCATTGACGCTGTTAATCCTCGTCCTATTGTTTATCTGCAACCTACCGCAGAATATAAACCGCCGTTGCCTCAATGGTTTGAGTTGAATCCGTCTTACGAAATGTCTCCGGATTCTCATTTTGTTTTCGCACCACTGACATATAAGTATCTCGCCGATCCAAGACAAGCGAAGAGTGCGCTCTCGTATGAAATTGGAACGAACATCGAGAACAAAGTGCCGGGTAGTATTTATAAACTCGACACCGCTGTTGAAAGGAAAATTGACAGTTCTGCTTATGGTCATGAGACGGATCATTGGTTTAAAGTCGCGCCGGATGTTTATAAACCGAAAGCGTCAGATGCCGAACTTGTTTCAGTTCAAGTTATTGTTGCGGGAGAATACGCACCACGCGTAATTGAAAATGCTGCTTATCCTGTTGAGCGCATGAAAGTAACAATGTTTGTTCCGAAAACAGAATACGGCGAACAAGATCCTCTCAAGAAAGGTTATTTTGCGACTGAACTTGATGCGCTACAAAACGCTGTAAATGTTTGGCACAAAACTCCTGATGAAGTATTTGGCATTCAACAACCTGATGGAACATGGACGTGGGCTATCAAAATTCCTTGCGGGGAATATTGTGGTGAATTCGGTTGTGACACTCGCGGCTATCTCGCAGGTGGTTAATAGAACTAGGAACAGGGAAGTTCCTAATTTATTTATATCACCAAAAACGGAGAATAAAAATGCTCTCTCAGTCGGCTACATATGACGAAGCGGTTAGCGAATACAACTGGTTCAAATATACAGGGCAACGAGGCAAAGAAGTTTCGGAACGTACCCATAAACGCATGATTCGCGAAGGCGATATTTTTGGCGTTAAGTCTCTGAAAAGCGGATCTCGTTTCACTCTTATTTTTCCTGATATGCCTCATATCAATTTTCCGCTCGATAAAAAGAACGGTAATCAGTTGCTTGAACGTGCAACCAAACTGCGCAAATTGCCTGATATCGTTCAGCGCGAAGGCCGTTCGAAAGCTCGCGGCGTTAAAACTACGGAACGTCAATTGCAGCGTAAGAATTTCGACAATGCTCGATTTGCTCCGCGCACTGTTCCTAATGAATATAAAAACGGCATTGATTTTAGCAACTATCAGTGGCGTATCGTTCCAGAGTTGTCTTTGACTGTTACTCACACTAAAGGCAAAGAGATTCTGAAAAAGAACGAAATGATCGGTATGCGTTATATTCGCGATGCGAAAGGTGGCGTTATTATTAACGAGAAAGGGATGTATTTAAAACTCTCTCCGGAAAACTACGATAAAGTTGTTGCGGAAACTCTCGTTATGCCGATTCAGGACTGGCCCAACGGTTCCCTGTCCGATGCTGACGTTAAGGCATATCGTGCCAATAGTAAAAAATTGAAACATCGCTCGCAGGTTGAAATGCGTGAAGCTGCGCGTCTTGAACAGCGTGCTGAAAAACTTGCTAAGGAAGTTTCTGCGCGTGACGCGAAACGAGCGCAAAAAGAAAATGCTCGCGCAGAGCAAGAACGTTTTGATGAAATGAAAGAAAAAATCAAACGTGGTGAAATGGAAGCTCCTACTGCAAAACCGCTCACGTTCGACACGGAAGAGAACGCTGTACCTACTGTTCGTCTGCGCAATCAAATCAAATCCATTCTTGCCGAAGAAGCATTAGAGGAAGAAGAGGATTTAGATGCAGAACTTGAAGCGGAAGTAGCGGAAGAAGAATTGGCAGAGGAAGACGATATGTTTGCTCCGCTTGAAGATATTCTTTCTGCGCGTCCGTTCGCCAGCGACAATATGGGAATTGATTCGGTTATAGGTTCCATGTTCGGCGAAGGCGATGATTCTGATTCTGTCGATAGTGATTTCGATTTGTCCGATGTTGAGGAAGAACCGGAAGACGAAGAGGAAGAAGCGCCACCGTCTAAAGTTAAGAAAAAAGCTAAAGGCGCGAAACCTGCTCCAGAAGAGTCAGAGGATGATTCAGATTCTGAGGAAGACGAAACTGATTCCGAAGACGAAACTGATTCAGAGGATGATTCAGAAGATGAAACTGATTCTGAGGATGAAGATCCTGATGCAGAAGATGAAGATCCTGATGCAGAAGATGAAGATCCTGATGCAGAAGATGAAGATCCTGATTCAGAAGATGATTCAGAAGATGATTCAGAGGATGATTCAGAAGATGATTCAGAGGATGAGGAAGAAGCGGATTCCGAAGACGACGCTGCTGATATTGATGAAACTGATTCCGATGAAGTCGATGAGGATGTTCTCAACGCTGAACAGGAGGCCGCTGAACTTGCTAAAAAACAAGCTACAGAAAATAAAGGCACGCCAGAGAAATTGGCGAATCCGGAAGCAGGCGATATTGTGGTGTTCAAAGCCGATGAAAAACTCAAACGTGAATGGGTAATTCTCCGCGAAGCTCCGCATAAATCTTCTGACAGTATTATCGTATACACGCTTTACGATATCACTAACAGCCCGGACGAAGTTCGTCAGGTGCGAATCAATAAAGCTCGCAAACAAAGTCTTTTCGATATTGCAGAACATGTGAAGGATATGAAACCAACTCTATTCGCTCGCGTGTACGATATGTCAGAAGAGTTTGAAGTCAACAAGGAACCTATTGTAAGCTGATGAAACCTTTATATCACTTTACTCAAACTCACAAAGCGGCGCAGATTGTTTCTGATAACCGATTCTTTCTGAGTATGGCAGATGCTGCCGAATCTGACGAAGCAATCAATAAAGGTAAGTTGTTTTATCTGTCTCTTACGCGTACTCGAAGCAATGCGTTTGCGGATAAAGCACACGGCGTAATGTTTGAACTTGACGGACGTGCTCTTGAGTCTCGTTACAAACTTGAACCGATGGACTATTGGGCGAATCACAAATATTCCGAAGCTGAGGAACGTTTGATTACTGATAAGCCGACTATCCCGGCGACGCCGTTTATTATTGCTGTTCACATTAACTTGGATCGTAACGATGATGGAAAATATCTTCGCGATCTCGTTTTGGCTTGCTCACGCCGAAAGGTAAGCGTGTTTGCCTACGACAATCAAAAAGATATGATCTCAATGCGTAAAGAGCGTCGCGTACCTCTTAATGATCCTCGCATTCTGGCTAAATCTAAAATCATTCGTGGTGGTTATATTCCGCGTAGCCGTAGAGACTACGTTATGCCGTGGCTTCAATTGATGCACGCAGCGATCAATAAAACTATCCCTAAACTTTTAAAGCAAGGTGATAGTGAAGTTGCATATATCTACGATAAAATTCGTGGAAGCTACGGCGATCAATATCGTTACAATGAACTGGCAACGGGTCTGCGTAATGATATCGGAAACTCTCGCAATTATCCTAGCGATGATTCGCGCGTGAAAACTCCGCGAGCACTTGCGATTCTTGCTAAACAGCAAGGCATTACAATCGCGGGTATTCCTCGTTTTATTTATGAGGCGATAAAAGATCTATGAATACACTCTTCCACTTTACTTCGCCGAAAAATGCGCTGAGTATTGTGGGAAGTGGAAAATTTCATTTGAGTATTGCCTCCGGAAGCGAGGCGGAAGAAGAGTTTTCTCAAAACAGACTCTTCTTCCTTTCCACTACCCGCACACTGAGTAATATTTTCGCAATTCGAACTAATGGCGGATCGGAAGTTTTGTTTGTGCTTGACGCTGACAAAATCCGGTCGCGCTATAAAGTTGTTCCTGTTGATTTCTGGCAGAACGGCGCTGAATATTCTGAGTCCGAAGAACGCATTATTATCGATAAGCCGGATATTGATATCAGTATCGTTAAAGAAATTCACTGTAATGCTGGAACAAAAGAAGAGGCGCGAATTAAAAGTAATGGAATGTATCTGCGTGGTATTGCTTTGCAGGCACGCAAAAGAAATATTCCAGTCTACTTCTATGGCAGCAAAAAAGATATGCTGTCGCGTAAGCCTATTAAACGCATCGGACTGTTTAACGATGTGACTTCGACTCTCACTGGCAAACAAATTCCTGAACCTGATAACCGTCCTGATTTCATTAAGGACATTGAGAAACAAAACGAAGCCAGACAGAAAGAAGATTTGTATCCTTTCCTTGTGTTGCTTCATGCTGCTATCAGAAAAGATTTTAGTGGCATTAAAACTTTCTCAATCAAGTCTGATGTTCATAAGTATTTTCAAATGCTGCGAAACATCAATTCCGGTTTCCGTACTCGCCAAACAATCGTTTCCGAGCTGTCTCGACGCTTGCTCAATGCTCGTCAATTTAGCGGTGTTGGTAGTCAACAACTTAAATACGCAGAAGCGTTTATTATGTTGGCGAAACGTAATGGCTTAACGATGAATACGGTTCCTGATTTTATTGCGAATCGCATCGCCGAAACTGTAAATGTTTAAGGATATTTGCAGAGGGAATTTTCATGACTGAATTCAAAAGTATTTCAGCCAGCATAAGCCTAAAACGATTAGAAAAGAATCCTATCAAAGTAATGGAAACTCTTAATCTGACGCAGGCCAAAAAACTTATCAATGCTTTCGATGACGCATATGATGAAGGACAGCCGCTTGTTGATGATACCATTTACGACACGATTCGCGATTATATTTCTGAACGCTGGCCTAAATCTACGCTGGCTAAAAAGATCGGCTCGCATGATGATAGTGATGTTCCGCTTCCTGTTCCTATGGCGAGTCTGAACCAACTAAAACTTTCTTCTCCGGCTCTCGCGAAACACCTGAGTAACGGTAACAGTAAAATCGTTAGCGATAAGTTGGATGGTCAGAGCATTGAACTGATTTACGAAAAAGGAATTCCTGTTGCTGCTTATACTCGCGGTGACAGTACGAAGGGCAAAGACGTTACGCGCCATTTGGCCTCGTTTAATATTCCGAAAAAGATTTCAACGAAAGAACGTTTCATTGTTCGTTGCGAAGCGTTAATCAGTCAGAAGAAATTTATGGCTACGCTCCACAAAGACGCTCCGGGCGATTATGAATATACTTCTGCTCGTCCTGCGTCTGTTGGTTTGATGCGTCGTTTTGAGTCGCCACCTGAAATCAAACATATCGATCTCGTTTGTTTCGGCATTATCGGCGGCGCTGCTTCAAAGAAAAAGAAAAGCGATCAATTTAAACTTCTAAAACAATATGGGTTCACTGTGGTTCGCCACTTTGGGCCATTCGACGATCTTACCGAAGAACAATTGGTAACGATGATCGAAGACCGTATGCGCAAATCCAAATACGAGTTGGATGGCCTTGTTGTATCTGATGATATTCCTTCACCTGCTTCAACCTCAAGCAATCCGAAACATGAATTCAAATTCAAAATGAATACAAGTGCGGATAGCGTTATTACAACCGTGAAGGATGTAGTTTATCAGGAAACAAAATACGGCGTGCTTGCACCAGTTGTTATTGTGGAACCTGTAGTTGTTCCCGGCGGGATCACAATCAATCGCGCTAATGGTCATAACGGATATTACATCGAACATGGCTATCTGAAACCAACGAAGAAAGGGCAGAAACCGCCTCATGAAAAACGTCCGTTGGGTATCGGTGCAAAAGTAAAACTTGTGCGCAGTAATAAAGTTATTCCCTACATTCAGGAAATTGTGCGCCCTGCGAAGAAAGCGAAACTTCCGGACGTGCCTTATACAATGGAAGGCGTTGAATTCCGCGTTAAGAAAAAATCTGCCACCGCTGATGCAAAACTTCTTGAAAGTTTTATGGCGACTGCTGAATATTCTAACGCCGGGGATAAGACTGCAAATCTGTTGATGGAAAGCGGAATCAAAGATCCTAAGTCGCTTATTCTTTGCGGCCTGCCTACATTGCGTGGGATTTTGGGTGATGCTCGCGGCAAGCAAATTGCGAAACACAACAAAACAATTCTTTCTGGAATTGAATTGAATGTGTGGCTCAAGGCTTGTGCTCCCTATTTCATGCGCGGCGCAAATACTTCCTTTGATAAAGTTGTCGATGAGATTCCTGATATTCAGAAACTGCTTAAACGCCGTTCTGATCTTACGGAACTTATTAGCGGCATTCACGGCATCAAATCTCTTGCACCTAAGATTTCCAATGCGTGTATTAATGCTTACGACTTGGCGCAGGAAATTGGCATCAAGTTAAAAGCTCCGAAGAAAGTTGTTGTGAAAAGCAATAAGTTGAACGGTGTTAACGTTGCGTTTACTGGCGTGCGTGATGCTGATTTGAAAGCGCGTATTGTCGAATTGGGCGGCACTGCATCGGATAGCATGAAAGCAGACACTACTGTTTTGATTGCGAAAGATCCCGGAAGCGGTAGCAGCAAAGTTCAAAAGGCGATGGATAAAGGCATTCCGATTTATACTATCGATCAGTTTAAAAAGAAATACAAGGTGACGTGATGATTTCAAAACCGTGTGTTGTGGACTACTGGCGCAACGATGTTCCTGTAGCACCTGCTCTCACGCTTGAAACGCCGAACAACGTAGACTTTGAAATTCCGCTGCGCTCTATTATGATTCAGGGCGCACGCGATTTTAAAACATCGGAATCCCCTAGCGAGGGGGTTCTTGATAAAGTTCCTGTTCAGCGTGGATGGCGATTAACTTTAATTCTTATCAGTCAACCTATACACGGCTCAGTAAAACTTTCGTTAGATGGTGAGAGTTTTATCTATACGCCGCTTGCTGGTTTTGTTGGGCAAGATTGTTTTGCGTATGCTGTTACTAACGGCTATCAACAATCGGTTGTTAGTAATCTGACAATCAATTGCCGTCGCGGATACGACTACTCGCTTAACGTTTTCCGTCGCAATATTGCTCGCACTCAACATCGTATGGTTGTAGCTCCTGCGTTTGATTTCGATACGATGAATTTGCCGCACGTTTATATGGTTTATGCTGCGTGGTATTACGATCAGTATCGAGAAGTCAAAGACGGCAAAGTTACGCGCATAAAGAAACAACGAACGCTAATTGGTAATACATCGTGGAATCGTTCGTTCTATGATCAAGTTTTAGCATTCGCTCCGACTATTTTGAATAGCGGCTTGTCGATGACCGTCAACACTTTCTTTGATGATATTCTGGCAAGTGGTTTGTTGGAAGACACTGCGCAAACTTTCAAGCCGCAACATCTTGCTGGCGATGTTGTGATTAAACTCAATCTGTATACCGAAACAAAACAAACTCCGCTTCCCGCCGATCCTACGAAAACTTTCCGTCAACTTGATCTCAGTAAGTTTACTGAAATCGAATTCACGGTAGTAGAGCGTTACGGCATTCGCTGGACGGATTCTGGTAACATTCAAATCTAAGGAAACACTTATGCGTGTGTGCGTAGCTGCGATTTGTCGCAACGAAGAAAAGAACATGGAAGCGTTTTTAAACCATGTTGCGAAAGCCGATGCGATTTCTATCGTTGACACTGGCAGCACCGACAATACGGTTAGATTTATCGAGCGGTTTAATCATCCGGAATTACATTTCGCGTATGATATAGATCCGAACGGTGGTAGAAATCTCGGTGAAAGTCGCAATCTTGCGGCAGCGCCTTTTCAACCTGATGATCTGATTGTGTGGCTGGATATCGACGAACGATTCTCTGATCCTGATTGGGTCGAATCGTTAAAGTCTCTTCCTGCGGTTCCGGATACTGTGCGCATCAATATGCACAATGGCGGTAGTATTTATTTTCAACATAAAGCCTATCTGAAAAAACGTTATGCGTGGAAATATCGTGCGCATGAAGTTTTGATGAAAATTGACAACCTTCCGGAATCGGTTGTGGATGCAGATTTTCACACAACGCATTATCCTGATTTGGAAAAACCGCGTGACTATTTGCCTGAACTTGCGGCAGACGTTACAGACAATCCACGCGATGAGCGCAGTTTATTTTATTATGCGCGTGAACTTTGCTATCGTGTTTTGGATTCGTGCAAAGCAAAAAACATTGATAGACAGGCATATCAGGAAGCTGTTGCTGAAATCTCTCGGCTGAATAAACTTGCTTACTGGCAAGATTATGTTTGCCTGATCAATGTTGAATTGAGTTGTGCCGCTTACATGGTAGGTGATCGACACACTGCAATCAGCGCAAGCAATATGGCAATTGCTGCTCGTCCTGATCGTTCTGAAAGTTATGGAACGTTTGCGGATATAATGTTCCGCTATGGCGACTATGTTTATGCGCTCGCATTGGCGCTTCAAGGAATCAATGCAAAAAATCAAACTCCTCTTCTTTTTGACTCATCACAAAGTAATTTAGACCTGTGTTTGAATATAGCTTATCAGTGCTGCGAATCTCTCGGCATGGTTGATAAGGCGATTCATTATTATGCGCAACTATGTTCTGTACGTGGTCTTGATGTGAATGAGTCTCTCAAATCGTCTGGATTACTGGAAAAGTTGCAGAAATCTCAATGAGGTTATCATGCCGCAAGTAAGACGACGCCATAACGTTGCCCGTAGAAGTACGGGCATTTCTCTTTCTTCGTCCGAAGAAACTGTACAGAAAATCGAAAATAGTTTAAATCGTGCAAACGCTATTAAACTCGAAAATGCTTTTGAACTTGCAGCACAAAAGAAACTCGGAAAGTCTTTGTCTAAAGTCGAAATCGAAGGCTTGGCACAACGCACCGCCGATCCTGCTGTTGCTGCGCGTTTAATGGCAACTATTGCTAATGCTACTGAAAAAGAAACTTTCATTGTTTTAGCTCGACTCGCAATTGGTTTGAGCGCCAATTACCTCAATGCTGCTGGCGTAACTAATCCTGCGCAACGCAGTGTACTTCCGGTTATTGTTGGTTCGTTCTTTGTGAATCGAATCATCGATGATCCTTCCAGCACTATTGCGCAAATCAACCAACTCGACGATATTCCTATTGCGAATAAATTGGTTGCGCTGTTTGAGAGCTACTGGAGTACGCTTGATATCGACGATTTGAAACAGAAAACTTCTGGTAATCTGCGTAAGAAACAGGAAGAAGTTGTTTCTGAATCCAGTCGCGTAACTTTCCGCACTCATAAGCAAAAAGATATTTATACAGGCGGCGAAAAAATTTGCTATCTGGTCTGTGTGGGCGGCGAAACGTGCGGAATTATTCGTTGGGATAAAAAACTCGGTGAGCAAAATCCAAAAGGTAGCGGCTGGATTACGACACTGTTCCACGGATTTAATGAAGCTGCTTTCCGTAGCGGTAAAGGCGAGAATCAAAACGAACCGTACACTGCTGTTCATAGCGGCGAAGTGAAACTCCATAATCCGCAACGTCTTTCTCTTGAACTTGCAAAAACTTGGGCGCGGTCTGCGTTAAGGTAATTGTATGCCTCAATTTAGTTTTGATTATAACATCGAAGATATTGTCGAATTTAAATGGCAGAATGATCAAGGAACATGCGGAGGCACTTCTCGCGGTGTTGTGAAAGGTATCCTTATTGGAAAGGATAAAGCAGGTTACATGATCGAACATTGCAACGGTACTGAATATATTGATTCGAACCGTGTTGTTCGTCCTGTGTACAGTACGAAAAGTTTTGATGTTATGTATCCCGGATTAGAAGTTGAGTATCGCAGATTTGGCGATAAGTATCCGGAAAACTTTTTGTATGCCAAAATCATCTACGCGATTATGAAGGGCGGTCGTTTGTTCTACGCACTTGAAGACTGCGACGGCGACAAATATCTTGCTCCGGAAGGACGCGTTTATCTCGTTGATTCTGACGAAAACAAAAAGAACTACAGGTAAAACAATATGACTATTCGACTTAAAAATGAAGGAACGGTTGCTGCTATTAGCAATTCCGTTGAGAGTAAATCTTTCGACCTGAGTTCTACTCAACACACGGGAATGGAAGCAATTGATCTTCACAAAGAAGAAGCCTCCCGCGATAATAAATCTATTCGCATTGCAGGCAATCGCATTGGGGCATCTAGCGATTTAATGCTTGATATCAACGTGTGGTTGCCCAAAGCTGCGGAAGTTTATAACACGTCAAAAGATATTCGCGATTATATCATCGTTCCTGTTCCGGTTAACGTAACTGAATTGCCTAACACTAACGGCGATGGATTTTCGAAAGAAGAATGGTTGCGCTTCAATCCCGATCAAGGAAAATTGGCTTTCCAAACTTTTAAAGGAAAACCAACTTTTATTGAGCACGCAAACAAAGACTATACGAAAGCACGCGGAATTATTTTCGATAGTCATTTGTCTCCGCTCATTGGTTTCCGTGGCAATCACGCGGTACTTAGTTTGCTGCTGGCATTTGACCGTACACTGGAACCGGAACGTTGCCGCCGTATTCTTTCAGGTGAACTGAACACGTATTCGAAAGGCACGACATACAAAGCATATGAATGCAGTATCTGTGGTCGTTTAGTTACTCCTAAAACGCGTAACTTCTGCGAACATACTGCGTTCAATGTGCCGACGAAACTTGATGCACGTTCAGGCCGTCTTGCATATCGCAACTGTTTGCTGCTTACTGGTTTTGAATGTAGTTCTGTTGATGATCCTGCATTCGCCTGCGCAGCAACCGAAGTTAACCAACTAATGCAGATTAAACGCTGATGAAAGATTTTACTTTTTATCGTTATTTAGGCGGCGAGCCGCTGAGATCTAATGGACTGGAAATAACTACGCGTGATGTTGTTGGCGTTGCATTTGGGGATGGCGTTGCTTATATCGCTAGTCCAAAACAATCACAAGTTATTCCAGTTGCAATTGAATTGGGAAATAAGGTGCGTGAAGATTCTCGCGAATTTACTGCAAATCCTGCGAAACTTTTTCCTGAAAATTTTAATTTCGATATACCAGAAGCGAACGTTTCGGAGACTCCGAAGCCTGAAATTGCTGCGCCAATTCCGGCACCTACAGCTTATCCTTCTCAAGTAAATAAAAGTGCTGTTCCTGCACCTGCGCCCGTTTCTAATGAAACGGAAGAAATCGCTAATACGCGACGTGCGCAAGAAATTCAGGAAAAAGAACACGTCAACTACAAACAGTTAAAGCCTCTGAAATACGCTAATACTGTTTATGGTGGCGGCAGCATTAATAACTACGAAGTGAAGAAACTGGAAAAATGCGGCAAAGTAAAACTCGAAGTTCAAAGCTACGAGGATTATTTGAAAACAGGTTTACGCTCCAGTATATCCGCTCGCTCTTGTCCTGATTATGTAATGCAAGATATTCAGGATAACGTAATGCCTGCAATCGGATTAAAAGTTCCGTTGCCGTTTAAACGTTTGTTTATCGGACTCGGTTTAAGTGATGATGGCTGCTTTATTTTGAACACTCGCTATAACGGTGTGCAATACGGAGTAATCATCCTCGACCCGAAACAAATCGTTAAGTTGCTCGGCGGTTTCAATAGTAAAAGCGTAGCTCATGTTATTACTCACGAACTTGCGCATTTCATTGATTCAACCCTGCTTCGAAATGTGGATAGAATGAAATTCAAAGCGGCAATCGCAGGCAAAGACATTCATCCAATAAGGAACGTTGCCGCCGGAAAGAATACGATGGCAATGGAACATTTCGCTACTCTTGCTGAACTTATGGTTTGGGGAGATAGTCTGCGAAAAGTTTACGCTCTAAACGGAATTGATGTGGTCGAAAAATATTTCGTAAACCGCTATATTCCGGACGAAGATATTGAAAGCCGGACGCTTTAAAAAGTTTCAAAAACTTTCGAAAATTTCCTGCATTCATTAATTTTAATGTGTCGATAACCGACTTATTTATAGAGGGTTTCACCATGCCTAAAACTACCCGTCTGGCGGGGATTGTTAGTGTCGGTGGCAGCCACGCTCAAGCAGTCGAAAACTTCCGCAAAACTGCAACTGGTCAGAACTCTATGTTCTACCGTTCTGAGAGCGGCGACGTTTATGCTTCGCAAAGCAACGTTGACCTTTTCGATCCGAAAGGCAGCACTAAGCTGCTTGAAGAAGACGCTGAGTTGGTGGCGCAGGCCGAATTCCAATCCGAATCTTCTGCCGCTAACGTGAAAGCACAATACCATATCTGTCTGGATGGTTGCGGCTGTCACATCGTTAGTGATAGCAGTGCGAATATCACGCATTGCCCGTCTTGCTCTGCAAGTCTGGAAGAAGTTTCTGATGATCGTATTCTCGACCACATGGAAAACGAAAACAAAGAATCTGTTTCTCGTTCTTCTGTTGTTGCCGTGGGTACTACGCTGGCAAACGCAAAACAGAATCTGGCAAACGCAATTCGCAAACAGGACGTAGTTACTGCTCTGTCCTCCGCAACAAGTTTTGTTGCTTGCGCTGATGGCGTTCACTTCGATCCGTATAGCTGTCTGCCGATTAGCGAATCCAAAGTTCTGGAAAGCGAAGAAATTCAGGCGCTGTCTTCGAACGGTAAACTGGAAGCTCACGTATATTCTTGCTCTGCAAATTGCGCGGCTCCGTTCACCATCGCAACTGACGACGACACTGTTTTCTGCGCTCACTGTTCCGCGCCTCTGATCGACATTGCTTCTGAAAGCAGTGACGATGATTCTTCCGATATTCTGGAAGAAGAGGAACTGGAAGATGATGAAGGCTTCGACGAAGACGAAGAAGAGGAAGATGACGAAGAGTTTGATTCTGAATCTTCTGCCGACGAAGACGAAGAAGAGGATGACGAAGAATTCGATGACGAAGAATTCGATGACGAAGAATTCGATGATGAGGAAGAAGAGGACGACGAAGATTTCGACTCTGAATCCAAATCTAAAAAGTCCTGCTCCGGTGATGACGAAGACGACGAAGAAGATGACTTCGACGACGAAGAAGAATTCGAAGATGAAGAATTCGACGACGAAGAAGAAGAAGATGAGGATGATGATGATTTCGACGACGAAGAGTTTGACGACGAAGACGAAATTGAATCCGAAAGTTCTGTTCGCAATCTGAATACCAAAGATGAAAACGCTGCGGAAGTTCGCTCTTTCGATAGCCTCTCTGCGGTTAAAGCTGAACACGAAAATCTCGATCCGTCTCTGGTTTCTCTGTCTCGCACCGTTAACGGTCGTGTTCCTGCGGTTCACCTGTTCTATGACGGTCAACCTGTTGCACGCGCTACTTTCAGTAGCTTTAGCAACGCCGCTGGTGAAGATTCTGCGCGTCGCGTCTTCGATAAAGAAGATTTCATTCGTGCTGTGAGTAAATCTCTGCACAATGCTGGCGTGGAAGAAACCTGCAAAAACTTTGGCTTTGAACCGTTCGTTATGCAACTGTCTGTTAGCAAAATGCTGACTGCGGAAGCTGACGCTCGCGTTAACAGCGTTTCCTCTACGGTAAACGAAACTGTTAGCGATATGGTTGAATCCCATCGTGAGCGTTTCGTTGCGGCACTGTCCACTTCGATGCTCGGCATTACACGCAACTTCTGGCGCGATTCCAGCAACCCGGTTGTTGAATCACTTTGCGCTACTCTGCGTAATGCAGGTATCGCAGATCCGCGCCCTCTGGTTGAGCGTGCATTCATCAACAATTCGGAAGATTTCCTGCGTGCTTCTCTGTCTCAGGCTGATGCGCTGATGGCAAAATCAGAAGTAGCTCAGAACGAAATCGCCGAAGCCGTTGCTGGTTCGGCTGGTACTGTACGTCAGACGAAAGAAACTCCGAAAGTTCCTAGCGTTTCTAAAGAAGAACGTGAAGAAAGTTTGGAAACCGTCGAATCGCAAAGTTCTTCTAAAGAATCTTTCGACGAAAGGCTGAAACGTCGCTTCGGTCGCTAATGTAGACTGACGCGGTAATTGAACTGATAAAAGTTCAGACTAAATTTTTCGGAGATATAAAACTATGTTGTATCAAATCGCAACTGACATTGTAATGTCTAATGAAGCTGACCTGCTGCCGGGTGAAGTCATTCACGAAGAAGGCGTTGCTCTGGTTTGGCATCGTGAGAACGGTAAAAACTTCCTGAAACTGTCTCGCGGTGTTCAGGGCGAAATCTTCGCAGGTTTCGCAATGGCACGTAACATGCCGCCTGCTTTCCAGATCGCTGTTGAAGAATTCACTATCGACGCAACTCTGGCGTACACTCTGCAACACCTGCCGAAAGCTGGTCAGACTCTGGTTAAGATCGCAAAAACCAAAGCTGATGAAGTTACTGGTGGCGCTGCTCCGGATGCAGGTGAAGTTGCTTTCGATGGCGCGGAACTGCAATTCAACTCCGCTGATATCGGCAAAAAAGTTCACATTCAGTATGCGTGGGAACTGACTGTTAGCGAAGCTCGCGCAATCACTGGTGATGCTCCGGTTGGTGGTCTGCCTACCAACATTCGCCAGCGCGTTTCTTATATCAAGTTGGGTAATATCTCTACCAACATGATCGACGCTTCCGCTGACTGGCAGAATGACACCATTCTGAATCCGTCTCTCGGTGCGGGCGGCCTGCTGACTATCGGCGGCAACGGTACTCTGCTGAAAGGCGTTATCATCAAGAAAGCGCCGGATGCAACCAACGGTTACGCAACCTTCGAACTGGCAACGCCGGGCGTGTAATAACACACCTCGCAAAAAACTTTTTAAACTGAAAAGAATTTCTGGAGTATTAAATGAAAAATCAACTGCGTGGTGCTAAAGTTGTTCTGCGTAACGGCGACCCGTTGCACGATCTGAAAATTAACGGTGAGCGTATTCTGTCTGAATCGACGGGCGAAGTGAACGCGATCAGCAAGAAAGATCTCATCGGTCGTATCGGTCAACTGCTGAATGCTGCACAAAACGGCGACATTCAGGAAGTTTCTGAATCTCACGTTGGCATGACCAAAGATCAGATTCGCGAAGAAAACCGTCAACTGATCGAAGAAGCTGCTGCTGATCCGGCGAAGTGGGATTCTCTCGGTGCCTCAATTGTTGGCGCAATCGAAGACCGTGCTGAACGTCAAGGTCTTCTGCGTCGCATCTGTAAAGGCGCAACCGTTCGTCAGGGCGACGTTCCGCGTGTGGAACTGAAAACTCACCAGGCCCAGGCAATTATTGCAACCGGTCCTTCTGAATATGGTTATCGCCAACTGCGCGGTCGTGTGTTCACTCCGGACGAGTTTGAACTGAAATCCATCATCCGTGTTTCTCGCATGGATCTGGAACAGATCAACGGCGACCTGCTGGATCGTGCGCAGCAAGACGGTCTGCAATCTATCATGGTTGCAGAAGATCGTCTGTGGAAAGAAGCGGCGGATCGTTCTGTCGGTATGGCTAACCCGGTAACTTACATTCACGGCGAACTGACTCCGCGCCTGCTGTCTGTTCTGAAACAGCAAGTGAGCGCGTGGCCTATGCCTGTAACTACCGCGATTCTGGCGGCTGATTACTGGAACGATATCATCGGTAACGATCAGTTTACTTCCGCTCTCGATCCGGTAAGTAAATACGAACTGATCACTACTGGTCGTCTCGGTACTCTGCTCGGTCTGGATCTGGTTACTGACGGTTTCCGCGCTCCGGAACATCGCGTACTGCAAGACGGCGAACTGTATGTTGTAGCTGATCAGGATTACCACGCGATGTACACCACTCGCGGCGGCACTCAGTCTCAGCCTACTTCTGGCGCGAATCAGGGTTCTACTGACCGTGGCTGGCTGCTGTCTAGCGTGTTCTCCTTCACGCTGGCTAACGTTCGCTCCGTGGCTAAAGCGCAGAGAGCCTAACGTAAGGCAGAAAGTTTCTTGCGAGAAATTGTGAGAAACTTTTTAAAGTCGGGAACATGAGAAATTGTGTTCCCTCTTTTATCTAAGGAACTTTTATGAAAACGTTGACAGGTTCCCTAGCTGCTCTTGCGATTGTTGCGGCACGCGAAAACCAGTGGGAAGATGTAGCTCGTATTTTGGTACAAGCTGCTCACGCTCCTGATTGCGAAGATTTCTTAACGTGTCAGTTATCTGATAGCGTTGAAGCAAGCACTCTAATTGATGTGTGTGCAAATCCTTGTGAATCAGTCAGCGCCGCAAGTTCTTCGCTTGCCGATTCCGTGCAAGCGCTTTCTGCTGCTTTGGTAACGACAACTTCTAAAGCGAAACAACAATCTCTGTATGATGGAGACGATTTCGAATCCCTTTCACTAGGCGATCCGGAAGATGAACCGGAAGACGAAGAAGATGATTTGCTGATTGAAGATGACGAACTCGATGATCTCGAATTCGAAGGCGATGACGAAGAATCAAATGATGATGGTGAGTTTGAATCATCTTCCTCTGGTCTGCGTCTGCGCATTAAATAATGCCCCTCTGCGGGTAAAACTAAGGGGGCCTTTTGGCCTCCTTTTTTGTTTCTGCTTCGGAAAAATTCATATGAGCATTGACCAGATCATAAAACAAAGCACGTCGCTCAAAGCAACTTTGTTTGGTGTGCAACGTCAGATTAGACGCGGCTTTGGTTTAACACGATTTGTTTTCAGTATGCACAATAACCCGAAACAAGGTTTGCGTGCTGTGTTCAATCAAAGCACTAACTATCCTTACGGTTGGTTTAAGATTACCAACTTCGCTTTGAATCGTGATTTTCTTGCCAACGGAAAAAACATCGGACGCTTTGGATCTGGTTGGGCTATTGGCAAGGAACCTACAAACGCAATTGTGATTCGAAACTTCTATCTTCCTGTCACACTATCTGGAAGTATGTACGTGAAGTTTATGGATTACGAACAGGCACTTTTATTTTCTCAGCAATTGATGATTGCGCATACCGTTGAAATGCTGGCGTTTGAACTTGAAATGCCAACAACAAAATGGACAGCGCGTTTCTTAATTGATGGCGATAGTATTCCTTTTCCAAACATTGAAGACTTGGATGATGGGAGTACGCCTTCCAGTATGGAAATTGAAATTCCTTTTACGATTCAGTCTAAGATCGGTTTCAATATGGATACTGCGAAAATAAATAACTATGGCGAAATCACAATCAATACGGAAATTGATGTTGGTGAGGCCAATTTTGTTCCGGACGAGGAATAATATGTTTAAGAAAACTCGATATCGCTCTCTTGAGAGAACATTAGTTGTTGATTCGCGTGTACGTGAAGTTACGCAAAATCACAACACGCCTATTCGATCTCAGACGCACGCAGTTGGTGTTCCGGAAGATGAAATTTTTAATTCCATTTCTGTTATCGTCGGGCCAAAAGGATATGCTTTACCTGCTACAAAAGGTTTTCTGCATATCGACACGGGCGAACCGTTAAAGATTCAAATCGGAAGTGTGTTCGTTGATATTCACGGACAACTTTTACTTACTGGCGCACTCCCGGAATCAATTTTAGTTTCCGAAGTTGAACAAAGAGTTCATGTGATTCAGTATTAATCGTTCCGGTACGCTAATTTTAAACCGTCAACGTTTTCATGCTGTTTGGAGATAATAATGCTACTTCCTGATCATCCGAGCGCTGGCACGTATACGATGGAGAATGACCGGAGTGGTTCGTCTACTCTTGTTACCAACGGATATTGCACGCTGGTGCTGCCATTCCCGAAAGGTGAAATCGGCAAAAATATTACCATCACTTCTAAAGATGAAATCGAAACGAAACTTGGTTCACCTACGGGTCGTTATGCAATCAACGTTTTAATCGCTAAAATTCTTATGACGAAAGCTCGTCGTTTGAATGTAACTCGCGTTGCTCTCAATGCGAAATATGGTGGCGTGTTTGCAACGATGTTCAACAACCTTGCTACGCTGCGGCCTGTGAGCGATGCAGGTTTTGAAGATCCGGATCAGGTTGCGTTTCGTTCCGAAGATATCGGTCTGTTTTATTCGCTGTCTCAGTACGACGAAGCAAATGATATCTGGATTTCTTTCCAGCCTGACACGAATGATCCGCTTGGCATTAAAGCGCTGATTCGTGTTTATATCGGCAACAATCTCACGCCAGTTGAGTCTCATACTGTGACCAACTTCTATTGGCGTGATGATGCTGGAAATCAATTCTTCATTGAAGATGTGATTAACAACAACTCCAATTATATTCGTTTCCGTTTGAACGAAGATAACTACAAACTGTTGGACGATCCGAAATTTGTTCTGTTCAACGCTATCGGTGGTGGCCCTTACGATCCGACAAATCCGACTGCAATTAACGGTCAGTTTGTTGGTGCAACTTCTGGCGATATCATCGACGTTGATCATTCCGATCAAACGATTGCAAACAACTCGCTTGCCGCAATCGTTGAAGGTTGGGATAACTATCAGGATTGGGAACAGATCGCTTGCGGTATTCTGTGTTCTGGTGGTATCGAACATCCGGTAATCGCAAACAAGATCAATGAACTTTCGCAAACGCGTATGGACTGTATCTCTACAGTCGGTATCCCTGTTACCATGCAGGCACGCGATAATGCTGTTGCGTATCGTCGCGGCATTAAAACTTATCAGGGCGCAGAATTTACTATCACTGATAGCTGGACTGCGATCTGTAACAGTGATGTGAAAGCGCGTGATACTGCAAACGCTCGCGATTTTTATGTTCCGGCTTCTGTGTGCATGGCGTATTGCATGTTGAACACGGATCAGATTGCAAGCTGGCTGGCACCGGGCGGTTTGAATCGCGGTAACATCGATTTCGCTACTGATGTTCGTCACCGTTTCAAATTGAATGATCGTGATGTGCTGGTTGAAAACCAAATCAACCCGATTGCTGTTTTCGAAGGTGAAGGTATTTTCCTGTGGGGCGCAGATACTGCGATGACTACGCGCAGCGCACTGAATGATATCGGTGTTCGCCGTCTGCTCGCAATGCTTCATGCTTCCGCTCGCGCAAATAACTTGCGTGCGGTATTCGAACCGAACGACGACATTTTAAAACAAGCGCAGATTACCGGAATGGAAAGTATTCTGGAACCGATTCGCTTAGGTCGTGGTTTGGATTGGTATGAAGTTGTATGTGACTATACCAACAACTCTACGCAGGACGAAGCGCGTGGCGATCTGATCATTGATATTTTCCTTGATCCTACTCGTTACACGAAACGTATTCACGTTACTGCAATTGTGCCGCCTGTCGGTGATATTCAGTACGCTATCGATCTGATCAATCGCGGCGCAATCTAAGGAGAATTTAGAAAATGCCAAAGGTAACTCTGACCGAATTTGCATCCACTGGCGATCCGTTGCTGGATGATAACTTCGAAATGCTGTTCAACGTTCCTGCTGCTGTTGGTGGAACGTCGTATACTTCTATGTTGCGCATTCAGTGTAAAACTGGTGCGAAACCCGGCTCAACGCTGGAAGAAGTTTTGAAAGAAGCGTTTGGTTTCCAGTTGAACTATGCAGGTCGTAAAACTTTTACGCATAGCTTCTCAACTGAATTCAACGAAAACGCTGAAATGGCTGTATATAAGCCGCTGGAAAAATGGCATGAAATGATTCGTGCTACTGAAACTCAGTTAGGCTCAGTCAAAGCTGAATACGCAACCAAAGTAGTTTTCCGTATCTTTAAACAGGACGGCAGCATTGCTGGAGAGTATGAAATTTTCGGCGTGTGGCCTAAACAGGTTCCGGATCTGCAATTTAACGGCACGGCTCAGGCAATCCCTGTTACTGTTGAGTGGTCATTCGACTACGTTAAGCCGAAATCTTAATAAGTTGGGGCTTCGGCCCCACTTCTGATTTGAGGTAACTGTATGCTGTTTTTTGTGAGTGTATCTGCTCCGCGTTTACCGAAAATCAAAATCGAAGATTGTGACTGGTATCGTTTCGAAGGTGCTCGAAAAGTTTATATCGAGAACAAAGATTTCGAGGCAGATATCGAAGCCAAAGATGTTTTTGGTACGTGCATCATTAAGAATAAAATCTATGTGCTGCATCGTGACGATCCCGATGTTGTTTTTCTGATTGACGCTAAAACTGCACGCTCTCTGTTAGGTCGTTCGCGTCCGTTTACTGGCAAGGTGAAGGGAATCAAAGTCACTGGTAAGAAAGCAAATACCACGGCTCAAGAAAAACTTCCTACTAAGCCAAAAGATGCACCGATGGAAGCACGTATCTACGAAGTGGATAACTCTGTCGGCAAAGAAAATAAAAAACTGACAGAAGCAATTCGTAAGGCGAAAATTTCTGGCGCAAATCGTTTAGAGTTTCTTGCTGGCGTTCCTATGCCAACAACTGAAACTTATAATTACTATGATGCGACGGATACTTATTCCCCGTTTGATGGTAAGCCAAAAGACAAGTGGGAAAAAGCGCTTGAGGATGCAGTGCTAAAAGTTATTCCGCGTGGTTATATTGTCGGTGCGGCTATGATGAAAATCGACGGCGCTATGCGTCCTTGTTTGATCATCGTGGAGAAATAATTATGCCTGCCGTAACGCTTACTGAATTAATGGATGCGAGCGCTCCCGGTTTGGCTGATCCGTTTACTACAGAAAAATGGCGAATCGTTTCTCTTCCTACAATTGGGGGTGTTAGTTTAAGTCCTCTCGCGTGTGAAGAGATCGAATTGCCTTTTCCTGTTTATACGGAGAAATCCAAAGAGGTTGCAAGCACTCAAATTCACTGGCCTCATGGAAGTAGTATTGATGGCTTTTCTTCTCAATGGGGGATTGATCAGAAAGCGGCGCTGATGAAATATTTTCAAAGCTGGCAGACTCTGATTCAAAATCCGTACACTGGTGGATTTAATCTCCCTTCCGCATATAAAAAACGTTTGCGCGTTGCACTCTTTGATATCAAAGGCCGTGTGATTGCTACGTCAGAAGTTCGTAACGTGTGGCCTATCGGTATGCAGTCGTTACAGCTTAATGGCACTGGTGGTCGCGGCATTATGACAGTTCAATGGAAATGTGACGCACAACGATTACTGTTTTAAGGAAACACTTATGGAAATCATCACACGCAGCCTTCCTTCCGCTGGCTGGAAATCTGGCCTTCCTCCTTCTTTTGATATGAAACCGTTTAGCGGAAAGCAAGCGTATCATATTTCAAAAGCTATCGAACAAGATAATCTTGCTCCCATTCTTCTTGAAGCACTTCCGGAAGTTCTTTCTATTCCTATTGATATGCTTTCAATTCAGGATGCTCATGCGCTTGTTTTCCAACAACGCATGTTAATTGAAAATTTCCCGCTTCGAGTTTTCTGGACATGCAATAAGCCGCTGTTCGAATATGCCAATGGGGTATTTCCGGATCTGCGTGACACTGATGAACTTCCATTGAATACGTTTCCTTGTGATGCGCATAACGCAGGCATCATTGATGAATCTGCTGTGACAGTTTTAACTCTCAGGGCGAATTCTGATGAATTTGATTTGCCTCGTATGCGCAATTACGAAGTTGCTCATGAATCGCGTTTCAATTGGTTTATTGCGCATATGGGTCTTAACTTTGATGAGAACTATGCGCTTATTGAAAAGCAAACTGATTTAAATCTCTGGATGCGTCTTGAGGAATGGGTTAAAGCGGCGCAGCATGGAATTCCAACAACCATAACTATGACGTGTCCGGTTTGCAAACGCGAATCAGATCGTACATGGGAAATGAAAGCGAAGATTTTCGAACATGCTTGAGATAGCGCTCCCTTCCGGGCGTGTTGATGTGCGCATTGAAAAGCAGTTCACGATTAATTACATGCCTAGCTTGTACAATGCGCAAAAATACGTCCTGCCAGAAATGTTTGTGCAAACGCTACAGCATTTCACGAATGTTGATTTAATGGATATGCTTTTAGAAGATTTCCGTTACTTCATCTTGATGTTTGAGAAAAGCAGTTGGCCCGATAGCCACCGTATTTATAACTGGAATTGTGTGCTGCCTTTCTTTATCACAAGCGATGGTCAACGCCACTATGAAAGACCGCCGCGTGTGCGCTCTCGCGAAATCGAATGCAATAAACTCAACACCGAAGAAATTGCGAGACAGAAAATTAAAGTTTATCCGTGGCAAGAAATGCCCGAAGGTTTCAAACATCCTACTGTTCGACGTTGGGTAGAGCATTTTGATCTTCTCGAAAAGTACGGTAAGGAAGCAGAAGCCGCAATTTGGATTGATAGTGATGTTGATTTGGAAACAACCATTCAACTTTCAGATCTTTCCACAATTCATAAAGCGCGTCAGGTTTCATTTCGTATTTGCGAATTAGAAACTCGATTCAAGTGTAACCACTGTTTGCGCCAGTACACTACATTGCAGCCTATTGAAATTTTAAGTCACTTGCGAACGTATAGCGATCAGTCGCTAATGAATATGTCGCTTGACCTTGCCGCATCCAATAAGATTTATTTTCCGGATGATGGTGCTTTGATGAAACTTCTGTATTGGTATAGTTGTTACATTAAAGATCGAAATGCTGCGGAAGAAGAACGTCGCAAATTCCTTGCATCGCGAGGTAAGGGCAGAGGCTAATGGACGCATCTATGATCTCTGAGGAACAGCTATCAGCGCTTGAGTTGATGATGAGTCACGCCGATGATGCTCACATTCAATCGCAAGGCGCTCCAAAGAGAAAGCGTAAAAAGAAAAGCCTTACTGAAATGTTTCCGGAAGGTTTTGAATATTACGAAGAGTATGTCGGCACCGGATCACGAAAAGCAAATCGTGAAATGCGTGCTCAACAAACTACAGCAACGGCAAGACCTGATAATCGTGATGTTGTTAAAGCACTGGAAACTGTTTTTGCAGAACAGAGTGAAGACACAAACGATTTAATTAAGTCTGTTGATGAATCTACTTCTTCAACAAAACAAGTTGCGAAAACTTTAGCTGATTGGTTGAAGTGGACGCAAGAACGCGCATTTCTCGATGACCATAAAGCGAAATCTGATACGTCTATTTCACCGCCTTCGACTGATCGCGGTGTTCGTGCTGGCGGTAACGATGATGGATTCGGAGTTGATGATCTTCTTCCTGATGGTAATGGTGCTGATGAGAGAGGAAATCGACGCAAACGTAATGGGCGCAGAGGCTCGCGTAATTCTCGCAGTCGTTTACGCCGTATGCGTATCGGTCGTTTTGGTAGAAGTCGCGCAGGAAAAATTGCAGGCTTAGTTGCACTTGCTGCGACTGGTTTGGGCGCAGGTTATTTGTTGAAATCTGATACCAGTGAAAATCTGGAAGACGGTCACGATAACTATGGCGATGAAAATTCTGAACAGCAAAATCAGAATGTTTCTGTAGCTGAACCTCAAGAAGCTACTCCTAAACCTGCACAAACGGGAACAGAAGTTCCCCGCGCTGCGGAAACAGTTAAGCCTCAATTGACTGAACAGCAAATTGCTGAAAAAGAAGAGGCGCGTGAGAAACAAGATGCGATGTGGGATACCGGAACAACTGCGGCACTTTTGCTTGCAGGTGCTAAACGTATTCCCGGCGTTGGTGCTGCTGTTACTGCCGCCGATGGTGTATATAACGGATACCAGATTGCGCATGATGACACGCTTTCCGAAGAAGAAAAGAAAAAAGCTCAAGTCAAAAACATAACTTCAACTGGTGGCGCTGCAACCGGTACGGCTATTGGTATGTGGGCTGGCGGCACTATTGGCAGTATTGTTCCTGTTTTCGGTACTGCGATTGGTGCAACTCTTGGCGGTTTACTTGGCGGCTATCTCGGAGATAAGATCGGCAATTTTGTTGGCGAGAAAATTTCTGATAAAACTGATGAAGCTATCGAAGAAGATCGCAAACGTAGAGAGAAAGAAGATCAGGAAGCGGCGCTGTTAGATAACCCTGTTGCTTCTCGTTATGCTGCTCCTATTTTTATGCCGTTTGCTTTGGGCGGCGCAAGTCCGACTGGCGCGGCTGCTGGATTCAATTACGGATTCGGAGGCGGTGGCCCTGCGCGATTCCCCGGACAAACTTCGCAACGCGCTAATGACATTGCTCAGAAAGTTTTGAGTAGTGAAAAAATTGGCGGCGTATCGGAACAGTTTGAAAGTGGCGGTCGAGGTGTAGGAACTGTTAGTAGCGGTGCTGGCGATTATGGCGGCGTCAGTTACGGTAAACATCAACTTGCTTCTGCGAACGGAAGTATGTCGCAATTTCTTGCGTCACCGGAAGCAAAAAATCTTTCCGGCGAATTCATGGGGCTAACTCCCGGAACGGCTGCATTCAATGAACGTTATCGTCAGGTTGCAGCAACGCACGGAAAAGATATGGAGGATGCGCAGTATCAATATCTGGTTCGAACTCATTACGCACCAACTGCGGAAAAGCTCGAAAAGAATTTAGGTATTGATATGGATAAACAAGGCCGTGCTTTCAAAGAATTGGTTTACTCCACTTCTATGCAGTATGGAGGCAACGCGGCTGATAAAATCCAACGTGCATTCAGAGGAAAAGATTTTAACAGCATGACGGAAGAGGAAAGAATTGAAGCCATCCAGCAAGATAAACTTGCGAATGTGCAAAATGATTTCCGAAGCAGTAGTGTGCAAGTTCAGCAAGGTGTTGCTGCGCGTACTCAAAGAGAATTGGATGTTCTCAAAAAAGTTCACGAACAGGATAAGGAAAAACAGGTTGCTTCTGCTGAACCTGTGAAACCTGCTGATGCAGAGTCGAAAGAAGGATCTTTTAATCCTGAATCGCTGCAACGTCAGACTGCACAAGTTGAAGCGAAACCTACTGCCACTGGCGATGCTCCACGATCTGAATCTCCTGTCGGTATTCCGCAAGAAGTTCGCGAGGATGCTCGTAAGAATGCGGCGTCGCCTGCTCCTAATGCGACGTTTGAACAGAAATCTATTCCGGAAAAAGAAGCTGAACTTGCGAAGCTGCATGATCGCGCAGATTTCCTGAAACGAAAAGTTGAATACATCAAAGCGCATCCAGAAGTAACGCGTGCTGATGATAAAAAGATCGATGAGATTATTCGCAATCAGCAAGTTCAATCCGGAACAGTTACTGCGAGTAAAGATCCTGAATCAACTTCTGTTCGCAGTGAATCTCTCGCAGCAACGGAACAAGTTTCTCCGGAAGTTGAGCGCGTTAAATCGTTAGAAGAAATGCCTACGCCTGCATCAACTCCTGTTGCAGAAACAGCAAGTGCAACTCCTTCCGGCGGCGCTCGTAGTTCTGGCACTGGTTCTGGCGGTGGCGCTAGATCTAGTGGCACTTCTTCCGGCGGCGCTTCGTCTCCGTCGCTCGATGATATTCCTGTTATTCTGGAAGATCCGATGCTGAATCTGATTAACGTGGGATACGTCTAATGTCTAACTATTTGATGAAGTCTACAGGCGCTTCTGCAATAAAGCCTACGGAACTTCTAGGCCGCGAAGATATTATTAACGTCGATTCGATGTATAAAGTTAGGATTCACAATAAATCGAACTCTATTGCGTTCACTGGATTTATTCCTCCTGATTTTAGTTTTACACTCGCTTCGAATTGGACAATGCCCTATGCAGATACAACTTTAAACGATGTTGCGCAGAAAGGCATTGGAATGCGAAAAAATGAAACAGAGGCGCAGATTGCACGTAACGCTCAGTTGTCTAGCCGTGCTGATATCATTCAGCGTGCGGCAACAATGGGCGGCGCTTCATCTTTCGTTAAAATGTTTTCGGCTAAGAAGTGGGCTGGCCCAAGTTATCTTTCGATTGATCTTCCAATCTTTTTGGATGCGTATTACGACTCACGGGAAGAAGTGGTTAAAAACATTATCGGTCTTTTGAGTATGTGTGCGCCTTCTGAAAAATTGGGGATCTTAGTTCCACCTGGGCCAGTTCCAATTAACCAACTTGCAGACTCTGCAATTCAGAGTATCAATCAGGCGGCAGGAACTAACATTGTCAATCCTGCTGATGATTCTGAAAGTTTCACGGTGGATATTGGTAACTTTTTCTCAATGTCTCCGTGTGTGGTTGATTCCGTTTCCGCTAACTTTGATAACGTGTGGGAAGATGGAACAGGGAACCCTATCTCTGTCGATTTCGTTCTGCAAATTTCAAGTTACTTTGCTGTCACTCGCGAGGATCTTGCAAAATGGCTCAGTGGCAATCAACACCCGTAGATAAGTTTGGAATTGATCCTCTCCTTGTCACTTTGTTTGATGAAATTGAAAGTGCAAATACTGTAAATATCAGGATAGATGCCTCGTTAGCAGGAAACCCGCAAATGGTTTCTCATAAACAGTTTGGCACTAATGCTTACTGGCGGCACATCCTGATCGCCAACGGTCTTTTTCATCCAAGCGAAATGGTTGCTGGTATGTTGATTCGTATTCCGATTCAGCGTCCGAAACAACCAGTGCGGAAAGTTTCAAGGACAACAATCTAATGCCAATCGTTAACGGTAAAATTGTACGCGACAAGAAGCCTAAGAAAGATAAAAAGGTTTCCAGCGATACGCCGAAAAAGGAAAAGAAGAAAAACATCATCCGGGAAGGCTTCGACAAATTCAAGAAAGAAATGAATGTTGAGAAGCCTAAGAAGGATAAAAAGAAATCCAAAAAAGAAGACTTTATCCGCACTGGTACAAACAGCGCTATTAAGATCGAGTCTTCTGAATTCAATGGTGAGGATGTAATTGCCATTCGAAAAATGTATTGCACCAAAGCAGATCCTGAAATGAAGATTGGCAAAGGTGGTTTTAATCTTCCTGCTGATCCCAAAGTTCTAAAATCTGTTATTGGTGCCTTACAGGATTTGCTCGACGAAATGTGAGGTTACATGAAAGTTTCTCTGAATTTTTGTGCGTGGTGTAATGCGAATTCATATCCTGAATTTGTTATTTCTGAAACCGCGTGGCAACTACTTCGAGAAGCGACGCCAGAGGCAGACGGTCTTGAACAGGGATCGCTCTGCCCTTTGTGCGTTAATAGTCGTCTCGAAGCGTTAGGAATGAAAAACATTGCTGTTCGTTTTAAATCTGGCGCATTTGCTCAGGAGTAACTTATGGTCGGAGAATCTTACGGCGGCGTACACGGTCAAAGTTATGTCTCCCTTCTCGTTGATGGAAAAAGTTTGCCAGTTTCGCCCGGATTGATTCGCTCAATTCATATTCTGGAAAATACTTTTTCTATTCCAAGTGCGGTTATCATTTTTGTTGATCGCAACAATGTGCTTCGTGATAAACACGCAATCGTAGATGGTACGCAGCTTACTATCACGATGGGAAGCACTTTAGAAAATGCAGAAACTTCAACATTCGCAACCATTGCAGTAAAAGAATACGATGAAGAAGGTCTGCGTGTTTTGCGTGTAGTGGCTGCAATCAATGCCAATAAATTTATTTATGATACTGCGGGATTCAGTCTGCGCGGTACGAGTGTTCAGGCATTAAAGAAAATCTGCGACACTTGCGGATTAACTTTGGACAGCAACGTTCAAACCGATGACAGTATGTTGTGGTTGAGTGCGGCTCAAAGTCCAAAACGCTTTATGCACGAAATCGAACAGCATATGTGGATCAGCGAAGAAGCACTTCCCAAAGTTGCTATCACTGCTGATAAGCGAATGGTTGTTCGTGACGTTAACGCAGAACTGATAAAACAAGCGCAATATGTTTTGTGTTTCAACGTTGATCATCAAGGCAGTGAATTGCCTATCAAAGAATTTCGCCCTAAGTCTTCTTCCGGAGTAATGAACGGGATTAGTAACTATGGCGATACGCTGATGTGGAATAGTTCTGACGGTAAGACGAATGAACTCAAAGGCGTTACTGTTGCAGGAAAAGATCCATTAAACGTTAACAGCGATATCCGTGAAGGCATCGTTGGAACTCGCCAAGCATATGCACGCCCAACTGCTGATATAAATCTGCATAAAAATTTCCAGCAAGCGTACTATAACTGGAAGCGTCAAAGCATGGCGTATACAGAAACTGCGCGTGCTCTGTATGTTGGTGGCGTTTCCGGAATTCCTTTGTTGAGTTGCGTTGAAGCAAAAACAAGTTTCCCTCTGCGTGACGGAAACGGCAACATGGATGTGAAAACTTCCGGTAACTGGATCGTTATTGGAAGAACAAAAAGTATTGTGCAGAACAGCTATGCCGAAACGTTTTTACTTGCGCGAAACTTTACGCCAGTAAAAGGCGAAACCAATATCGGCGGCGGTAAAAACATTTTGAATGTTCCTGTCCAAACCGTAGCAAATATTTTGCGTCCGTTCCAGATTAACTCTGCATTAAAGCAGGCTATGGATGGCACCAGTGCCATTGACCGTATTTTCTCAAACCATGATTTGCGTCTTAACGTAATGTTGGATCAGTTTAAAATGGATAGCGATATTTTTAGTTTTCCTGAACTGGCTGAGAAGTATGGAGAAGGCGCTGACTTTTTAAATTCTCTCATGCAAGAATTCAATATGGCACGATTCCTTACCGGGATTTGTGATGTGCTGAATAGCTTAGAGAAGTTGAGCATCAATATAGCAATCGACTTTGGCCCAACTATTTTGAGTGCTCTTGCAAATCGTATTGATCAGATGGAAGGATTGTTGAATGGATTTACTTCTGATATCAACGGTCTTATCGCTAACGGCGATATTCCAGATTACTACATGGGTGGGCCACAATTCTCCCAAAGTTGTGTGAGCAATAAACTCGAAGATTTGCAGCGTGCAGTGAAAGACGAATTGCCTGATAAGTGTTTAGATGCAAGTTCGATTTCAAAACTGTTTGGCCCAAGTACAAATCTATCTCAATTGATTCGTCAGGCCGAAGAGAATTTGAGAAATCTTCTTTGCAGTATGGGTGATGGCACCGTCGATGGTAGTAGTAAGTTCGGCGCTCCAAATGGTCAGAAACTTTCAATGTACTTGCCGAGGGCTGGCGCATGATGAATTTAAACGGTCACGTCCAGAAAAAGGGCATTGACCCAAACATGGATTATGAAGCGGTTGTTGTGGACACGAACGATCCAAAACGAATTGGTCAAGTTCGTGCTCGCATCGTAGGAATTTTCGATAGCATCGAAGATAAAGATTTGCCGTGGCTGCGTCCTAAAATGCGACAAGTCGAAGGATGGAAAGGCGGATCTGATGTTCATGCGTTCGGAACTTTTAACGTACCGCAACGTAACTCGAAAATTTCTGTAAAGTTCCCTACAGGGGATATGTACACTGGTGAATACACAATGGAGGCTCGACCCACTGAGGCCGATATGCTTCCAGAAGCGCTGGTGAATTATCCTCATCGTATGGTTCATCGTTTGAGTAGCGCAACGCAAATGATTGTAGATCGCATGACGAAAGAATGTATTCTGATTCATGGCGGCGATTTCCATTTCGTTATTTTTGGCGACGTTAACCAAACGATTATCGGAAACCAACAACTAACTGTAACCGATTCCAAATCGGATATTCCGAAATATATTTCAGAAGATCCGGTGTTGATTGCTCGCTCATTGCAGTCTGATCAGAAGAAACGTGTAGCATTTAAAGGCGCTGCAAAAGGCTCTGCTGGTAATCAGTACACTCTCATAAAAGGTAATCAGACAGTTGAGGTTCTAGGCAACCGCAAAACAATCATTAAAGGCAGTGACGAGTTGAACGTTACCGGAACTGTTACGCATAAGGCTGGCGGTAATTATAAAGTCAATGCTTCACGAATCGATCTGAACTAAGGAAACACTATGTACTTTCTCCGCAAAAAACTTTTAGTCACTTTTATCGCTGACGGAATTCTGCGCGTGTTGCGCACCGATGTAACTTTGCGTGGCACTGATGATCGTGAATTGCACAATCGTTGGGCTGGTATTCAGCAAAGCGTTCTCGCTTCGGTCTATGCTTTGGAATCGGAAGACGTTGATATCGAAAACGGTCAGTATATAACCGATCAACTTTCGGTGAAATGCAACAAACCTTTCGTGCGTTTGAAGCGTCACCGCCGTCCGGAAAATCGTTCGTGCATTCTTTGCAGTCTTGAAGAATTTTTCAAAACTGAGAATGTTGATTTGGAAATTTTAGAGAGCGTGCCTACACTGGCGCTTGAAGAAAATCTTCCACACGTCGCCTCTGTTCTTTGGATCGGTGCTGGCACCTTTAATTCATCGGTGCTTTACACAGATAAACAGGCGCTGGCTGGAAAATCCATTTTGATCGGGCGCGTTAGCGATATTCAGCATTTCAATAGTTCGGATATTGTCACTCATCTTTTTGATGACTCTATTCCGAGCGCCGATGTTCCTAACGAATATCTTTGCGAAAACATGTTCGTGTTATCCGATCATTCCGGGGAAATCGGCTTTGCTAAAGATTAGAATTTTTTGCGAGGAAGAAGTTACTGAGATTCACGCCAGAAACATCTTTAAACTCGTATGCGATTCTACGCGCAAGTTGGGGCTTCCTCATGGAAGCCATTTGCTTATTCTGCGTGGAAAATTCGCCAATCGTGCAATCAGACAGTTTGCGAAAGTTAATGTGAACTGGACGCGTGAAAAACATCCCACAAAATACGGCGTGCAGATTGGCGGTATTCTGCGTACCTCGTCGCGTATGCAAATACTGAGTTGTCCAAACTCGCTAATTTGAGTAAGACAATTCATTGGGAGATATTTATGAAAACGTTTCCGGAAGTGTTTGGTTCAAACACTTTTGCCGCGCAGATTGAACCGTCTTCGTTGGCTATTATGATCGCTGCTGCTGGTTTTAATCTCACTGGTGCTCGCAATATCATTGAAGACGCACATCAATATAACGATAGTCGCGCTGCAATTATTGCACGTTCCTTTGCTGATTGTGCTCAATTCGTTCAACGTTGTTATCGTCGCAATCCTCACGCTCGTATTGAAATTCTTTCTACTGTTCCGGAAGGTGCGCCGTGCAGCGCAATCGTCGTGAGTCAGTCAGGAGAAGTTCTTTTCGATCCAAAACAATCGTCTTTCGCCTATTGCTTGGGTAACTACAAGTATGGTTATAATGTTGGCGACGCAATTGTAGAATATGTGGTTGTCGGAAGTTCGACTCTTCGTAGTGCAGTTGACGCGCTTTCCAAAGCAGGTTTTTGGGTAGACCGTGCGTGGAATTGGGATGAACCGAAACCGAGAGCGAATGATTATTTATGAAAGTTATTCTCACGTTGGATGAAGGCGACGGGCGCAAGCCTCGCAAACAAAGCGGCGTTATTCCGTATCGCTACAACGATGAAGGTGATTTGGAAATCTGCATGATTCGCACAAAGCACGCGAACAATTGGGGATTACCAAAAGGCGGTAAGGAACCGGATCTTTCGTTGGAAGCGAGCGCGATAAAAGAGGCAATGGAAGAGGCAGGTCTGCGCGGTGTTCCCGGCAAGAAAATTGCTAAAATGGAATACGTTAAAGGCAGTACCGGACGCCTCCAGAAAGTAACATGGTTTTTGATGCAGGTGCATGAAGAACTTGATAACTATCTGGAAGTACATCAACGCGAACGTCGTTGGTTCTCTGCCGAAGATGCGCTTAAAAAGATTGATCGCGATTGGAAACCTGTTCTGAAACAGGCAATCAAGAAGTTGGAATTAGGTGCGTCGTAGAAGAATTAAAATCCGGAAACCCGCAGTTGTTTTCACAAGTTTGTCGCGTGGCGAGACAACTGCCTTTTTAACGGAAGCAGTTGTGGGTTACTGGATCGATAAGAGATATTCTAATCACATTGAATTTGGTTTGAACAAATACGGCAATCTACGTGCAGATGTTTGGTCACTCAACACAAAATGTCATGTAGTAATCTCTGAGGTCAAAAGTAGTTGGGCTGATTTCTCTTCTGATAAGAAATGGCACAAATACTTTGAATACTGCCACAAGTTTTATTTCGTTATTTCTGAACGTTTGTTTGAATCTCACGGAGAGAAAATTCTTGCTCGCATTAAAGGCAGCGGAGCGGGGGTTATTGTTGTAACTTCTTTAGGTAATGCGCGAGTTAAAAAGAATGCTACAGCACACGAAACATCAAACAAAATCCTTTCCCGTCTTCTAATCCATGCTGCATGGCGTGGAGGCAAGTTTAGGTAATCAAATGAAAAAATACATCCTCCTTGAAGGAACAGAAGGTGTGGGAAAATCCACTACCGCAGAAATTTTAGAATCGTCTCTGCGTTTGCGCGATATGAGTGTTATCCGTGTTCGAGAGCCGGGAACAACTCCACTTGCGGAACAGCTTCGCAACATCGCGCTGCATGATAATAATGTGCGCTCGCCGACAACTGAAATGCTTCTGTTTCTCGCCGCACGATCTTCTTTGATGGATTATCTTGCGGAGTCCTCTGCCGATGTAGTTATTTCTGATCGTGGCTGGCCTTCAACGTGGGCGCTGCAAGTCAAAGACGATAAGACGCAAGTGCTGTTTGATCGCACTGTTAATATTCTGCGTCCGGATGTTCAAGTAGTTAGCATCCTGCTTACTTGCACATACGACACTTATGTTTCTCGTCGTGGCGATAAGCGCGAAGGTAGCGACAATATTGAAGCGCGTATGGTCGATGCCGAAACTTTCGAAATGTATCAAGACCGTTATCGGAATCTTCCGGGCGGCTATGATGCAGTATTCAGTACCGATAATACAACTCCTACCGAAATTGTCGGGGAGATTCTGAAATGCCTTTCGCAATAAAATATTTTGGAAAGATGACGCAGGAACAGCAAGACAAAATCTTGCTGCAAATAGAACAGGACAACGCGCACCTTCCGCAGTTTTCTGAAAAGTTTCGCACGATGGCATTGTTCACCGTACAGAAAGCAATGAATAAGAAAACTGTTGATCTGTTTTCGTTTGATCCTAGCGGTCGAGAAATGGCAATTGGTTATCGTATCCATGTTCGCAATGATCGTTTCTTTGCGGAACCGTGGGTGTGGGTGGTTTCCAACATTGATAAAAACGTTGGAATGGAAATCACTCAACTCGATCCTAACTGTCTTTATTTCGGCACGTTTGTTCCTCGCGAACTCATCCACACGTATGGAACCTCTGCATATAATGTGATGTTTGGAAATCTTCGACTTCTCCAGCAACACTCAATGCGAAAAATTTCGATATAAGGACAGGTCATGATTGTTCAAAAACCTTCTCGCGTTATCTCTGACTTGGGAATTATCCCACGGTCAATTTCTAAAGTAGGTGATCATTTTATTGGTCATAACGGACGCGCCGCATATGTCTGGCACCGTGGGGAGATCACTGAAATTGTTCCCGGTGATCGTATCGCACACGAAAGCATTAGTGCTGACGCGGTAGAGCGTCTTACTGGAATGCACTTCGCCGGAACTCGCGACGATAATCAAACTGTTTTCATGAGCGCAAGTAGCAGTGTTCATGTTCAGTTAGTTCCACCGAAAGAAAAATCCATTAGCTACAATCTCGCTACCGCTATGCTTGCTGCGCGTGAGTATGCTGAAAACTCTCAACGTGTTTTCGATGTGCTGGATGTTAGCTCTGAATCTGCCGCGCCTAAGTATCTCAAATATACTGGCAAGAAAATGGCGGTAGATGATGCTTCGGACGAATATGATCTGGAACTTGAGAAAGGCGATCTGATCAAGATTACCTATCTCAACAAAGACCGTTATGATCTTCGTTTGAAAGATAGTCCTCGAATTCAGTTTATTGTTCGCGGCCATGAAACTGCGCAGAACATCATGGGCGCTCTGGAATTTACCGCACCGTTTGGTCAAATTTCAGATTTGAAGAACGACTCGTTTGCTTATGTCGGAACTGCGAAGAAAAAACTTCTCTCGCCTCTTATTCCGAAAGGCACTGTTGTTCTGCTGCGCCGTAAGAAACATTATCTCGCGCACAATCTCGCTGTTCCTATTGAAAGTTGGATGGATTCTCAAGCAGTGAAAACTCTGCTGAGTAATCTGACTGTTGATCCGGAAGGCACCAGTTATATTAAAGGTAAAGCGATTCGCAGTACGCCGAAAGTTGCGCCTGTCGGTCAGGCTGAAAAACTTCCGAAACTGGAAAATGCAACTAAGGTTACGGGAACAGGATCGCCGCGCAACATCAAAACTGTTTACGGCGCGTTCTTCCCGGTTTCTCCGAGTACGCCTAACCGTAGTCGCGTAATTTTTGCTGACACGCAGGCAAAACTGCAAACGCAGGTGCGCGATATTATCGGCGGCTATACGAGTCCGGTTGACTATCGCCTATTTACTTCACTCACCACTGACGAAAACTATAAGAAAGCAATTAAGAATAAAGTTGTAATCAAAACAACTCCTATTCTGGAGAACACTTATAAAGTTTCGCAGACTGTTAAAATGGCTGCGCCTGTTCAGCTTCCAACTTTTGTTGAACCTAAAGCTGATGCGCCAAAAATTGAATTTCCGATCTATGACGGCACCGTTGCAAAAACCTATGACTTCTTGCGCCGCCTGATTGAAGAAGGTTATTTCAGCACTGGCGTTCGTCTGGCTCATCCACAACCAACAACCGGAATTCGTTTTAGTGCGCCAGAAATGAATGACGTTGTTTATGATCAGGTATTGGGTATTGCTCGCCGCATTACTTCTTATCTGATGTATCAAGGCGTACCTTTGAAAAAAGGTGCTGTTCGTTTGGCGCGTGGTAAGAAAGCCGCTGAATTGCGTTTAACTCTGCCTCCTGCTACCAAAGAACAGCAAGAAAGTTTCGCTAAATTCTACGAGGATTATCCTACGTTGAATGCACCTATCTACGAAACTATTCGCCCGAAACAGCCTACGGTAGAAATCACCGAAGTGCATCTTCATACAGGTAAAGTTACGGCGCGTGCGCAACGTGGCCCTGCTTTATATGGCGCTCCTTTTGAAGTTTACTATTCACAAGTTAAGCGCAAAATTTTCTAAAGCAAATCTGTAAATAGTAATTAGTTGAGGCAAGGCGGTTTTACTTTTTCCCCGCCTTGTCTGTAGACCCTAGCCAGTTGGATTCATAAAAGTTCTTTTGCGGGAGAACGAATCTGTAAAGTGGGGATATAACACTGGCAGCCGTTTCACTTGTAGGCTACCAAGCCGCTCCTAACAGGGGGAAACGAAATCGCCTTTTCTCTTCCAGACAGAGAAAAAACGATTTATCGCAGACAGCAAGAAAGAATGCCGTTTATGTTTTCTAACGAGGACATAAACGGGAAATCTTTTGCCAACGTTTTCCGTATATTTATTTTAAAACTGTAAAGTGAATATACTGAGATCCGGTGGAGCGGTATCTCGCACACGTCTGAGCGTGTAATGGCAACGTTTGACATATCCATGTGGCTTGTTGACAAGCGGTGCGCGAAAGCATTCCACATTAAGTTTTTCATTCGCGATTAAGTGTCTTAACCTCCGCAGGTGTGGATAGTTCTTTACTGAGCATTCTTGCTGATGTTTCAGGCTTCCGGCTAGGCCATACCAAGATTTTTGTTTAGACCTGCTTCAATGGGGAACCGGGAAACAAAATCTTCGCACTGCTTAATGCACATTCGAAGTTTGAGTGTGCATTGCGCTGTACCATAAAAGCTGTTGCCAATCAAAGAGGACTTATTTTCGAATATCCCGTGCGGTGCTTCCGTATTCGAATCTTATTTAGCAGGAAGTTTAAAGTGTGGGTAGCGGTTTTACGACACTATCTTGTCATCTTACGATGATTTCAAATAACTGCCGCAGACCGAAGATCGTATTTTGCCTACGCCGTCCATCGCGTATTGCAAGACCTCCTGCGAGGCTTCGAAGATAGATTTCGTTTAGACCTGTTTCAGTGGGGAGACGGGAAACGAATAGAAAATCTTTTTGTCTGGAGAGTTGGGAAGACAACTTGCATTGCGTTGCCCTTAACAGCGTAATGCAGGATGTTACCTAAGAGGAACAAAAAATGTCGGAAAGACGTATTGATATAACCGAAAAGAAAAATTCTCCGGGAACAAATGCTGGCCCGACCGGAATGCCTGGCCCGAAAGAAGTTGGTGATTGGGGCGGCGCGAAGAAAGAATATTCTAATCCGATCATGAACTACTTTGATCAGGAACGCTTCGCAGGCGATTTCACGAAGATGGGAATTGCTGGATGTTTTCGACATATTGCGGAAACGCTAGATAACGAGATTCCGGATAGCGCAGAAAAAAGTGCTGGTTTGCGTAAACTGCTTGAAGCGCAAGACTGCATGATGCGTGCATCTGAAAAATGAGCGCTTGTAGATCCGGTTGTTATTTTTGATATTAACCGGATGGATAAAGCTCTTAAATCTGAAACATTCACACCGCCTGCAAAAATGTCTCGCGAAGAATTACGTGCGTGGATAATTGATTGCGGAACAGGAGAAGCAAAATGAATGATTGGTTCTACGGTGGTTAAGATTTAATACTGTAAAATGTATTTGAAGAACTCGATATAAGGAAACATTCAGAGTGAAAGATCTCATCCTCCTTATGTCGCTACTGATCTTGCTTTGGCAAGGGGTAAGATCAGGCATTATAGAAATGTGTGCGAGAACACCGAAACGTCTCGCGTCTGGCTACGCCGTGGTGTACGGCAAAGCGCACATTATGGGGATGTGTTAGACAGCGACAACACTTGCCGAAAAATTTAAATTTGATTGCGGTAAATTGCGGGTAACTCCGCTTATTCAGACAAACAAAATTTCAGACGTGGGGTTTTGTGCCGCCTCCAAATGGCGCGGCGATTCTGTCGGATGCAACACGGCGAACAACTGCTTTTATTTGCCCAAGCTATATACCGATTGCCGCGCCGTTATTCTATAGGCTGCGAGTCAAACTTTTAAATCCGCATGAAAAATTTGATACGAAAACGGGTGGCCTTTGTGCTGCCCGTTTTTGTTTCTGCCACTAATTTAACCAGTAACAAAAGGAGAAAATCTAATGGGAAAACCTGTTATTCGATTGGGTGCTGATCAAACTACTGGTCACAGTGGGTATTTTCCTGTTGTTCCTGTTGGTGCTTCCGGAAATGTTTTTGTGAATGGTTTGGGCGTTGTTCGTAATGGCGATCCTTATCAACCTCACTGGAAGCCAAAGAAACCGCCACATACCGGATACGCTACTAGCGGCGCAACTGTTTTCGTAAATGGAAAACCTGCGCAGCGTGCGGGAGACGGAAATACTTGCGGCGATACGGCAAGCAACGGTTCAGGTAACGTAGGGTTTGGCTAATGGGCATAATTACAAAGCGTGTTAACGTTCCTGCTAACGAAGCAATCTATTCTGATATCAACATGGATATCAAAATGGAATTGCGTGATACAGTTCAGGATATGGACAGCATCACGCAAAAAGTTTTATTCGTTATCGGTACGCGAAAAGGTTCGCGTAAATGGCGGGAGAAATTTGGTTCCCTTGTCTATAAAGATTTATTCGAACCGTTCGACGATGAAACAGCCGGATGGATTCAAACGCATATTAAAACTGCGCTCGAAGATCCGGATAACGGATTGACTAACGATATCACAAATATTTATGTGAAAGTTTTCCGCTCTGAACAGCAAACTTACGAATGCTATATTGCATGGAGAGTTCCTGCGCTGGAAGATAAGGATTCCGTCACATTTGCATTGAGGCCGCTATGACAATTCTCAATACTTTCACTACGCATGAAGAGTTTGCTCAAGACATTTTGAGTAGACTCCAGCAATCTACTTATTGGACTGATCAACAAGTCAGTAGTATGACTAGTTTGCTTGCTGATGCGTTAGGTGATTTGGGTATTACAAACAGTACCGCAACTTTAATTGCAGCGCGAGAAGCATTTATCCGTCTTGCTCGCCGTACAACAAGTATTTATGCAGGCGCTCGTTTTCTTGGCGTAGACATTACGCGCAAATCTGCTGGTTCTGTTAGTGCTCAGATAACTAACACCGGGCGAACTAAAATCATTCTGGATAAATATGAACCGATCAGCATTGGTAGTCTTTCCGGCTTACTTGCAGAAGTAACGCAGTGGGAAGCAGGTGAAACTAAAACAGTTGATCTGATCGTTGGTTCCCGTTTTAAATACACTCAACTGATTACTCAAACGGGCGATTATTTGAGTTTCGATTTGAACACTGATAACTTTGAAATCACAAACGATATTGAAGTTTGGTTGGAAACTCCTACCGGACAGAAGATTGTTTATGATCGTTTCGACAAATGTTTGTTTGAAGCCTATGAGAATCAGAACATTTTTATCGACATTACAAAAGATGATGGCGACGTTACGATTCAATTTGGCGGCGAACGATGGGGAAGCATTCCTCCTGTTGGTTATACTTTTAACGTCGCTGCTACTCGTTCACTTGGCGCTACGGTAAATAGTGACACGGTTGGTCTAAAAGTTCAGGCAGTTAACTACAGTGTTCTGCAAGGCAAAACAACAACGTCAATTGCTGGCGCTGCTGATGAAACTTCTGCTGAATACTACAGACGTTTTGCGCCTGTTCTCGGTCGTGCGAAAGGAAAACTTATTCGTCACGATGAATGGAAAGCTGCAATCAGTCTATATCCGGATGTTGCTGACGTTGTAATAATGTCGCAGCGTGATATTGCGCCGAACGATAAAGAATGGATGGGCGTTATTCGCGTTTGTATTTTGCCAAAGAACACTAGCAGTTGGGGCGGCATCAACCCTAGTCCTGTTAGTGCGCAGTGGAATAAATTTTTAAGTTGGATTGAAGATAAATATAAATCCGAACTTGAAATTCAAACGTGGAATCCGGATAAACTTGCTGCCGATGTTATTATTGATGTTGCATTGTTTGCAGACGCAAGCGGCACTCGTCAATCAAATCAGGATAAGATCGCTACTGCTGTTATGAAGCTGTTCGAGCGTAAATCCGGTTCTCTCGGAAAACGCTTGGCAGTCTCCGATATCATCGACGCAGTGAAATACGATCACACCGATCCTGATGAACCTGTTAAGCGTCCGGAAGTTGATTATCTGAACGTACTTAGTCCGATTCAGGATCTGATTCCAAACAGCAAACTCGAATATGTTGCATTGCGTAATCTACAAATCAATGTGACATACAGCGAAAGGAATATGTCATGAAGTCACAAACTCCAGATTTCTTTCTGGACTTCTTTCAAGACAACGCTGCAATAGGTGAACTGTTCGATATCATTGCTGAACATAACGACGAGCGAAATCTCGATGTTATTCAACAACTGATAGACATTCGCCGCATCACAACTAAAAGCACAACGGAAGTGCTTGAAGAAAGTGTTCAGGAAATCGGTATCAACGTAACTCGCGATATCATGAGTTTCCGCAGCGAAGTTTTCAAAAAGATTTTTGATGTTCTTCCTGAGTACAGCGAAGTAAGTGGAACAAAAAACTGGCACAAGTTCGTTGCCATTCTGCTTGGTGCGAATTTTGAAAGCTATCGTCTTTATACCAATGACTATCAAAGTTTCGTTCCGACTCCGCTAGGCACCATGATTAAAGATGGCGGCACTTGGTATAAAACAACGCACGTTGATTTAGAAGTTGATGCACATCTGATTAACAGTGGTCTGGATTTAACTATCGACCGTGACAGCAAAAACGATATCGTTACTGCGCTCGTTGCTGTTGGGATGACGCAGGCGCAAGCCGAAGAGTGGCATTTGAATCATATCGGTTTTGATCCTGTTAACATCGATCCTTACCAAAAAGCGGCACGCAATGTAATGTTCTTTCGTCGTTGTGCTCAACTGTTTTATCAGTGGGCACCAATCGAAGAAGTTTTGCATGGCGTGTATACGACACTAAATATCGCTGCTGAAATTTATATTGGTGCGCATAGTGTTGTTGAGCCTGTTCGCCGTAGTTATGTAGGCAAACCTCTGGTCAGTGAACTTCAATTCATTCAGCCCGATTTTATTCACGGCGGTGAAGAAATTTCTTTCGGTGTTAATGTGCTGTACAGTGATAACAGCGTAACTACCGAAGAAGTTTATGTGAAAGATCACGAAATGATCGAGAGCCGTAACGGAAATAAAGTTACGTTCAAAGAGCCTGCTGCTATTCGTACAATTCAACTTACTGTTGTGTACGGCGAGACTGAACATGAAATCAGCGTGCGCTTATTCCCGTTAGGTATTGAGCCTGATCCAGTTTCAATTGAACTGGTAGAGAAAACTCTCTACGGAAACAGTAGCACGCAGATTCAAGTCTACGGCACATATGCTAATGGTCAGCGTCGCGATCTCACTGCGAGCGGTAACGTTATTCTTGAAACTCCTTTGGGAAGTTTCAACGGTTCTTTTCTTGTGTTGCCTTATGTTGCCGCAGATACAAAGATTGCGCTGAAAGCTCGTTATCAGGGAATTTTTGATTACTATGCGACGAAAGAATTCGTTGTGAAGAAAAGCGAAATGGAACTTGTGCCTGCTTCTATTTCAATTTCAGTAAGCGACACAATCAATCAAGGCGAACAGATTGAGTTGCGCACAATCGTGACGTATAACGACGATTCCAGTCGGGTAATTGAGCCGCAATATCTTTCCACTTCTGAGCATACGCAGGTTGTAGAAAACTATCTGCGCAGCAAAGTTTTGAGAAATGATTATCTCACTAGCCTTGTCGCGCAGTACACTGAAAATGAAACTACAGTAAGCACAACAAAATCAATCAAGTTCGTTGCTCCAAAAACAAAACTGGCGGATCTGAAAATCGTTCTGCCTAGTGTTGTGCAAGAACGAGATATTGTGCAGCCAAAAGCGATTGCTCTGTACGTTCTGGACAGTGCAACGCAAAAACAAATCGATGATCGAGATCCTTCTATCATCGTGGCTGAACTTGAGGTAGATGCGCAGTGGTCAACTACCGCCGATTTGAATGCAGGCGTTCGCAATATTCCGGACTTGAATAAACAAACCGGGAAGTTTCAGGCACCTATTATTTCTGATGGGTACGAAACATTTTCGCTGAATGCAGGCATCATTGAAGGAAGCACAGTAAAAACCTTCCAGAAACTTTTTGATATCTACAGCACCATTTATGTGCCTCGTATTTTGGATCTGCTTTCCTCTGGCAAATTGAACTCCGGCAGCACGTTAAATCTTCCTGTTGCCTGTACGTGGAACACTGGAAAGACTGTTGCAGCACTGGCAAAAGTTACTGCTGAGTTTATTCCGTCTCCGAGTGCGAAAACAGAGGCGTATGCGCGTACTGTTGCTTTGCAGGAAGAGGCAATTAAAAACGGACAAGACCCGACGAAATTCGATCCGAACAATCCGGAATATTCTCGTTGGGTTACGTTGACTGTTAGTGACAGCACGCAGAATATGTATGATCCATTTGTCGGCGCAGGCGGTAAAATCAAACAGCTTTATTTCAAAGGCGATTTACACGGCACCGCTCGAATCAAAATGGAATACACGTATGACAACTCCACGATCACAAACATTCGGGATATTGTTTTAGTTCCGGTGCGTAGTTTGGTCAGTAGTGTTGAAATTGAATGCTACGATATTCTTTTTGAAAATTCTCGCACGTTCGCACGTTTATTTGCGACGTATGAAGACGGTTCACAAGAATATGTTCAGGCTGCGAATTGGTCTGCGAGTTGGCCTGAGCAAGATGAAGTTGATTACGAGTTAATTAAATTCAATCCTAGCACATATACAGGCATGGCAGTTGTTGAAATTCTCGAAGGGCGTACTCCAAAATCTTTCGCAGAATTTAAGAATATGGAAGCAAGTAAGTTGCCGATGTTGTTGAATATTGGTTCCTTGAAAGAACTTAGCGAAACGTCTTTTGATGGCGCTATTGTTCAAGTAAATAAACTTACGTTTGATAGCTACGCTAACATCAAAGCTCGCTTCTATCGCATCGAATCTTCTCTCACTGTTCAACTGCGCATTCCAGATCGTGAAAGCATTAACACGATTATCAGCGCTCGTATTGATGGTGCGACAAATATTCGTGCTGATGTTCAGGGTGAATCTTATGCGTTAGTGTGTACGTTCGAACTTCCCGGCATCGTCAAAAACATGGATGGTAGTTATGGAAATATTCCTAAATCTACCTATGATGCTGAAATGACGTGTGATTGGTTTATCACGGATCACTACACGTTGGATATTACGAACAATCAGCGCACTTTGATTCCGAGTAACTCGCCTGTCGCTGTTATTGACGACGAAGGAAACTTAACGCCAACAATTAACTCTGACACTGCTGTAAAAATCCGTGCTCGTTACCAGTGTGATGGGTACAGTATCGAAAGATTCTTACTCGTCTACATTACGCGAGCGAATACTTATTTGCTTTCGATGGGTATCACTGGTCAGGATATAGTTTGGGAATTAGCGGAACGAAATCCAACGTATGAATATGAAAAAGGCCGTTGGTTTATTCCGTATGGCTATCGTGTTCAACTTAATACAGGCAGTGAGATTATCGGTAGCGAAGGAACTTGGCAAATCGGTGATGATACTGATGTTGAGGCCGTCTCTATTGATAGTCCGTCGGGGCATTTGTATATCGGCGGCAATCAAATTTCTGACGGCAAGATCAGAATAAATTGTGAGTTCGTGAAAATAAATCCGGAAACGATTCAGGATGAAACGATAAGTGCGAGCCGTGTTATCACACTGATGAGCACGCAGTCCATTATCGAGGCAGAGATTAAAGACGTTGGCGGAAACGTTATTCCGAACAACAAATATCGTCTGTCTATGGAATATAAACGACGCAACGATCAAGTTGGCACTAGTATTTCTCCTGATGCTGACACGGTTAGTTTTACGTGGTCGATTATCAATTCTTCTCCGGGCTTCACGATTGATCAGCAAGGCTTCTTCCAGTTTGCAGCGGCAGATGATATTCAGACGGTAACTGTTCGTTGCACTTTGCGCGAACAACGCACGGTAATAGAACGTGACGTAGACATTACTTGTTTGAAAGTCGGCTATCCGCAAGATCTCACAATCACTGGTTTCAGTAACGTTCGCGATGAAAGTATAATTCAGTTGAAGGCGTTGCTTGGACGCTCAGGTACTTTCAACCGCGAAGATGTTTCTGCAAATGCTTTGTGGCAAGTAACCAATGATCGAGGCGACACTGTTTCCGTTCAGGGGGTTAGCGTAGATCAGCGCGGTAATGTCTCAATTGATCCTCTTCTTAGTGATGTGCGTTTTGGTATCCGATGCACATACATTGAAAATAAAGTTCGATTGGTTCAAACGCATTATATTAACGCGCATAGTAGTTACCCTTATTACGGAACTGCGCCATTTGGTTTAACCACTCTTGCAGTTGTGGAAGCAAACCTTCAATCGCGTTTGCGTAGTAATGTTGGCGGTACATTTGTATTTTCTCCACGCACAAATGAGTACGGATATTTTATGTGTCCTGCTCGTTATGGGAGTGCAAAATTCGGTAGCGCGTCTGACTCGCAGGGTCAAATCAATGCCGGATGGAAAGCAATGGATGGCGCTCGTTGGCCTGTAACTGGCGACGATGGAAAAACTGGCACGCTCACTATGCAAAAAGTTTATGACAACGTAACTGAAACTCTGTATTTGTATCGAAGTAATGAACGTGCTTTTGGCACTGCTGTTCTGACGGTCAGATATTCTTAAACCTAAAGGCCGCCTCATTTGGTGGCCTTTTTAGGAGACTCTTTTATGAAATTTGTGGCACCTAATGCTGTTCCTATGATGAAAAGGAATTTCAATGCCGCTCTTGACCGGATATTTTTCTTTGACGATCAGGTTCCAGAATCAGATTTAAGTTATGATACTTGGAATCAGCTTGTCACAAAAGTTCGCGCAGGTTCGTACACGTTTGAAGGTAATGCGTGGCGTACAGGTCAGGTTCAAGGTCAGGCAAACTCAACTCAATATTTCCCTGCAAATTTAGGCGCACTTTTAGAAGGAACTTTAGGCTCTACTTATAACACATCATCTTCTCCACAACCGCCGACAATTTTTAACGGCGATATGTGGAACTTTCTCACGCTGGATCTCGATGCACAAAACTACAATGGAACTCCGCTTTGTGTGAATCCGAAAAAACAATATGGATTCGGCAGTAATGGATTTTCTGCGCCTGATACACGAATGCTTTTTGCAATGAAGCCTATGGCAATTGCCGCTGCTGTATCTGCAAAACTTACTGCACCGTTTTCAAAAGCAAACTCGTATCTTGAAACAGGTGGTGGGTATGTAAGTTGGTGGATTAAAAACTCAGTGATTTGCAGCACGACAACTATTCGTCCTACTACTACGGGAAGTGGTGGATCGCGAACAGCACTAGCAGACAATTGGGCGAACGCAACCGATCCATCTTTTGCGCAGCAAACTGTCAATGCGAATACTTTAGGTCAGTTGATGGTGATTGAACCTACGGAATTTCGTTTCATGCAGCAAATTTATGCGAATGGATCTGGCGCAGGCACTCCGTCTTATTACAACATGTATGGATTGAATAATCTTACAGTTGGTGGAAAGCGAGACGATACAACTTTTAACGCAAGTGCATTGCGCGGAATGTATTATCCAATCGCAGGTACTCCGGAAACTCCGCTTATTTCTTGGGGTGCGATGTTGGTGCGTTGGGGAATGGAGCGAGTTTTCTTGAAACTTAATTCAACTGATATTGTTGCGAAGACAGTAACGCCGGGAGTAAGTGCGCAAATTGCCGCTCAAGCAGGCATTACACCTCCTTTAAGTAACCAACAAATCTTCTCGTTTTAAAATTTAAGGCTGCCTTTTGGCGGCCTTTTTCTTTTCTATTTCGCATTACACTAATTTTAAAGGACTAAACCAAAGGAGTAATAAGAATGGCATCACAAGCAATTTATGTTGATGCGCTTCGGCTAACGTCTGTCGGGGAACAAGCAGTTTCTACCGCCAACGCAGGTGGAATCGTAGTAAAGCCTGTCGCTTTCAAAGTCGGCGATTTTACTGGTTCTCAGCCTAGCGCAGTACCTTCGCAGCTATTAGGAAACGAGCTTGCTTCCGGACAACTTTCTTTTGTTCAGATTGTGAGTGAAAACTCTGCGCGTTTTGTTTTTGATGTTTCTATCGAATATAAAAACAACGAAGAAATCAAATCGGTCGGTGAAATTCTCATCATGCTCGAAGACAATCGTGCCTTCGGGCATGTTGTGCTTTCTAATCCGATCATGGTGGTTCCAAACAGCGCGGCTCGTATTAGTTTGCTCGTACATTTAAAACAAGACATTCAAAGAATTCTTGATGTGACGATGTATGACTATGCAACTATTCCTTCCGTTGCTACACTTGAGAATCTTCCTGCCTCTGATAATAACCAATTCAATGCAGTTTCTGTTCTCGATCTTCATGTGAATAGTGACGGTTCGAAATCTCCCGGCACCGCTTTTCGTTATGGCCCCGGGGGATATAATTGGGGATTCGGCGAACATGATCGTGTGCTTTCAAAAACAATCGGCGCTGATTTTATTAACGCAAACACCTTCAACACAAGTTTGAAACTTGCGCAAGATGAAATCGTTATTGTTCAGACTATCAGTGGCCCCGGTGCTGGCGCGTGTCGTCATTTTAAATATCGCAACGGACAACTGATTAATCAGGATAAAGCAATTCCGTTTATCAGTAGCGCAACAACAATCGCAGTGTGGAAACGCATTGTGAATCCGATTGTTCCGACTTCTGGTATTCCGTGGCCGGAAGACAATGATGTTCCTGCTGCGTGGGCTTTATTTCGCGGCGAAGGAAATAAACTCTATTGGGGGCCAGTCGCAGGAGGTAACAGACAAACTACTGCAACTCTGTTTACGCCTCCGGGAAAACTTTTATTTAGTTCTCTCGTTACAACTGGCTCAACCGATGCGATTACTTATGCTCTTTCCGAAGAACTGGATAGCGCAACGGATCTATTGCTTGGCACCAGTGGAGTTTTGCAGCCTCGCACCGCGTATGAAGTTCGTAAAAAAGAAATGGCTCTTTCAGAAAACTTGCCTAACGCGATGACTCTGGATCTGCGTCAATTCCGTTTGGAACCGTCGCAAGGCCATGTTGTTCTTTTTGAAGCGTATGACTTTACAGGTGACGGACAAACGAGTGAATTCAAACTCGGTAACGCTCCGGTAGATGATGCGGATCATGTGTTCGCTGTTGTTGGAAATACTTGGCAACCAACTACTGTCTATAAACTGAATAACGGAAACCGTTTGAAATTTGTAGATAGCATTCCTAGCGGTCATAAAGTTTCGCTGTATGCTGCGCGGTACGAAGAACGTGCTGGATGGTCAACGCGAATTCGTGTCGCGACTTTCAAACTTCCTTATGCTACAGATACGTTTGAACTTCCAGTTACTCCGCTGAATAAAGCGCACGTAATTGCTAACATGGGCGGTCTGCCTGCGCACACTGCGGATTTCACTCTTGTTGGAAGTACAATTCGTTTTTCAACTCAGGTGAAAGCAAACACAACTGTTGAATTCACAATTTTCGAAAACGTTAAAAGTGTTGGTAGCAAAGACACAAACATCGAAGGCGTGATTGTTGATGTGATTGCAACTCCTACTGGATACATGTTCAAACGTCAGGGCATGACTCCGTTAAGTGTTCCGCTGTTTACGCCTGATATCGTTGCAGGAAAAGGAATTAAAATTGAAGGCGTCTGGCCTTTCGTTAAAATTCATTCCATTGCAGCAATGGCAGAGGCAGAAGATCCCAAAGCAATTTTTAACATTCAAAACCGCGTCGAAGACAGCGAAGAGATTATTATTCGCCAGCGCATTGAATTCAACAAAGGTATTGTGATTACTGCCACTGCTGATTTTCAAGCGCAACTTGGGCCAGGTTTTGCAGTTGCTATCGGCAACGAACATTTAGAATTTGTTCTTGCTTCTGCGACTCCGGGATCTGATGCTCCTGAATACGGGCGCGGCGTTAAAGGTACTGGTGCTGCTGGTCTTGCTGTTGTGAATCCAAACAGCACTGAATCTATTGCTTACGGCAACGCAAGCATAACGCAGATGTACGATCTTATTCGTGATAATCATCCTGCTGGTTACGTGGAGATTGTTGCGAAGATGCGTATCAGCAATGCGATGATCGGTAACTACGGATCAAAACTTATTGCTAATCTCTGTATTAAGGTGGAACCGCGATGAGTAACACTCTACGATTAGAACAGATCAAAACTTCCGGCGAACAAGATGGTAAAGAAATTGTTGGCGGCAGTGAACTGGAATTCGTAGATACAGATGCACTCGCGAACACACAAATCGCCGATATTAAATATGATAGTGCCAAAGGAAATTTGGTAATCATAAAACGCAGTGGGAAGATCATAACTATTTCAGGTCTTCCTACTGTAAGTTTATTCGGTGAAGGTTTACCGGGCGGAAAAGGTGCTCCGGGAAAACCGGGAAGAAACGGAAGAAACGGACGTGATGGAAATACTGGCCCGCGAGGAAATACTGGCGAGCGAGGTTTAAAAGGAAAAACTGGTCAAGCGGGAAATGACGGATTAGATGGGCCAGATGGTGATGATGGTTATCCCGGCCCTCGCGGAAATGAAGGGCCACAAGGGCCAACTGGTCCAACTGGCCCGACTGGTCCGGATGGCCCTGCTGGTGAAGATGGTCCGAGTTGTATTTCTGGCGCAACTGGTCCAACTGGCCCTGCACCAAATACAACTGTTGTTGTGAGTGGTGGAAACGCACCGCCAACTGATAAAACAGTTTTTGCTTGGTGTTTTCCAATTGCAACAACAAATCCTATTCCTGCTTTGCCTTCCGTTCCTTCTATTGGTGCTTCTGTATCTAATGTGGATCTTGTTGCAACCCGCGTGGTTGCTGGCAATGACTTGTTCTTCGCGCAGGCGTATCTGCCTGTAAACGTGCGTGGTGGCACCGGAAACTATTCGTATAAATGGACAATCAGTGACGCAAAAGATTTAAACATCAAAGGCAACACTGATCGAATTGTTCAGATTATTTTTAACGGAAAAGTTGATCAAGGAAAAACTTTATCTCTTACTGCAACGTTAACTTGCGTTGTTATGGATATGGGACAAAGTTCTCGTCCGACTGCAACTGTTCGTTCAACGGTTCGAATCACTGCGCGAAATCCTAAGTAGGAGTATTTTTATGCCTTTAGTAAAAGTTGATGTAGGCATGATCACAGCAACGGGGGCTTCCGACAATACGCCTATCCGCGCCAACGCTGGCGTGCTTACTGCATCGGCTGATGAATCTGGTGTGCCTTCGGAAATCACGGACGAATCAAGTTACGATGAAACTTCTGGAATTTTAACTCTGCGTTTTGAAAACGGAAAATCAATTCAAATAAAAGGTTTTCCAACGGCATCAAGTATTCCTCCGGGTAGACAAGGTGCGCGTGGTGAAACTGGCGCAGATGGAAAAGACGGAAGAGACGGACGCGACGGGGCGCAAGGTGGAATTGGTTGTACCGGACCAGTCGGGCCAGACGGCGATGAAGGGCCACCGGGAAAAGATGGTCGCGATGGTAATCCGGGAATTCCGGGAGAAATCGGTCCAACTGGTGCAACCGGCCCAACTGGAAATGTCGGACCAACTGGGCCGATGGGTCGCCCCGGTCCAACTGGTGCAACTGGAAAAACCGGAACAACTGGACCAACTGGACCAGAAGGCCCAAGTGGAAAATTGCAAATCGTTGTAAGTTCTACTCAACCGGGAAATATGGCGGCTGGTGTGTTGTGGGTGAATCCTTCTATTGATCAAGCTGCAACGTGGCCGTAGGAGAAAATAAATCATGGTTGAAAAAGTTGATCTCAGTTTAATTAAAACTGACGCAGACGGCGAAGTTTATTCTGGCGATGGTGGTTTAAACATTCGCGAAATTTCTGACGATACTCTCAGCGGAAATTTTGATCGTCTAAGCGGAACACTTGTTTTAAATATTCCTAACATCGGAAAAGTTTCAATTCCCGGATTCACAACTCCAAACGATATTGGATTAGGGCCAATTGGCCCCGGCGGTGAAGATGGTCGCGATGGTATCGACGGCTTATCTGGATCTGATGGCGGTCGTGGTTCTGATGGTTGCCCGGGGCCACGCGGTAATGATGGTTTACCGGGCAGACAAGGTGTTCGAGGATCTCGCGGAAATATTGGCCCGACTGGTGCAACTGGTGCAACTGGCCCAAGTGGAAAAGATGGCGTTGTTGCTGTATTTATTCAAGCTACCGATCCATCACTTGATCGCATCGTGGAACCCGGATCGATTTGGGTAAGAACATCTTCGTAAAGGAATTTTTCTATGCCTCGTTTTCGCGTAAGAAATTTAGAAAACAACGGCTGGTATGATTGCGCAGATACTCCGATGTTCATCCGAACAAAAGAAAATACGTGGCAACCATTAACAGTCGATACTTTTTCTGTTCGCGGTCTGCATGGAAAACGCTGGTACGATATTGATGCAGAGTTTGATCCTAACTATGACGATCCTTGTATCAATCAGGAAATCGGGAATTGTGGTGGCGCTCCAACTTCCACAACAAAAGGTTCCGGTACTGGCGACGGTTCGCGTGGCCCTAAATATGATCCGTTAAAAGGTTATCCTGCTGGATATGATTTACCGGATGCTGCGCGAACCGGTTTCGGTGTTGGAATTGGAAACGTTCCTCCTACGTCGCGTTATATTACTCGACCGGGAATAAGAACAATTGAAAGTTACGATCCGACTGGTCTTGCATCGCAAGCAGGTTTAGGAACGTGGACGAATCCAAATGTTCCGTGGGCGAGTGTTCATTCTCGCGGCGCACAAATCACTGAAACTATTTTCGCAATTCCTCGACAAGAAGGTTACGTTGAAATAACTTTTGCGTCGTATCACGCAGACGGTTTAAGTGTGGATGTTTACGCCGAAGGAATTCGCGTTGCATCTACGTGCGGAAAAGTTGGCGGTCGTGGTCGAATTAAATTCCTTAACGATCCTGATGCAGAAGATATGCGTATCATGATCCGTGTTCGTACTTCTCAAGGTGCGAACTGGAGTTTACAAGTCATACCGCCAAAACTCAATGCAACTACTGACCGCGCAAACTTAGCGCTGGATAGTCAGGCGGCATATGACGTTTTAACTTATCCGGATGTTATTGTTCCTGAATACATTGGCACACCAATTTTTCCTGCGCCGTGTCACGCAACTGTTTGGCCTATTGCAGATCGTATTGTTGATAGCAGCGCATTCGAATACTATCACTACATCGGCAACAACGTTGGTTGGACTTATCTTAACTATACGTCATGGGATAACTTAGATTACATCGAAGTTTATCATGCAGGCCGAAGAATTGCGTCAACACAAGAAGCACAAACTGGTCGCGGCTATCTTTATTTTTACTACGATCCTACAGGCACACAAAACTTTGATCTTATGGTTAGAGTTGTGGCGAAAGATTTTGGAAAAAATAATTCTATTAATAGCTTCTACTATTCTCTGTATTGTCCGAACGAAAGAGGCGCACGCGAATATCGCTTCCCTTGTCAGTATGATTGGGTAGTGAGCGCAGGGCATCCAACTACAGAAGATAACTTTGCATTAGGAACACAAACGGATATTCGCGCAGGCTTAGTTGATGTGCGTGCCGGAAGTTTCGATACGAAGTTTGAAGTTTTCGATCAGGAAATGAATCTGCTCGATACTGAAAATCTTTTGGCAGGACAATCAGGAACACTCGAATTCTGGAAGTATCCGGAACACGTTCTCCGTAGCAATATCACGGTGCGCGTAACGAGTGGTATCGGATGTGATTGGAGTTATTTTGTCTGGTGCCCAATTCAGCCTCCTAAACTTAATGTGCAAGATTTTTCTGTTCCTTATAACTGTCTCTCTGTTGATGATCCAAACAATCCTAATAACTCTATCTGGACGATGAGCAAAGGCGTTCTGCGTTATTGGGGTAACGTTGACCATACAGTGAATCTGAATTTCAGAATTGCAACTGTTGATGGAAACCGTTGGACAGGCGCAGGAAGAGGAAGCGCATTAACTCCTGCTGTTGCGTCAACTGGTGGATATTTCCAGAAAACAAACGAAACAAAACATGGTGACTTGTGGGGCAACTTGGAATATGAACCGTGGCCTTTAACAATCGGTAACAGAAGTATCGTTGCTGTTTCAACAAGTTTTACATGGACTGGTACGATCTACACTGCAAGTCTTGCGCAGTTGCCTAGCGCAGCTAATGGTTGGGTCGGCGTTGTTACTGTTTATACTCCACAGGATGATGAGCAATACGTTGATTTGCGAGTTAACGTAACAGTCACTTACGGGTAAAAATAAAAATGATCAAGCGGAGTTGTTTATATCTGCGAGGTCTTACTTTCGGGTATTCGGGCGGTGGTGGTTCGAATACCCAAAGTTGGGCTGACGCAAACATGGCAGAAGATCGCGGAACGATGACCGGAATTGCAATTGACGGTCACGCTTCCGGATTTATTTGCGGTTACGGTGGCGCGTTTATGAATGGCGCGTTTCTCACTCCGTATTCCTTTGAAGTTAATCCTAGCGGCGGTTGGGTCGGCGACTACTCTAAAGAAAACGTAAACAGCATTACGGGAATGCTGCGCCAACTTCGCATTATGATGGATATGGGCGCAAACTTCACTCACGGAAAAAGTATTCTGATTATGAGTGATAGCGCGTCAGTTACTGATCGCACTAACTTTGGTCAGTGGGGTCAGTTCTGTTATTTCTTGCAGAAGAAACGTTACGATGTTCTTCCGCATCACGTTAATGAAATTGCTTCCGGTGCATACGGCTATGACGGACAGCCTCATTATTTCAAACAATTTGCCCTGACAATTTTCCTGCTTTCAAGCACAGGCCGAACCATTAACGATACGATGGCGGCAGCGATTCGCAATGCAATCAAAGAAGGAATTTCTTTTGTTGTGTTGCAAAAAGGGCCAGGTGAAGGTGTAGCTAACTTCAACGCAATTTTTAATCCAATTGGTATTTATGCCAATCGCGATACGAATATTGTTTGCACCAAACGCGCTCATGATGCGAATATTAACGCATACAATAATCACGTTGCATGGAATGGTGTTGAACAGCTTCACTATAAACTAGGTTATCGTTCTGCGCAGGGATATTGGTTTACCGATACAGGAGAAGCGCGGCAATCTTCAATGAGTGGACAACCGGGAACGTGGATTCCATTCATGTGCGCTGACGTTGATATCAACGATGACGTGCGTTTGAATTCCCCGTTTTTCTACAAAGATTATTGTTGCGCTGATCCGGAAGATGGCTTTAGTGTGGATTACGATATTAGCGTGTATCCATATAAGCCCGATGACTGGCGCAATGGAATTCAAGCAGGCTACCATAAAATAACTTGGCAGAATGATAGCGCTCAATCTCTCGCTGCGCGTTCCCAATATTTTTGCCACGTTGTTGGCTATGGTGTTCCTAATGCTTCCGGCAGCAATCCCGGTTTCACAGTTATTAATGGAACACGTTACGACGATGTTCGTTCGCTGAACGTTTATAAAATCAGTAAAGCAACGCGCGAACTTGTTGAACGTAGAAGTTTTGACATTCACGGATCAGCCGGAGAAGGAAGCGCAGACGGCATTGCAAATGCTGCGGCTATGGCTGCATATCTGAATAGCATTGACGGAAACTATTGGGTACTTGTCACAATGTTTGATGAGTGTTCTTACAACCGTCTTACTGGCGGGTTGCCTGCTGCAATGTATCGCATCGGTGCAAGTCGCCGTGTATGGGAAGATACAAACTTCCAGTATCGCGGGGCATACAATTGTTTTGGTAGTCCCGGCGTAGGTGAAGGAAATGCAATAAATGAAATGTACAAAGGTTCAATGTCCAGCGATCCGAATTCTACTTTCGACGTTGGCTACTCCTTTGATCCGAATGGCTGGCCTTATGTCACTGGTACTCAACTCTTTTCAAAGCCTGCGGTAACAAACAAAGGTCTTTTTAATGATCAGGCGAGCCAACATTCCAACTACTATAAAGTGTTGGATGATCCGGATGGAAGTAAATACTATGGAGTAAAACATAACGCAGAATTGCGCGATGTTCGTTTCCATAAATTGCCGATGTATGAAGCAAAAGATTTTGTAGTAAGCGTCGAACATCCGTGTATGGATCTCGGTAACTATCCGACATTCTCCGTCAATGATGTTTCAGTTGTCGAAGGAAGCAATCTCGGATACTCAACGGTGACATTTACTGTTACTGCGAGTGAAGTAGTTATGGGTCGTGCGATTACAATGACGGTGCAAACTCGCGACGGTACTGCACGCTGCGTAAGTAATGAAACTACTGCTCGGCGAATGATTACACCGGGCGGCGTTTCTCCGTTCTCGTATATTGACTATCAGACTACGCGTGTTGTGTGGGGCGGCAGCCTCGACGCATTCACCAATAACAATCTGGCAAACAATGCGCAGACTCGTCAGTTCCTTACTAACGCAATTGATTGGTTAGGACACGGACACCGAAACGATAAGATTTTAATTGTCGGCGATTCATTCACTGGCAGTCCTTATCCAACTGGTGCCTATCGAATTAATGAAGGTGGCGCAAATGATTTCGGTTCAACGTTAGTAAACCATTTAAGAAGTATGCAGTTCACGGTTGACGTTGCAGGATGGACACAGCTTTACGGCGGCGCTCCATCTGCTCTTATCTTCGACCAATACGTTATCGTTATCTTTATTTCTGCGAATCCAAATCCTGCTGCAAAAATCGGAATTGCATTTACGAAAGCACTAGAAAACTCTGTTCGTCGTGGTACAGGTATGATGGTTCTTACTGGACAATCAAACGTATTCCATAGCGCGAACATGTTGGCTAACCGTTTTTACGTGAACTATTCCGGCGCATACAGCGGTGAAAACTTGGATATGGATAGCGTGCGTAATCAGATTGGAAGTCATCAACTGATTAGCGGCATGACCGGATTGTGGGGCGGCCTCGGTGGGTATTCTGATGTGAGAACAAACGGAAACGTTGGCGATCCTCAAGACTACATTCCAATTGAACCTCGCCAACTTTTATTCCCGGTTGGCGTGCAGACAGTTCAAGTTTCGGTGCAAGTGTATCAGGATAAATTGACAGAAGGTGATGAATATTTTTATCTCGTTCTTTCTGATCTTTCTCGTTCTGAATTTACTCGTAGCGTCGGCGCATGTACGATCTTGGATGATGATGGTACTCCGTTTGGTAGTGCTGCGAGTTCCGGCGGTCAAGGTGTTGAATGGAGACGACAACTTTATCGAAACAACACGGGCGTATTTATTTTGTGGTCTGAACACTATACTGTTCCTGACCGTGTAGATATTTTCCGTGATGGTTTGTGGCTTGATTCTTCTCCGAAAGGTGGACAAGCGCCTTACGATTATCCGTCTGGTCCGATTTATCGAAACCTTCCTAACTCTGGCGGGCAACATGAAATTTATATTGCTCACTATGCGGAGTTGGATTACACGCCTTATTACGATGTACGAATGCAGGGTACTGGTGACGGTACAGCTTGGGATTACAACACGCGTGATGATAGTGTGAAAGGAATGTCCGGAAGCTATAACTCTGGAAAATATGTCAGTCGCGTTTTCATTCACAACGTTGAGTCTCAGGCACGTCGAGGCGCATTCCGCATTCGAGTTGATTGGACAGGCGGCAGCGGTGAAATGCACTTGCGTCGTGTTGGTGTAACTGCGGTTCGAGCTACAGCGCGTGGCACATATTTTATGGATCACGATACAACGCGAGATTTCAAATACATTGAAGTCTTCTTTACTGGTTCAAACTGCACTTACTCAATTTCGATTGTTGACCTGTAATACGTTGGCGGTGTAATGCCGCCAATTCTTTTGGAGAAAGAAACATGCCTGCAATTGGAAGATTAGCAATAAAAAATCCGTCTACTGGTGCATGGATCTCTAATTTAACCAAAGGTGGGATGAAGGTTCGCTGGACTCGTCCAGACGGCGTAACTGTTTGGGTTCGTATGACTCCGAACAATACGAAACTGAAAAATCCGAACTATGGTCAACCTAACGAGCCTGAATTTATCAGCCTTGTTTGAGGAATTTAAATATGGGATTGGTACAAGTAGATCCCGCTCTAATTGATCCGAAGGGCGGAACAGTCAATCAAGTTCTTGCGAAAGTTTCAGAAAATCAGGTTGGCTTTCGTGATGAGAACAAAGATGATCCTAGCGCGGATTTGTCGAGCGTTTCCTTTGATAGTCAAACAGGAACGTTAACGATTATTTTTCAGGACGGCACGCAAAAATCTGTTTCTGGTTTACCTACTGCGGATCAAATGAAAGCAGGTAAAGAAGGGAAACAAGGTAAGCAAGGCATTCAGGGAAATAACGGCAAAGACGGCAAAGACGGGCGCGACGGTGAACCGGGTTGTCCGGGAATTCGTGGAACAAGAGGACGACAAGGGCCAACTGGAAATACTGGCCCGATTGGCCCGACTGGTGAAACTGGCCCGGTTGGCCCGACTGGTGCAATTGGCCCGACTGGCCCTGCTGGTCGTGATGCAATTATAAATGAATACGAAGTTTCTCCAGTTTTAGATCCGTTAACCGGAAAAGAAATTGTTGGTGCGTTTGTTGGAAGTGATTACGATCCTAACACTGGACGCACAACAAACTTCGGTCGTGCAATTGCGCCTGCTTCTCAGAGTGCGATTAACGTTGCATTCAACAAACCTTTCTTGAACCGTTGTGCATCGCTTACGATTACGTTCTTGAATAACGCAACGAATCAGGCAAAAACTTATTCCATCTACAACACTGATGGCACGGCAGTTAAAGAGAACGTTCTGCTTGGTGGCTTCATGCTCAAGTCCACTGGTGCGAATACTGTAGGTTGGGATTTCTACTATTCCGCAATAGGGGATTAAAATGATTTATCTTAGCGTGAATGCGGAGACAGGAGAAATTTACGGGCGTGTGCGCGAAGAAACGCCTACCTCCATCGAAGTTGATTCGGAACTATTCGGGCGATATCTTGGCGATCCATCTGCTTTTATTTATTATCCGGATCGCAAAACAATTGATGTGCGTCCTGACTACGAAGCGCCGAAACTTTTGTCTCTGCCAACGGATGTTTTGGAAAACTATCAAACGCGACTGCAAGAAGAAATTTATGTGCCTGAACTTAATGTGCATGTGAATATCTCAGGCGCGTTTGGTCGTGCGTTTCTCGCTGCGTTAACGCTTGCGCCATATAAACCGCAAAAAGTTTTAGTTTATGATAACGGTGCTTACAGCGTGATTGAAATTGATCTTTCAAATCTGCCGTTCTTTGCCGAAGCGTACTCTAAACATTTTGCCGATATTTTGGAGGCGCATGATGAGTAAGTTGAGCAACTACGTTGATACTCTTGTTGATTTGGCGCGACAACAAGGATTGAGTTCGACCAATGATATTGTTTATCGACTTGCGCCAGAAGTTGTTGTGATTCTTTCAGACAACGAACCCACAGATCATGTTTTCCCTCTTGATGGAGTTTGGGTTGTAACTGATATCGATGCGCAGGATTACAAATCAGTTTATAAACGCGTGAATAAGGTTGCATCTAACGGCAAACAATTTACGTGGGAACTGATTTCAGAGTACGATGATTTCGTTGCTGTTCAGCAATGGGATCAAAGTGACTTGCCTGAACCTGTCATTCTTTCTGCTAAAGGCGGTCAGCTTGAAGCGCCTTTGTTGCCGCGCACTGTCAGCGCGTTTGTAGCCAACGAAGTTATTCCGCGTTCGTATGCTGATGCAATTAAATCTCAGCTATCTTCCGGTTTCAGTGTGATGCTAAGTAATCTCAATGCTCGCACTACAGCAAACACCGGGCGCGTTAACACTCTGAATGAAACTGTTCGTTTGTTAAGTGCGAAAGTTGATGATGCAATTAATTCCAGTGCTGTTCGCGGCATGGTTACAATTCAGGAAGAACCTTCTCCGCTTTGGGCGTTTACTCATGAGTTCGGAGAAGGAAAAGGTTTTTGTTTCTGTACAGATTTGAGTGGAGAAATTGTGTGGCCGGAAAAAGTCTATACAGATCCCTCAGCGCCAGAAACATTATTAGCGGAGTTTTTGGAGCCTGTCTCTGGTTTTGGTCTAATGGTTTACGTGCCGATATCGACTCCGTAGTAATGGTTCAGAGCTATGCAGGATCTTTCTACGGCACAACTGTTGCGGCAAGGATGCTGCAACAACCTACCGTTGTGCTTTATGTTCCTATCATTAAAAATTTGTCTCGTCCTGAATTCGATGAGTACATGGATGCAGTGTCTCAAAAAATTGAATTTTATCATCCGAAGAGATTAGTCAGCATAGACAAAGACTTTCTAAGCTACCTTCCCACTGATATTCAAGAGAAGTATAAAAACGCGTATCTTTTCATTCAGACGTTTCAACCTATGTGCGAAAAAATAAATTTCCTTGTTGAATCTGCTGATAGAAAAAATGTTCCTTTATATATTCTTCTTGGAACGCAATCAATTTCACGAGACAGCGATGATGTTGTTTCGTCCTGCATTAAAGCTGAACATGAAGTTTTTTATATCCAAACTTTGCAGCAATTGAAAAAGACATTGATGGAACTGCAAGGCAAAGAAAAAGGCTTCATTGTCAGCGGATTGAATTACGTGGTGGATGATGAGTTTTCCACGGTAATAGATCGAGGTCAAGTCAACCACTACATTAACGCAATCAATCGCGTGCATACCACTATTGGCAGATTCTCTTATATCAATTTAGATATTGCCTTGCGTCCTGTTTATCAAGATTCAAAACTCTCTGTTGAGCTTTTAGTGCGTCCAGAAAACCTCAAATCAGAAGACGAACAAATCTTGATGAAAAATATTCTGCCCTCCCTTGATGGAACACTTTCTCGATAATTTATTTCTAGAAAGTTTCGGGAAGGAGTGGCTTTAATGACTGGTGCAAAAAAGGCAAAGCTACTCATTGTTTTGTTCGTAGGATTCGTTCTGATTCTTGCATTCGCATCTAGCAGAAAATCTTATACGCCTTCCAATATTCTTGGCGACGAAATTGTGAGTTGTGTTACTGCCGTATGCGTTTCGGATAGCACTCTAGGGAACTGCATTGAGTTCCCTCCTAGAGTTGCGCGAGTGGTTCAGACGACCGACGTAAATTCCGGGGCGGTTCGATTAATTGTGAGTCTGAATAATACTTGCAAAGGAAAATAAAATGGGCGCATTGCTGGATTTAATCGGTCAGCTTTTGGGATCTAATACGCCTACTATCCTTGCGTGCGTTGCCTTGATTGCGGGCGGCGCATTTTATTATTTTAAGGTGATTCCTTCTCTGGAAGAACTGAAAGAATATAAAAGGAAAGAGGCCGAAGGTGGTTTAGATACTTCGGAAGTTTCCGAAGGTTTGGAAGCAATCAAAACTTTAATTTCTAAACTGAAAGAAGAGAATCAAGATGCAGGTTCGGTAAAGATGCTATCCGATGTTCTGCGAGCAACGCATGAATTGGAGCGCTCTTTAAACGCACTTGGTCGCGATACTCAATTTACAAACGGTGTTGTTCGCGATTTGATGCAATCGATGAACGACCTGCATACGGAAGTGTCTTTGGTGCGGCAGAAATTGCATAGTATCTCAGGCGCTATTTACTCAACAACCACAGGAGCGCACGACGATGACCGTCTAGGCGATCTCAGGAGTTTGCGATGAAAGGCTTTTTGAAAAACAACATTGAGTTTCGGAGATATACTGCGGAACGATATGCAGATTTTTATAAAGCTAAGGCGTTCATGCTTTCGGAAATTCTTGAAACCAATCGTCACCAATTTACTGCACAGGCGCGAGAAACACTTTTGCAGTATTTCGCGTCAGCAACTGATTGGTTACAAGAAGTGGAGAAGCGCTTTATTCGTTCTGGAGTAGGCGCTACTCCTACTGATGAAAACGGAAAGCAGATCATCGAATCTTTTATCGGAATGGAAACTTACGTTCATGAATTGATGCGTGATAATCCTGATGATTTCGATGTTCGATTCAGTAATGCTTGGATTGAAATGCGGCATAAATGTTTGCCGGGTGTAGTGAATGCGTTTTCGCTTCGCCTCAGTCTCGATAAAGAAGAAACTTTCCGTCTTATCACCGATTACGTCATTGGATATATGCAACACACAATGTTTAATCTGCATGAAATAGATTATCTTATTGTGGAGCGTGAACGTCCATTCGTGTATGTTGATAAGATCGATCTCACGGCTATGGAGATTGATCAAGTCTCTTATCCGGTTACTCGTTGGGAAACTTATCGTGGTCACGGTTTGCTTTCGTATCTTCCGACGGTAACTGCGCGAGCGAAATATATGCTCGATGACAAATACGTGTCCTCATACGACATGAGAAAAAACGCGTATGAAAAGTTACGTTGTTCTTTAGATCAATGTGATGAGAATTTTTACTAAGGCAACTGGAGATTATCCATGAAACTAGGCAATATGACGTTGATGGCGGGTGCTCAGATTTTTAACCTTCGTGGTGAAAAACGTGCAACTGACCCAACGCTCGGTTCGCTGGTTGCAAATCAGGAAGCATGGATCTGGTACAACACTACCGATAAGGTATACAAATATTTTGATGGCACTGCGATCAAAACGTTTGGTGAAGGTAGTTCTCCGGATCTGTCTGGCTACGTGAAAGCAGACGGCACCACAGCAATGACTGGCGTACTTGAATTAAGTTCTGCTGATCAATCCGCTGCGGCTGATGTTGCGGCTGTAAGTAAAGGTTACGTTGGCGGTTTGCTCGCACGCAAACTTTCTGTTAGCGCAGAAGGTACGCTTGCGGCAAATCTTTCTGCTGGCGGTTTCGGTATTAGCGATCTTGCTGCGCCTGTTAATGGCACCGATGCAGCTCGTAAGATTGATATCGAAAATGCTCTTGCTGGTTTGAACTGGCAGCAAGACGTTGACGGGATGCAAGTTGATGGTGTCCTTCAACCGCAAAAAGTCGAAGGCAAGCGTTATGTTCTGACTGATGTTGCGAACCTGCACGCAGATTTCGGAACTATCGATGGCGTTGTTGATGATGTGATTGTTGAATATCACACTGACGCTTTTGAAATTGTCTTTACTCCTACTCAAGATCGCGCGGAAGGTGCAATTGCGTGGAACTCCGATACCAATCAATACGTTCGTTTTGATGGTAACGCGTGGGCGAACTTCGGCGGTATGGCAAGCGTAACTGCTGGCCTCGGTTTGAATCTGAATGGCAATGAACTGTCTGTAAAAGTTAACGCTGCTGGCGGTGTTTCTGTTGATAGCGATGGCCTGAACGTTAAGCTGGATGGCGCAAGCCTTTCTAAAAGCGCTAACGGTGTTCGCGTTGCTAACGGCGGTGTTGGTTTTGCGCAACTGGCAAACAACATTGTTGGTTCCGGTTTAACGCGCAATACTGAAACGTCAACTATCGATCTGGATATTACCGCTGTTAAATCTGCTGGCTTCATTGATGCAGACGGCGGCACTATTGATCATTTGATCTTCTCCGGCGAAATGCAGGAAGTTGACGGCGCGGCAGCTACTCGTAAGTTTGTTGTTGATAGCGTTGCAACTAGCGCAAAAACTTACGTTCAGGATAACACTGGCGGCACTGGTGAGGGTTCAACCTCTTACACCTTTACGCACAATGCTGGTCAGCGTTTCGGTACTGTTGTTGTTCTGGATTCAACGGGTAAACAAATCATTCCGGACGAAATCACTCTGGTTGATGCTAACAGCCTAACTGTAACTCTTGCACAGGCGATGAAAGTTTACATCGTGTTTGTTGCAGGTGCTAACCAGTTTGTTGTTACTCCGTAATTCAGTAATTTAATGGGGAGGGCTTCGGCCTTCCCTTTTTTATTTTCTGGTGAAAAATTCTCTCGGATCAGGTTTGCGCCCTGTATCCCTCGCGAATGGTATTCAGCTTTCACAGTGCGGCCTTTTTCTAAAATTGATTCTTGATCTATAGGAAAGTATCAGATGAAATTTTGCAGTGTAGGAACAGTTATCACCCAAAGAGAACTAAAAGAATCGGAGGCTATACAATATCTTTTCGATGCAGACACACCGAAGCCTTCTGACATTGCCAGTGTTATAAACATACTTCCAAATGCCAGATCGATTACTTTCGATATTGATTCCGATAAAAATCTCAATTGTTCACCTCTTGCTGGCGTGCATGGTGCGCGGCTTTATCTCACATACATGAACATAAAAGATTTGCCTCTTGAGACACAATCAACTTTAACATTCCCAACAACTTTTTCTCGAACAACTCTTGATCTGTTTAAGTTGTTTTGTCTCGCACCTAGTTTGTGGGAATCCGGAAGCAATTTTTCCACAAGCACTCAAGGTATTTTGAAGAAAGGAGATATTGGATACGGAGGAATTAAAAACACTCCGTATCGTTATTATGTGGGCGATGGCAGTGTGCTGGCAACTCAAATGATTTTAATGCCAACACGTTTAACTCAAAACAATTTGAAAGCGACTCAGCCTGTAGATTTAAGTGTTGCTCAGGACTACACGTACTCCTATTCATCATATAGCTATTATGGTCGTTGGGAATATACGCGAGTATACACTTCCTATTTGAATCAATTGAAAGTTTCAATGGATGGAAACTGCAAAGCCACAGCCACAGCTATTTCTCCCAGCGTTGTAGGGACAACAAATTTTAGTCGCACTACAGAATCCGCGCCCGGTATTTATTTGTTACGCTCCAGCTATCAGGAATACTATTATACGGCCTACGGATCTTCTTATTCGTATCGCTTGCCTGAATATACTTCGGCAAACGCCGTTGCTAAGAATCTGACTGCACTTCCATTCGTGGCATCGAGTGAACCTGATGAGAATGTCTCGTTAGGTTTTGGCATAAGTGCGACGCGCAGGAAAGATGAAATACGTTTAGTTGTGAGAGATTTCATTTCAGACTTACTGCAATCTGGTTCGGATCTTCCAAATACAGTGCCAACTGTTACCGCCAAAGAAGTTGAAAATTTTGAATTCGAGGCGGTTCTTGATCTTTAAATTCATTCTTACTGATTACTCTCCTATTATTAATCTGTAAGTATCCGATTCATCTAATTTGAATTAAACAAAGGAGAAAATCGTGGAAATAATTCGTCTTCCCATTTACACGTCTAACGTGCCTATTCCGGCAGAAGGTAAGCGTCCATCCGACGAACCGCCTGTTAAGTACGGTCTTGAAAATATCGTTCACACGGTTGCCGCTGCGAATATTCCCGATCCTCAAAACATCGTTGTAAGTGAAGGAACAACGCTGACTGCAATCGGTGCTACTGCGCAATTCAATCTGACAACTTTCAACAACTGCTATCCTATTTCGTGGTTGAATACGGGAACGAATAAATTAAAGTTTCGCGTGAAGGCTCTTTTGTCTGCAAGTTTTATTGGAACCGTTGATTCGTTTCTCAGTCTGTATAACTGCATCGTGATTAACACTAACATCGGATCAACTCCTTACGGTGGTTTCTTAGTGCTCACGATTGGCAAAGAAGGAAGCGGTGCGGATTTAATTTTGTCGGACGCGAATTTTCTTAACGGGAAATTCTATGCGAGTGTCAATCGCGTATCAGGGGAATTCTAAATGAGGCTTTTAGGTTCTAACTTACTTCCGTTTTCCGTGGCGCAACTTCCCGGAACGTGGAGTACCGGAATTGAAGTAGAAGCGTATTTTTTCGAAGGAACAATTCCTTCGGATCTTTCGCAATACTTTTTAGATCATCGTAAACTTATTGCTGATTGTGTTGGTGCGAGTCGAATCGTTTTGCAACCTACATCGGAAGGGTTGCTAATGTCGCAGCCGTACACACACGGAATTAAAGCAGTTCCCGGCAGTGTGTACGATCCAAAACTCGGCGTAACGATTCACTATCCGAAAAATATTATTCCTCGTCGCACTACAGCGAGCGCATCCACGTTTGATATTGACACGGCGTATGCGACTGATTTGCTGACAGGCAATAAGAAAATGAAATTGCATCCGTCCATTGGGCTGTTTCCCGGCTTCCCTGTTTCTGCTCCGATGCAGCTTACAGATTACGTTGGAAATATGACAGCGCAAACAGCAACCGTTGCGGATCTGGTGTTTGATAGTTTGATAACTTTTGACGCTGCTCTGTCTGATTCGCCAAACAAAAACGCGGCGGCTAGTTTGCAGATCATCGCGGCATCAACAACTGCTGGCGCTACTGCTTCCGGAACATCGGTTAACTTATCTGTTCCTGTAAACGTAGCAACCAACGCTGCACCTAGCGCAATAACAACTGATATTTTACGCGCTGTAGGAAACTCTTCGGTGCGTCGTTGTCTTCCTGTTAGCATTGGCGACAAATCAACTACGAAAGTAACAAAAAATATCGGTTACGCAATTCTGTTGATCGCTGATAGCAATAACGGTGCGCTTGCCGCAGGAACCGCAGACATTCGCATGATTGCTGTTAAGGTTGGCGCAAAAGGAAGTGGTGAACTCATCGAACTCGAATCACTCGCAATTTCTACAGGTGAATTCCCGGAAGTGTTGCAAGTACGCACGGCGAAAACTTTAAGCGCTGCAAATACTTTGCCTTCGTGGATTGAACCTAATGCACGTATCGCAATCTCGGCAGAGAATTTTAATAGCAGTCCGTCAAAAGACTATCTAGGAAACGATTTGACGTTTACCGGATGGCCTAAACAAAGCGACGGTAGCATTAGAGGCACATCTGGATCGCGATTGTCGTTTCCCGCCACCGTTGATATTGATTTTACTAAATCTTTCTATCTCTCGTTTGATTATCGGCAAGATACAACTGCCTCGAATGCGGAGATGGATTTAATTGTGGTACAAACTTCGTACACAGATCGTTTTATTTTATCTTTGGATAGAAGCAACGAAACTGGATTCTGTATCTGGAACAACCAACAAGGAACTAAAGTTGCTCGTTCTTTTGCTAACTATACAGCATTGCTTACAACTGATTTTGTTCGTGTTGTGTATCAGTACGATTCAGACACAGGAACACATAAATTCAGCGTGGATGGCACCGTAGTTGATTCGTTCCAATACACAATCCTTCCGTACACACTGCAACCTATTCAAATGTTGGGTGTCTACGGTGCGGCGAGTTTGCCGACGGCCTACATTAAGAACTTCCAAATAGTTCAGGGAAAGAAAATTTAACTTGATTGAATTTATAAGGTGAAATCGTGGAATACAAAGTGTTTGATTTGAGTCTGATTCCGCAGCTAACGCGTTTATTTGCGTCTGCCTCAGACGATAAAGCCGCTTACGTTATTTCACTGAATACAGGCAAGACAGAAAAGGATCTTTTGACTTGCTTGAATTTCAGGCCAAATGGCGCAGGCTATTATTTTGACGTTACAAAACTGACAAGTGATATAGGCGTACTGCTCGGAACAGGAAATGATTGTACGCGCACGCTGGTAGGAAATCAGCTTAACTTTTCGAAATGCAATATCACATGCAGCGCAATCGGAAAACCTACGCATCTTGTTTTAGGCGGTATAGTTCCATTCTCTTTTGAGATCGGAAAAGACGTAAATTTATTACATGTTGATTCTGGTTCTTCTGTAGACTCAACGGGCGAAGGAAGTGTTGTAACTGTTAATGCGTTTGCATTGCGCTTGCAGAACATCGATACCATCCCTGTTTCGTCTGCAACTTTTCCTCAAATCTGGTTTCGTTCTGGATACGCAGATCCGCCGTACTATCAGTTCGACGATATTCAAACAGGTCTGATGCGCCAGATTGGAACAGGTGATTTCGAATTTATTGGAGCAATCAACTATTTCAATGCAGGTTTTTCCGTTTTTCCGATGTTCTCTTTTACCAGTGAAATTGGGTCAAACAATAAACCTGTTGACGGCCTTACTTTGTATTTTGAGTACATGTCGAATTCTCCGCAGATGATTCGCTATATTGTCACACGCACACAGACCAACGCAGATGAAATCTATGTTTCTGAAAACGTTCAGTACGGATCGACTCTCACTTTGCGGCGTGTTGGCGGTATTGTTCGTTTGTATGTGAACGGCGTGCAGTTGAAACTGTACAAACAAAGCGACACAAGTTTTTCAACTCCTGTTGATTATTCGCTTGCGTTCGATTTGTCTAAATTGAGCATCTTCCGTATCGGGCAATTCTATCTATCTTCCGCGAATGGTGCGGGGTATGGATTGGCTCAATCAACAATAAACAAACTGTAAGCAGGAGAAAGAAATGATTGTTAACGTTCCTGCGTATGATAAGAACTATTTTATTCAGAACGGTTTAGTTTGGGGCGCATTTCGAGGGCAATTGAAATCCGTTCAAATTGTTTTCGATACAAGTTACGTTATCGGTTTCAGTGCTGTCAGTAAAAACGCTCTGATTTTAACTGCCGATCAATTCTCAGGGTACATTCTCATGCGTCCGTGGATGGTGAGAAGTTCTTTAGTGTATCCAGAAAGTTCTCAGTATCTCAGAACGCAGTGGCAGAAAAACTTTGTGTTTCCGCAAATGAATACGCAGAACACCGAAGCGAAAGATTTGGACAACACATATGTAAGTTCTGCGCCGTTTACGCCGAAAGCAAATGGCATCGAGTACGTTGCTCAGGATAACCCGATTGTTGATTTCCTTGTTAGTGCAATCAGTGTGAAGGAACCTGACTATGTATTTATTCCGGTCGGAGGCCATGTAGGATAATGAAAATAATTGATTCGCATGTTCGCGCACAGAGTATGTTCGGAGCGCGTGCGGGAAACACCGCAGAGAATACTGTTACGCGCCACATGTTTACAGGTGCTGCATGGACAGCATTTTTAATGCCCGGTGCTCTGCCTGCAAATGAAGCGGCTGTTGCACAGATTTTCAAACAAGATTCTCTTGCGGATCTCTACAACAAATGCGCAGGAGTTTCTAAAGGAGTAGTTTCTTTTATCAGTAAAACAAACATTGTGCATTTGATTCCACAGGCTCGCTATTTCTATAAAGGTGTTAGCTTCTACAGAAATATTTGGGGAATTAATTTTCGTGCATTGATTCCGAATCGCATTCTGGAAACAAGCGCTTCAAAAAGAACTATCTCCCATTTGTTTGCAGGCGCTTCTCCTTTGATTGGTGCTGATTATCGTCCGGAAACTGTAGGCGATGGTAATCTTATTGTTGAGTTTGATTCGCCTGTAAAACTTACGCATCTTGTGCGTGAAGGAACCGCGCTCATTTTTAACGTGAATGCAGTTGCTGATGACGGTACTGAAACAAGTTTGGGAACGTGGTCGCCTATGACTGGTGACACAACAATGTATGCAGCATCGAATCCGCAAACAGCAAAACGTTTTCGCATTTATGCTACAGGCACGTTCACTACTATGGGCGCAATTACTCTGCTTAGTGATTCGCAGCCATACACAACGCCGCCAACTACTCTTCCCGATTGGGTTGTGGTTGCGCACACTAACACGCGAGTTTGCGGAGATTTTCAAAAGAGTCCGTTGATTCCATATTTCGCGGAAGAAGTTGGTCACGGCGATGGAACTCCAAAACCGTTTACTCTTCGAACTCTTGTGAGCGATGGAGAAAATATTCTCTACTGTCCGAAGATTCGTTTTAATAACAGGAGTCTTTGATGATTGTTTCAAAAGCACTTCGAAACATTCGCCAGAAAATTGATTGGACTGCCGCTAATAGCGTGAACACTGCCGTTGGTATTTGGAACTATCAGGGGTCTAGTGCAGCAGAGGCACGCGATGAACGTTTGGATTATGACAGCACAATAAATTCAGATACAAACTTTCTTGCATTAACTGGCGGTTCGATGACGGATAGCGATTGGCATAATATTTTCGCTACCTATGGTGATGGCCCGACCGTTACTCAAATTCGTACATGGTTAACAGCAAACAGAACGGATATTACTTCTGTTCTACATACAAGCGTTGGTGCTTGTTGTCGAATTGAAATGATGAATGACGGTCGCTATATGGCAATGGATTTCACGCTAGGCACTGCGCTTGCATCAACTAATTTCACAACATTGATTGCCTGTATGCAGAATAGTTCATCCGGTACGGTTAACGCGTCTCAGGCTTGTTATAATTTCTTTGAACTAAGTTTCACTGACTTCCTGACTATGGGCGTGCCGTTGGTGAACAACGGCGATGGAACTTACAAAATCAATTTCGCAGTTGAACGTCTGCGAATGAAAATCAGCGAGGATGTATGAAACTTTTAGATCTTCAAGAAAAACGCGTGGTAGCGTCTTCTTTGTATATGGCTTTCTTCATGGAAGGAACTATTCCAACGCAAGCTCAACTCGATGCGCCGGATATTCAAAAAATCATTAACGATTGTTTGGTTGCTGTTCCTTACATGAATGGTCAGTATTCAACTGGCGGCAAAATGATCATGCAGCCTCTGAACCGCGCAGAACAATCACGCCTTTGGGCGCTGCACAGTGCGTGGCAAGAAGTTGATACTGTTTATGGCAAGCAAGTTTTACCAAAAACAAAAATCAATCGCTATCGTGATCTCAATGACACGTCAAACGCAAACATGGCAAGTACGCCAAATCAGCAAATCATCAATATGTTTGCAATGGACCAGATGCCTCGCCTTGTTGGTTCTGCTGCTTCCGTAAATGTTCTCGCTACATCGACTGGCGGTTTTTGGGCGCAACTTGATCCGGCAGATCCTACCAAAACAATTGTGGCTGAATATGATTTTGGCGCTGATGTTGAAATTACAGGCGTGATGCGAATTTCTGGACAGACGGGTGAAGCAACTAACTCCATGTTTAACTCTGTTCTTCAAGCTCAGATTAATGGAGTGTGGACAGATGTTACTGCCACAATGAACGTTCAGCCTACTGCAAACGATGCAACAATGGTTCCGATTTTAAACGGAAAAGTTACCGCTCGTTATTTCCGTACTCGAATTCTTCGAGTACAGCAATGGCTGTATCCTAGCGGCTTGCGTTTCTTTGGAAAGTATGTGAACGGTTCTCCTCGCACCTTTGGAAAAATCGGTCATGTTATTTTGATGCCATTTAATATGTCTCAGGCAACATACGATTCAGGCTTATTGGGTACAACCGCCAGTTGCAATATCATGCTCGCTAATGAAAAAGCGTTGATGGATGATCGAAATGTCGCTCTATCCGCGTACACTGTAACAGACGATCCTAAGAAAATCCCAACAACGGATCTTTTCATTCCGACGGGTCTAACGTTCGAACAAGGATCGAATTTGTATCCTCCGTTCTTTACGACTGTTCTTCCTATTACTGAATTGGGGGCATTATGATTTCTAATAAGGATATGGTTGCATCAAAAGCACTCACTGCGTTGATGGAAATTTTTACCCCTACTTCATCGAGCGTTCAGTGTCGAGTGGGTTTATTTAATGGCACGATGCCTGATCTTGTTTTGCCTGCTGCAATTGCGCAGAATATGACTATTGCGCCAGCTACTTTTCTGGCGGCTTTGGGAATCGCGCAAACTCAGTTCTTAGGCTGTCAGCATTATTCCCTCACCGTAGGGCGTCGTCCTACAGTAACGATTGGAAAAAATGCAGATGGTTCGCGTAACAGAAAGATCAATGTGAACTTTACCGCTGTTACAACCGATCTGATTGGCGCTGCAAACGGAACTCCAACATTCTTTGTTGCAATGCGCTCCAGTGCGTCAACTACGGATGCTAGTACGTGGGCAGCATTCACAGGAGGCACTAGTGTTGACGATATCATTATCGGTACGTGCGGCAATGAAGACAGCGACGCGGAATTAAAAATCGTTGGTAGCAATATCGTCCTCGGTCAAGGCTATCGCATGACGGATCTTAATATCCAATACTAAGGAAAATAATATGCTCGTCGAATTGAAAACTGTTCGCGACCGTATTATGGATTTTCTCGCGCAAAACAATATTTGTGGAGCGCTGTTTATGGTCAGTGGGAAGGAACCCACTGGCGATATCAGAGAAGATTTAAAACACGTTCGTGCAAGTTGCTTCTTAGATGTTTCTCTTGTGGCTACAGGAAACTTTAATAGCACAGTCACACTCTCTCACAGAAATTCCAATTCCCGTTATCCCGGATATGGTGCGAAGTTCTATCAGGATGGATCGCAAAACGATCTGCTTTATGTGCAAGCATTCCCTGTACGAATTTATCCGCAAGATACGCAAGCAACATATGACGGAACGAACGTTTTGGGATTGCTGCGTAACTATTCCGGATACTTCCCGCAGAACACTCGCGAATATGAATTTTATCCTACTGGTGGTTACACTGGAGGAACACCGGGCGCGATGATTGCAGACTACGGAACAGATTTTGATTTCCGCAAGTTCACAATGATGGCGTACAACACAACCAACTACACTGCAATTCAAATTGATTACAGTCTGGATGGGGTTACGTGGACTAACGTTCCAGTCACTGCACGTACAGGTTACGTTAATTTCAAAGCGCGTTATATTCGCTATACCGGCCTGAGCAACGCTGCGAAAGGTTTTGTTTATTTGTGGGAAGTATTGCCGAAGGATAACGCTTTCGTTAATGAGACAATTGATAAAATTGTTTTGATTCGTCCTACTGGCGATCTGTCTTATTCGAGCGATATGGTTGACGGTGTTAAAAATAACTATATTGGATTGATTCTCGATGTTGGAACGGATATCACCATTTCCGATACAGTTGCACGCGACGGCATTTCTCCTAATATACATTCTGCACGAATTGCTTTACCGTCAAGCGTAATGGAGGCAAGCTAATGCGTTTTGTTCCCGGAACTCCCCGCGCTCTTTTTTATCGTTGGGCGCAGAAGCAAAGCGGTAGTTCTTCAATGACTGCGTTGCCTGCCGCATTAATGTTTTTCGACGGCACAATGCCGGACACCGCAACTATTCGACAACGATTTGCCGCAGGCATGACCAATGCGCCACGACAAGCGAATCTCTATAATGTTATTTCTCCGCACCAATCGCAGTATATGGGTTTTGTTGGGTGGCGTTATGGAATTATTTCTTCGCTGGCTTCTGACGTTAATGAAATAGATTTGAATCTTAACTATCAGGGCGATACGGGAATGACTGCACCTACGCCAAATGGTTTTGAATCAGATCCTATTGCTACCAGACAGGCGAGAATTCATCGCGCAGGAAAACCAACGTGGTTTGCTCTTGCAGTAACTTATGGTTCTGGATATCTTGCTTGCAATAGCGACACGATTCCTGTACTGAACAACGGCAACCAAATTTATATCGCTGCGTTAGGGACAGTCGGTGACGAAGATAGCACAGCGGATCTTAAACTGGTAGGCGGTAATCTGGCGCTTACCCAAACAACTCCGGTCGATCTTAGCAAAAGTCCTATTATTGCTAATTTACGGTTACGACTCCGGTAAACCAAAGGTATTCACTTATGAAAACTGTAGTGGCATTGGCTGCAAAAGAATTTACTTCACTGAGCGCTGATCTTTCTTTGCTGCAAGAAGAATATCAGAATCTGTTTCGTGCAGAACTTGAAGCTCGCGAAGTGAGTAGTCCTTCTCAACTGGACGATGACCAGTTAAGCGAATTTTTCACTGACGTAAGCGCCAAATGGAAAGCTCGTAAACTGGAGTTGTTCAAAGAAGGCAAAATCGACGATAGTAAACTTTAAGAGGTAAAGCATGTTACCTGATGTGCAAGAAGCAATTAAACACTATGATCTGTTTCAGTTGTTCGGCTATGTTTGCACTTGGGTAGGTGGCGTTCTTGTCAATTATGTTCAAAAGACAAAACGTGAAGGTTTAGATTGGCGTCAATACTGGACGAATAACCCGTTCTCTACTGTAGCGAGTGTGTTCGTCAGTATTGGCCTTTTCATCAACCTGATCGGTTCTGGCGAAACTAATCACATTACGTTCTTCTCTGTTGCGTTTATGGCTGAAAACCTTATCAACAACGGATCGAACCGTAACAACGCGAACGACTCAAACGCAAAATCTGACAATCAGTGAGTGATGTATGCAAAAGCTGAAAAAATATTGGCTGGCGTTCGTTGGATTTCTTGCGATTGTGGTAGGAATCTTTTTGGTTCGTCCCAATCGCAGTAAAACATCCAACGGTATTTCGGAACTCCAGAAAGCGGAAGACAAAATTCGTGAGAAGGCAATCGATCAACAAAAGCAAGATGCCGAAGAAGTTGCGACCGATGTTAAGAAGCTGAATGAAGAAAGGAAGCCTGACGCACAAGCTGATCAGAACAAAGATATGGATGATCTAGCGGAGGAATATAAAAAGCTATGAAGAAGTTAATCCTTCTCGTTGCTTTTTTGTTGGTTGGGTGTGGAGTCAATCTTAATAAGATTCCAGAGCAGGAAAAAACATCCATCCAACAAATTCCCCGCGTAGAAAATCTAACGTGGGAGAAGGTTGAGGTTCCACCTAAGCCGGAAATAACAGTAAAAGTTTTCGAAGGTAAAAAGCTGGCAACACTGGATAACAAAGGAATGGCTGATTTGATCAAGCTATATTCCGGCGCTAAAAACAGAACAGAAGAGGTAAACTCTCTTGTTGTTGTGCTTAATAAAACAATCGACGAAAGGAATAAGCTGTTAGATTTGGCGAAGTCTGAGGAATTGAGATCGAACGCTCTTGCGAAAGATTTGAGCGCTGAACGTGATGCGCGAATAAGGGAACAGAAAGCAGCGGATCTACAACTGACTATTACGCGATTGGTTGCATTAATTGCAATTGGAGTCGCGCTATAAACAACAAAGGGGAGGCCAAACGGCTTCCCCTTTTTATTTTACGCCAGCAGTTCGCCTAACTGTTTTTCGAATGATTTGCCGTGCGCGAGAATGGTTGACATAACACCAGAAACGCCAGACAAATGATCCAGAAGGTTTTGCGATTCAACACGCTCATAGTTGAGCGACTCTTCGCCATCGATGTGTACCGTTTCGCGACCGAGCAGATTGATGCTTAACTCGTTCATGAGACGACGTGCGTTGGAAGCCAGTTCGTTGAAGAAACATTCGTTCTCACCGAAACCAACGAAACCATCACCAGTGCGCTCGCTGAACGAACGAATCGCTTCGCCGTTGTTGTTATCGAATGCACGCATTGCACTATTCAGAACAAAGTTCAGTGCCAGCAGGCTATTGATTGCCGGGAAACGGACAACGTTGAATGCGCGGTGGTTGGTGCCAGCGGCGCGATTTGAAGAAGACAAACGATTTGCGATGTTCGCAAACGCGTAGTGATAGTTTTCTTCATCGGATGAGAGTTCTTGCCCTTCATCCTCATCGCAATCATCTTCGCAGTTGAAATACTCGTAAACCGGAGTTTTGGTTGTGAGGCCGAGATTGCAGAAACGCAGTTCGAGATCCTGCGCCAACGATCCTACAGCGGAAGACTGCATAGAAATAGAATCAGGTAGGGATTCCGATTCAGTTTGTGCTTCGAAAAGTTCTGTTTCTTGCACATCTTCTTTTTGCGGTTGCACTTCTTTCTTGCCTTCACTTTTCCGGAAACGCCCGGTATTTTTATCACGTTCTGCCATTGTAGATATTTCCTGATTAAATGTTGAAAAGGAATTACATGCTTTCGTTTACGCGATACGTCAGCGTATTGACTGCATTCAGCATATTGTCCATGCGACGAACCATCGCTTCCAGCATGAAGGCAACGCCAACACACATGCTGTCAGAACAGGCAGACGCCGCACGTTCGATCTCTACTTCGGTGCCGAAAATAGAAATCGAAATACTGTCCAGTTGATCGCGAGCGGTATTGGAGGTAGAGCACGCGTCAAGATACGCATCGGACAGGCGGCGACCTGCAAACGTTTTATCCGTTGCCAGTGCTTCGCGATCTTCTTCGCCATCACATGCCTTTTTGCTGTCTTCCACGCCGTAAACAATCGCTTCGAACATCGCAGAAGTTAAAGCCAGCATACGTCCTGCATACACGATAGTTGCAGCAGCGGAGTTGTCTTCTTTTTGATAGCTTTGCACATCGCTATTCTGAGCAGACAGCAGATCGTTAACGCGATCAGCAATGCCTTCTGCGCCGAGAGAATACATACCGACTTTCGCCATTGCTTCGTGGAATACACCACAGGAAGTTGCGAGCGATTCAGACAGATTTGCCAGCACGCGGATCGGAGAGTTTTCGTTGTTGGTGACAACACGCGCAGGCGCAGTTGTTCGGGAACCGGTAGTTGCCGGAGTGATGGGGGCAATCGGAGCGGATTTTGCGGAACCGCGCACCGGAGTAGCTTTTTGTCCTTTCTCTTTCATTTTAGTACCTTTTGGCAATAGAAACATGTTTGTGGTATTGGATCACTTCATCCATGCACGGAATATCTTTTGTTTTGTGCGACGAAACAAAATTCAGAATAGACGTGAAGTTGAAATGACTGCTTAACGATAAAGCAAATTCGGTTGAGTCCATAGGCTCTACTTTACCTTCGGACACGCGTAGATAACTAACATCAAGCGGATTCATTTCAGTGACAGAAATAATCCCGGCGATAGTTCCTTCATCGATCTGCGTGTTTTCGGTCAACCAGCTATATAAATTCTTTACAGATTTTTTGTCGGTTGACAGCAGGAACAGCGGAGGCACATAGAGACTACTGCGTAAAATTTCGCGTGCCTCGTTGATCGCACTTTTAATGAGAGTTTCCGCAGATGCGACGGCTTTTTCAACTACTCTTCCGATTGCATCGCTATACGAAATGAAACCTTCGATAGATTTCAGATTTTCGTTATGTGGGCAGATACACATAAGCCCATTTCCCAACGGAATCGTAGCACGCGCAGAAACCATGTTCTCAGTAATAATATTTTTCGATTGATAATCGACTTCAACATGAACAAAGTTTTTGTAGTCAATTATGCTGCGCGGCATAGGAAGTTCGCCTCGCGCCATTGCCTGCGCTAAACGCGTGACGCGATTTTTATATTCAACTTCCATTTCGCCACTGCCGATCTTATCTGCCAGACTCATTTTGACTCCATAATTGGTTTCGAAATTTTGAGAGTATCCAGCAACGATTGAGCTAGTTTCGCAGAGCGATAAGATTTAAAACTCTTGTGCGAAGACTGCGAGAATTCTTGATACTCTTTGGTAAGCGCTTTCGCCATCGTCGAGTTGCCGGAAATGAATGAACCCTTACGCATCCAATTTACAGTTTCTTGGGTGCGCGTAATTTGACCGATAATGTTCTTGTCCGAGAAACTGAAAATCTTGGTTCCGATTCGAACGTGGCGCGTGATTTCTGCCTGTACATTATTCGGAGACAACACAATCATATAGTCAACGCAAAACCACGTAGCAAAGTGCCTCTGTATGAAACGTTTGATATTCACATTTTTCTCCGATAGTTTTTATACTGCGACATGCGCGTATGTTTCGGATTATGGTTTTGCCTGTAGATGCGTTTGCGATCCATCGAAGCAAAATTGCCTTTGGTCGGTCGGAATGCTTCTGGCTCATGGAAATAAGAAAACGCGGATTCCACGTAGCCCTGTTCCATTTGTTTTGCCAGCTTTCGAATTTCCTCGCGTGCTGATTCAATCGAATAGAACTCGATTTCAATTTTTACCACACGCTGAAAAATTTCATTATTCGCAATCGGATCTTCAATCCAATTCTTTTTAGCGATTTCGCACTGGACAACGTAAATCAAATGGCGAACTTGCTGCGCACCTAATGGAGAATTCTCTTCCTCAATCCAAAAGATATCGGTAGGTTTCCAATCAGCGCCGAAAGCCTTTTCGTGATAGCGTTGCTGCATAGCTTTCTCTTCATCCGTAATAGGATCGGTCAGCATATCCAACACGCGAAACTTTTTATTTTCGTCGTAGCGTAAAAATCCCAATCCCAACATCACGCCAGCAACATAATATTCTTCTTGAGAAAGCACGCCATCCTTGACGCGCTGTTCCAGTGAAAGTCCGATCATCGTCTACCCCGTTTTATCCTTTGTGGAACTCTATTTACAGATTTAAAATTCCGCTTCGGATTAGGAATATTGTGGCGGTTATCGAAATAAGAAGGTGGCGTTTCAACAGGGATAACTGCAACTTGAGATAAGCTATCAAGAAGTTTTTTCCCTACAGGCATTCCAGCCAAACCAATAACTACAATTTTGTCTGTCATTTGTTTCCGAAGATTTTCTGCTTCGCCTCTTCAATTTTACGATCACGATACGGAGCGAGAATTTTTTCATGACGCTCATTATCTTTTTCGCGTGCCTCACGAATGCGTCGGTCTTCGTCCGTGATCGCTTCTATCTCTGCGCAGAACGCCAGCTTGAAACGATTGGCAATATCGGCCTGACTGCGTGTGTGATCCGGTAAATCATTACTGCAATAAATAACGTCGCTTGAGAGCATACGGTCATTTGCAAAATCTGCAACCTCTTCCGCAAGTCGAATGGGATTGGTATTAGTGAATTGTTTGACTACCCGGCGACAATTTTCGGTGTAGATAACATCAGCATAAAGCAACGCTTGATTGCCAAACGAACTTTGCTGCATGTATGCGCGAACAACGAGATTTGCACCGTCATACTCAGATCCAGAACGAACCTTATTATAAACGAGTCTTGCTTCCATGATAACCTCAGTACGCTATATATGAACAGTTGTCGCCGTTCACATGTACGACGAGATTTTTATATTTGGCGATCTGTTTCAGAAACGCCTTCCCATAGAAATGTTTTTGTCCGATACCGCCGCACATGAAAAAGATTTTGCAGGCAGGAGGAACACGCACTTCGGTAAAGCAATCAACCTCAACGACATTGTGAGTCTTTCGAACCTCATCCAATATCCGCTTCAATTTTCCTTCCATTAGTTTTCTCCAGAGATACCACGTTATTTGGCGGTAAGTCTTTACATCCCAAGAAGCGCGAAACTTTAGGATTGAATTTTCCCATTTGAATTTCAACGCCATCCACGATTTCGAACACTCTATCGTTCTTACGCACAAAATTAAGAACTTCTGCTTCAATCAGCAGAATTGAGTTTAGTGTTTGAGGCTTGATTTCCTCAAAAGCGAGCGCGAATGTATTCGCTTCGATTTCGTGGGAATAGATGTAAGCGGAAAGAGCGCATTCCTTTTTGCCTTGAGACAGAACAAAGAGAGCGTTACGCCTTGCACGCTTTTTCATTCTTTGCAGCGTTGTGTGCTGATCGATACCGAAGCGCTGAAACATACGCTACTCCGTTTTATTTTTCCAGAGTTTAGAAACACACGATTGAAATTCTGCCTGAATGCCAAACAGATTCTTTTCAATTGCATCCTTTGCTTCCATAATCAGACCGGAATCGGCTTCGTAAAGATGTTCGATAACAATACTTTTCTCTGCCATATACTGCGCAGTGAAACTTTCATTGCCTAAACGAAAGTTGCGGCAGTTGCTGATAATGTCGGCGCATTTAACATCCTGACTTTGCTCGCTAGCGTGCGCAAGATGTTTAACGTTACGCCAAAAGCGAACATGGCGAGGAAGACTTTTATCTTCCGAAACATTGGTAACGCCTTCAACGATGTTTGAGATTTCCTCTCCGAACATTGTTTGAATAACTGCGCTTGTGATTTCGGTGTCCTCAACAACATCATGTAACACTCCGCCGCAAATAACTTTAATGTCTCTGTCATGGCGGCGAAGAATTTCTGCTACTTCGATTGGATGCAGCACATAAGGTTCGCCTGTATATTTGCGAAACTGTCCGTGATGTGCGCGACACGCTAAAATAACAGCTTCACTATACAGACGGCTTTCTTCCGGATTCAGATTCATTCTTTGCTTCCTTTTATGAGATACTTATTGTTTACAGTTATTCTCCCAAGATAAATTTCAGTCGGTCATGCTCAGTTACGGCGCGGCGCATACGGTCAACGATATCTTGAGGCAGGTGCTCAATAGGAAGACGATTTTCACGCGTACAATTTTCCATGAAGCGGCGAATGTACGTTGCAGGAGGAATACCAACTTCGCGGCAAAGTTCATTGAATGCGTCCGTGATTTCTTTATCCGGACGTACTGTAATACTTTTAATTTCGCGTTGAGCCTTCTTAGTCATTTTCTACCTCAACAAAATCAGCGTTGCCTGTAGCGCTATAAATACCTTGCCCTTCGTGATGTTCGCACGTTTTGTTGGCGCAGTATTCCCAATAATCAAAATTGCTGTAAGGTGGTGTAGTCATAAGCTCTTTGTTGCATAGAAGAAATACAACAGGCCATCCACACTTACAACACTTTCTGTTTTTTAATACGCTTGCGTTTGGCATTCTTTTTCCTTCTAAGTCGCCTCAGAATAACCATTAATCGGTGCGCCCATTCCGCAGCCTCAGCTAACGCATCGCCGTGACAGCGTTTAGGTTTACACCAACAGCCTAATCTTTTTCCGTAGAGTTCTTCTAATTCACTCAGAGAAATATCCCCGGCGTGAATCTTTTCCCACAATTCCTTTTCGTGTTCATCACACACTCGATCTCTTTCAGCAGGGGAATCGTCATTCATGTAATGACGATTCCCCCACTTACTTTGACGATCTATTCGAATATCGAAGTTGGTATTGCCGTTCCTCATGCTCACAACTTCGGTTCGTCTAAATCCAGTGATCAACATGCGAGGTAATCGTTCCGTCTGGTTTAGCCGTTATTGTGAAATGGAGTTTAGACATTCCCTCGTCCTTATCCAGCATCACACGCTGATTGTCTCCTGTAAATTTCGACGTTACCAAATGAGCAGGAGTGCCTTTTAGCGTTTCGCGGGAATAAATGAAGCCTGTCATGCTATGCAGTTTCTCCCTTTTAGATACACGCACGAGTAAACTGGTCAGACGGCGAAACGCATTATCAACATCGCCATAAATCAGTTCTTCAAACTTCGCAGGCTCAGGAGCACGATTAATTCCTTTACTCGCTATCATCAGTTTCCTCATGGAATTCCGGAGGTAAAGAATCCAACAACTCTTTGGAACGTTCTTCCGAAAGTTCGTTAGCTTCGTCGGTGTCCTGCATTTCAATAAGATATTCCAGACGTGAAACATGGTCACACAGGAATCCAATATCCTGATACGCAGTGCTAACTTTTGTCGGAACTTTACTGATCGACCAATTGGTCTGGTTAGGATCTTCCATTCCTTTTTCAGAAAGTTTAATACGACGATCATCAACAATCGAGATCATCTTTTTGCGAATATCGAGCAGTTGAGTGAGAGAAAGACATTTACTCATTTTGTTCCTCTATTAATCTGGAGTTGAAAAGATTGTGTTTTCCTATCCATGTTTGCCAGTGCGACACATATTTAAATTTGCCACTCGATTCAGAATAGTTAACTGCTATTCTAAGCATTCCCGTTTTATCGTTACGGTAGACATAAAGATCCAAAGTCGTTTCGTACTGATAACCCGGCTTCTGCCATTCGAGAACAGACACTTCACACAATTTTGATTTCAAAAGGCGAGGATCAAACTCTTCGGTTTTGTATATCGGAACCGGATAGAAGCGAGTTTTAAAATCGAACCACTTGCGGAATCGCGCAAACGTTTTTGGAAAACACACTTGTAAAATTAACGTAACTATCACCACAGGCCACAGAATAATAACCATAGCCGGATACACGAAAGTTTGAATCCAACTCAAATGGCTTTTCTTTCGAATCTTCTTATACAGCGCTTCAATAAAATCAAGCAGTGCGAAAGTTGATCCGAAAATAGCCCACATCGCAAGGAAGGCAATCAGATTATTTGCGTCCATTTTTTCTCGCATGTTTATTTAGTTTACGCGATGCACGAATCAACGATTTACGTTTCGAACGCGGAGATAAATTGATTTCCGGCTTCGCTGCATAGTGAGGAATGGTCAGTTTTGGCGCAAGAGATTCAATAAAGTTTTTTAAATCCTCTTTGTTTTCAACCGTAAAGGTTCCCTCGAAGGTACGCGGAAACTCTTCAAGCTCTTTTGACCAACTTTGTTGAGGTTCGATTTTCGGATCGATAATTAAAATTTTATCCGGATCGAGTCCTGAATAAAGAAGGCTTGCTGTAATAGTTCGCGTGTCAGAACGGTGCTGCATAGCCAGCGTCGCTTTTCCCGGACGGCGAGCTAATGAATATAAACGGTCATCGTTCCCTACTTTAACTTTCGAACGATGTATGCAATGTTCTGCGAGAACTTCTGGATCTACACCCATTGTTTTAAGCATGTTACGATCCGTAGTTTCAGTAAACTCTTCCAGCAGTTTATGATCAAGACCCATCGCGCTGCAAAGTTCTTTAGCGTGAGTATCAAAAACTTGAAAGAAAGGATCATGCTCGCAATCAGGTAGAGGAACAAACGGAGACATGCCGCGATTCAATCGTCCCTCAGCCTGTTCATGCGAAGGAAAATTCCAACTCCACGGAAGCGCACTAAATATAACACGATAAGGAGATCGATTCATATCCAACAAACGGGATAAACGTTGTTGTTCGCGAAGCACAGAATTCCAAAGGTCTGGAGGCAAGCGACTACAGTTCAGTTTCATGCCCGTCATAGTACCAACGGACATTTTTATTTCGTTGTTCTGCGAATCCATTTTAGATCCCCTTTTGCAATTCCAGTCTCGAAGAAATTCAATTTACCTTTCATTGGAATGGGTTTACATGGCCTTGCTTTACGCACACAGAAACCTACTTGCCCGAAATACCACGGCGAATCGCTTTCGTTAACTGAATCAAAAATCTCCATGCTGCCTACAATACAACCGCGATCCAGATCTTCAAACGCAGGAATTTTTACAGACAACTGATCACACAGTTCTTTTGCTTCTGCGTATTCTTTACGAGTCATTCCCTTTGAAGCATGAATTAAAACATCCCCGCGCATCTTTGTATGCCAGCTACGGTTTTCAATATCTTTAAAACCATTAGCCAGTAACCACGCATAAGGTTGCTTAACACTTAAAGCCTTCATAAATAATCTTCCTATTTGAAAGAAAGATTTGCAGTTGTATTTAGCAACCTTTCTTTGTAGCCTTCATTCATTTCAATGAAATTGAATTTATCCGGCGACATTAATGGAATACAGCTATGCGACGCAATAACGATTTGTACATGCTCGCGTTGAGCAATATCATTCATCAGTTGCCAGAAAGCAAGTTGCGAACCTAAATCCAAAGTACGCTCAGGTTCGTCAAACATCGCAACGATATTACTTCCAGCAGCAGGCAGAAGTTTTTGTAAGAACTTCGCTCGCTTCGCAAGATGGTTATTATCTTCCGGGCGAATATGATATTTCACTTCTTCCAAACTTACTTCCGGGCTACGTTCTTTCAGCGCCATTGCAATATGCGTTATGACATTGCTCATGCCCTGACCAGAAGAAAATTGTTCGGTGCGTTTGAAATGATCCGTAGCCTCTTTGCCTAAACCGTAGCAAAGAGCGTGCGCCCAATTTAGAGCGTCGCACGGTTTCCAATCAGGAGACATATACATGCCGTAAATTGGCGATTCAGTTTCAAGAGAAACATCTGGCATATAGATTTCGTCGCTGTACCAACGATCCGGATCTTCCTTCGACCAGTATTCATCATTAAAACGAATGAGGCGATCATCAAGGCGCGTATGTCCGTAGTTGTACGCCAGAATTTTCTTTGCCAAAGATTCCAGTAAAGAGCTTTTGCCGCTGCCGTTCTCACCAACCAGAACATTGATACGACCGCTTTCAAAATTGAATTCACGACCAACCAATTTTTCGGCACGTTGTTCTTCTCGTTCTTCTTTGAAGTAACGCAGAGATTCAGCAAACTTTATTTTCTTCAACATAGAGTTCTTACTCCCCCTTGTAGCTTTCCATGAAATCTGTCTCTTCAAGAAAGACTTTACACATTTCTTCCATGCGTACCGAAGGGATAGATTCAGTTGCGCGTTTGACATACTGATTCCAGAGATCGGCGCACGTTTGAAACGTAACGTTGGTGGGCATATCGAAATACATTACCCATACACGCTCTTTTGTATCCGGATTAATAACACTCCACTGACGCATCAACGCACACCATTGACGCATATCTTTATCTGGAACCAAAGCCGTGTGGTACGCGAAGCAGCGATCATTGTTAGTATCAAGCGGATCATCGTAACCAACTTCGGCATTATAGATAATAGTGAGTTGCTGCAACGCCTGATAGCAATTGCGTACAGTGATTCTGCGAGACGGATTTAAATCTAAAACTATAGGACGATCAACACGAATATCGTTCATAAGAATTCCTATGGTGCCTCTCCAATTTCAGGCATCTGTTTGTTAGGATCGACAATCAAAGTCTCAGACATTTTCTTGCCGCCTTCGCAAGAGTAGATGTAATACTTAACTCGTCTTTGACTTGTGATTTGCCCGTTAAATTGCGTTGATTCTTCCTGAAAGAGATATGCTCCCGTAGCAACGCAATTATGTTCGACTAACATCTGACTGGTGTAGACCGTATCTTTAGGATCGTTGCATCCAACCAGAAGAAAAACTATTAGCAGAAGTTTTTTCATTCACGCACCGTATAGAAAAATTCGTTGAGATAAACTTTTCTGCGGCGAATCATTCGGGTAACAACCCAAAACATAATCATCAGAAAAGCGAAACAGATAGTTAGTGCTCCAGTTGCTTTGAACACGTTACCGTAAATGTCCATCACAATCTGGCCTAAACCGAACGAGAAGAAATACGCAGGCACGCAGTAAAGAAGAAACAAAATAAAACGAATCATGTTCACCACACAAATTTACGCAGGAGATCTGTACCTTCGATCTCATAGATTGCATTCGGGACATTCAGGCCACTAATGCCGATATACGTTTGAGAATTTTCTTCCACCCACGCATTGAAGTCCATATATTTTGGCGCGTGAGTTACAGTGCAGTCTCCGCTTTTGTGGAACCACAATTCCCACATACCAAATTCAGTTTCAGAATAAATGAGAAAATCATCAAAGCGGTGCATCTGAACAGAATCATAGTACGCACGAATTTGCAGAATCATTTCCTGAATAACTTCTTTTATTCCGAGGTAATGAATATCGGGCGTGCCACACTCATCTACAACGCTTAATTTTTCGCGAGCGCCTTCGGTAATGAAACGATTTGGGATCGTCTCCATGTTCAAATCAACATTGTCTTGCACATCCACCGCAATTTCAAGACCGTAGTAAGGCAAAAGAAAAACGCGGGAACCTTTCGGCTCAAGATAGTGACGGATATTATCTACAACGCTGATAGGAACACTATCAACTCGCGTGCCTACCGGAATGCCGCCAAATTCTTGCAAGCATTGTTGCCAACGATCAATCTCATTAAGTTCCATCATTACGCTCCAGAAAGTGAAAAAGGCTACCAACAATATGCTGATAGCCTTTATTTACAGTTTATTTGAATTGACGCCTAAAGTCTTCTCGCCAACAGGAGATATCCTGCGCTGCGCGGCGATCCGGATGGTCAGCAGGCAAATCGTCTTTGTATCCGTAACTATGGACACGCAGATAACGTGCTGTTTCTACCGCCTGCGGAAATTCGCACATCCACGCTTCAACCGTTCGCAACTCATGCCCCATTCGATAGTCGCGATAAATTGCATCGCGGTCTTCTTTGTTGAGGCAATGAAACGCAATGCTTCCGATCATGTAGCGTATCGAATGCGCAATACGTTTTAGCAACGGTTCTTTAGGAACATCTTGTTCCATTTCGTTGATGAAAATACTATAGCGATGTTTGTTGCATTTTGTGCAACGCCATTCGCTACGCGCATAATTGGCTTCGTCACCATGAATAGTTCGAAAACGTTTCCAATCGTGCGTGCAGAGAAGTCGCGTTACGAACCCACGTATCGCTGTCACGAACTTCCCCTTAGTTGACAATCAATTCTCCATCACGGATCGAAACATCCGGAACGCCGTCGCTCGTAGTGATTACGCCAACATGCGAATCCTCACGAACAAAAATAATCGTACCCGGCTTGATCAGAATTTCGCTGCCGTCAACATGCGCTTTCAGCACCAAATAATCGTAACCTGATACAATCGCTTTCTCCATGCCGTCCGGGAACATGCGATTCTTCGCCTTCTCAAACACAACATCCGGATTGAATTTCTTATCCTGATTAATTGTGCAGGCGATACGAAAAACTGCAATGTCTTCGAAGCCTTTTGCAATCTGTTCAACAAACTGCATTTTAACAGCCAGCATCACAGGATTTTTATTCTGCATTTACTGTCACCGAAGAAATGCGCCAATCTTTGCCGAACAGATCGCCCTGCGAAGGAGTCCACGGAAAAACTTTGTTCTGCGTGGTTTTCAGTACAGCGAATGGCGAAAAAGTTCCGTCAGCATCGGCGTTATTATCGCGCATAGTGAAATACGGATTCTGCGGGAATGCGTCGGGCGAATCGTCCGGATGTGGTGCCTGCGGAGAAATAATACGCACATACTGATCAGCCCCGTTCCAACCTTCACGGTCAATAACCAGCAAGGTTTTCGAATCGTTGTGAACGTTACTTAATAGCTTCGACCACGCATCCCCAAAATCGAGGCCGCTCTCAATTACGATCTTTTGCATTGACATTTTTCTGTTCCTTATTAGGACGAATAGAAAGGCACATAAAAGTATTTCCCGGATCAAACGCGAGGGTCAACGTTTGGGAATTACCTATGAGTTTCATAACCTCTTTTTGATGAGGCAGCAGTTCAATTTGTTTCAAGTTCCCACCCGCCAATTGGTTGAATGAAAATTGAATCGACGCGATCAATTGAGTGTTTCAGATAACGCTCATAGATATCGTTGTACGCAGAAGTGTTTTGATACTCATCTGCATCAACGCTCACGTCATACATGATCTTACCTTTGGTGTAATCGACTCCCCAAATGAGCACCGGGATCGTTGCGCCAACTTTCGCAATATGATCTTCGAATTTGAATCGCACAATATCGCCGACTTGAAAATTACAACCTTCCAGCGTGGGATATTTGCCAGCAATAGCATTAGGAAGAGTTGACGTGTGAGAAGCCAGAAGCCGCTCATCCACACCAACAAGAGGACGACCGCTATGGAATTCGTATTCCGGATTTTCCTGCGTACCTGCATTAACCGCCACAGCAACAGTATAGCTAATTCCATTTACGCCAAACTCAACCCCTTCGATTCGACCAAAAGGGATTTGCTCGGACAAATCAAAACACAACTCCGCATGTTCACCAATAGCAAACGCACTTGAGTAGTTCGTATGCTGTTTGTACTTACGCACAGGTTTCAAATCCAGAGATTCAACTGCTTCCGGAGTTGCATCGGCGATAACGTTTTCGACTTTATCCAGAGTTTCTTTTTTCATGACTTCATTCCTTCTAGGAAGTAGGCTATAGAACTTTTGAACTATAGCACTATTAGTTTTTCAGATCGGGTTTTGCATAACCCATAGTTTACAGCGAGAGATAATTCCCGCTGCTACGTTACGATCCACGTCAGCATCCATCAAAGCATTTTCAATATCTGAAATTGTTTGAAAATCCCAACGAAGATTTTTACGTGCGGTGCGAATAAATTCAGGCCAGTCGATTGCCATATTGTTTTGAACAATGATTCGATCAACCGATACATCGAGAGGTAATCCGTGCGTGGCCTTCAATTCAAAAACAGTTTTCCCCGAAAACATTTCAGTCTCCTTTACTTCTGCGTCGTTCCTCCATTCGTTCCTGAACGTCTTCGTCAAGCATCCGAATGTTGTCAACAAGGCAAGGGAAGAGGACTTCTAATCCGTAAGTCGAAACCATGTAAGTAGTTCGTTCGTGCAATGCACGCATGGTTCTTTGCGAAATTGAAGCACAGATTTGATCGTTGTAATCGTAAAGATTGCCGCTAGGCGCTCCGACAGGTTGCGGAGGTTCCGGTAAAAGCTCGCCTAAGTTTCCATGCGATAGGCACGCATCCAAGCAACACATCCACTCGAATGCTTCTGCTTGCAACGCGTGATGGTAAATATTGCGATGCGCCTGTATTGAATAACTGCTTGTGAATTCAGTTATCGTTAGCGGTGGCATAACTTCTTCTTGATTGAGAAGATACGTGGATGAACTTATCGATAGGATTCTTCCCCTCTCTGCAATCGCACGATCTACCACAGCAACGATAGCGTCAATTTTTTGGAAGTTAAGATCTATCTGTTCGATTTCAAGAAACGAACACTCGTTTTGAATTCGAGTATAGAACGCTGTATGTTTCGTAAGACGCGACAGCGAACCTTTAATCTGTTCAATTCGAGAAATAATCTCTTCTTCGTTCAGAATAGAATTTTGTTCCGTCTGATAGTTTGGCATAGGAATTAGCGGAAGTTTCTGCGCGATTCGCAAAATATTTTCAGCATACCAAAACAAAGATTCCATTTGACGCAATTCAAATAACGGGCGCATAGGTTTTCCTAATTGCAGAAGGTTGAGTTTCCTACATGAGAGCAAACAGTTGTTTTACCGTTGCCGTCAGTAATAAAAGTGCTGCCGCCTACATTCTGAATCAGCGTGCCGTCGCTGCCTAACGTGCTGTTACCAACTTTATTATAGATGGTGGAATTGCCTTGCCCGTCATTCAGAATAGTGGTGTTACCATACCTATTTACAGATGTTCCATCGCTTCCGTAAATCTGATTTCCCACCTTGTTGTATACCGTTGTTCCGTTACTATCCGAAACAAATGTACTGTTTCCGACAGAAGTTACGATAGTGCTTCCGAAGCTGAAACAGGAAACAAACAAAAGGCAGAACATAAGTTTTAAAGATTTCATTCAATCCATTCCAGTTGTGGAACCGCCAAATAAATATCACTGGCGGTAAGGCTGTAACTCTTTGCAGAGTCATTAGATTGCAGTGCGCGAATTTCCGCAATCGTCGTGATGATTTTATTTTGAAAATGCAGAATCTCTTCCAGCATATCCGCATCCGATCCGGATTTTGGACAGCAGGCAGTTGGCCCACGTAATTCTGCTTCCATTCCTTTTTCGAGTTTCAGACAGTACAGGCGGTGATAAAAAGAATCAAAACGTTCAGCCATGCGAACCATGATTCTTTCGAGTTCTTTATTTTCACTGAACATCGGAGCGAACCTCTGTTTTAGGTTGAACCGAATACTGCTTTCTGAAAGCATCTTCGAGAATAGCTTTCTGCACTTTCTCAAGAATTTCTTTCATTGCTTCGTGATATCCGGAATGTAATTCATCCGGCAATCCGATGTACGAATAACTTTCGGTACTGCCTTCGCGCACACGATGTTTTTCGGAATAGCGAATAGCATCCGACAGAACAAAGAAGAAAAGAAAATCGCGAGTGAATCGGATATCCGTAAACGCACCATTAGCATAAATATTGCTAAGAAGTGCAAACGGCGCACTGGAACGATCATCGTTAATGCCCGGCTCAGGTGCGTAGCGCCAGCCGCATTTCAGCCCATCGATAGGATTGTCAGCGATGAATTTATCCAGCGAGTCATTCAATGCTACAAAAACATCATCCAGCTTAGGCTCAGTGCCTTCGAATTCTACGAAAGGTTGTAGAAAATTTTCACCAGCCGTTGTGTTAATGCACACTGAAAACTTTTTATCAGCGACTACAGCGATCATCGCCATGCTTATCAGATCGTACAAAGAATACGTCTGGCGAGAATTGATGATGCGCTTCGGGTAATGTACAACTGCACCGCTTTGTTCAAAATCGAGAAACAGATTTTGTTCTTTGGCATGTTCGCTTAGACTGCGAAACATATCCAATGTTTTAGCAACAGCCGCATTGATTTGCTCACTTGTCATAATAATTCAATCTCCACAATTTCAGCAGTTGCGCCTACATCGGTTTTCATGATCATCAAACCAGCGCGGCGATATTTTTGAAGTTCCTGCGCCAGCTTGCCGTAGCCCGTGTTGTCGTTCTCATCGCGGAATTTAACTGTTTTAACCGGATGACTTCTGCGCAGAGAGTGCCACTGTTCTTCCAGAAACACGTTATTGATCTCGTCCAGTTGGATAGGAATATAAAGTTCTTCCAAAGTTTCCGTAACGAGAATTGCGCCAATGGCACCGAGAATAAGAAGGCGATGAGTGATCGCAACTTCTTCCGGATTAGGAGTTTCAGTATCAAGCGAGACAGTAACAAACGGCACGTCAGTTTTATTGCCATCTACTGCTTGCTGAATTCGTTCGCCGTAATAAATTGTAGTCATTCTTTCCTCATTTGCGTTTGATGAAATAGACGACCACCGCTGCAACAACGATAGCCGAAATAATTGGGAAATTTTTGATTGCGAACAACAACACTGTAACTGCGCCGACTATCAGCATAAGGATAATCATGATAAAGAAAACGAACGCGGTTAACATATCCATTATTATTTTCCTAACACAACAACTGTTTCAGTGGAGTGGATTTCTTTTCGAAAACCATATTTATTGTATAGGTGGAATGCTTTTTTATTATCACGCCACACCATAACATGTGATACAAGCGGAGAGTATCTCTCCAATAAGGCATTTCCCAAGCCTTTATTTCGCCACTCAGGGCAAACATAAAAACTGATCAGCTCATCGTCAGAAATGGACATGTAGCCAATCAGAATACTTTTGTGGAATGCAGCATACACCGTGCCGTAATCCCACACGCTATACAGATCATCGAAATTTCTTAACGACTCATACAGCAAGAAAGCGTCAGCGACTTCGCGAAACTTCGCACGGCGAAACTCAACCCTGCGAATTTTTGTGAGGAGGAATTCTCGCCAGTAAGCGGTTAAGGTCAGCAGCAAATTCTTCAACTTCATCGCGATCCTCCGCAACAAAAATATCTACTCCTATTCCCCGCAGTGATGGATGATCATCAGACACGTAATGTTTCACCGTGAATACTTTTGGTACTTCATTTTCTTCTTCACGAATCTGTTTGATTTTATCCAATGCGCCACTAACTGCCGCGTCGTCTGTTTTAATAGTTTTAAGAATTGCTTCCAATTCAGTTAGACGTTTGTTCAACATTAGAGATATCCGACATATGAATAGTAAGATTCATCCAATCGCGGCAAACAGCAACACGCTTTTTACCTTCGCAGAACTTCGTTAGCTCCAACGCAGCGTCAGAAGTTTCGCCAGTAAATTGATGCAGTTCTGCCTGATTAGGAATGTCCCAAGCATTCAAATAGAATTCCAGTTCTGCTTGAATGTTTCCGTGCGCCAGTTCCGCAAAAATACTTGTCCCAAGCAAAGAAACAAGCCGCGTACCGACAAGCCCACTTATTGAAAGCTCCCGGTATTCGATATTTGCAGGCGTGCGCTTATCAATCACTAACATTCTTTCCTCCAAAACAAAAGGGATGCGCTACACATCCCTTATTTACAGATTACCGCACTTTACCGATCAATTGCAAAATAGGCCATTTGTTCAGATTGTTCATGGTATGAAGAATATGTTTCGGAAGAACTTTCTCAATACCACTACCAAACGCAAAAGTGTTTTCTTCGGTAATCACTTCAAACGGAACTTCGATCTGATTCTCTTCGAGAAAATTCAGAATGCAGCCCGGATAACTCTGAACCGTAGAACGTCCGTTACGGAAACCAACAACGAAATGCAGCGCGTTGGCATCAAAGAACGCATAGGAAACAGGAACACCGACCGCATTTGCCGCAGCGCTCAGTTTATCGTTAAGCTGTTCCACATAGGCTTCGGTTTTGTCATTGCCGTAATGCCCGAACGTTTTCGCACGGTGATCGTAGAAATTCTTTGCGCGAGGCAATCCGCTAACGAGATAATCCAGATACGCCTCAGCCGTTGGCGCTTCAAACGTAGCAACCAATTCTTCTTTTTCGAAGATGTTGATCGTAAGTTTTCCGAACAGTTCGTTAGCGGTCAGTGTCTGGCCTTTATCTTTGATCGCTTCCTGCATCTTCTTGATCATCGGCGCAGGAAAATCAGACGGCAGACAACCGTGCTCAACTGCGTTGATGTTTTCGAAATAAGGAGAAAGCGCGTGCGCATGGAACATCGCCACATGATCATACACTTCCGTATGACCGGGCAGACTCACATCTTCATACGTGATATGATACTGTTCGCCGACTTTTTTGATCGTTGTGTTTTCCAGAAGAATTTTTCCGACATAGGTATGCTCGAAAGTTCCTTCCATGATCACTTCGTTTTCTTCTGGCTCAACGACGATCCAAAGACCGAGTTTCGCACTGCTATCAGCAGAGATTATATTCACTTGCCATTTCCTTAAAGTTAATCCACGCTGCACAATCCGCAGCAACGAAGGCATCAGTATCTTCGCAGCTAACCATAAACATATCGCCTTCCTGCTTCAACTTAGGCTGCATGAGATTGTTGCCGTACAGATACAGACTCAGAGTAAGAGACAGATTGACATAACCGCCCATGCCATTAGGCAGAACCGAAACAATATCAATCCCGTCATGCGTACTGCTACGCGCAAAGAACGCAGTGAAAATTCCGTTCTTTTCGAAAAGAGGCTGCAACGGTTTCAAACGTTTATTGAATTCCGTAGCCATATCTTCGTAGGTTATGTTTCCAGTGATTTCCGGAACAACAATTTCCGTTTCACCTTCTGCGCTGTTTACCGTGGTGATATTCATCACTACTTTTTCGTGAATGGCATGAGCAGCAATAGCGCGAGAAACCAATTCAAACGGAGTGTAGAACCCTCTCAGATCTACGCCGCCTTTGCGTACCAGAATGCCTTCCTGATCATCAACGTAAAATTCCATATTCGGAATCTTTTTAAGTTGCTGCCAAAGATCGACATAGAGCGGCGCAAGAATTTCCTTCGCTTTATCTCGCCACCCATAAAAACGAAAAAGATCGATTGTGTCGAAATGCTTGTTGCCTACCAACACCAACTGTTTTTCAGTGCAAAAAACTTCCAGCGACATATGCCCTTCGATAATGCTCCGCAGAACATTGGACGGCACCGGAAGATCAATCGCACAGGTAAACATGTTATTGCTTTCGGTGTCTTCGTCGATAGGGCGAATGATTGTGACATGGCGATCCTGTTTCTCTAGCAGTACGTCGCGATACTGTTTTGGAATAGCGTCCATAGGATTAGTGTCAGGATTCGCTTCACGCCATTCCGGAGAAAAATAAATTTCCGGAAGGTCAATCATTCCGCGAGAGTTTAAATCGTCACTCATTTTCAATCACGCTCCAGTTATACGGTGAGTTAACGTCAACATTGTTATACACATTGTCGTCATAGCTTGCTTTCGGTTCGATGCGGAAAATCGAAGGCGAGTATTCAACAGTGGTCTGAATGTTCTGATAATGATCGCGCAGAAAGATAAATGCGCACAGAATATTTTGCCACAGGAGATCGTCCGTCGGATAAATAGCTGTCTGCATTTCACGATATTCAAAATGCAAAACAAGACGCATCGCATCTACCCGTTTGCCGTCTTTGTTGTAGGCTTCAACACGACGAGCAACAATATTGTACAGATTGCGAATATCAACAGAATAGACCAGCAACTTGCCGTTATTCTTAACGCGCATAATACCGTTGTAGCTGATCCAGTTGTAGTGCTCTAAGAAAGCCTCTACTTCCAGTACGGACGGATTGGAATCGAAATCAATTTTGCCAATTGGGGAATCGCTCATTAAATTCTTCCTCTGCGAAAAGTTTGAGATCAAAAGGTTTGAGTTGTTCCTGTACTTCTTTGAACAGCGGAGAATCCCAAACGTTCACAACACTAGGGAGACGTTTTTTGCTTTCAGGATAATCAGTCGCAATGCGCGTCCAGTATTCAACCACTGTTTCGTTGAGGCGATTAACATGCCAGTCCAAAGTATTCAGATTCTTTGGCGGGTAAGGCGGTGCAAAATTTAATTCAACCGACTGTTCGCAATGTGCCGCCAATTTCGCATTCAGATACGAACGAATTTTAGGTGCGAACTCTTGCGAGAATTTGCGACGAAAAATTTCTTCGCGAGTATCGCCGGAGGAAAACGAACGATTGTTTTGTTGTGCTTTGAGCAGGGCTTCCGCGCCGAAAATTTCTTTGTAGGATTTGGCGCTGATCTTTCCGAGATTTTCAATCACATCGTTGGCATAGAAACTGAAAAGCACGTCGCCCGGACAGACGATCATAGAATCGGAACGATCTACGAAACCGTGATCATGAAATTTATTATTGCAGTGAGGACAAATAGAATCGCCGGAATGATCGGGGTGGCGGAAGTAGCGCACAACGGTTCCTTCATAATCAGGATTCTCGCCGGGAAAATCACCGTTATGGAACCAGTGGCAGGAAATGACGGGAGTGAGTGTTTTCATGATTGGCCTCTCAGTAAGTTAAGGGGATATCCTTTCCCCTTATATTTACAGTTTTCCAATCTTGATTGCGGAGGGTCTTATGTGTGGCAGGCGCACAACAGCGACGTTGGTTTTTTGCAGCACAGTTGGAGGGAAGAAAACACGCTTCGGAAATTTCGCCGAAACTTTTCGCCAGAAGGGTTTGCAAATACATTCAAATTTCAGAAAGTCGATTTTATTCTTCTCCTGATATTCAAACAGAACTTCCAGTAAGGACAATGAAAGTTTGTGCCCTCTCATTCTTTCGGGAACATAAATATATTCCAAAATATGACCACGACCAGATGAAGACAACTTTATATAAGGAACGTCCTCTGTTTCTACAACATAACCATCACGCGGAGGAATGCCGCGCAGCACCAGATACGTTCCAGTATAATCTTCTACAACCATTCCGGAATCAAGAAGCATAAAGATACCTCTCTTCCCATACCGCTTTGATGTGCGCAAATTTTCCAGTGCGTCTCTGTAAACGAACAATCAATTTGCTTCCGAGAACTCCAACAGAAGTTATTTCAATCTGATCGTCAATGTCGTAAACCTCAATACCGAGTGACGGTCGATACATTGCTTTCATTTCTGCCGGAGTAAACTCGATTTCAATTTCCTCATATCCGGCATCTAATGGAATATCTCGCACGAAATTTCGTATGTGATAAAATCCATTAGACGGCGCTCTCTCCTGTCCGAAAAATCTAAATGGTTTGAACATGCTTACCTCGCGCTAATATTCTTTCCCTTTCAAATTAGCGTGAGTACGAAATGCAAAAGCTGAACAGGCAGATTAGCTATTGCCGCCAGTGTTAAGACCAAAACAATGTGTGCCTCTTTGTCGTTACATCCCGCAAACGTTTTTAAGTGAACGTGCATCACTTTATATACTCGACATACGCACCACGATACAGCAGCGCCAAGAGACACAAGTAGGCAATAAAAAAATAAGATAGAAAGAAATCTGCGCCGCAGTTTCATTATACGGAATCATCCTTTTTCTCGAATCAGTTCTTTGAGGAACTCGACGATCTCTGTAGGAGATATTTCAAGTTCCAACATTTTTCGGATTGAATCAACATCGGCAACGGAGAGTGATTTACTATCATGCTCAAAGCTATCACCGTTGATCAGAAGTCGAAGTGCCATTGCGCCAGTTTGAACAGCTTCGGCGAGAATATTCGCTTTCAGTTCGTCGCTATGCTCAGGTGCTTGTTGGTAGTCCAAAGCAGCTTGCAGAGTTTCTCCGCTTTCCTCGCCCATAATGCTTGCGGCATAGACAGCATCTTTGTTCCAGTTGGGAAATTTCTTTTCAGCACGCGCCAGTTCATTTACGAATTCATTCACAAATTTACTGACGAGATTGCTGCGCAAATCTGAATCTTCGTTCTGGAAAACACCCGCATTGATATATTTCACCAGACCAAACGGATCAACAATCATAATGCGATCAGTTGAAATTTGAACAGCGCCGTTTTCAAAACCGGAAACTACCCAAAGACCATGTTCAGCAAAAGGATGCAGATCGATAGGAACGATTGAGCCTATTGCGGGAACAAAACTTTCGATATAGATTTCTGCACGGCCTTGTTTGCCAACAGCCTCAACGCCTAACACTTTGAACGGATATTTAAACATTACTCTTCCTCAGTCGGGTTTGCAGCTTCAATATATTCAGCATCAATATCACGATGGATCGCATAGTAGCCGTCACGCGTAGGCACTGCAATGTCATATGAGAAATGCTGACTAACGTTGATAGCGTAGATTAATCCACGCATGGGATTAGGAGAGTTAGGAATAATAACTTCGTCTCCGATTTGAAAATGGTTTTCTTCTGACTGCATTGCGCCAGAAATTTTTAAACTCTTCACCTTCACGTAATGCGCCCGTGGAGGCATATCAGAAACTTGCTCGCCGAAATAAGTTTCGGGAAAACGCACGCACCCAATCGGACTCAATTCTTCTGCTTCATTTGTTTCTACCGATTCTTTCGGTACGAGGGAAAGCGGAGAAATTTTTTCTACAATTGGTTCCGGTTCCGGTTCGTACACAGCATCAGGTGAGCGTAAATTGCTTCCTGAAATCATTTTCATCACTGCCATTACGCCAGAGTTACCGACAGGCACAGCGATATCGTAACAAACTCTTTCACTGAAACGCACAGCGAGAACAGTCGCATCAATGAAATGTGAAATATTTTTATCACCTTGACTTATACCGAGCACAACCGGAGATCCGATTTTGTGTTGATACATTTCGTTGTGATCTACATCCTCTTGTGATTCAAACTGAATGCGCACGTCGCGAATATTATCACGATGTACTGCCGCGAAGTGAAACCAATTACGCATGATAGGCATGGCGATTCCTACGAAAAAGGCGGCACAAGGCCGCCATATCTTATTTGGTTACGCGCCCGGTAATCTTACCTTTCGGATTGTAACCTTCCAGATTGAACATTTCTACGCTGATTGAATCGAGAAGTTCTTTCGGTTCCAGTGCAAAAATTTTCGGATCGATTCGCATGATCGGATACTGCATCGGATTACCAGTGCTACGAACTTCTGCCACCAGTTCTTCGAATTGTTCACGTTGCTTATCAAGCGCCGTCCAGTGATGTTCATAAACATGCGTATTGGTGCTGTCAATCGTAAAGCTACCGATATTCAGGCCGCAATATTTTGCGAACAAATGGAAGATAGAACAGTAGCCGATAACATTAAACGGCAAGCCTAATAGGGTGTCACTTGACATTATGTTCACAAGGAAGCGCAACTTTCCTCGCCGTCTTTCGACCGCTGCATATCACTATGCAGATCAGACTATATCACAATCCTCTTTCGAGGACTCTCCACATTTCGAATGCCATTAGCTTGCATCCTACTCTACTCGCTTCCGAAATTAATCGTGCTTTCGATAGTCGTTGGGCATTTATTCCAAATAGAAAACATTTGCGTATTTAGGGTTTTTACTTTTGCATCGGTAACTCAAAGTTGGTGCTGGAATTCCTAACTGACGCGAAGCCTCGTTAAGAGAAATAAAAACTTTTCCATCCACACTGATATCTTTTCTTTGAGCTTTATCTAAAGGATCTCGCGCTAGTGCTGCCTCGCGCATTCTCGCTTTGGCCTCTTCGGAATGATTCTTGCCGTAGAAAGCATTTTTCTTTCCGGTTCGTTTCGATGCACTCTCACTTAACTTTTTCTTAGTCTCTTCGGAGCGCTTGCATCCTAGAGCATAAGTATTCCCTTTGTGGAATTCGCTAAGTTTTTTCTTAACCTTTTTCGTGTGAGTCTTTCCATACATCGGATTGTTTTCACCTTGAACTAAGGCGACACGTTCCTGATATTGTTCATCACTAAGATTATCCCAAACGCCTTTTGCACCGCGTCCGATCTTCTCAATGATTTCTTTCCTACGTGGATTTCGAGTAAGGTTATCTCCGCCAACAGTGTGCATTCCAATATTCAACATAAGTTTGTTGTCGTGGTATTTTGCCAACAGCTTTTGTTCGTGCTCAAATGCTGCCTTTCTGTTTTTGACAGGGAACACTTCCCACTCAAAATTCTTGCCATTCTTTTTATCGAATAGTTTTTGAAGTCTGCAATTAGGATGACGGCCTTTCTCAAGATTGTTCAGGTGTTGGTATTTCCTGTAATCTATATCGTCAGTCGATCCCAAATAAAACTTTCCAGTAGGTCTATGGACAAGCCTGTACACATACGCAGTCATGATATTTTCTCCGATAGGTTTCTAGGTCTACCGTTTGAAATTATCATTCTTTGGAAATTTAGCAACGGATTGTCTCTTTCGAGAGGTTCCCGTTTTAATGGAGTTTGCAAAGGGCATTACTACCCAATGGCGCTCAATGTAGTGAACGCAGGAACACGCTGACGTGCAAAGTTTCTTCGAATGCTTCGCCGTGTGCCGCACGCATGATCGTTTGCTCATACAGAGTCGAAGGCAACACGTTAAATTCAAAACCAGTATGGCACGGCGGTAATCCCTGCATATGCAAATAAGAAGGATTGAACGCCTGAACACGAATACGACGCGAGCGTGAACGCTCTTTGATTGCAATTAATGCTTCCAACAACTGATCGATTTCACCTTCGAACAGAATGCGACCATCGTTCATTAAAGTTTCTTTGTATCCAGCAGCACGCATACGCAGAATTTCTTTGCGTATGCGAAGAACATCAGGGGACGGACACACGCCAGTAGGTTGCGTGTAATCGAAGAATGCTTTGAGGTCAGGCCAACGCCGCCACATTTCACCATAAATCGGGCCACACTCACCAGACTCATCAGCCCACTCATCCCAAATTTTGGAATTGAGCGTATTGATGTTTGTCTCACCACGCATGAACCAGCAGCTTTCATCTACCGCAGCAACCCAATTTGCTTTTTTCGAAAGCGGCGCAGGAAAAGCCATTGCTGTATTTGCGAGTTGAATAACGCAACCGGGAATTGTACGCCATTGATCTTCTGTACGCTTAGGATCGCTTACAGGACGCCCTTCTTCTTTTATTGCATCGACGCGCCCCATATAAAGACAATCGTAATTGTCATAGGCATACATTTCGAAATCACGCTCTTTGGTGAGATCCAGTTGCGGATAATTACTCATCATTTTTCCCTATCGTCAGACAGCCTTCGTTAATAACATATTCTGCGCCCACGTAAAAACCTTTAGTGGAATTAAATTCGAGTTTCGCAGAGATACCGCAGTAGTCAACAACAATAAATTCGTCATCTACTACCTGATTTACAGTTACACGATCACCATCGCGAAGCGTGGCTTCTTTCAACGCTTCCACATTTTGATTGCTTAGAATGCAATGTGATACACGATCAGTAATCACTTGTTCTTTTACATAACTTTGCCGGAAGTGATGCAGAGTAATGGTTTTCTTCGAACCGTTTTGATCTGTATAGTTCACATACGGACACGGTTGATTGAGGTTAGTTACGGTATCGACCACAATCTTTTCTTTCATTAAACGCATTTCCAGATGGCCTAATGCGTTAATTTTTCCTGTGGGCACTCCGTATTCGCGAATCCACTCCGATCCCGGTTCAGGCAACGATACTCTTCCAGTCACATATGACATTAACGCCAGAAGATTCTGCGTCGGAGTTTCGCGTGCGTTAGATTCTTCATCCACCAATTTAAACTTGCGAATAAATTCATGTGCCGGACGACTATAAACAGCATAACCTTTCGCTGTCATATATACGATAGTGAGAGGCCACTCTTTGCCATTGGCAATTACATTACTCACAACTTGAATTGTGTAGAAACGTTTGTTGCGGTAGTGCTGCCACACTTGCCCTGCCGCAAGTTCGCCGACATTAAACATACGACGCGCGATCTTCTCATACTTATTGCGGATATAGTTGCTGTAAGCTGAGTAAAAGAGAGAGCCAAACACAATCACGATCAGACAGATTCGCGCCCACGTTCTTAGTTCTTCGAGTGAAAAATAATAGTCCATTTTTATTCCTGTTCTGAATCAACGGTTGCGTACTGAATTGCGTTATTGATCAACTCCAGCATTGAACGCGGCGCATCAGCAGCAGGATTAACTGCAATGCGTGTACGAAAATGCGATTGGAGAACCATTAAAGTTTCGAGCATTAATTTGCTTGCACCCATTACGCGCGCATTAGCAATTGCAGCTTCTGCTTCCTGCGCCGGATCGTCACATTCAGAAGAACTAGTTCCTACAATAAATTTCTTATTGGGATTCACTGCAAAAATTGTTGTTCCTTTGCGTACCCACACGCCCGGAGAAATAAGCGATTGATCGATCAGTTTTGGATTACGCAAAGTTGGTTTTGGGATCGCCAAATACGTTGTGTATTTGAACGGTTCGTTATTGCAATCACAGCTACTAACAATTCCATCATATATGTGATTGCAGTTTCGACATTTGTAGACTTGTTCCATTTTATCGCCTTACGAAATAACCTGCGCCATACGGTTCACGGAACTGGTCATATAATCAATTACTGCCTGTTCCGGAATGTGAATGAAGCGAAAGCCTTCCGCTTTTTCCATATGCTCTGTAATGCGATAACAACGAGCGAAAACAACCGTGCGGATATTTGTTGTTTTCAGAAACTCCAGACAGAATTCACACGGCGAATCCGTGATATAGAGAATGTCCGTATCCAACAAAGAAGGACGTAAAACAGACACACAATTAATTTCTGCGTGAACCGTACCCGGTAAAGATAAAGTGAGATCATGAGTCTCACAAAGATTTTCTTCTTTCGGTTCAGTGCCATTAACGCCACTGCTAATGATTGTGGGAATGCCGTTAATGTTGCGCACTAGAACAGCGCCACACGCTCGACGACGCGCTTTAGAAATGTTCGCCAAATTAAACGCTGCCGCGAGGAACGGATAATGCTGAACACGATCTTTGATCGGAAGATTAATTGATTCCATTTTCTTTCCTGTAGTGATTTATCATTGCAGTCAATACGGCGCTACGGTGACAAATGCCGTGACCGACAATCCCGGTATTAGTTATTGCCGTGTAACTTTCTTTTCCGTTATGCTCAATAGAGATTTCATGCTTCTCCATGAAGTTTATAATGTTCGCTGGTGAGAAAATATAATCCTGAACAGACGCCCACATAATAGAGCCTGATTCATCCGTCCATTCATCACATTCCTCTCCAGCGCACCAACCTTCGCGCCACTTCCATTTACGCGCAAGGAAGTATTGCGTTTGAAGTGCCAGAAGTTGTTTGAACATTTCAGATCTTCTTTCGCGAGAGATAAGAATTTCTTTCATTAGAATGCACGGCGTAGAGTTGCAAAGTTAAAATCGCGATTCGGAGATACCGCAATCTGAACACGAATCGCTGGCGGATAATCTTTTGAGAGCAGCTCTTTGCGTAGGCGAGGGCGCACAAAGAATTGATCTGCAAGTCGTACAAGGAAACCACAATGACAGCCGTAAACACAAATGCGAGAATCAACATCGTCCGGAATTTTCCAGTGAGGCGAACGCATATGAGCATTGTTATCACTCACTGCGCAAAGCACATTCAGAACAACTTTTTCTAATGCTTCGTGCGTTTGACGCCAGAGGTCGTAATGATATTCATACGCCAATTGAATTTCATGCAACACCTTTTCGTAGTCGCGATTGGCATCGAACCCAATATTGGCGTGCATTTCTTCCGTGCCGGGAAGATCGGTGAAGATTTGCATGATCTCGCTATCCAGCTTTTCACCTGCCGGACGAAAAACTTTCTCGAAGAAGTTTTCTTTCGTCAGTGTTGCACCGATCAAACGCATACTGGAATATGCGAGGAAGTTTTTCTCATGCGCAAGGCTGAAATGAAAGTGCTCAGGTTCGAAAGTCATATGGTTTCCCCATTAAAGTTAAAAAGCTACCACAAATAGAAAAGGGTAAGTTTCCTTACCCCTTATTTACAGATTAGATTTCACATGCACCGCTTTCGCATTTATTGGACGGTTCCAGAATTTCACCGCCACCTTTCTGCATTTCCAGAATACGATCTTCGTCGATTTCCAGATTGTCAAAAAAGTTTTCATCGGCGAACGGGTCTTCCTGTTTATCAGGAATGCCTGCAACGCCGGGAGTTCCCGGCAAGCCCGGATCGTCGGCGTGGCCTAATACTTCGCCTTTCTCGTTCAGTACATCAGTCATCGTTGTTCCTTACAACTTTCAAATGATTTGCCGCAGTATCTGTACGCGGCGGTTTGCCTAACAAATAAATAGATCCACTGCCTGTCAGAATAACAACGTTACCGTCTTCTGACATATCCATCGGGTAGCGATAAATAATAGGCTGATCGTTAAAACGAGTCATCATGCTGCCGACCAACGTATCGCCGTCAAGCAAATATTTTGCTGTATATTCGAAAGCGATTTCCAGAAGTGGATGCAGATTTGGCATACCGGGAAAAGCAAGACAGCGATTTGAATCGCGGTCATCGTAATCTTTTGTCAACACTTCTGCGCAGTACATGGCGATATTACTATCAATCAGTCGGCGAGCAGTCTGAATAAGAACAGTCTCTTCGTAGATGTTTACACCTAATTCGTAGGTAGCAACAATCGTTTTCTGATCGTAAATGTTTTTGTAGCGAAGCAAAACTTCCTGAATAGGATCGAGATTCAACGCTGCGATCAAAATGTTGACTTGATGATTCGCAGACGGAATACCAACGTGATAAGTTCGCCAAACGTCGCCAAGCAGATCGAGATCTTCCTCTTTGAGATAAAGAGCCTTGCGCACAGCTTCGGACTGTTTCACAAAGAGATCAAAACTAGAACCGTGATCAAATTTCGATTCCCACTTTGCGTATGCCTCGAATCTACCTAAACTTTTGGCAGAGATAGCAGCGAAGTTTTCCATACAATCCTTACTTGATAAAAAGTTTTACGGCGAGATTGGTCAGCAGGAGAGCGTTGACCGCCAAACTTACATAGACAATCACACGCAACAGAATGCTACGCTGAACTGTTTCGATGAAGTCTTTATCGCAGTGTTTGATAAAACTAAGCATGATTAACCCCACACTAATAGTTGGTCACGATAATCTCTTTTGTTCCATGAGAATCGCGATGAGAGTTCGCCAAACAATAATGCTTGTCGATCTTATGTACCTTTACATCATTTTTCTTCAACCATTTAATCAGGAACTGGTTTTTGAAATGCCGATGTTCAGTAACGTTACTCAACATCCAACGAACGTTACGTTTTGAAAGCCCTGCCAGATTGTTCAGCAAGCGTTGTTCGTCGTCTTCTGTCCATTTGGCGTATGTGTTCGCGCCAGAGGCCAGATAAGGAGGATCGAAATAGAAAAACGTTTTCGCATTGAGTTGCTTTCTGCGATTGAGTTCTTCTACTACGCGCGTGTAACTGCCGCAGTAGAATTGCACGCCTTCCATAAGCTCACAGAACTTAGTGATCTCCTGTTCGACTTCATCCATTCGACCAAGCAGACCACGATCACCAAATGGCGTGTTGAATTCGCCAGAGAGATTGAAACGCAGAAGGTTACTATGTGCGTGACGATGCAGGATATAAAACAACAGCGGATCGTTTTTAGAATTCGCGTACTTTTTGAAATCCTCAAACTGTCTTTCGTTGCTATTAGTAAGCGCGAATTTCTTCACCATGTTTTTAATACGGCGAACAGTTGCTTTCGGATCGCTCTGCGAAATATGCTTAACGATTTCGAAAACTTGAGGATGTTTTTCAATATACAGACGCGATTTAAATTGCACGTTGGCAGTAACAACACCGCTACCACCAAAAGCATCAATCATCCGTGTGCAGCCAGTAGGGAGAAGGCTAGTAATAACAGGCATTAGCTGGCGCTTGTTCCCTTGAAACTTAATTGGACTCGCGTGAATCATACGTTTTCCTATTGAACTACTGCTTCAAACTTAATAAACTTTGCAGGCAGAGGAAGAACGATAGTGAGATTCAGATTATTATTCTCAATATCCTCGACCGTGTTATTTGTTTCATCACAAATAACTTTCGGCTTTCCACCGTAAGCAGTCTCAACAGCGGCAAGTAATTCTTTTTGTTCTTTATTCATTTCTTCACCTGAATTTGTTAACCAATTCACGCAGCTTATCTTGAGATAGCTCATCAAGATCGTTAGACGTGCATCCATGCAGAAAAGTTTCTGCAAATTCTTCTCCTGCCTTATCGTTATCTCCAACACAAACAAAGCGTAGACCAAGCAAACTCAATTGTTGTTTCAATTGCACATTCACTTTGCTTCCAAGAACAGACCACGCGTTAGCTCCAACGCTATGGAGAGCGCACGCTTTGAAAACTGATTCAGTTAAAAATACGGTCGTCCCGTTCAGGTATAATTTCCGTTCCCCACACCAACTGTTTGCCACCAAATACTCGCGTAAAATAACGACACGCTTTCGGATTAGGATCTTTCTTCGGCGCTTCCGGAGTGTATACCTGAACCCCGCGCAATGCGCGATCAAAACTATACAAAGGAACAGTCAGTTGATTTGGAGACAGCCAACCGAAATGCTTCTCCGCATTCCAATGGCGCGATTTTAGATGATGCAACAATGTTGTTTCGTTCATAAAACTTTCCTTCTGAATATTCAGAGAACTGTTTCACAAACAAAGATTCAGGAAGAACCCACGTTTTAAATGCCGGATAATCTTTCGTAGGTTCCAAATTCTCATAGACAACCATAGCCAGAGAACAATCTTGTCCGTGTGCAGCAATCTCTTTTACGCGAAATGGAATTCCGCTAGGTGAACAATAAATAAAATTCTCTGTAATGTCGCTAATCATATTTGCGCCTTATGAAAATGGGCAGCAAGCGCCGCCCATTCAATTATAAGTCAGCATCGACGCCGCTATACCGAGGATTGTAATCTCCTTTCGGTGTGCGTTTGCGCTTAGGCTTTGCGTCTGCCTTACGTTCGTCGTCAGTCGGAAGTCGGAAAATCGGTTTCTCTGCGAATACCGCGCAGATAGATGAACCAGAATTAGCAACCGCTTCGCGCAATCCCGAAACATCATCGGCCTTGATATAACCGCGATACTCGCGAGTTATGTTGTTAAGGGAATGGCCTGAATTTAGATTACGTTCTAAGTACAGCACTGAAAAATAATTATCACGAAATTTAATCACACTGAATTTGCTTCGGTGAATTGCCGTGATTCTTTTCATATGCAGAAACTTAGTGGCCCAATCCATACCGTAGCGACTGATTGCGCAGGCGATATAGAAAGGCTGGATGTGCGTAAGGAATCCAATCTCAACAGCATTAAGATTGTTGAATCCAAAACGCCCAACTTGAGTCCAGCAGAAAGCGAAAAATTGCTTAGTGAATGGATCAAGATTTTCCCCGGAGTTTGAAAGAACGCGAGTTTTCCCGTGGGAGAGAACCTCTGAAACAAGCTCATCAGTAGGACGCAGCACATTGCCTAAGTCCATTTCCAGAACAAGTTTATCAATCTCATTTTTATCGAACATATTTGTTATTCCGCCATCACGAGAAACTGCCCCGGATGGAAAGTGACTAACCGCAACCCCAAAGTAATGCGCGATATCTCCGCGCTCGCTTCGGGAACCAGAAACCGGAAAGGACAATAATACTGAACACGATAGATTCCTTCCGACGATTGCGCATAAAGGCTTTCGTTGTTTTGGAGTGCTTTAATAACTTCCGTTGCGCCGCGTGCGAAACTCAACGTAACGGAACCGAGTTCTTTGTCCCAATCAATACACTCAATCAATTCCTGATCTGTATCGGTATCGTCTCCGAATGCGATGTGTACAATTTGTCGAATCATAACGCACCTTAGTGGTTAAGTACCGGACACAAACTGCGTGTCATAGTCTTTCGGGAGATATGCCAGAATGTTTATGCGATGTTCTTCGCAAATCAAATCAAGCACGTCCTGTACTTTCTTCCACTCAACGCCCCCAGGGCCACCATAGAAACGCTGTACCGCAATCTGGCGGTCAGGGTTAATATTGCGTCGCCTGAGTTGCGCCACAAGATTTCGAAATGATTCGATCAGAAATTTTTCACTAAAACGATTTACAGGAGTATGACTTTTATTTTTTCCAGTTCGGTCTAAACCAAATCCAGTTGAGATAAACATGTTCGCAATCAAGCCGCATTGTATGTGCGAATGCGTGTTAACAGCAGAAAGAATTGTCGTACCCAACAACTTATTATTTGGCTGAACAGATTTCATTTGCTCTGCCAAATTTGGGAAGATGGATTTTAGTCTAGTCTGAATTGGACTATTATATGATGCGCGAGCATTACACTCTATGCCCATCACTTTAAATTCCCCATGAAGGAAATCGCGCACGAAAGATTTATCATGTACCGGAATCACACGAAAATCTTTTGCTGCATAACCAATTGCAGATAGATCCATAGCACTTACCCTAACTGTTTTGTACGGTAGGCTTCAACTTCCGATAACATATCCAGCGCATTAGCGCCTTCAACTTTTTGCGCATCCCATGCCGCGCTGAAATCGGAAGGACAGGAATCGAACCCAACATCAAGAGCAAACTCATCGAAGTTTGAAATGCCTTTGAGGTAGCAATAAGAACAAAGCATTACTACTTCACCCGGCAGGCTGCTAATACAGGCCGCCAGTACAATCAACGACAGATCGAGTTTAGTTTGTGCGTGTTCGTAAAAACGTTTGTACGCAATCTGGAACAAGAAGGAGTTGAACAAGTCTTTCGGAATAATTTCAGGATCTTTTCCTTGAACAGTGCGCACAACATTGACGAGGCGAATATCAACAGCTTCGCAATCATCAGATTGAAACGCAGAGTGGTAAGATTCTATAAAATTTGCCAAGCGAGTTTGAACGTCCATAGATAATACCCTTAGATTTCAAATATACGTTTAAATTTGAGTCGCTTCTTTAAGTCCTTTATTGCTTTCAAATCTGGCTCTCTGATTTCGAAATCAGAAAGTTTCTTAGGCAACATCGGAACATTGCGATCAATCGTAACCAACTCACGCTGTAGATCCAGATCCATCAGCGGGTACTTTCCTATAATAGCATTTCGCCAGCGAGCATTTGATTTGATCGTAGGCGCAGCTTTAATTAAATTTTCGAGGCTTCCATATTCCTCTAAGAGTTTTATTGCTGTTCCTTCCGCAACGCCCGGCAATCCCGGCACGTTATCAGCAGTGTCTCCGCACATCGCAAGAAAATCTACGATGCGTTCATGAGATACGCCGAAATGCGAATGAACATTTTTTAATGTGTATCGTTTTTCGATAGCGTTTGACTGCGCTGCCATTATAACTTGAACACGCGGATTGTCTACAAGTTGTAACGTATCTTTGTCGCGCGAATAGATATCAACAAAACACTTCGAACTAAAACGATGAGAGAGCGTACCGATAATGTCATCAGCTTCGTAGGGAGTTTTACGACGCGCCCATACACCATACGCTTCTAATATTTCTTGCGCCAAATCCATTTGAATAGGCAAGTCGGCAGTTTTTGTTCTGTCACGATTGCCTTTGTAATCACTGCTTTTCGGAAAGACTTTTTCGATTGTGTCTTTCGTTTGTTCCGCACTCCAATTACGAATGGCACGATATCGCCACGTACTATTGGAACGACCGTCAAAACAAAACGCAACGTATGCCCCGCGAGGATCGCGACGAATCTGCGTAAGCATTGCGTCAACCATCGTCATGAAGATATAAACTGCGCCTGTAGGTGTTCCATCAGGTGCGGTCAATTTCCGATTTTGATTCTGCGACACAAAGTAGGCGCGGCACAACCAGTTGCTTGCATCAAAAACATGAAGCGTAGGCTTCTTGCGAAAAACAACTTTCGGTGTGAGTTGCGTTACTTTTGATTTTGGTTCGCTTTCTTCGGAAATGGAACCAAATGATCTACTCACTGTTCCTCCATAAAAACAATCGACTCTTTTATCCCGTAACGTTCTTTCAGCGCTTCGTGAAATTTCAGGCCGCCAACATACAAATCGATTACGCGCCCTGAGCACTGACTGAGTTCATGCAAACAACTCGAACCTCGATAGAACAACGGAGACAGAGTAGTAAACGGTTTATTGCGCACAAATAAATGTACGACACGACCGGACAAAAGCAGATCGTTCGGAAATTCCAACGAGAAACTTACGCAACGAAATTTCTTTCTGAAAAGCATTGGGAAGTATTTTGCGAGAGGCGTTTTCGGACTAGACAGAGTAACGATTTGGCATACGTCCGGAGCGGCAGACAGAAGCAACTTTAACATTCCCTTTTTATCGAGATCGATTAAAGCACTATCGAAAGGCGGCAAACTTTCTGGCACGCTGCAAATCAGTCGATGCCTTTCATTATTTGAATCTGTCATAGAATTCCCCGAAAGAACAGGAGGCATTGCTGCCTCCCGAAACTTTTTATTCGAAATCTTCTTCTGAGAGTTCTTCGTCGTCTTCGTCCTCGTCGTCAACGTCGCCAAGTGACGCAACAACAACTACCAGATCGCCGACAACCGTTACACTGGTAACGATGAAGCATTCAGCCAGCGGGAAGTTATTGTCTTCCAGCAGCGAAACCGCGTCGGCGTAAACCATATCAACTTCTTCCGGATTACGAGCGTCTTCCGGAGTCAGACCAGAGTTAGCATCCGTTTCAAACTTTTCGTTGAGGATTTTTTCGGCCTGAATAGCACCTTCGACCAGATCCTGAACGTCTTCGTCTTCGGCAACAACTACGAAAACAAAGCCTTTCGTTTTTGCGGGAAGAACGCGATGCGGAAACAGTTCACTCACTTTATTTCTCCTGATAGAAGTATTTACTTGTGGAGAGAAGATTCTCCACGTCTACACTTATACCATTTACAGTATTTTGAATTTTCTGCATTATGGTAAAAGCCCAAACAAAAACATCAATTGGCGCAGTGAGATCCGAGATTATTTCCAAATCCCGGTAATCACTAATATCACCGAAAACAATACAGCAAGTAAGCGCAGTACGATTTTCATTTACAGACAAGGCCAAACCGTAGTTTGGAAAAACCGGATGTTGGTAGCATATGCGACGTTCCGTACCGGAGCACGGAACATTGAAATTAAATTTCATCAGAACAATCCTGCACGACGCATAGCACGCGTTTCGTAAGCAGTAGGCTCGCGAGTCACAAGGCCAGAATCCAGAGGCATAGTTTTATTACGCTCGTAATTCTGAATGGTCTTGTAGATCGCGTCGTTTGCTTTTTGATTCGCGCGTGCCTGACGGAACACATGTTTCTTCTTGCCAGTTTTACCGATTTCGAAGATTTCGGATTGCTCGCCGAAATCACGACCTTTCAATCCCGGACGGCGCACGCCACCAAGAACAGCAGACTGACTTCCGAGAACATTAGGCACACCGAGAACACTCTGCATACCGCGTCCGGTAGACGATACAGAAGAATAGCTATCGCCGTCACCGCCAGCAGAATCTTCGATAGAGTATTGCTTATCAATTTCTTGCTGACGTTTTTTGTACGCCAGAAGTTTATGACGGAGCGCGAGATCTTCATCCTGATCCATCAATAACTGATCAAAGTTAAAACCGCCAGCCGCAGCAATACTACGCAACGGAACCGGAACACCAAGTTCAGTCATCGCACGCAAGTTTTCCATCATTGCGCTGTCAATATCAGGACGCAGTTGCTTAGACCAATGCACGTTAGGAATAAACAGTTTGCTACCGTCATTCAAACGATACATGATTTCATTCAAGCTGCCATCCATCAGGCCAGATTTTTTCATAATCTTGCCATTCTTACCGATAGCGTAACCGTTCATCATACTGATAAGCGGGAAAACTTTTTCATAATAAACTTTGCGCGTTACAAAATCGCGATAGGCGCGGAGTGATTCGATAAATACAGTTAGACCAGTTGCGGCACTATCATAGTTTGCTTCGCCGGAAAGTAATGCTTCGGAAATTCCAAGCAAGCGCATCTTGAATGATGCAGTCTGATCCCAAATATCGGTAATCTTCCAGAAATCACCGCCCTGACGGAATTCACTAATGTTCACACCCAAACGCGTTGTGATGATAGAACCGATTGGGTCACTATCCGCATTCAGAAGTAAGTCAGTGATGAAGTCCATTTCTTCTTGCGACGGTTCCCACTGATCGCCATCGCCTAACTGAGCGTGAAGAATACCACGCTGACGGCGACCGGATTCGATAAGTGTGCCACGATACAAGTTTTTCTCAATCAGCCAGATCGGAAGCATACGACGAAACGCACTTACGCCTTCACCGAAGGTAAAAGTTTTGCGCGGAATATAAATCGTACCAATCGGATCGAGTTCAACCATATTTTCGTTGAGCATCTTATCAACGAAACCTGCACCGAGTTCTTTACGCAGAGCATCGACGCGGCGACTTTCTTTTGAAAAAGCACGCTTAACATCTTGAGGCACGCGCAATTCGAAAATTGGATCTTGCGACATTAACGGGAACGGCGTTGCTTCGATGTTATCGTAGCGGTGCGTCATCAGGTCGATGAATTTTTTACGTTCCTTGTTATACAACATGCTTCCACAGAATGCACCAGTGACCAGAAGATCAGTTGTGATGTTCGGCATACTGGAGGAAAGCGACAAACGTTCGTTCACTTCATAGTACGCTTCAAGCACACTATCTTTTGCGCCGCTGAAACTTACATCCGAGAACGGAAGGGTACTGAATAGATCGACGTAACTGCCGCCGATAGGATCGAAGAAATAAATATCACGATAGAGATTAAAAAGTTGTCGGTCATCGGCATCATAATCCATGCCTTCCAACATTGGCCCCAAATCAATATCAAGCGGAACACTGCCGACTTGCATATTGCCGCCGCTCATTCCCGCGCCACTCGAAGTTGAGCGAAAAGGTTTCGCAACTTTTGACATTGATTGGATATTTGCCTGAGCACGCTCTTGTGATTTCGATCCTAACGGGCGAGTCTTTGCTTTCTTCGCGCTTTCGCTGCTCTTTGATATTTGAGGCTCGCGAACTTCACGACCGAGTTTGATACCCATTAGATTTCCCCGTTATTCTGGAAGCGCCATAACTACTCTGCAATTTGTGCAAAAGCGAACAGGCTCACTAGATAAAAGTTTTGTTTCAACAGTGGAGCTATCGCATTTCGGACAGACCGAAGGATCGGTAATGTTGAATGCAGAAGTTGAAGCCACCTCATCTTTCTTTACAGAAGATGTAGAAGAAGCGACGTTAGCGGTCAACGGATTGAAATATCTTTTACTCATTTTATTCCCCTTTTGAATAGGACAAGCGGGAATAGTATTCCCGCTGTATATCTCCAAATTACTTTATTTTTGTCCTATTCTTCGCGTCCTGACAGAACCTAACGGACTACCACTAGACAGCGCGGTACTTGAGGCGCTTCCCGTATTCCTACGGCCTTTAGAAACACCAAGTCGAGACGGATCACGATTAACGCGAACTTCTTCTCTAATGGTTAATGCTTCTTCGTAGTTTCCGCTTTCGAATCCCCAAACCATTAACGCCATAGCACGCCAACTATCATCCGTTGCGCCCATGTTTTTAATTACACTTCTCCCGGTGTCCTGCACCGTTTGAATTTGCATGATAAGGTGTTCGGTAGGTTTATTTTCAAAACAGTACGGATAGTTTTCACCATCATAAAGCAACGTATCTGAGATTGTTTCCGCGTGCTGCATACGAGGCAAACTCAAGCGAGGAATTTCTGACTCCAGCAAAGTTTTTACCGTCCACAAATCTTGATACTTGAGACTGTATTTATCTGCTTCATCAATCCCGCCTTTTAGTTTGGCATCCTGCAACAGCTTAATACTGTTCCATTGGTCAGCCAGCAAAACTTTTACGTTTCGTTTCTGACACAAAGGCAGCAACAATTCATCGAAGATTAACGTATAGTTAAGGGGAATACCGGGCAAAGGAATTATTTCTGCGATACAATCAACGCTAATAATTCCCGCTGCATTTCGACTTCCAACTACCATAGCGAAACTGTTATTACTATAACCAGCATCGAGCGCCATGATACTAGGTTGAGTTGTTGATGCAGCTTTTACCAGAGTTCCGTAACGCTGCCGCGAACCATCTTTGTGGCGAACAATCTTATGACTGTACACGCACATGTTTCTGCCTTTCTCGCGAATTGCTTTCGTGATAAAAACAGGCTGAGTGATAAATGGATTCGCAGACAACGGAGCTTCCGCGCCGTAATCTCGCGCAGCACCAATTGGATCGCGACGAAACGCTTCTTCCAAAAACTGACTATTGCGCGGCATTGTTGGGTTCATTTTCCATGTAGGCGCGTGAATGCCTAATAGTTTTGTACTGCCAACACTGCTTCGCATCAGTTCATTGATTTTATCTCGCGCATGAACCGGACTACTTACGTTAAACATGTATCCAGTAAATGCGCGATCATAGCCTGCGGCAATCAGTTTATCCTCTGCCGCACGCACGGTTGCAAGAGATCGATCAAGTGCGCCGTAAACCATCCCGGCACTAACTTTTACTTTCTTACTATCCGCATCGTTATCGAAGTACGCGATTTCATCGAGAGCGCCAAAAATTCGTGTGCGTCCACGGAGAATACGACCATCAGGGCCAGCCGGATAGACAATCAAGTTACGGTGTCCGTATAACACAAACGTGTCACGGATCTTCATTACTTCGATACCGTATTTTCTTTCTTGTCGCCTGATAACTTCGTGATATTTTTGGAACCACGGACTATCAGATATCATGTTGAAGTACGGTGTCCACAAAGTATCTTTCGCTTGTGATTGCGTCAGCGCTACGAAAGTTCCGTGAAGAATTGTCGTGTTACTGATTCCAAGAATACCAGTGGGAGACTGAGACTTTAAGATGATATGTGTAAGATACGTGGAACACATCGCAACAACGATACTCTTACCGCTGTTATGATTCAGAAGGCCGCCAGCAATAAACTGAGGCATTCCATCCATCACCAAATCATAAGTTATCTGATCATCAGTATCCTCAATGCTATCAATCTTTATGAAGAGAGATTTTGAGATAGGTTGAGAATTAAGATCAAATACAACAGAATACTCATTGCCAACATTTCGGACAACAGGGAGAAAACCAGCGTTAAGCAAAATACACCAAGCCATTTGCGCTTTTGGCGCAGTGGACGTGTAAATAAGTTTATCATTTTCTATCGGTAGTGAGTTGCGTCTGAGAAATTCCAGCGCGGCATCGCGAGTAGCAAGGCCAGCCTCTTCAATCGTGATAGGCAAAGTAACTTTTTTGCCCCACACGTTTGTTCCCAAACAAATTTGAACATGATCTTCCGTGGTCAATTTCTTAACGCGCTTAAAACCTGTTTCAGTTCTAAGAGGATGATCAGGCGTCGCATCAATGTGCATACCGTTTTGCAACACAACGCGTTTAGTTGTGCCTTCGGTACTCACATAAAGTTGCTTAACACGATCCAGTTTGTTTCCGGTATTTGCGCACATGTTCATGCGAGGCAGATGAAATCCCGGCGAATCGTGTCCGATAAACATATGACTAATCGGCAACAAACCACGTTCAGTAATAACTGGAGTTGAAGCACCCACGCAACGCTGCCCTGCGTTCACCGCAAGTTCGTTGTAGAAGTTAAGTTCTTTTGAGTGCATCAACTCACTGCGACGAGCGCCGCATTTCGGACACTCGCCATGTTCAAGTAAGGTAAGGTGTTTTCGAATTCCCGCCAAACCTTCTTGCGGTTCGTGCGCTTCGGTAGGCAACCAATCCAGATCAGAACAACGAGGACAGATCTCACCGAATAAACGCAGGCCGATAAGTGCCTGTTCCAGATAAGGCGTCTGCTTTAGAAAATGGGGAGAAGTAACCCACTCCAAAAAGTTTTTCGCTTGAGGACAAGCACTGTCATCAAATTTAAGATCTCGCGGAACCAGCGATTTATCTTTCAACGCTAGGTCAACGAGATCCACAATATTTACTTCACCTTCCTGTAGAAAAGAAACGTCCGTACCTTTTTTCTCTTCTACGAAAGTTAGATCCTCACCTTCATCTTCGCCATCGTTCAGCAAAGTTTCAAAGGCTAAAATACGCTTCGGTTTTAATTGAACCGCCGCTACTTTAGGTTTCTTTGCCATGACGCTGCGACAATCCTCTTGATGTTCCAATCAACGGAACCTTGCCATTTGCAATCATGCCTTCGTATTCGTTTTTCAGACGACGCACAAGACTGCTTTTATTGGCACGGCTATGGTCAGCACGCACTCCATCAAACGCTTTGATCAACCAATCTTTAAGCACGTCAGCACGCACTGATTCAGGTAGGTTGTCGCACGATTTCATCGACTCGCCGATCATATCTGCGAGAGTAACACGACCGATATATCCAACTAACTCATCGTCAATTTCAATATCGGTTTTCAGAATGTCGCGCACAATTGCTTCGGACTCACCTGCCGCAATATCATAACCAAGAAGTAACGGAACAGTTCGGCGCAACAACATGCTGCGAAACGAATCTGCCTTTTCTTCTACATGATCGATAATATCGCTTACTTGATCGTCAGAGACTTCGATAACATTTTCCGCACCAATACCATTCTTTTTGGAGCGGTTGCGGATTCCGCGAAGTTCAGGTCTGATAAGGAGACGCGATTCTGTTTTTTGAATTGCATCTGCGGTTTCGTCGAGATCGATTTCATCAGTTCCGTCATAATCAAAATCCTGATTGTGAATTTTGTGAATTCCGCGTGTCAACCGCACGGGCGATACCGTGTTGCTCATATCGCCCAACATCCAATTTTCTTCCACTGGTGATATTCTTCCATCACAAGGGAATGTCCAGCGTGGAACCAGTTCATCTGATTCTAATACGCCGTAGGGAGATTCGTATTTACTCAAGCGCAGATTTCCGTTTCTTCTTCTTCGACTTGCCGCTATCGCCATCGTCATCATACGCAGCGTTAACCAACATTCCGGCACGTCGATTAGGTTTCAGGTCTGCAAGTTCGAGAGGTTTTTTCTTGCTACCGCCTTTTCGGAATTGCGATTTGTTATCGTCCGAAGTTGAATAAGTTGCGGTCGCACCTTCACCATCAAGCACCTGCATTTTCTCAAACGCCTCACGCAGAGGAAGATCGAATAGCTCACCATCACGCGCTTTGATTACTTGAATCGGCAGAACGTGAGTTTCACGAACTTCCGGATCAGAATAGTTCCACGTCCAAACAACGTCGGCGTGTTCCTTCATTGCTTGTGAGTAACGGATTTTACCAGTGTCGCTATCAATCTGAACCAGAATGATAATCAACTTCCCGCTTTGCTGCGCATGAACTTTCGCACGACGCACAACGCTACCGAGATTTTTCCACTGGTCGCCATCATCAACACCTTCGAGAAGACCAACGTAATCGAGCACGGTCACTTCTGCATTGTATGCCGTTGCCATATAAAGCACGTCATCAATACTCATGCCGCGATCAGGAGAAACGAAACTGTTACGTGCGCCAGATTTACGCAGTTGGTTATCGTAAATCTTCGCTGCTTTCAGAACAGCTTTCTTCTCTTTCTTCGTCAGTTTGTTCTGTTTGATTTTCCAGAAATCAACGCCACTGATCATGGCGAGCATACGGTTCATTTCCTGTTCTTCTGTCATTTCAAGAGTTATCTTGAGACAGTGGATACCGTTTGCACGCGCCATTCGATCCGCAAGGTTCATACTGAAAACAGATTTACCGCCGGATGTACTTGCACCGAGAATAAAAACACCAGTCGTAGGTAAACCTGCATTTCGACTATCGTATTCAACGTAGCCTGTTTTATACAGAACCTCTGACGGCGAGTTAAGAACTTTCTTCGCGAGTTTCAACGCGTTCGATTTCTTTCCTCCAAAAGAATGAACACGTTCGTTAACCGATCCACCTTTCGCCTGATTAAGATGATCGGCGAGCTTGAGAAGATAATCGTCTTCATCGAAATCGTCTTCATCACCTTCCAGATCTTTCGCAATGCTGCGCCCCACATTCATAATGGTTCGACGTTTGCGATATTTTAAAAGCGGATCAAGAATTCGCTCGAATCCTTTCATGCCCTTCGCTGGCGCTTCTTCGGCGCTGCGCAGTTCGTCGCGATAATCAACGTTCAAGTTTGGATCTTCTAACAGATCCTCCCAATCAAGAATCATCGAGCGTGATTCGAGCAACTTCGAAATACGTTTATACGCTTTCTTTGTTACCTCAGAACTAAACAGATCCGGTGAAAGGCGTCCGAGCATACTTACACGGTGCGCCTTTTTAATATCCGGATTCGTCACTGTTCTAAGTGCCTTTATTTCTAACGGCAGTGAATAAAGTTCCATATG